ATGGGAACGAAGTTGAAACTGGTTGCACAGAAGATCGACATCAGCACCGCGATCCACCAGATCTCGGAAATGACTGCACGTAACGACCACACGGCCGCCTATGTAGCCGGCGCCAAGGCTCTCGGGGCGAAGGAGCTCGCAAAGAAGCTCGACCTGGTGCGGCAGCTTGTAGACTTGGAGGGCTGTTTACCCTCAAAGCTGTCCGACTACCGGCACGGGCTATACGAACAGCTCATGGCGTTCGCGAAGCAGGAGCTTAGCGCCAAGGATTTCGACCAGTTCTACCGCGCGTTTTGACCAACCTGGGAGCATTGGGCGGCGTCTCCCCGCCCAATGTCTACACCGCACCGTGTAGACGCTTCATCTCGTCTTGCTTATCGCCAGATGTTGCCCAGCTCGGGTTGCCAATCCTAGGCCCGTGCTGCCATCTGGCGTCCGTCGTTTTAACGAGCTTGGCTCCGTAGGCCTGACCCGCCCTTTCAATGACTTGCTTCATTTTTGCCGACAAGCTCACCCCAATCTGATACCCGTACTTGCCGTTGGGCAATGCGGCAATCAGGACGTAGTAGGGCTTGGTCTCCGCATCCTGGACGTAGGTCTCATCACTCTTCTGGGTGACGAAATCGCTACCCATCTGCGCGTTGATGATCTTCACGTACCGCAGCCACTCCTCCCCATGCCCATCGCTGCGGCGCAAATCTTGAAGGTACCCGCGCACGTACGGCCCCGCTTCGGAGCCTCTCTCCAGCACAATGGCCTGCATGGCCTTGATGGCGTCTAGAAAGGCCGCGTGATGGGCCATCTCATGCGCCACTACCCGCTCGAGTGTGGCCAGGTTACCCGTCACAGTCTTCTGAACCTCTATCGTGCTGGTCGGCTGCCCGGGGGTCCACTTGCAGGTGCCCAGGTTCCTCGCACCAATGGCATTCTTCACCTTCACGACTGGCGCGACGTCCAGGCCCAACATCGACATGTACTTCGCTACCAAGCCGTGCAGGTCGGCAGAGGCGATATGTATGTCGCGGTAGTCGTAGGTCATAGGCAAGGCCCTATCCCGGCTTGTTGAGTGGCCTCGGGGAGCTGCCTTAGTTCAGCGGGCTCACGTGAGGGCGGCCCTGCACGGGCTTGAAGTCCTTTTCCAAGACGTCGGCAAGAAGGTCGGCCCCGTTGGCCTTATCGATGAATTTGGCGGCATACTTTCGCGCCTTTTCAAACGAATCAAACTGCTTCTTGCGCTGGTAGGTGCCGTCAGGGGTGTCGACCTCTACACCGAACTGATCACCGTCCTCGTAGATGCCCCACGAGTGTTTGACCCCGCCAGCAAACTGAGCTCGCGCAAGCCAGACGCCGTCTTTGACTTCCTTCCAACCAATCGTCTCGCTAGGTGTGACCTTAGCGAGCCGAAGACTGAGATCTTCAAGAGCAGACGCAATGCGCCGCCGTGAGGGACGTTCACTCTGCGCGTAAGCAAGGAGGCGGCGCAGTTCGGATTGTAGTTCGGACGTGTTAGCGATCTTGCGCATGGGGTCGGTGCCTTTCAAGAGGCCCGGACTTGTGCGCCGTGCCCTGTCACAGAGCTCGCCGCACAAGTGGTTTACTGCCTGCTTGCTCCCGTTAGGAACGTGGCAGAAATCTTTATACATCCGCTGCGATATGTTTGACCTTTTTGCGGCTCGTTCGACCCTGACCCTTGACGATGCCAAGCGAGTATTGGGTGTCCCGCCGGGCGGCTACATGTCTCCCGATGATCTCAAGGCGATCTACCGGCAGAAGGCGCAAGCGGCGCACCCTGACAAGGGCGGGACGATCAAGCAAATCCAAGATGTGAATGAGGCCTACGACATCTTGCGGGGCAAGGCCAAACCCGCGATGGCGCCGTCATATGATTACCGTCCCCCGCCGCCGCCCCCTCCCACGCCAAAGCGCGCCGGCCCGATCACCCCAGTCCAGCTAGGCGAGATCGTGGCGTACGCCCGGCACTTCGCCATGAATGCCTTGGAATGGAGGAAGCTGGGCTTGCATCGGATTGTGCCGTTTGAGACCAACGCATCCGCCTTCTCTCATCTGACCGATGCCGAAGGATACGCAATATTGAGGATTCTCAGACAGTGGCGAGAGGATGCTCCAAACGAGCCACTGGCGACGCCAGCGCAAGTCGGCGAGATCCTGCGGCTCCTGCGTTCGTACGAGCAGTACATCAATGTCAACCCATCCACATGGGACGACCTCGGGCTCTATCGGATCATCCCATATCCGAACCGCGGAGAAATGGATATCAGGCGCTGGACTGAGGACCAAGCTGAGAAGGTCCTGCGTATTTTGCGCCCCGCCGTCACATGGGCTGAGAAGTCAAAGCAGCATCAACAACCACCGCCGCCGCCGAAGGCGAAACAGCCACCGGCCACGAAGAAACAGATCGACCAGATCATACGTCTAAAGCTCACACACGACGAGTGGTATGCGTTCGGGTTGAATCGGATCTCACGCTTCCCAGGAGAGCTTGCGGACTACTACGATTTGACCGAGGACGACGCGAAAGAAATCCTCGCGATTGTGAAGCAGGCGCGTAAGCCAGCGACCAAGAAACGCGCGCCGCGATCGAGCCCCTCATCCGAACCCACCTCGCGTGCACGTGAACGCATGTATGAGGCCTACGACCGAGCCGACGGAGACCACGAATTCAAGTTCACAAAAATGCTCGTCGCGTTGCGTAAGCGCATCAAGGCGACCACGGACCCGGCGAAACGCGCCGGTATCGTCGACATGCTTCGAGAAGAGCTCAACAATCATCGCTGGAGCATAGCGGACAAGGTCGTGTTCCGGCACATCCTAGACGTAGAGCTGAGGGCCTGATGGACGCTCAAGGGCACATCGCCGCACGAGTCCTATGGCGATTCTCTGCGGCTTCGTGAAGACGGCCCGTGTGCTTGAAGTTTAGCCCCTGTCGATTGTCTTGAGGGCATGACCCAACAAATCACAACCAAGTCAGACGTTGCCCCGGCCCCGCGCACGGCGTATGCCACACCCGCTGAGAACATTGGCAAAGCCATTGACCTCCTGAACTACCTGCCAAACGGAGTGGCGGCGTGGGTCGAGGCACACGACGGCAATCAAGAGTTGGCTGAAGCAAACGGGGAGCAAATCAAGCAGCTCGTGAACCAACTGGGGGCGATTCTGGCCTCTATGCCAAGATCAGCGGTCTACAACGTGTACGGAGTAGGCGACAAAACCTTGACCTTCTCGAGCTCGGCAGAGTTGATCGCGGCAATGGCCGGCATGGGAATCAAACATGTTGGCTACTCATCTAGGACATCACGCCTTCGCCCCGAGCTGAAAGGGCAACCCACATTCACGTCGCTCAACGGCCCCATGTACGACGGCGGAGGCAAGATCAGATATGAAGGCCGCGGTGTGGGCACCATGTACTAGGTCACAGTCGCAACGCCTTCAGCGCGGTGAACTTGTCCGGAGCCTTGGCCTTAAGATGGCCGGGCTCCAGTGCATAGCTCGCGAAGGACTCTGCGAAGTCTTCAATGTTTGGCTTGCTCTCCGCATAGTCAGAGATGAAAGGCGGCTGACCCCACGGCGGCGCGTTGAGGTCGACGTGGTGCCGCTCCTCAACACCATGCCCCAGCTCGTGAGTGATGTAGGTCGCCAAGACGTCGATACTAGGCACGTGCCCCTCTCGGAGCACTAGGCGCATTGTGCCTTGACCATCCCAAGAGGCGTCCTCTGAACCGCGGGCCTTGTTCGCCAGCAGTATCTTGCTCACGACGCCCATGGCGCGTTTTGCGGGCGCCTTGAGCTTTTTGAAGGCTCGGCTCCACAGCGCTATTAGCTCTGGTGCGTCCTTGCGGTGTTCGAGCGAGCCCTCGTAGGTGACGTTCTTCCCGGTGATTTTCTCGAGCTCGCGGCGGGCGTCGTAGAACGAGGCCTCCGGCTTGCTCTTCGGGGCTCGCGGCATTGCCACGTCTTTCAGCTCGGCGACCTGTGGCGGTTCGAGGCCCGACCAGCCCTCGAACCATTGGAACAGCTCGCCAACGGTCTTCGGGACGTCATACACGTCATTCGCCGCAATCTGTTTCAACCAGCTTTGCGTACGGCGAATCGTCGACGTCCAGCCCCCGCGCCACTCGGACGTTTCGGAGGTGTTCTCCGCCTCCATGAACGCGATGAGCTTTTGCAGATAGGGGGCAGTGACGGGCGCCGATTCGACAAACCGCGCCAGCACGGCGTGAGCAACGGAGTACATGTAGAGGGAGCTTGAAAAGACCTCTACCGACCCCGTTGGCATCATGCTCCTAGTCGCTCCCTGACCTGCTGCAGAACGCCGGTCTCCTCCCGCATCCACCGATCGAGGCGGCTGGTCTCAAAGCTGTCCACCGGCTCAGCTAAATAGGTGGTGGCCGGTCTAAACACAAAGGATAGACCTTCGGGAGAGGTGAGCTCCTCGGGCGCTTCGTAGGGGTCGTCACTCCCTACCCCGCGTAACTTCCAACCAAGCGCGCGTGCAACACTGACCCATGCAGACATGGAGGCAGGAGTTGCCTTGAGCACCTCTTTAAATATACCGACACCCGGAGACTGATTTTTGCGCTTCTTGGTCATACCGTGTCCCTCAATGTACGCTGCAATGCTAGTCAACGAGAGATTCGCCAACCTCAAGAATGTCGTAGCCGGTGGACTCGATTGCGGCACTCATTGCGGCATCTACCGCCGCATCCTCCGAGCTCGCCAGTGCGACGCACCGAAACCTGGAGGGAAGATCCACCGCATGGATGGGACCGGCCTGGTCGCAGGTGGAGTCGCCCCAAGTGATATTGCGGAGAGTGACGGTATAACGCCGCGGCATGTCCTGAAGACAATCGACACGGGGCAAACTTCAAGGGCACCAGCTGGTCGTCGAGCTGGCGGAATGGACCCAGCTTACGGGCTCGTCGCAAACCGTTTATGACACATCATGTGAAACGGGTTACGATGTGTGCACGAACGGCACTCCAACAATCCTGTGGTAGAAATAGACAGACCCATGACCTACGACTTTCGACGTGAGGCGTCGGACGCCAAGAAGGCACTCAAGGATCTCTACCTGTGGCTCCGCGGCAAGTACGATCAAGGGTATGGCAACCGTATGAGCCCTCAGCTTGAGGCCGGCCTGCGTGCGTTGGGTGTCGAGCCTGGTGATGAGCTGCCACGGCGTCCGTCCGGCGCGGTGCCACGTGCTCTGTACGATCTGGTAGTGATGGCTGGAGAGCACCACGTGTATGAGTCCGATCGCGAAGTGCTTCTTGAAGCTGCCAACAAGGCGCTCGGCGGCAACGGCCACGAGCTACCGGGGGAAGCAGCGCCAAAGTCCTCATTCACTCGCAACAGCAAGTGTCCGAAATGCGGCAATCCCGGTCCTCACGAGGACAACGGGAAGAAGGGCCGCGATCAGGTGTTCTACTGCGACGAATGTGGCAAGGCGTTCGGCGGCACCATGATGAACCTGTCAGCTGCCGGTCGACCGGTCGCGACTTCCGATGGGGAGATCATGTTGGACCTGTACGATTTGACTGGTGACCATGAGCCGGTGTCGCTCGCTCAGTTCATTGCAGACAACAGTGCCCCAGATGTGGCACCGCTGGACCTCCAAGACATTGCTGCGTTGCGTCGGCTCCGCGTCGGACAGCACGTTTACCTCGGGATTGGCGGCGGTGGCGTCAAGATCAAGCGCATCGGGTGACCTGATTTCCCAGAAAGCTCGCAGAGGCTGGTCGGGATGGACTGCCTCGTGAATGACGCACTTGGTGTAGCCGTAGGCATGAGCCTCGCCTACACCAGACCTTGACATTCTTCCTGTCTTGGAAGTATCGAGAGTTATACAATGTACAATTCTCGAGCTAGTACGACCAAGCCGCTCCTTATCGAGGAAAACGTCCCGCCGAGACGCAAGCCAATCGACTGGGAGGTCTTGACTGCGGATGAGCTCGGCGACCTCGCGCGTCACGGCAAGGATAGTTCGACCAAGAACACCGCCCTCATGCATCTAGTCAAGCGAGCGAGCATCGTCGATCCGCACGTCCGCAAAACGGCCTAGAGCATGCGCGGAGCTCAGTGCTTGCCTTGAAGTTCGACCGTTGTCGATTGTCTCTCACGGGTGAGCAAGAGCTTGAAGAATCTCAGGGGGCTTCTGCCAGGTGGCTATGTTCGGGGAGAGAGGCTTAGCCTGGACCGTCTTGGCGACGCCCTGGCCGACGCAATCAACAGGATTGATCGGAGAGCCCGCTGTGTGGCTGAAGACGCCGGCCTGCCGGACCCCGCGCCGCGCTTCGGGCAAATCCTAGCCGACCTGCATGCGCTCTTGACTGGCGGTACGACCGGGGCGCGCAAGGCGGAAGTAGCAGCCGATCTCCTACATGGAGAAGTTACGGGGACCACCCTAACCATCGGCAGCGTCACGCATGACATTGACTGGGTCGTGATGCGTGAAGTGACTGACCCGACAATCATCGTCGAGGACGGCACGGTCATCTACCTGCGGAGCTGGGCCGACCACAGGGCCGCGCTGCTCAAGCTCGGCGCTGACCACGTCCCCGGGAGATAGTCACCGGCTGGTGCCCGGATAGGCAGGGACTGGCGGCTCGTTCGCGAGCGCTGCCTAGCCTAGAATCCTGGAGAAGTCCTACCTGAGAGCAGGCTAGGTGCTCAACGTTTTGTAGATGGTTGACCAGAAATCTGCGACATCGTTGTCGTCGAGGTGGTGCTGGAGCTTGCCTGTGGGCGCAGTGTCCATGATGCGCTCAGACGTTCTACGCGATTTGGGAATGCGTGACGCCACCACGGCAATGATCCGCGCCACCACTACAGGTGCACCCGGCACCTGCTCTCCCGCTCCGCGGCAAGCCTTCCGAAACTTCCGCAACTTCTGCGCGAAGCTCTTCTCATGAAGTTGGGTCTCCAGCGTGAGCCCATTCTTGTGAGCCAGGCGCTGTAGGCAGAACATGCTAAACGCATTTGCGAGGCTGGACTCTAGTTCGTTTTCCAGCGCGTTCTGTGCTTCTGGCAGTGGCTTCGCAAGTGCAACCCTCATGACCTACGGGATAGCACGTTCAGCGGCCATGGTCTCATCGACGCGCGTCCAGAAACCTGCGGTGTCTTGGTCGTCCAACGTCACACGTAACTTGTTGATATCCGGGACCTTTTTAATGAACTCGCTGACTGCCTTGCGACGAATTCGCTCATCCGCGCTCTTCACATCGGCAATTGTCTCCTGGACGGCCTTACCTCGATCGCTGAATCCTTGGATGGCGTGCTCCATCGCGTTAGAGAACGCTGTCAACAGTTTTTTGACCTCGGTGTCCCATGCCGGAACCGAAGCCATGTACCCAGTCTTCCGACCTAGGCAAGCCTTGTAATACTCCCGTAGTCCGCCTTTCAGGTGCTTGGCCAGGCCCGCTTTGTAAAGCACCCGATTGTGCGCCATCGCGAATAGGAATCGCCTCGTGATGCGCGTCGCCAAATCGTCCATGTATTGCTCGCCGCCAATTCTCGTGTCGGTGCTAGTCTCTCACTGTCAGCCTCGCAGCAGGGCACTGGTGCCTTGTGCCGCTGTTCCAAGTGTTCTGAGCTGCAGCTCGAGCTCCAGTTCACTCGTATTGGCGATCTTGCGCATGGGTCTGGGCGATCCTTTCGAGAGGCTCGGACTTGTGCGCCGTGCCCTTGTTACAGAGCTCGAACCACAAGTGCTTTACTGCGCAGAAACAACGACGCTAGCGTTGCCCCCAGCGGTGTAACAACCCACATGGATGACATTCGGCCGCTCGGGTCCGTAGAAGTTAGATGCGCTTACCCAGGATGCAACTGGAGCTTCTGGGTAGATTGCCTGGACCCAAGGCTGCCCGTCGGGCCGTTTGATTGCGGGGCCGACCACCAAACGCAAGCGCGAGTCAACGCTGCCCTAGAGAAGCTAGACAATGCCGGCCTGGTCTATCAAACAGCCGCGGGACCTGGCTGTGGTTGCGGAGGGCCGACCCAAAAATCCGGGTGCGAGCCGCCTCCCGCGCAACCCCCTACGATGACGACCGGGTATCTGATGCTACGGCTGCGCGAACCGGACTTTGATGGGAGTCAAGAGATGTGGGCCGCGGGTCGATTTGCGTGGGCGACTTGGGCCTCTCTCGGCGATCTTGAGGCGCTTCCGTGCGACGCCGGGGCCTATCATTGGATGCCCCTTGATGAGGCGAGTCGTAACCGCCCAGCGGGTTACACAGGCCCTTGAGCCAAGAAAGCTCTTATCTGCTGCGCTCTGTGAAGGCACGGCTGAGGTCCGGCCTCAACCCAAGGGAGCCTTGACCGATGCGTAAGATCGCCAACACCCACGAGCTACAGGACGAGCTGCGGAAGCTCATCGCTTACACAGGGAGCAATAGGCCCTCTAGAGAACGCATTGCTCTAGAACTGAAGACCCTTTCAACTCGGCTCGCTTCTAGTGGAGGCCCGCTCCTGGACGCCAAGGTCGAGTGGGCGGTGGAGCTCGGTGAGCTCATGAAAGCACGATTCAGCGGCGTCGGCGGCTGGCGAGACCACCACATCAACATCGACATGCACCGCACAAACTCTGGATGCACTGTCAATCTAGAGAGCCCCCTTGGATGGACTAGCAACATCTATATCGAGATGGGCGAAGGCGAGCAGGCAGTCCATGTCTATTTCAATGTGTCAGAGCCCAAGGATACGCCCACGGGTGCAGACGGATTGCCCGACCTCGACGCCATTGACCTGACCGACCTGATCGGGAAACAGAAACGCGAAAGCTTCCCTATCAAGGACCGCGAGCCTATGGCCAAGGCGATGATGGCCGTGTCACTGTGGATCTCGAAGCAGATTCAAAGCGGCCGTTGACGTCGCTCTGCAGCGCGACGCTAACCGGATAGGCAGGGAATGGACCCTGCTTATCCGTCTGTATCAGTTGCCTGTGTCTGCTGTGATCAACCAGATCAATTTTCCGAAGACATCGTCCAGTTCGGTGACAACAGTTGCGAATTTCCGCACGGCAATTTTTGTGTCAGCGCTGAGTCCGCGACTCCCCATCAGTCCGCGGGCGACCTTCTTCACTTGTTCTATTGGCCCTTCAATACTGGCGACCAAGCGTCCCTCGTCAGTCAGCTCAGCCGTATGCTCGCCGGCAACGCGGGCACGGAGAGACTCGAGCTCGCTGGCGAGCCGAGAACGGGATGGTTTATCGGTCTGAGCATAGGCAAGCAGGCGGCGCAGCTCGATCTCAAGTTCATCGGCATCGGCAATCTTACGCATTGGTCTGGCACCTTTCTAGAGTGGAGGCCGGACCTCAACGCCGTGCCTTCAAAAGGCGCGCTCGATAAGTGGTTGCTCGACGGCCTGCCTATCCAAGATGTCATCGCTTGCGCTTCTTCGCTTGCGGCGTAGGCGCAAGCGACTCCATCCGTTCGGCACGCTCCACCAAAGCCTCTGCCACTGCGTCAGGTGGTAACCCGGTCAATTCACCGAGCATCGCGAAATATGCCCCGTCAGGGAGGTCGTCGTCGACAATGAGTAGGGCCGTCGCGATGTCCATCATGGGAAGGCTCTACACCGACACGCAGCCAGGCGTAAAGCCCAGGGGCTCAAGGTCAGCTGCCGATTCGCCACGTGGGCGCGACGCGGCTCATTCGCCGCGGGTTTTGGCCTCCTTTGCGAACGGCTTGAAGTTTCGCTCTGGCCAAGACGTATTTGCAGGAACCGCCTGATATCAGGAACGAGAGGGTCAGACGTCGTGACCAAGAAGAAGCCGCCGAACCCCAACCCGCAAAAGGCAGAGCTAGACGGATTGGTTTTCATCCTCCGAAATGGGAGATACGAGGTGGAGTTGCCCCACCCGTTCCGACCAGGTAGACATTGGCACACCCAGAAGTTCGAGACTCGAGCCAGCGATTTGCAGGAAGCCCGGCGTATCGCTGGTGTCCGTTGCCAAGCTGACGTCGAGCTCGCCGCGCTCGTCGATGATGAGGAGGCCAGCCGCCGTCTGGAAGTGCGGGACAAGGTAATCGGCGCCCTGCTCCGCCATTCCTACGGGAGCCTGCCAGCAGTCGAATCTATTCGTTCTAAAGTGGTCGAGAAGTGGCTGCGGACCATCGAGTCGTTTTCGATCGACCCCTTCACGGCAGTCCAGACCGTTCCGATCGTATTCCCGCCAGATGTGCCAGGCTCGTGGAAGCCGCCACGTCCGCTCGCATACTGGATGTCCCGCAAGGGTGCCCAAAGCATGCAAGCGCAGGAGACGTACCTCCACACTCAGCGGAGGACGACATACAGCAGCGACGTGTTGGACTTCAGTAGCGTGTTGGCCACGTGCGATGAGGAAACCGGCTGGGGTTACGGTGCGAAACTCAAGGGCGTGTCGGAGACGGTCCATCTACTGGCCCGAGCCCGCAAGAGTCGTGAACTACTAGCGCGCGTCTTCCTACGTGCCTCCCTCCACAACACGATCGTGCGCTTTCGCCTCTCTGAGGATCCAAACGCCCCCCAACGTCGTCTAGACAACCGGCGGTATCCTGAGACTCCCTACCATGTCGAGTCGGACGACGGTGAGCTTGTCCTGGCCCTCGCCGGCCTTTGTGGCGAAGACCCGTGGCATCATGCGAGCAAGCAAACATTGCCCGACGTGATGGTTTCGCACGGCGAAAACTACCTTACCAGTTTCCGGTCCAACGATCATCGCCTTGACAACAGCCGGCAGCGCGAGATTACGGTCCGCAGCCTCAGCGAGCTGGTTGAACTGCTCGCAGTTGAGCACGCCCGGGTGATTGCCCAGCACGTTGTGGTCCTCTTCGTGGACGAGCAGAACCCAGACCCAGACCTGGAACTCTCCCCATACGGACACGAGGAAAGGCGGCCAGTCCTCCCGCCTCGTGAACCGCCTTCACGGGATGAGCGCCTACTAGAGATCAAGGCAGACCTGTTCGACGAGCTGAAGAAGTCACCCGCCCTGCAGGCGCAAGCTCGGAAGCGGATGAAGGATCGCCCCAAGCCGCAACCGCCGAAAGCTGACCCGACGCCCCCAGCCGAGCCGCCCAGCGGTAGCCCTCAAGAGGATCACGAGCTCCGTGCGGTCGATGCGACCGCGCAAGCAGTCACCGCCTCGGTTGAACCCCCTGCCGAGCTCAAAGCCACCCCGGCCTCAGTTCAAGCGCCCCGTCAGCCGCGTCGCCACGCTTCGGTCGAGAAGGTGCAGCCCATGGCCAAGACGTACAGCTATCTCGAGAAGCTCAAGGCCCGGAAGCGCAAGCGAACTAACCCACAGGAGACGACATGAGTCACCCCGGAGCTCGCATGAGGGGGTGCCCCTCTTGGGATCATCTCGTGTTTCCCTAGACATGCAATTGGCAGGTAACCGGATAGGCATGGAATGGACCTTGCCTATCCGGTTAGCACCCCCTGAAAGTCTGGAAAGTCTGTACGGGCGCGACGTGGCCTTGGCTGTGCACGCGGAGTCGCCTACCTACGATGAGCTGTACAGCGGGAGTTGGGTGCATGCCGCGTAGTGCCCCCAGATTAGCTTGAAGTTTCGGGCCGCTCGTTTGTATCTACGGCATGGGCAAGCGAAAGTATAGGACACGGGAAGAGTGGCATGCGGACTTGCGGCAGGTGTGCGCCAGCAAGAACTGGGAGATAGTTGGCAATCTCCCGGACGCGGCGAAGCAAAAGTTGACCCTGCGCTGCAAAAACCACGAGAAAGGTGTCGATGCGCCGGAGGGCTACTACGAATGGCATCCGGTGCCGGGGGATATCTTTCAGGGTAAAGGGTGCCGCCTCTGTTCTGGTGTCGCTCCATTGACGAACGCCCAAGTCGCGTTCTCGGCTAGCCAGGTAGGATTGACACTGTTTCCCCAGTCTCAGCGAGTGACGAACAATAGGGCTTCCCTCCAGTTTCAGTGCAATGAGTGCAGCGACGTTCGACGGTATATCGTATGTAACGTTCGTAACGGGCAAGGCTGCAAACCGTGCGCTGATAAGAGGAACGGTCTGTCCCGTCGAATCCCAAGAGCTACGATAGTTGCCCGGCTTGCTGTTCACCGACTCAAGTTCGTCAGCGTGGCGCATCCCGATGGTGATGATGCGCACGTCACCTATACATGTCGGTTCGGCCACATTCATACACAGGTGCTGCACACACTAAAGAAGAGCAAAGGGTGCGCGATTTGTAGCGTCTTGCCGCGCCGCGAGACGGTACTGAGACAGATTCTCGAATACCTCACGGGGTTCAAGTGGCCGAAGCAGAGAGTCGCCTGGTTGCTAAGCCCGAAGCGCCGCAAGCTAGAGCTTGACGGCTACTGTAAGGAGGTTGGGTGCGCTTTCGAGCACCAAGGGGAACAACACTACAAATTTGTGGCTCTCTGGAGCAAATGCCAAAACTACGACCAGTTGAAAGTCGCGGGCTGTCGCGCCGAGGGGGTCAAACTCCTAGTTACTGATGAGAAAGGCTACGATAAAGCCGAGAAGATGGGCGGGACGGCGGGCCTCGTGCGTTGGGTAGCTCGGCTACTTGCGGATTTGAACGTACCGATGCGACCAAACCCAGGCCAGTTTAGACTCGAATTCAACAGTACAACGGCGGAAGCGCGCACGAGAGAATGTCATGAGTTTGCCAAAGCCAATGACGGCAAGTTCTTGGACCCGGTATGCATCGCAGCCTTAGCAATGAATCGCTGGCTCTGTGCGACTCACGGGAAGTTCGAGAGAAGCTTGACCGACATGAAGACAAACAAGAGCTGGTGCCCGAAATGCGGCCGTGAGCTATCTGGTGAAGCTAGACGCAAACCATTTGTGACACTCTCCGGCTTTCGTAAAGAGTGCAGGCGCATAGGCGTTCGGAGCAGAGACACGTATACGCAGGCTAAGAAGTCTGGGGCGTTCCAGGTCTTGGCACCGGTAGACGTGATAGATTACTACAAGCTCCCACTGAGCAAGCTATTCCAAAAATCCAGCATGCATGGCGACCCTTGGCAGTACACGGATGAGCACGACGATCCCGCCGACCTGAAGGACCACCCGAATGCGAAGATTCGGCGCCTCTCGTCGGGGAGGCTCCGTCGTGCCGTGGCCCTGCCCAAGAAGCAGCCCAAGGTCCCTGCCAACGACAACGTTGATGCACTGGCCGACCGCTTGAACGCTATCTACAGCGGGCGCGAGATCCCCGACTGAGGCAGCGTATCCCTTGAAGTTTGGCCCCCGCCGATTGTCTTTACGGTATGACCCAAGTAGCCCTCAAGACGACGCCCACCCTGGAGTTTGTGCTCAAGGTCGACGGCGAGTACGCCATCGGGATCGAGGCGGCAAGCATCGAGGACGCTCAAGCCTTGGCACTGGCCGATGAGTGGCTGGAGCAGCGCTCTGCGCGCCTCGTAGAGGTCGGCAACGACAACAACCAGCTCGACTTCGTGGTGGGGCGATGAGTCACGGAAGGACAATCGAAGAATGGCAAGAGGATGTGCGGAAGATCCTCAAGAAGAACAACTGCAAGCTAGTCAGCGCGCTGCCATCCAGAATCGATCACGAATTGACGGCGCGTTGCTGCAACCACGAGGAAGGGCCGGACGCGCCACTCGGTTATTACGAGTGGCCCACGACGCCAGCCCGGCTGTTCAAGGGCAAAGGCTGTCCGCTCTGCAGTAAACGTGCGCCACTGACGCGGGCACGAATACTGGCGTCGGCTAGTCAGGTACACTTGACTCTAGATCCCGTGTCCCAGGATATTCCCGACGGTATCTCCAACACGAACTACCTCGACTTCAGGTGTGACAACTGCGGCGTGACTAAACCGCACAGAATAGGAAATATCCGCACCGGCCACGGCTGCAAGAACTGCGCATCCGTTACCATTGGCGAGGCCCGTCGAATCACAGATGAAGAACTGATTGATTGGCTTGCGTGCGACGACCTCACGCTGATAAGCCGGGAATTTCGCAAGGGGATCGCCTATGTCAAGTTCGGCTGCCGACGCGGGCACACGCCTACGCAGCCCTGGGGTGTCGTGAGCCGCGGCAATGGCTGCCCGGATTGCGCGATGATGCCGCACGGTGAGACGGTGACGCGACAGCTCTTCGAGTACCTCACCGGCTTCACGTGGACGAAGGACAGGGTCAGTTGGATGCGGAGCGACTTGGGCAATCCGCTAGAGCTTGACGGATACAATGAGGAGCGTCGGTGCGGTTTCGAGTTCCAAGGGGAGCAGCATGATGTAGACAACGGCTATTTCCCACGCGCCAAGTACGACCACCTAAAGGTCGAGGGGTGCCGCAAGCAAGGCGTCACGCTAGTCATCGTGCTCAAGAAAGACTATGACGCGGCGAAGAAGAGTGGTGGCCAAGAAGGGTTATTGCTGTGGGCAATCGGCCTACTCAAGGCGGCTGGCATACCAATGCTGGCAAACCCAGGCCGGCTGGTGCTCAAACTCAATACGCCCCGAAGTGACGCACTGACCATCGAAGCCAATGCGCTCGCCGAAGCCAAGGGCGGTGAGTTCGTGGATGATGTCTGCACCGAGGCTGAAGCCGAGCACAACTGGCGCTGCAAGGATCACGGGACGTTCAAGAGAAGCCTGAGTGTGATGAAGCAACGGGAGTTCTTCTGTCCGTACTGCGGTGGAGAGCAACGCGCTGAAAACCGACGGTTGGAGTATGCGACCATCTCCGTGATCCGCAGGGAATTTCGCCGGCTAGGTCTTCAGAATGAACGTGAAGTTGCGAAGGCTCGGGACGCAGGAGATTTCGGTGAGATTGTGGTGCCATCGGCCTTGCAGATCTACCTCGACCTTACGCCCAACCAGGTGTTCCAAAAAACCACCAAGCTGGGCGAGCCCTGGCAATATATCGACGAGCACGATAACCCCGCCGATCTCGCACTCCACCCGAGGCGTTACAGCACCCCGATCCACTTGGGGAAGGGCCGAGAAGCCAAGAAGCCGAACAAGCGGTCGCCGGGCGCGGTCTCAAGGCCTGAGCCGACGGTAGGCTAGTAGGCGGGGCGTATCGATGCGCTAAAGTCTCGGCTAATTGGTGTACTTACTAGGCATGCAATTGACCGAACCAGAGACCGAAATTCTGCAGGCGTTCGCTGGGAAACCGTACGCTATCGCAGGCTTCCCCGAGGATTGTAAGGGTCCTATCGATGGCCTGATGGCCTACGGCTTGATCACCTGGAGTGGTCTCCAGAGACCGATCCCAGGCCAGGACGAGTCTTGGTGGCGTGTTCGCCTGACAGACCAGGGGCGTCGCTACGTTTTGGACGCGGGTTGGTAAGCGAGTAGAGGCAATTGGAAAAAGGCGGGGCGTGCGGTGTCGCCGTCCCGCCTTTTTCCATACTTTCAGGGGGTGCAAACCGGATAGGCATGGAATGGACCATGCCTATCACGCCGGATACCGCAGAGCTCGCTCAAGGGGTCTGGCCGCTGGTGTATGATCCGGCATGCTCTACACCCAATTAGAAACCGACTTGGCCTTGGGGACGTTGGACGGAATCGTACGCCCAGAATCCCTAGAAAACGTACGTCAACACTACGAGGGGGATGGTCGCTATTATCACGACTTCGATCACGCGGTCGAGGTCGTGAGCTGGATCAACCGGGCTTGTGAGGACTATACAGAAGAAGCCCTCCACCCGTTCACGCATCAAGAGCTCCGCCTCGCGGCGCTCTTCCATGATGTGGTCTACACAGCCGCGGGGAGCCCTAGCAACGAACAGCAGAGCTGCGAGCTCATGCGCAACGAGTTGAAGGGGGTAGTTTCCGAGGATTCGTTGGCCCAGATTGGCCAGCTCATCATGCTCACCGCGCAGCACGGCAAACTTGGCGCCGGTGACGCGCCACTGGCAGGCTGCGTCCTTCTCGACGCCGACATCGCGAGCCTTGGGCAATATCACTGGGAAACGGTCGTGTACAACAACATGAATGTGGTCGCCGAGCTGCGTCTCAAGTACACGCCCGAGCAAGTGGCGCTGGGACGCAAAGCTTTCCTTGGTGGCTTGCTAGCAAAAAAGTCGATCTTCCTGTCGGAGTTCTTCCGAACCAGGCTCGAAGATCAGGCCCGCAGAAACATCACGAAGATCTTGGCGAGCTCGTAGCCGACCCCATGGTGTAGCCCCGTGAGTGAATTTCGATTGGAATCAATACACGGGGCAACTCAAGTGGCTCCCGGAGCGGACCATCTATCTGACGCGGCACGGGTCGCACGCTTACGGCACCTCTTTGCCAACAAGCGACCTGGACCTCCGGGGGATCACCGTCGCTCCGATTCACTATTACCTCGGGATCAGCGAGACGTTCGAGCAGGCGGTACAAAACGAGCCGGTAGACCTCACTATTTTCGACCTACGAAAGTTCGTCAAGCTCGCGGCCGACGCCAATCCCAACGCCCTCGAGATCCTTTTCACCGACCCGAGCGACCATCTCGTGGTGCACCCGGTGATGCAGGTTCTGCTCGAAAATCGCGATGCGTTCCTTAGCCAGAAAGCCAAGCACACCTTCAGCGGTTACGCGAGGGCGCAGCTGCGCCGGATACAAGGCCACCACAGATGGCTGAAGTCCCCGCCAAAGGCGGCGCCAACGCGGCAGGAGTTTGGGCTCCCTGAACGCACCGTGATCCCCGCCGATCAACTCGCGGCAGCTCAAGCCGCTGTTACCAAGCAAGTCGATCAGTGGAGCTGGCATGAGATGGAGCACCTGGACCCCGCCACACGGCAGGCGGTCCAGGACGAGTTCTTGCGCCGCCTTACCGAGATCACCCAGTGGAGCTGGGATCAAGTGGACGCCAAGGTTTGGCTAGCCGCGAGTCGCGCGATCGGGCTCGATGATAATTTCATCCGGCTGCTAGACCTCGAGCGCCAGTACACAGGCCGTCTGAAGGAGTGGCAGCAGTACCAGGACTGGAAAAAGAACCGGAACCCGGCCCGCGCCGCCCTCGAAGAGAAGTACGGGTACGACTCGAAACACGCCATGCATCTGGTTCGGCTAACCAAGATGTGCCGGGAGCTCTTGACCGAAGGAGTGGTCCGGGTGCGTCGCCCCGATGCCGGGGAGCTACTCGAGATTCGCAATGGCGGTTGGACATACGAGCAACTACTGGAATACTCCGACCTCCAGGACGCCGCGCTCGGCGAGCTCGTGAAGGCTTCCACGCTCCCCAAGCAGCCTGACCGAAAGAAGCTCGACGAACTGTGCCTGACCATCATAGAGCGAATGGGGTAGACGAGCCCAGAGAAACAGCGATCGCAACGCTGATCTCTGGGCTGGCCGATCCCTAATACCAGATCTCGAGAACCTTGTGCATGGCGGCCCCATCGCAGCCGTCTGTGCACTGAGAGTCGTAGGGTATGAGAGCCCTAGCTTCTAAGAGGCTTGTCGCGGCGAGGCGTGGAAAGATGGCCTTACGGATTTTCCCGCGGGGTGACACTTGCCAGTGCCGGACCAAGTACATCCCGGGGCACTCCTTGGTTGAGTCGGTGTGGATGACCCAGATGTTGTGGTTGCCCGCCTGGTCACGCCGCTCGAGCCAGCGTCGAGGGATTCGGCCGCCCAAAGGTCCGCCAAGAGCTCGGACCCATTGCGGCCGATATGGACGAACATTAAACCCCTGTCGCGGCTTCATACTTGCTGACTTTGCTTTGAAAAAGTGAGTACGGATCGCTAGCCCCAAGTGCTGGATCGAAACGCACGGAAAACCCAGCAGCCTTGGTATGACCTCCTCCACCCATGCTCTTACAGAAGGCCGCGCAGTCGAACGCGGAGTGGTTGGATCTGAGAGAGTACCCAAGGGGGGCTTGTCCATCCACTATGGCAAAATAATCAAACCCTACAACGAGATCGGCTCCATCCTTCACTACTTCACAGGCATCGCTAGTAAGTTTCGTCCCCTGGAACATGACTACCCGTTTTCCGCCGGGGCTCGTGAAGTGGTAGGCGCCATCGAGAGCCTTGAGAATGGTCCCATGGTGCTGTTCTACCAGCCGCTGGCCCACCGACCGCCGAGCATCCCACCAAGGTTTGCGAGCCGCTGAGAACGGGGCGTAAACTAACCAGCTCTCCTGTGAGAAGAACCGGATACCTTCCGCTAGCTCGCATGCTTTGGGCCAGTCCGGGTCGTGCTTCTGCCAGGTGTCTCGAATCCCACTCAACCGGGCAATCTCTGCAGCGAACCGGACTTCATCGTCATGCGTGGATTTTAGATTCGTCATTGGAAGCCAGACGTGGCGGAAAGCCAGAACCGCTCCGCACACCCCTGGTTCAGTCACTTCATCCCCGAACACACCACGCTCTCCGAATGCCTCAACAATGGGCTTAGCGCTCTTATGGTGGTCGAGGATGATGGCCCCCGCATCCACGAACTCCTGATAGCGCGATTCATGCGGAGAGAAGTCACAGAACAGCGTGTTCGGTTTGACCTCAAGTTTCTCTTGAGCAGCTCCGTACTGGCAAAACTGTATATTCGCGAGCGGTAATGCATCGTGCAGCAGCATCGCCGAGACAGTGCCGTCAGCACAGTTGTCGTGACATACGATATCAGTGACTTGAGTCAGGGCATCTAGATCTAACACGTAGAGGCCTCCTTTCGGAGCCCCTACACCGATCAGGCAAAGTCGTAGACGGTCACTGGAAGTTCCTGGAGCTGCCGAGCCACGATCGGCTCCACAGCTTCCCAAAATGCTCCCCCTAACCCAGTGCCGATACGCGGCATGTGAACAGAGGCTTTCAACTCCAGCGCTAGTTGCGCGACCTTCTCGAGACAATGTTCGAGCGCTTCGAGCCGGAGCGGGCGCCTGATCGTACCGTAGCCGGCCTGCGCAATCATATTGACCACGTAGATGCTGGGCTCGACCCGCACATACTGGATGTTGCCGAGCTCGAACGGCTCCATCTGCTCGTTGCTGTTCGTGCGATGCCAGCGCCGGTATTGTGCCTCGGGTTGAGGCCAACGCTTGGAGATAGCTAGGACGAAGCCGCGGCCCCAGCCGCCGCGGTCGTTGCAGACATGAACGATCATCCCGGTCTCGTATCGAGCCAGCCGCGGGACGGTTGCGTCGCCCTGGGCGTAGTTGATCATGACCAATCACCGATCCGGTGAACCACGCGCCCGACCTTTTGAGCGTACCTGACGCACGCCGCGGTGCCGCCGGCCCTACTCCCATCCCAGCCGGCGACCAGAACGTCAGAGTTATCGACCATCCAATGGTTGCGGGCGTGAAGTTTCTTTATGGCCTCCCAACGCGCTTCCGGAGCCACCTGATCGACCACATGAACCCGCGCCGCCTTCTTGATAAGCGTGTAATAGAGCTGTTGCGCGGGCCATGGCCACTCGAGCTCCTGCCCCGGAAAGGGCACCGCAGCAGTGAACGGGATCCCGAGCTCTAGACATACCTCCGTGGCCCATTGGTCAAAACCAAGAGCCATCCCCGAAACAGCTTCTGTGGGCTTGAGATCCAAGAGCTTTTCACGCACGCGAGCTCGGACCCGATCATGCGTGGCACATGGCTTGAAGCCGCCAAACTTTTGGGGGCGATGGCCCGTGAATGAGACGATCATCAGCCTGCCAAAGCGTTGCGCTTCGCCCGAATCGCGTCAAGCAATTCGTTCCGCATGCTCTGGGTCACGATTTTGTCGCGCCGGTCCCTGGTCGAGGCATACCAATCGTTGAGCGCGCCGACCGATCGGATCAACTGCAGCTCTAGCGTAAGCTGACTATGAATCTCGACTTCCTGGTACTGCGCCGGAGCGTCCTTGAATTGCTTCGCGGCGTCGCTGGTTGCAGCCTCTGGTGCCTCTTCAAGCTTGCGCGTCAGCTCGGTCGCCTTACGCACCGCATCGAAAGCGAGCTCAAGCGCCCGCTGGGCATCGAGCTCGCCTCTCCGGTCGACATTCAAGAGGGAGTTGATCACGAGCCGCGTGGCTTCAAGAGCTCCGACCGCTGCGTCGTACTGCGCCTGTGATTTGATCCCAGGCATCTGTGATTTGAACGCCTCCGCGACCAACTGCTCGGTCCGGGGTGCTGTGGGCTGGGCTTGCTGCTTGAGCAGGTCCCAATCCAACCAATCGAAGTCCTTGGTGAAGTCTCGCCAGAATGCCTCGTGCTTAGCAGAGCCAGTGCGAAGAGCGTCGACAATGAGGCGTTGCACCTCTCCCCGCCAATGCTCTTCCCCATACTCCACGAATGCCGCCAGATGTTCTTCTACTGTGATGGTCATTGGAGCTTTCGTGTGGCCGCCGCCACAAGCCTCTCTTTGAATTTGTCGGCTACCGCGTCCGCTCCAATTACACCAGCAGCTCTCAGCTTGCGCTCGAAAACGCCGGCCAAGATGTTGGCCCCTTGATGAAGGTTGCGCATAGACTTTAGACAGTCTCGACAGTAGGGAACCTCTCGCTGGGTATCGTGGCCAATCGTTGCCACCTCTTCATTGGTAAGGTAGAGCACCTCGCCAAAAATGAACATCTCTCCGCACATGCAGCAGTTACTGGGGCTGGCCATCCATCAGGTCCTTTACGTGCTGTAATTCAGTGTCTCTAATGTCCAGCTTGCCCGTCTCGATCGCTTCAGCCAGAAGCACTGCTTCCGCGAGAGGCATAAGACTGCTTCTCGCGTTGGCTTTCTGCAAAATCTCGAGACTCGCGCGAGTGAACGCAACCATGGTGTCTGCGTACGGGACAATCGGCGTCTGAGCTCCGAGCTCATTTGGGCGACATTGCCGCGGGTCGCCCGTTGAGAACGTGAGACGACACCTCAAGGGTCTCGCTTCGTAAGCAGAGCAAGCCCCCTCCGCATCTAAGATCGGGCAACGGATGTTACTTAGAAGCCAGATCTCAAATGGGAGCCCAAGCGTCTGGCCTCTCGCTTCCTCTACTTCACGGCGCACACGAGGTGTCCACTTTTTGTTCTCGTGTAGCCAACGGTACAAGATGAGCCCTTCGGCGATCGTTATCAAAAACGGGTGGCTGCAACACGATGCGCAACCTTTCCGGCATGACGTGAACGGCTCATTGAGGCGCATCTGCAGCTCGTGCTCATGGCCGGTCTTTATCTGGAGGGCCTTGATGTGCCCAACCGCCCGCTCCGCAAGAATAGGAAGATGCCGCTTCATTCAGGATCCTTGAGCAATCGAAACAAGGTCGAGCTCTTTGGTGCGGCAAGTGCAGCACCGCTCGGCGCCCCAGCGGTCGGCGCCCCAGCGGTCGGGTGCCTTGTCGGCAGCGGGCTAAAGTGCCGTGGGATCTCCACAGAGCGAGCGGTCCGCCTATCTCGCGAGCCCAGATACACGACCGTGAGGCGGTCCCCGTACCCCAGACGCAGCTCGGGGTTGAGGTAGAGCGCGCCACCGATCTGAAAATCGTCCAGCTTCACCCAGTCTTGCAGCCGCGTCAGTTCCGTTCTGGCTCGCCAGACGTGGCCAAGACGCGTGAGACTACAAAATGGCAATGCAGCCGACGGCCACTCTCGCGGGGGGCTGCACCAGACCTCACAGGCGCCGGTCTGGTCAGCGTCCGACGGCAGTACCTCGGTGCGGCGATCCGCCGACTCGACAACGGCGGTCACGAGCTCGCGGTCTACCTTGCGGACCAGCCAGAGTAGCCCGCGCCACTGAATGAGGTCTCCTGCATCCACGGTCCCCAATACACCGCGGCCACAAAAACAGAACGAGGGGGCCGATAACTACCGGTCCCCTCCAAAACCTCTCAAACCCCTCGTTCTTCGCTCTCAGTGGTTCGCGGCCATAGCCCCACGAACATCGATGCCCCTCTTGGCGAACAATTCGTCAGCCGGAGTCTCGCCTTCATCGTCGCCGGCCGCTTCACGCACGCGAATCTCCGCCACCTCGATCTGGGTATCCTCTGCCGTCGCCACACGGTAGTGCCCGCGATCTACGTTCTTGAACACGTGGACCTTGATGGGCTTCCCATTGGTACCCTTGAGCTCGGTGCCATCCGGCCCCTTTGCGTTCTTCATGCTGGAATTCAGCGTGGTCGAAATGTAGCTCTTCACGTTGCCGGACTTCAGATGGACACCGGCTGTCTCTAAGGCTGCCTCCAGCTCCGGAGCTGTCCAGATCCGCCGGCCCATGACATACGCGAGGCGCTCAGGAACGGTTCCAGCAATGGATCCACCAGCCGCCTGCTTCGGGCGACCTGGCGCACCTTTCGGCTTGTTCTGAACGACAACCTTTGCAGCCTTTGCAGGCGTCGCATTAGCTACGGACTTGCCGACGGGGCCGGGCTTGGCGTTGCCCTTCGCGGCAGCCGCGGGCTGCTTTTGAAACAGAACGTTGTAATCCGCGAACTGCTTTTCAGCCATGTCCGCGTCAACGGTAGCCGCCTCCAGCTCCGTTTGCGCTGCGGACAATCCTGCCTGAGCCACACTGAGACGCGCCTTGGCGTCATTCAGCTGTTTCGATAGCAGGGTTCGAAGACGAGTGATCTCCTCAGAGATGTTCGGTGACGGGACACTTTCTGACATTGGTACGCATCTCCATTTGCGTGTTTTCCAGACGAAGACCTTCAACGGTAGGGCACTGGATAAGCACGAGTGACAAGGTGGGGTTTGGTCCTACTTATTTACTCGACTTATCCTAGCCGAGATTAACACGATCAATGTAACCCAGCAACGTGCACGGGTTGTTGTTGAGGAATGACTTCTACGAAGATCGACTCACTATTGACGTGATCAGGCTCGGCTTGACGGACCTGTGGAAAGGGGGAACTCACGCTCAATGTCCCCTACATGAATTATGCCGAGCCGGCGTAGGGCTTGTTCGGCCTTCCCCTCCGCAAGCGCCCTGCGAAGACCGGGCAACTGCCGATCTTGGAGTTCTTCAGCGCGCCGAATCACCAACTGCATGAGTCGATACCAATCAAGGTTGCGTACGGGCGCCTGAATCTTCCGTTGAGCCTTCGGGGGCGGATTGAACGGTCTTGAGGGCATTATGAATTTCGGTCTCCATTGAAACGATCGTGTCCAGGGGCACATCCATCCCGCGGGCAAACATTCGCCTGAACACTGCCGCATGGAATTTGAGCTCGCCCCGCAGAGCTCGGTTCTCGTCTTGAAGCGCGCGCAAATCTTGCGGGATGTTTTCCAGTTCACGCAGGATTTGCGTGGCACTCTCGAGTTGAGCCTGCAGTGCACCGATCTGGGCAAGGTAGGGCTTGAACTCTTCCGCGATGCTGGCGAACTCGCGAATCCCTTCAAGCGTCTTTGAGACTTCGGCGTGTGGCGTTTTGCTTTTCGCGGCACGCCGCGCGTGACGATTCATTGAGCTCTCCAGAGGGTCATTGAGCAAACGGCGGCTGTCCGCGAAAGAGCGAGTAGAACGGGATGGAGCCGGAGTTGTTTGGCTGATTGAGCAAGGCTTGCTCAACGTCCGCCTCCTCGACAGTCGGCAGACGAGGGACTGTCCTTGCCAGTTCCAACAAAGCGGGGTCAGAGGTGACCGTTAAGAGGTCCTCCCTAGCTTGATCATCTCTCTCCAACGAGTGGATGATCTGCGCATCGCTCATCGTATCCAGCAGGCAGACCCCGGGTGCTGTGACATCGTTGGGCGTACAGCCGCGCTCAACCCACACATTCCTCAGCCCCGGCTGGTAACGATCGCAACGGGTCCCGGTACCAAGCCCGGTCCCCGGAGGAAACCCCGCGTTAGGACCACAAGGACCACAAGCACAGGGTGTATTTTGGCATCCGCAAGACATACCTACGTCAAAACTCAAGAGGATTACTCAACAGCCTTGTTCTGGAGGTCCGAGACCAGAAAGACGATCCGGGTCTCGTGCATACCTTCACAGGCAAGGCGCATTCGGCAATACAGGACCCCTGCAAGTCGGCGCTGCTCGTGGGAAGCCGGAAAGATGGCATCCCCACACTCGCGACAACGCAGAGTCTTAAGATGGTCAATCATGGCAGAGGCAGATTTGACAGAGATAGCTTCTTCTGCCTCTGCTTGGGTAAAATCTATGGAGTCACTCCGGAGATTGTCAAGGTCAAGGTCTAGTTTCATAGCAACACTACTCCAAGAACGCCAGTGTCTTTGCACGCGGCATCAAGCAAGGCAACAGCGTTGCCAGTGATCCCAACGGCGCCACTATGGCTACGTTATTGTTTGGCTAGTCATCGTCATCGCCAATCGGCCCCCGTCTGGGTTCCGAAATACTGGCCAAGATTCGATCACTGCCTTCTACTGCCGCACGGCCATAAAACAAAGTGAGCGGTCAATGTCCCCGAATCACGGTCAACCCGCGATTTGTGTTCCGCTTCTTAGGTGCCAGAGACTTGTCGCCGGCATAGCAGTACTGGCAACCATAGAGGCAGGACTCGTTCAACGTGAAGGGGTCGACCATCGCGACACACTCGCACGACTCAAGCGCTAGCCCGCCACGTGAGAAATCAGAAGCCGGCACGCATGGGGCAAGGAGAAACTTCGCCCCTTGCCAATCATCAAAAGATCGGTCGTCCTTGCACAACATCACCTGAATGCCAGCCGGCGCCGCAATCTCTGCCAGACGATTAAGGATCCCGAAGCGCTCGGAGCAACTGCGCGTCTCTGGGGTTGAATCGTTCGGCTGAAGAAATGAGACAAAGACCTCGCGGCGACCGGCCCGGTGGGCGTACTCCAGTAGGTACCTGAACCGCTCGAGAACCATCTGGGTAGACAGCAGCGGGATCGGGCTGAATCGCCAGTGGACGTTACCGAAGGCCTTCACGGCCTCAACCAGCAGCCGCCCAGCTTCATTGATCGTGGGCGTCCCCTTTTCGACCTCGCGCCAACCAGTCGCTGTCATGTGAATCACAACGTTGTATCCCTTCAGCCTGAGTTGACTAGCGATCAGGTTGGTCGGGTTTTTCGTCCAGAAGACAAGCGCCAGGGTTTCCTCGGGGGCAAGGGACCAGACGCTAGGGGCGCCAGTCTTCGAATCGAACGCTATCATCTGCTCAGCGGCTAGGCAGCTCTCAAACCAACTCCACTTCGCCGCAGGAAGATCCGTATAACGAGAGAGGCTGTAAGGGACCGTCTCTACAACGCCGCTCCTAGGAGGTTTCGACATGGGACCTTCTACACCGGAAGCAATGACCGGAGCTACTTGGCCAAACGTGGTCTCGGATGGTAGCTAGACGCACATGGCTCCACTCTAATGCCATGCTTGCGAGCAACATTGTCCAGCGCTAGACGCACTAGGCTAGCCACATCGGCGGGAGAATCCCCATTGCCGACGGGATACTCAAGATCGAGCCGCGTTTCACTCATCTCGCCTTCCGCCGGTGCGTGACTCTCCGTACCCAAGATCTTCAGAGGGATGTCAGCCTCTTCATAGGGGGCCAGATTCTGAATCGTGATATGCTCGCGAGCAATCTCACGGTTGACCGCCATCGGCAGCGGGCCGTCGGACACCAAGAGCAAACTCATGCGTTTCTTGTCATACGCGGGGCTGGCCTTCTTGGATCGACCCTCTAAGTAATCATCCTGGTGGCACGATGGGTCGCTTGGTTTCTTGTGCTTGCAGTAGATGGACCAGGCCGTCGCCCACGCTTGAGAGTCAGAATAGTCAGGGTTCTGCTTCTTCACTTTCTTGAAATACGGCTCCACTTTCGCGGGAGCCGACTTCGCACGCCCGGCTTCAAGAAATCGACGCAGCACTCGGTCGGACAGCACGCTCATACCCAGAGCAGCAGATAAAAGGGCTAGGCGTCATACCGTCGCGATGGGACTGCGCACTACGATACCACTGCCGGGCGTTTGAACCGCTTCCGCTGTGATGTGGATCTCCATGATATCCGAGTCATTGGGGGCTTCGTATGAATAGGGCTTAAGTACCCGTTTGAGGATGGTCCGCAGCGCCCGTGCACCCGTGGATTGCAACTTTGCAAGACGGGCGAGCTCGCGTAGCGCATCAGGCTCGAATCTGAGATCAATGCCATCCAAGAGGTACAGCGCTCGGAACTGCTTACAGAACGAGCTCCGCGGGGTCGTGAGGATCTCGATCAGCTCTTCCTCCGTGAGCTCTAGCGTAGATGTCAACACCGGAAGCCGCCCAACTAGCTCTGGGATGAGTCCGAACTCTTGGACATCCTCGACCGTCACCTCACGGTAGAGCTCGGTCTTGCTGTATTCGGCCCGCAGCTCGTTGCAGAACCCAAGACGGGCGCCCTTGTTGAGTCGCTGCGCAATCACATCCTCGATCCCTGCAAAAGAGCCGGCGCAGATGAAGAGGATGTTCGTGGTGTCGATCATATCCCTCTCGCGGGCGCCGGAATTGGGAGCGCGCCCTCGCGGAATCGGGACCACCGAGCCCTCGATCAGCTTCAAGAGGGACTGCTGCACCCCTTCGCCGGAGACATCACGATAGCCAGAAGCGTTGCGCCCCGATTTGCGAGCCAGCTTGTCAATTTCGTCGATGAAGATGATCCCCCACTGAGCGCGCTCAACGTCATTGCCCGCAGCCGCCATCAACCCCTGGAGCAAGGACTCGACATCATCCCCGACGTAGCCCGCCTGGGTTAGCCGGGTCGCATCGCCGACGTAGAACGGGACGTCAATCATCTTGGCGACCGCGCGTGCGATCGCTGTCTTTCCCGAGCCCGATGGACCCAGCATCAGAATGTTGCTTTTCTCTACCTCTACGGGCTCACCGTCAATCATGAGAGAGCCGCCCGCCCGTAGGATCTCTCGCCGCCGATAGTGCTCATAGACGGCAATCGCCACTTCCTGCTTGGCAGCGTCCTGGCTGATCACGGTCTCTGAGATGCAGGCCGCTATCTCGCGGGGCTTCTTGAGAGGCTTGTCGTCAACTTTGTCGGCCGCGATGGACTTCGATAAGACATCGCCGATATTGGCGACGCACCGATCGCAAATGCAGGCGCTGTCAGCGTCCGCAGAGATGAGCTTCTTAACCTCGTTGCGCGGGCGATTGCAGAAATTGCAGCGTTTCTCTGAACGAGCCGGCATAGCCCTAGCTACACCGAGCTCACTTGCTTTCCGCAGCGATGATCGCGGCGAGCTCGGGCGGCATGTCCATGCCCAAGACAAAGTGTGCGAAGCCTTCCGCGTAATTCTCCCTCGGATGCGTCGCTCCATATGGAGTGACCGCCAAAGGTCCGTGCAGGACCTGACCGGTCGAAAGACTGACGTCTTCCTTACCCTTGATGGCCGCGTGCAGCTCCTTCTCATCAAGCTTACCCTGTAAATATGACGTCGTGAGAGCGCGCACGTCCCCCTTATGATGAGGGTGCGGACTCTTGAGCCACATCACAAGATTGGCAGACATCGGAGGCATAGGCTGGCCCAAAGCCTTCTTCTTGACCATCTCTACACACTCATCGGCCAGCTGTTCACGTAGCTTGGCGTCAAAGGGCACGGTCTCGTAGACCTTCTGTGTAGAGAGCCTAAAATACTCTCGCTTGCCCTCTACGCTCGCGAACTTGGCGTCGTGCCGATGCCCCAATTCATGGACGATCGTATAGACGTCGTCGAACCGCTTCTTGGCAAGGACGTTTAGCGCCAGGGTGTCGGTACCCGCCTCGTACCAAGCGGCCGTGCCCTTCTTCAGGTGCTTGCTGAGGAAAACCTTGCCGTAGAGAACCTTGGGGAACTTTTGCCGGACCTTGTCCGCGGCGGCGTCAAAAGCCGCCAGCGCCTCCTCGACTTGCTTTTTCGTGAGTCCCGGAATGGGGATAACCGTGAATGGGCCATGCGGGATCTCGCTCTCCGCATCACCAAGCGCCGACGCGATCTCAAGCGTGCGGACGTCCTTCGCCCACTTGGCCATGTTAAAGGCCATGTACTTCATCCACTCCAGCCGCTTCTCATCGTCCCCTTTGCGCTGCGCCAGGATGGCAACGTCCTGGTCGAGCAGCCGGCTCGCATCTTTATAGAGCGAGTTGACCGCGTTCATTTTCTGAACGCTGAGGCCCGCCAACCAGGGCGCGCGATCGCCACCGGGCAGAATGAGGTCCACTACCCGCCTTGCGAAGCTCACTGCCGGATCAGCATCACCTTGCCCTAACTTCTCCAGCGCCTCCTTGTACTCGGGGACCAGCGAGACCCCTTTCGCTTTTGCGTGGAGGTAACGAGCCAGCACTCGACCGGCCACCGAAACATCAGAGGTCACCCTAGATTCACCTATCATTAGACATCCCCGTAAACGATGCAGTCCTCGCTCCAGACCAGCCCCTCACACGTCACAGATCGGTCGGGACGGATGATGCAGATCCCGCCCTCCCCGAAGTTGTTGTTGGCTTCATGGCCGTACCGATTCGAGACCACGAGCGACGTACGGTTGTTCTTGGCGAAGTTGATCCATGCCGTTGCTGGGAAGCCGCCGTCGCCCCAGTTCGCCGAATACACAACCACGTCAGCGTCCCCCGGCTCATAGAGATTGTCGCGGTTATCGGCCTTGTCCCGCACGTCACGGCAGATCAGCAGCCCAACTTTATAGGCCTTGCCGTCGACCACGATTCGGCGCACGGGGGGATTGCTTCGCCCCTCGCTCGCCCATAGCCAGTCATTGCCAAATAGGTTGCACTTCTGATACGACTCAAAACCGCCGTCGGGGCACATGAGAACTTGGCTGTTGAATAGGTTGCCAGTGCCCGCCGACTTTTCGACCAAGCCCCATGCGATGTAGACATTGTGCTTGCGCGCCAGAGCTCGGAACACGCTGAAACTGCTGTGCGGAGCCTCCGACGGGTACTGCAGGATCTCGGCGTTGAGCTCCGCGTCAGCCCGGCTCATAAACGAGTAGCCAGTGGTCGCCAGTTCTGGCAGCACGACAAGCTTCGCGCCGTTTGTGGCGGCACGGACCACCAGCTCTCTCAAACGTTTGATGTTGCCGGCCCGGTCCATGAACACAGGGCAGGTCTGCACAGTCGCGACACGCATATCTCAGCGCGAGCAAAGGAGGATTAGCTGGCGCTAGCGAACTGCTGTGCCCAGCGCTTGATCTTGGGGCCAGCGAAGGTCTGCCCGAACCCGACCTTCTGGACCGAGCACATGATCGTGGTTGGGAACTTCACCCCTTGCCGCCCGTCCGCGAACGTGATCCGGTAGTTGCCATCCAAGAAGGAGATAAACCCACGGTTTAGGTTCGTGAGTACCGCGCCGGGATTGGCCAGATCAGAACGAAACCGAACGAAGGTCACCGTTCCGACAGACACGAGGTCCATCACCTGCAGCTTACGGAACAGAGCCCCGCGCGTCTCTGCCGCTTGCATAACGGCATTGGCGACCTCTTTGATGTGCTCGCACCGCAGGAGCTGCACGGCGAAATAGGTGCCCAGAACGCTCGGCTCAGCGTCAACCTTCGGTGTTGGGTCTACCGCTGCTGGCTTTGCCTCGACGGGCGCCACTGGTGCTACTGGCATCGGCACAGGAGCTCGAACCGTCTTCACCGCTGGCTTGATCTTTTCTTTGGCTTTCATGCGTGCCTTTGCTCTCTTTAGCTTTACCTGCTTCGCTGTCTCTTCTTGCCGGAGTCGCCAAACGGTCGTACGGCTAGTCCCGAACTTGTCCGCGAGCTTAGAGTCAGATGGCTCCGAGGCCAGCTTGTCGACGATCTTCTGCCGTTGCTTGTCTGTTAACACAATCGATCCAATCCTAGTTGAGCGTGGTGACTGTGATCTCTACAAAGCTTTAACGCGCCCTAGGACCTGATCCCAGGTTCGCACACGGAAGCCCTCACACTCTGTAAGGTGTTCTGTATTCGGCAAAGCCCACAAGAGACCAACGCCTTGAGGGTGATGCTGTTGCCACTTGATCACATTGATTGGCGAATCGTCGACCAGCATGTCCCCAACAATCATGTGCTTGGCCCTAGTGTGAATAATCGAGTTGTGGTCGAACCCTAGCCTAGAGCTCAACCACTCCGTGCGTTCGTGGACCCAGTGGCGGCTGTAACGAGGCGGACTCGTGACCGCTACGACCTCTGCGTGCCTACGGATGGCCTCGACGGCCTCCACTACGCCGGGGTACAGCTCGAGCGAAGCACAGCGGCCTTCTACAAAGAAATCCTCTTCAAATGCCCGGAACTGTTCTGCCGACAGCGTCAGGAACATGTCCCAATGCCTCAGCCTAGATAGTTCCAGGTCCACTCCGAACTGCTCCCGCACATACTGAATTGCGGGGGTGGCGAAATCACAGAGTACCTGGTCTACATCAACCAATACGCGTTTGGCTTTCACGCGCCGGCTCTACACCGCTAGGTAGCCCCGTAGGATCGATCCTCAGCTGGCAAGGCAACCAGCCCCTCGGGGGTCACGAAGTACCCATGACGACAATCGTGCTCTGCCAGCTCTTGCGGCGTAGCTGGGCGCAGTATCTTGGCTAGCACGAGGTCTTCCATCAACTTCTCGACCCAATGAATCGGATAGCCCCCACACAGCCACAAAGAGATGGGTCCAACGCAATGCATCTTGGCAGGTTCCTGCCGTAGGTACTGGAGTAAGGACCGTAGAGCCCGCTCCTCGGAGGTTGCATCTCTCGAATCTGCCAACGAGTGCCTCTATTGCGCCCAACCACAAGGGAATTCACGGAAGAACCTCAATAGAAACGCCAGATTCCACCACGTCTGTAAAAATGACAGCACTGACGGCTTCCGGGTCAAGATGCATACACACGTCAATCGATGCATCTAGGTTCCAGCGCGCCTGGGATTCGTAGGCGTCTAGTCGGTAGTCGGATCTGAAAGTAAGGTAAACATCGCTGTTGAGAAGCACCGACGGGGCCTCCACGGTAAACAAGGACTTCGCATGTAAGCCCATCGCAACCGCATTGGGCTCGGCGATCAGTAGCCCCTCCGGCCCCAACTCACGGGTCCTCACGTGGACTTTCGCGCACTTGAGATGCGCCAAAGTCGCGATAGCCTTCGCTAGGCTTCTGGTCCACCCAGCGCGAATCCGGCCCCGGGCCGACCCGTACGAGTCATGCCGGAGATTGTTGGCGAGCCCATCCGCGACTAGCATTGAGACCTGGCTGAACAGGGTCCACTCGAGCGTCAGGCTGTGCGAGCTCGGAACCGGCTCATTCAGCCTGCACAGCCGCAATAGGCGACCGCTCGCGCCGCGATGATCACTGAGCAGCGTGGGGAGCTCGCCGCGTAGCTGCTCCGCGAGACTTGTGCGACCGCTCCGAGTTGCGATCCGAAATCTGGCGTCACCCTCTGCTTTTTGAAGCTCACTGCTGCGCGCCCGTTGCTGTAGCTTGGCGGTCAGGCTCCGATCTTCGGCTCGCCGAAAGTGGTGCTGCACAATGGCGGCTTCTACCTCTGGCTTCAGCCGCATGAGCGGGGTCGCCAGCTGGTCCGTTCCTTCACGAGCAACCGGGTCTGGTTGATAGAGAGCGTCCGGAGGGACTTGGGCAACAGCAAGCCCTGTGTCCGCGGACACCAATAGGGTCTGCTGTTTGTCGCGGGCCTCGAACTCTTCCGCCAAGAATAACGCGGTCGCAGCCCCGATCGATGTGCCCAAGGCCCGCCGCAGCCCCTCATCTAGGGCGCTCGCCAAGCGATCAACCTCCCATCCTTGAGTAGCAGCATCATCGAACAGCTGCTGGAGCTCCGGACTTGCGTGAATCGCACGGCGAGCCAAAAGGAGGTCAGCCCTTGGCGGGGCCGTCAAGGCCTCAAGACTTTCAAGCTTCACTAGATTAGACACATGCACCTCACGTGACTGAGAATTTGCGATCATTGCCACTGGGGTCTGCTGCGAAGCGAGCTCTAATGCCGTCATCTATCTCGGGGTCGAAGCCGATCCAGTCGAGCGTCTCGTTGATCTCCGTAACCATGGTCTTCACAATGCGCGGCTTACGGCCGAGCTCCCTAAGCAAGATGCCTTCATCCAAGCCGCGCTTCCTAGCGTCAAAGCTCGCCGTCAAAGCTGACTTGATGGCTTGCTCGATCTCTCGACCGACCATCAGCTTGGCTTTGTCCGCCAGTGCCGCGAGGTCGAACCCCCTCGTATCTTGGCCCCGCTTAGCGAGATGAATCTTGAGAATATCGACGCGGTCCTCGCACGATGGGAGGTCAAAAAACCACCTGTCATCGGTGCGGTTCACAAATTCAACCGGCAAGGTCTTGAGCGAGTTGGCAGTCATCGCCAAGCACACGGGAGCCTTGGTCTCCTGCAACCATGTCGACAGGATACCAATCGATCGACTCGTAGTGCCAGCGTCGGTCTGCGAAGAAGAGTGACTGCCGGCGAAACTCTTCTCGGCTTCATCCACCCAGACGATGCAAGGGGCCATAGACTCAATGATGCGAAGCGCACGATACATGTTGGCTTCCGAGCCCCCGACTTCGGCGGTCCGTAGCTTCCCCATCTCGAGCTGAATCACAGGCAGCCCCCACGCGTTGCCCAACGCCTTTATGCTCAGAGACTTGCCAGTGCCCCAGACACCAACGGCCAGAACACCCTTGGGCGGCTCAAGTCCAAAGGCTTGCCCTTCTGGGGTCCAGGTCGCTTTCGCCATCTGCACCCACTTCTTGAAGCGGGAGACTCCCCCTACTTGCTCGAACGAGTACTTGGAGGTGTCGACGTAGTGAACCAGGTCAGTCTTGCGCAGCTGCCGAAACTTGTACCGTGCGAGCTCGTCCCGGTCCCTGAGCGAGTCACGCTTGTATCCTTGGATGAGCGCTGACTGCACCTCGAAGGATGTCAGGCCTCGAAATATCCCCTCGGGATTCTCTGGCAACGGCACCTCGAGCTCGCCGCACGTATCGGAGACGACCTTGAGGATCTCATCTGCCGTGAGCCCCGTGTCATGCACCACTTCTGTGTACCGCTGTAGCTTCTCCGGGATGTAGCGGCGGCTACCAACACAAATGATGATCTTCGCCGTGCCGCTGTCGTTGTGCACTTGGTGCAAGATGTTCAGAAGCCGACGCTGCACGTGCTGATCCTGTAGCCAGCGCTCTGGGTCGGTGATCACGTAGTACTTGCGCTGTGGGCTCGCCTCGTCCTTGTAGATTGCAGTCAGCGCGTCCTGGATGTTGATGGTGTCCTTGTCGATCTTGTGTTCCTTGCGCTTCCAATCGTCGATCAGATCGAGCAGCGGGATGAGACCGAAAGCAGCGTTGTAGACGCGGACATTAGCGACCTTGTTGTCTCGACGCAGCCCTTCCTTGAGTTGATTGAGAAACCTGTCCTCTTCATCGGTGACGACGTAAATCAACCGTGTGATGCAGTGGAGATAGAAGCTGAACTCCGGGAGCATGCCGGCCAATTACACCAGAAACACCAAAGGCCCTGCTGGGGGTCGCCAGCAGAGCCTTTGGTAAATCAGCCAGCCAGAGCTCAGGCCATGTGCCACATGAGCACGATGTTGCCGTCTAGATCGCTCTGTCTTTCGTCGACCGTAGTGCCGTTTTTCGCGTACTCTTGGCGCAGTTGCGCCTCAGCGTAGTATTGGCGGAGCATGCCAAACTTAGCGGCTGAGTGCCCATGATCAGAGTCCCCAGAGATGATCCCAGTCTCTAGGTCGAGCCTCGCATGATGAAGCTCGCCCGACGTGATCAACAGCGTCTTACCATGCTCTTGGAAATCTAGGCCAGCCAGGTGCAGACAGTCCTTCGCAAGGTCCGCGTCCGTGATGTTGAGTTTGTTCGTGATCTTTCTCGACATGAAAATACCTCTTCTTCTTGGTTCCGGTGTTCTTGGGCTCAAGCGTCGGAGGTAGTCTCGATGGTCGTGTCGCAGTCCGGGCCTGTGACTTCCTCTCCGGTCGTCTGACCGAGACGCTCTGTCAACTTGTAGACTTCCTTGCAGTCACTGCCCTCGCGGTCGAGGACCTCTGTGACTATCGTGCCGTCTCTCATAATAGTGGTCTTACCCTTCATGAGGCGCTTCCTTAGGTGATGGATCTGGTGCGGACGGCATCAGCTACACCAACGGCTCACGCGCCTATCCTCACTTTCGCTCCGGTCTTCACGATCAGAGCATCTGGCGGTGCCTCAACTGGCGGCGATGCGGGCCACTCTGACGGTGTGGGCTTCTGTCTATTCCCAATCATCTGACCGGGTTTCGCTGGCGTATTCGTAAACGCCAGGTCGGGTCTCGCGGGAGCCGTGGGAGTCTTGGGCTCCGTGGGCAATGGGGTCGCCTCAGCCACAGGCGGCGGCTCCACGGTAGGAGCTGGCTCAGGCTCGGGCTCGGGGGTTACTATCGGTTCAGGAGTGACCGGCGCCTTGGCAACAGGTGCTGGTGAGGGGACAGTGACTCTCGTGACTTCCAGGTCTCTCGGGTCAACCCAGTTCGCCGGCTGTGCCGGTCGCGCGGGGTCGATCAACAGAAACTTCTGACCAGCGATTGACCCAAATCGCTCATCGTTGGGAAGCATTCTAGGCACTTCAGAGAACAGCCTCTCGTACCAGTTAGAAACCCTGTCCTCGAACTTTGAGTCGCCGAAACGGCTGCGGCTGCAATCAGGGTTGACGCAACGCACGCAACACTCCGCTGTGAACACATCCAGTGGAGCTCGCGGCTCTATGTTGCACTCCGCATACAGGTCAACTCGCTTCTTGGGCGCCATATTCGTTCTCCGCCTCGCACAGAAGATTCAGCCTCCCAAGGCAATCCATGAAGCGTTTCTTGTTGACGGGGCAGATCCAGGGGCCGAAGAGACTGACGGTCCCGCTCACGTCGGTGAGATGAAGGTCTAGCCCGTCATCTCTGTCAGTCGTGCTGACGATGACATCGCAAACTTGGTCAGCCGTCTGCAGGGTGAGCTTTTCGATCCGCAGCTTGAGCTCCCCGCGTTTGAGCCATGGCGGCGGGGCTCCAATCGGCGAGACCGCTCGAACTGGCTGGGCCGCCGCCCGAATAGGCACCGGCTCTGCGTAGACAGCTTTTGGAGCTTCCGGCTTCGGCTCGGGCGGTGCCCCGCCAGAGCCTGGACCCGGCGTCGGCGGCAACGCCTTGCCAACGAGCCATGGTGCATCGATGATCCTGAATACATCCCCTTCGAGCACCTCTTGCTGGTCAGGGGCCTCGGTCACCTGTTTCGTGGCCTTGTCCTTTTCAGCCTTGCGGGTCGTGCTGTACACAAACCCGTTCATCAAGACCTCATGCTTGCGGAGTGGGATCTCGTTCTCGCAACGGTCGATCTCGCTCTCCTTGATGTCTCGCTCCTTCTTGGCTCGCTCGACGGCAAAGCCCGACTTCCAGTTGAACCCGACGAGTGGCTCAACGATCAAAGGTACGACCCACCGCGGATTGTTAGGCAACCGCCAAGGGGACTCCATCAGATCTACAATGATGGGGAGCACCTCCGCGACGCGGTCATACCTCACCTCGAAAACAATTTCATCGTGCACGGTTAGAAGCATTCGCACAGAGTCATCACCCCCGTTCTTGAGCCAGCCCTCCTTGTGGAACTTCTTGGTGAGCAGGATGAGACTAATCTTCATGATGTCGGCGCCGGCACCCTGGATCTGATAGTTGACCGCATGCCGCTCTACTGCCGCCTGCACCGCACGGTCTTCGTGCCTCGCGTCCGGCAAAGAGAGCCAGCGCCCGAACGCCGTCGTCACCCCGAGCTGGTCCTTCACCTTCTGGTGTTGCTTTTTCACCCAGGCGGCGAAATTCGGCAGAGCCTTGTCGAACGCATGCTTGCGCCGCTTGGCCTCCATTTCATCGCAGCCCGTGGCAGCCATGAGCGCCTTGGTCCCGCCACCATAGAGAAGCGCGAAGTTCGCCGCTTTCCCCATGCCTCGTTCCTCTTTACTAACATCCTCCTTACCGAAGAACGCTCGAGCCGTGAGCGTGTGAAGATCACCGGATCCCTTCAAAAACTCCTCGATCCAGGCCTTCTCGACCGCCACGTTAGTTCCGATGCGTAGCTCTTGACCGGCATAATCTGCCTTGAGTACTGCGAACCCCAGGCGCCCGACGAAATCACGTCGGAGGTCCGAGTCCTTCGGGATCCCGTGAACGGGTATCCCGGAGTACCCCTGGTCGGCTTCACCCGCCGGTGCGCTAAATCGTCCTGAGGCGGCGCCGGTCTGCTTGAATGAGACACGGATCTCATCGTTCTCGTCAGGGTTGTTGGTGAGCCCTAATAGGTAGGTCCCGATGAACTTATCGACTTCTCGATACCTAACAATGTCCTTCAGAATGGTGGGTGCTTTCGGCGCCTTGGCCAACAGCTCGAGCGTCTCGCCGTCTGTCTTGTACTGGCCGCTCGCGGCGTTCTTCTCTGGCTTCGGCGTGATGTCGAGCCCACCGGGCTTTTCCCCAAACAAGAACTCAGACAGCTGCTTCGGGGAGTTTGGGTCGACCTCCATGCCACGTGCTTCGATGGAGAATCGGCGGATCTTCTCTACGAGCTCCGCCTTAATGGCCTCCTGCTCCAGAAGGAGCCCGCGAACATGCTCCCGGTTGATGCGGATGCGAGCTCGCTCCATGGGACGAAGCGCGCATGAGGTTTGCTTTTCGATGCGGTAGATGTTCCCGTGCCGCTCATGGCATAGCGGCACGATCCGCGGCAGCTTGCAGAGCAGGTAAGTGCAGATTGCATCCGAGCCGGCGTACCTCAAGACACCCGGCTCATCCGGCGCTAAGAGCGCGAAGCGAATGTCCTTCGCTCGACCGAAGAACAGGTCCTTCAGCTTGATCATCGTGTACGGATTGCCATCGGGGTCCCGAAGGAACTCTTTAGCCTTGGGCTTGAGGCCCAGCTGCTTATCGCCCGCGTAGATGCAAAAGGACGCGAGCATGCCATCCTCAAACGATGATGGATGCCACCAATCGATCCCGGTCACTGGATACAGAAACTCTTGATCGAACTGCGCATTCCAAAAATAGATGACCAGCTTGGGCGGCGAGCACTTGTAAGACAGCGGGTCCGCCGCCTTGTCCTCTGGCGTGCCCTCCGGGATGGCCGCGTGGCACAGCCGCGAAATAGCAGCCTCAACCTGCTCGATGGGTCTAACATTCAGATCCGGCCCACCGTCAGTAGGGGTGTGCCTAACAGGAATGTAAAACCCCTCCTTGCCATCGTGCGAGATGCAGAACCCCACGATCTTGTGCACGGTCTCAGGTGAGTTGTCGGCTCGATACTGAATCCGGTTGTCCAGCCCCTCAGTCTCGAGGTCCAGCGAACACGAACCGGCCCGGATGCACTCATCCACGATCTGATTCACCTGCTCAACCGAAGTCACCAGGGTGAACTTGTGGTGATTCATCCACGGTTCTTTTAGGTCGGGCACCGTGCGATCAGGTTTGATCCCGGAGCTCGAAAGGAAATCGAGCGGGTCATCGCCCTCCACCTCTACGAGAAGCTTCCGTTGAAGGGGTGCCGCTTTCTCAATGGTGGCTAGTTCATCAGCCATCCAGTCTGGTTGATCCTCCTCCTCCTCTGCAGGGGCCGCGACGGGTGCTGCTTCTTTCACCGTCGGCGGGGCCTCTTGTTGTTTGTCCACGAGCAACGCTTCGAAGTCTAGATCATCATCGATTTGGCTCATGCATCCTCCCTAACGACCACCACGTACACCTCCTCTCTCCAAAGCTTGATGACCTCAGCGACTAAAAGCCGCGGTTCCAGCCCCTCCGACTCGAAACACCACGGCATTTTTTTTAGCAGGAGTCCGCACTGTTTTGCATCGAACGAAGGGCACGTCCCCTTGTTCGCGCAAGTGCGGGCAGAACGAGGCAGCAGCAAGAGCTTGCCCTTCGGCGGCGGACCAAGCGAATCCACCAAAGGCCTAGTCCAACCACGCAGAGCGTGATCCATCACATCTTTGCTCACGCTAGGAAGGTCGAGCACCCCTTGCATAGGCAGCCACTCTTCTTCCCACGCGTCCCCGTAGCAGTAGATGAGATACAGCTGTAAGGTGCCCATCTCTGGGCTAGGTAGCTGCAGACGCCTTGGCACGGCTTGCCTCTGATAGAATGCGGTTCGCGATCTGACTCAACCGTTGTTTTCCGGTCTGCATATCGATCCGGCCACGCTCCAAGTGATGGCGCGTGAGGTCAAGGATTGACCCCAGCTTGAGATGGCGCGTCAACTCAAAGGAGTCACGGTGTTCCCGCAGTAGCCGCTCGCAGCTGTCAAGCAAGCGTTCCACCTCCACGGCCAAGGGGTCCTCAACGCGTCTTTCGTCCTCGCCTCTAGTGAGTGGGGGGTCCGGGACGGTCAACCCGAAGTCGCGCTCTATCTGACGTAAGACATCCGTGAAGCGCTCAGTCCCCGTGAACTTTTTCCACAGACCGATAGCATCCCAGTTTTCGTGGCACACGAAGCACCAGACATGGGATTGGCTATCGCCTTCCTCTGGAAAATACTTTGCGCTCGGGTGACTGTCCGTGCCGTGGAAAGGGCATGAGATCTGTTCGGCAGCGGAGCCATGTCTCCGCAGCGTGACCCCGTTACGACTCAGGACATCAGCTGCGGAGACATGGCTGCGGATGTTGGCAGCCCTCAGCTTATACCAGTCGCGGAAGCGAGACTCGTAGCTGTCGAGCTCGTGACTTTGCCTGGGCATTGTCCCCCCTAGAGCTGCACGTCAATACCGCCGGTCATCATCGCGTCGTGATCGTCGACCACGAACCCCTCACCGCCCTCCCTTGCCGCCGACGTGATCCTGCGACAGGCGAACTGCACACGGGCCGTGAACGGGTCAAAGAGCCGGTTGTCCCGGTTCTTTAGATTCGTGAACTTAGTCGCGCCCATTTTGCGCAGCTCTTCATTGAGGTACGAGGTCGTGATGACGTCCGCGGTCTTCTCGCAGTTGTTTGCGTACGTAAGGGCATTCATCTTGTAAATGCCGTCGTTCTTGTCAGCCTCGGTCTTGCCGTTGCGATTGATCTGAAACAGCATGATGACGGGGATTCCGGCATTGTTGTCGAACGTCAGAGCCAGCCGCTTGCAGTCATTGATCACCGAGTTGATCTCGATCGTGTAGTCCTTGTTCTTGCGTGCTTTGCGTGCCTCGATCCACTGCCCGTGATCGAATATCACCAGCCCCACCTCGAACTCCCGGTGCAACATCTCGAGCTCGGTCTTGATGTCCGCCGTGGTCCACTCACGGTCCGGGGTGACAACCTCGAACGTCGTGTACGTCGGGTTGCTCTCAAAGTCCGTTACGACATGGTTGAGGTAGAAGTCTCTCTCCTCGGGCGTGAGCTCGCCGTCCCTGATCTTGCCGTAGTCGAGCGGCTGAAAACCCATTTGCCGAAAACGGGCGTTGGCCGAGTGTTGGACCAAGATGTTTCTGCGGATCTGCTCGCGCGGCATCTCGAACGAGACGTAGACAACGTTCTTCTTGAAGCGGGTCACCGTGTTGTAAGCCCAGTTGCAGGCGAGCATTGTCTTGAGCTCACCCGGAAACGCGGCGTGTATCCAGAGCTCGCCCTTCTTGGCGCCCTTGCACGCCTCGTCCATTTCACGGAGCCCTGAGATGGCCCCAAGGGCCTTGCCGCGGTCGTTCTCTGCTCGCTGGTACTCCTCGCGAATCACGGCACCGTCGGTCCGAATATCACCGTGAATCTGCGCATTGTTCTCAGTGACACGGAGCTCCTGCAGGTTGGAACTGAGATACACGAACGCCGGCTCCAGCCCCTTCGTGATCTCCCCTGTCTTTTCGTCGGTCTTGCCTTTCATCAGGATCTCGTTGGCCTCCTTGATGATGTTGTGGGCCTTTCCCCTGACCACCTCGTCCTGCAACGCGCGCAGCAACGCTATGTAGTTAGTGCGTGCATAGGCACGCTCAATCCCGATCTCGGCGACCCGCAGTGCGAAGTCAGAACGCTCCACACTATTGAAATAGTCTGAGACCGTGGTCGAGGCTGGCATCTCAAAGTATTGGGCAAAGAAGCCCTGGATGAAGCGGTAGATGCTCTCATCATCAGGCCGACCCCAAGTGATCGTCCCCGAGTCGACAGCCTTGCGCAGATGCTGAAAGTTGCGAACCAGATTGGCCGACGACACTTCTTGATCGTACTCAATGACAGACCGCAGTAGACGCTTAGTCATAGTCCTGGAAGCCCCCCACCTGAATTGTTACGTCCCCCGCGACCCCACTTCTTTAACTTGGAGCGACCCCTGTTCTGCAGAGCGCCGGGCTCCGCCGTGAAGGCCTCCTTGGTCTCGATTGAACCAACCACGGGCTCGATATCGAGGCCCATCGCCACGGTCTCCCCGAGGGCCTGCATGCTAGCGCGGAGCTCACGGGCCGCCTTGACGTCGCCTCCTACATCGACGACTTCAAAGTTGTTCGTGATGTATGTCCCTACCGTATCGTTGTAAAACTTGTGCCCATCGCCAAAGTACTCCTCGCCCTCGATGAGCCAGGTTGGCTTGGATTCGGTCGCCCTGATATTGAGAGCCTCTTGAAGAACGTCGCCCGCCGCCACGTTCTTGTAGCCAAGTTGCCCTAGTCTGACGATCAGCAGAGAGCAATCGGAGATCAGGTCGCTGAGGTTGTTGAACGTGGCAAGGTCATCCCGGACCTTCTTCGACCGGTTACTGTACGAGAATTGGCCCAACCACACGCGCAAGAGCTTTTCATCGTTCACCATCCGAAAGGAGAAGCCCGGCAACACCGACTTTTTCCCGGACAGTGCCCACCTAAGATGGGCCGCAGCTTCAGACCACACGCCCTTGATGAAAAGGTTGTCTAGAGTGCGGTCCCCGATGACCTGATTGGTCTCGGGGTCGAGCTCCGGCATGAAGAGCTCGCTCTTGTGGTGCTTGGCTCTCGCGAGCTCCGACCCCAGGAACTGGAGCATCATCTCGCGCCGAAGGCAGAGACAGGGCCAGGATGCGATCTCACCATCCCGAACCTCTTCACGCCACTGCTCACCGTTGCAGAGACGGCATACCGGAGGACTATTGACTTGAGTCATTGGCTCGGCTCCTAAGGCTGTTGGCTAGGTCAACCGTGAAGTTCGAGCTGCGGTCAAAGTCCAAGGCTCCGACCGCAGACTCACCAAGGACCTTGTCTATGAGGTCCTTTTTCTTCTGAAGAATCTCGAGCGTGTAGTGGTCGATGGTTTTGCGCTGCTTCTCCGTGCTGCGTGGGCGCTCGGCTACAAGGTGCAGCGCGATCACGTGTTGGTGCGGCGAGCCGATACGAATTGGCCGGCCAAGCAGCTGCACGTAGTTGCCCCAACTCCACGGGGCGTTGTAGAAGATCATGGCTGACGCCGCCTGGAGGTTGATCGCCTCCGAGCCTGCGTCGGAGATGAAGATCACCCGTACACTGGATTTCAGGTCCTGAAACGCATCCTGTGCTTTTTTGCGCGCCGGGTTGCTCTTCGTATCCGTGACCTTGCCGCTCACCTCTACACTCTCGATCCCGGCCCTTTTGCAGATGTCGCGCAGGCGAGTGATCAGAGACGTGAAGCGGCAGTAGACGATGACTTTCTCATCGCTGAACTCTTCAGTCAGCAGATCGAGCAAGGCTTGCTCCTTGGCGCCCAAGGCGCGGACTTCCGTTTCCTCGCCGCTGACAACGTCGAGCTCGATCAAGTCTCCCGCGTCGTACTTGAGCAGAGACATCGAATCGACGGTCTTTTGACAGTAAATCAGCGCGACAAGGGTCTTGTTGTCAGAGTAGTCCTTGAGATTGCCGTCGCCCAAGGCGAGCATGCCGGACAAGGCCTCGCTGTACTTTGCGTCCTCAGCGGCCGAGAGCTCGCACGCGACCTCCCGAGTGATGAGCGTCGGCAGCTCGCTCGAGATCTCGTGCTTGGGTCGGCCCAAGAAGAATGGATCAATCCGGTCGCGGAAGGCCTGCAGGTTCTTGTAGCCTACGACGATCGGGATCTTCCGTGACCCGGCTACGCTCTGCAGTCTCGTGACGCAGTACTCGCGAAGGAAGGCCGACTTGGTCGTGAAGACCTGCGAGTAGATCACCTTGTAGATCGAGAACCCTTCGATCAGGTTGTTCTTCAGCAGCGTGGCGGTTAGCCCATAACAACGACTCGCTCGGTCGGACAGCTCTTTGCAGACCTGCCATGTCTTGGTGCGGTCGCTCTTGAATGCCGTCGCTTCATCGAAGGCAATGGTGAGGTGCGGGATGCGAGCCGTGATCCCGTCGAGGGTCCCACGGACAGGTGGCACCTTCGGGTCTGGCTTGCCTTTGATCAAAGGTGAGGGCTTTGCCCCTTGATGCCAGTCTCGCACAAGGGGCGCGTACCCCATCAGCATCACCGGCTTCGTGGGTCCCTTGTGCAGGGCGAACTCTAGATACGTTTGCTTGCGCTCGTTTGGCGTCCCGTCGACAACGTATGTGGTGATGCCCGTGGTGAACTTCTCGATCTCGGAACACCATTGGCGAAGTGCCGACTTCGGGCACACCACAATGACCTTGTTGTCGGGCTCTTTTTCCCACGTGTAACAAAGGGATGCGATCAAGACGAGAGTCTTGCCTGTGCCCGTGGCATCGCCGAGCACCATCCGCTTCATACTCAGCAGGTGGAAGATTGCCTGGACCTGGTAATACCTGATCGAGAGTGGCTGCAGCGTGCCATCCAGGACTTGGATCTCCTGGCGCAGCATCCCGATTGGCTTGAGCGTTACGTCTTTGCTAGCGCGGACCTTTTTGAGGGTTTCATAGACCTTGGCGTGCTTGGAGGTGGTGTCTTCAGAGGCTGCCATCGTGGGCAGCTACACCACCAACCCATCAGCCCCCTCGCGCCAATACGATCGACGCTGGGTCCACTTGCATATGAACGTTGTTCCGCACAAGCGGGTGCCCCTCGATACGATAGAGGTCAGCCGCTGAATATCCTTCACCCGTGCCGTTCGTACCGATGGTGATGTTGGACGGGGCCAGATTGAGTTGGGGCGGGCGGTGCTGGACGCTGGTTACGATGAGCATCATGAGCTCATCACCCGCCGAAACCTCGTTGAGCCCGACATTAGTGACGGCATTTCGCACCAACATCGCGCGCCCATGCACTGCGTTCACATGATTGGTCTGGGGAAATGCCGATATGTTTTGCATGGAGAGCGCGCCGCCCAGACATGTCCCACTGGCCGTGAACACGGACCCGCCGCGAGTAACGCGATAGTTCGTCAGGAGCGAGTAGTTTGCCTGCTCCCCGTCCACATGCACCAAAATGTCTCCAGGTGAACCCACGCCAGAAGTGGCAGTGTTGAGCGGGATCTCCTGTTGCTCGAGACTGTTCGGTGGCGCCAAGCCGGCGGCGGGGCCGTTGCCTACGACATCCGCATAGAAGAATGGGGCCATCGACTGAGTAGCAAATGCCTGACCTCGAAAGTCCTTGTCGCGAAACAAGGCACCAAGCGGCAACCGCTCCGTGCACCCAAGATATTCTGAGCCAATGTTCGTTACGTCGAGTGCAATGAAGTTGCCCGGGAGGACCTTCGGACGATCGGACGTCGCACCGCTCGGGGGGTAGAAACTCGCGCTCTGGTCTTCAAAACCAACATTCTTGAAGTCCAGCGGGTCTACAACAGCGTCGCCCGAGTAGCGCCCCGTGCCCAGATCGGTTGAGAAGCTGGTTGCCGCCAGTACCTCCAGGACTTTTTGGTTAGGACGCGTAAGCGCGGACGTGTTGAGCTTCGTGTTGCTCAGTTGGTAGGCTGAACCAGATGTCAACGGCCCTGGGGAGTAAGGGATATCAGTGTTGTTGGCCTGTGACCCCCATGCGTCACCCTGATAGGGTGTCCGCGAGTAGTTTATCAGGATCTGGTCGCTCTGCTGTGCAGGGCCTGGTAACAGCCCGGCAAGCCCAGCAACGGCCTTGTTGATGTTGTTCGCGCGACCTGTCGGCGATTCATCTACATCACCAGTGCCGACCTTCTTCCAGCCATTGGTGTTGCGCGGCCGTGTCAGGACAAGACGGAACTCCTTGGTCAAATCGAATGACCCGCGATCAAAACCAAACACCACAGCCTCAACCACGTATGACCCATCTGCGAAGGTTGCCAAGGGAACTGGTGCCTTCGAGATATCGATGGCTTTGGCGTTCAGGATGAACGTCGAGTCGCCGTCCGCATCGGTCTCAATCCACATCGGAGGGCCGTCTTGTGGCCCCATCGATTGCCGTAGCAAATTGACCGCAGTACCAGTGTCGCCACTCTGGCGCGCGTTCGTGAACGGACTGCTGTTCACGCTGTAGTCATCAACTTGATAGACGCCAAAGATCCGCGCTATGCCATAGAATGGAGGGAACTCCAGCCCTTGACGACCGAGCCCACGAGGGTCATTGAAGAAGCGAATACCGGCCCATAGACTACCTTCATTGCCGAGTTCTGCCTTGTTATAGGTGATCGGGGTCGACGTCGACGAAGTTGTCGCGGGCGTCTTCTGACTAAACACCGAGTATTCGTTTGAACCACCACTGCCATGATAGGCTACATAGTTGGCTTCCCCCTCTGGGGGAGTGTCCAGAGTGCTGGTCCGGACCATGTAGTTGATCCCCGTCGGAAAGGTGGCAGTCTCGATCGCCAACATCGGCACATGAATTTCACCCCATGCCGGAACAAGATGCCGCGGCAACGAAACGTAGATGCTTTCGTAGGCATCACTGTCGGGTCCGGTGACGTTGCCCACTCTGGTGCTGCAGAACAATTTGAGGGGGTCCGTCTGAGCCCACTTAGGAATGGGGTTTACGTCCTTATCGAAGAGCGGCATCAACCCTTGAGAAGCATGAATCGTGAAGCTGACAGCTCCAGCCGGAGCGCCAATGGGCCGATCTACTGTGATCGTCGTACCAATGGCCGCAGTAACCGTATACCGACCAGCGCCAGCGCCGGGCTCAGGAATCAGGAGTGCATCCCCCGCAACCACATTGGTCGCGCTCGCGGTGATCGTGGGGCTATTAACTCCGGGAAGCGTACCCGTTGATACGGTGCCGGCTTTTGGGTCTTGGTTTGGGTTCGCTGATCGACCATCGAGCGTCAAGAGCTTCGGAAAATCGATACGGCGAAACGGCGTGACCACCATGGTCTTGCTCCCGAGGTCCGCATACGTCTCTGCAGTGACTGGGAGTGTTCCGTTGAAACCCGTGTTCCGATATTTGCTCCACATCGGAGCCCAGCCTACCCGAGCTCCCTTGTTGCTCGCTGGGACGCCAGCCGATTGCGTTAGGAGGTCCGCATGTGGAGTGATGTAGGAAACCGAGTGGATAGCGTCGGGCCGACGGGCGAGGCCGCGCCCCGCGCCATAGACGATGTGAGCTCGGATATGTAGCAGGCGAGGCGACGCATCGGATGTGATCTGAGGCGGGAAGTTCCCGGCTAACGTAATGACCAGGTCCTGATCCGGGGCTGGGGACGTCGGCGTGACGGTGTACAGACTCGGGGACACATCACCATTCTCGCCTTCAAAACGGAGACGTACGGCACCAGAGACCCCATCATTCAACCAACGCACCTGATCGGTAGCGCCCGCTTGAAGCCCGTTTTTCAGCTGATTCACAGGGAGGACGATGACGTTGTTCGGCCCGAACTGACCTCCTGGCGATTGATGGGTCGTGTTGACCGTGAGCTGCAACGACCAGTTCTCGCCAATCGACGCGGCACCAGTCGTAACGGCGATCCCACTCGGTTTACAGATGAGCTCGACCGGCTGAATGGTCGCCGCATCGCTGAACACCATTCGGATGTTGTCCGGAGCATCAAGCTTCGTGACTCCCAAGGAAATGGCCGCCGATGTCAGAGCATCTTGATAAGACACGTAGGCACCGCGGGGACCTGTGCCGGTGAGCTTCCAATTGGCGCGCAGCTGTCCACGTAGGAGCTTGTCTAAGCTGCCTTTGAGCAGGGCCTCGTAGTCGAAGCCGTTCGGATTTACCGCGTGCCGCAGGTCCAGGATGTCTGTACTGGCGATCTGATCCGAGAATAGGCCGTCAGGGCGACCGGAGACCACACGAACGGGCGCGCCGGCCTTGTGCGCCTCTGCGACCGTGCCGTTGGAGCCCCGTGTGCCCGGAGCGATGTTGATCGTGGTGCCCGTGATCGACTGATAGAACATGAGCTCATCGTCGACTTGGATGAGCACCGGAGTCGCGGGATTCGCAGGCAGGGGCAGGAGCGCAACGTTAGTGGAGCCCGCTAAAGGCAACGACGTAGCCGCAGCCGTGACATTACTGAGCAGCGCGGGCGCCGGCAGAAATGTCTTGATCCCTGTGCGATTGACCGCGGTGGGATTGCGATTGAAGCCACCATTAAGATTCTGCGAAGGGTTGCCGCTCCAGGCAACGCTGTTGCGTCGAAAGACAACGGATATGGGGACGGCATAGGAGTAGCCGTCCACCGAACCTAGGAGATTCTGGGTCCCGTCACCAGCACGCCACAAGCCCGGGTCCCCGAGCGCTTGGCGCATGTTCGTGAACGTGTAACTCGTCGGGGTAGCTGCTGCGCCCTGTGCCTTGACAACCACGGGGTCGAATCCGTCCGGGTTGCCGGTGAGCCCGACGAGTCCCTTCACGACACGCACGCGGTACTGAATCTGGACGCGCTGGTTGGTCTCAAAGCCGATCGCCGGATCAACCAAGTCGTCAGGCAAGTAGCTGAAGCCACCCTCGACGTTACCGAACCGGTAGACGGCACTCGCCGATGGCTTATTGGTCGCGGAAGGATTCGGCTGAATGCGCGCCTTCCACACCTCGAGAAAGACGAAATCGATGCGGAAGTCGCCAGCCGCCCCAGGCGGTGGATCCAGAGCGATGACGTTCGAGTAGTCGACCTCATTCGGAGAGCCTGGAGGGGAGCCTGTCCCGGTGCCCGCCACAGGGATCAGCCAGCCATTGACGTTGGCCCACATGATCGGGGCCGTTTCGCCGGTGCGCTGAGGGCCGAATTTGAAGTAGTTGGACCACGCAGGATTGGTCAGGAAGGCCTTCTGCTGGTTTGTGTCATTTCCCAAGAACCCGCTCGGCGTACCGCGGAGGACTGCTGACTGCACAGTCTCCAACGCCAAGGTCTGCATCAGATTTAGTTCGCCATCACATGGCGGCTTACCTTGTTGCCAGATCGTTTCAGCGTATTGGGTCCCGGCCGATTGTAGAACTCGAGACACCCCTGGACCAAGGTTCGTTGTCATTTGATGTAATCCTTCATGTCACTTAACTTGAAACTTGATAGGGAGTTTCTAAGAAAACGGGCCAGGGTCCGGAAACCCTGGCCCGTCATCAACATCCCTCTACACCGATGGCGCTACCGCACTCGCTTACTTCGAAGGGCCTGAATCATCAGGCTTCTTCACGAAGAGTGCCTTGAGCAGCTCGTATATCCATACCGAGACAACGCCCGCCAATGCGAAGTACACCAGGCCCTCAATAAGCATGGTCATCCATGGCTCTGGGTAGAGCCAGAATAGACCGATGAGGAGGCCCGCCAAGATTGGCTGCAGCGCCAGTGTTTTGTAGCCCAACCGGAAGAACCACGAAGGCTTGCCCGTCTCGTAGTTCTGCTGAGTGAAAATGTGGTTTCTCAAGATGTAGCTCAAGAGCAATAGGATCAGCACCACCACGATGAACGGTATGCCGGAGAACTGCACCGCCGTCGGCGTACGAACACCGGTGATCCAGTCTTTGGTGCCGCGAGCCTTCGGCGCTGCCGCTAGACTCTGAGCCACGTGATCGTATACACCCCACGCTCCGCCCGACGCCCATGTCCCGTGCAACGTGTACAAGTTGCAGGGCGCGTTCATCTTCGTCGCGAACTTGGTCAGCATGTAGACGTAGGCATCAGCCGATGACTGGTTGGACGCCCAGACATCCGCGTTCTGCAGGTGATGCATCCCCGCTTCGTAACAACCGAGCATCGGAATGCCGTAATTCGCTGTCTGAGTGACACCGACCGCGATCGGCTCGCCGCTCACTTTTTCGTCGACCTCACTCTTCCAGCGAGCCAACGTTTCAGTGGCGCCGTTCGTGCCGTTGCCGATGTATGGCGCCAAAGCCATCATGTCGATCTTCTGGGCCTTCGGATTCCACTTGGTCGACCTGTAGACGGTGACTAGTGCCTGACTCGTCAGGTCGAGGTTGCCGGACTCCGAGAACACGCGGATGACCCGTTTGCCCATCTCACTGGCCCCGAAGACGTCCTGATAGATCTGGTACATCTGCAGAGCTCGGTACATCTCGTGAGAGATACCCTGGTACCACTCGTTGTCGCCTGGGAGACCGCCAGCCTTACCGGCAGCAATCGCTTGGGCGAACTGCGCAAACGATCCATTCCAGACCTCGTTCGACAGCTCAATATAGGCGCGAAGATTCGGCTTGAGCTTGCTCTTGATGAGCGTCGCTTCCTGCTTGATATAGTTGTCATCCGCCAGATACGGATGCGTGAACCAGCAATCGACGTTGCCCTTGTTGCAAAGATCAATCTGCCACTCGATGGCCATACCCGTGGTTGAATCCGGGCTCGAACCATCGATGTAGATCTCAGCGTTCCGAGGATCCGTTGGCAGCTTCCGCTGATCCCAGCTCGTGATCTTGCTCCAGTTGACAGCGTTGGTATCCATGTGCCGGAACGTCGAATACCCGCTCAGGTCAGTGAGAAAATCCGGGTTCCAGATGTCGGCGCCAGATGAGTATGCGGTCGCCCAGTTGACGCCACTCTTGTAAATGGACGTGCCGGCCCAGTCCGCGATGAACCACTCTTGCGTACCAACCGTCATCTTACCTGGGAGCGGTCCAACGGAGCCGCCAGAGCCGCCACCACCACCGCCGACGGCACCGCTACCACCGGTTGCGATCCCTCCACTGCCACCGCGGCCACCACTACCACCACGGCCACCGCTACCACCGACCGCACTACCGCCGCTGCCTCCACGGCCACCGCCGCCACTGCCACCAGAACCGGCCGCGACCACATCAAAATAGACGCTCGGAGTGGCGTCATGCCAGCCAGTCTCATCTCGATAGCTCGAGTAAGACTCCCAGCGCCCGACGGGGTCATCTGCCGTGAAAGTACGCGACGCCTTAACTGTCACGCTACCGTTCGCCGGAATTGTCACATCGGTCACATATGGGAGCAGATCTTCGTAGGGACCGTCAGCGTGCGTGCCACCAGGTGGACGCCCCGCGATCGCGATCTCAAGCAGTGTAATCGGAGCACTCGACGTGTTGCCGTAAACGACCGTTCCATTCAGGGTCTGTCCACTCTGCACACGCGTCTTGTCGAGCTTCAACGGCGTCTTCACCGTGACCCCACCGGTCACCCCGCCACCTCCGCCACCACGCCCGCCACGTCCAGCAGTGGCAACGCCACCTACGCCGCCGCGTCCACCGACACCTCCGACACCAGCACGTCCGGCTCCCCCGGTCGCGCCAACACCTCCGGCTCCAGCACCGCCAGACCCCGCAAAGGATGGGCACATCCACGCCGGGGCACAGCATACTATCGGAGGGCTGCTGCTGCCTGCAGCACCGGTCGGATTACCACCCGTAGTTGGACTTGGCGCGGCGCCACAGTACACGCCGATTCCCCCGCCAATAATTAGGGCTAGCGCGATTAGAAACCACCACTTGATATTGGACATGTTTGTCTCCCACAGGGCACCTTCCATAAGAAAAAGCTTATGGTGATCTCGCGTAACCGAAGTATCACGCCGTCAGATCGTCACCTTGAGCTCCACAGGTTCCGGTCGAGTAGTATCGCAACCGCATACTGCTCCCGAGCCCCCGAGGACTAAGACCCCGCTCAATGTCCAACACCTGGAAACTCTGCGCTTGGAGCCCCTCTTCCAGCACCTCACGAGCCTTACCCGGCTCGCCGTCGCCACATGTGTAGAAGTCCACCGCCGCGTAGCCAATCTCCGGCCACGTGTGAATCGACAGGTGAGACTCTTCCAACACAACTACGCCGGTAACGCCTTGCGGCTTGAACGCATGAAACACCGAGGTGACAATGGTCATTTGAGCCGCCCTAGCCGCTCGCTCCATCAGATCTCGAATCCGGTCCACGTTATTGAGGGCACCGAATTCGCATCCGATGAACTCGACCACTAGGTGCCTACCGCAGGTATCCAATTCACGGGCCTCCGCTTTTTCAGTAGCAACAGGATTCTACAAGGACATTCGGGAGGCCGGATTTAACCCAACCGCCCTAGTAGATCAGCGCCCAGCCGCCCAGATAGAGACGACGTCCGGGAGCTGGTGTCGTCATGTTGGTGAAGGTCAGCTGCACCGCGTTGCCTTGATTAGGCACTGGCACGTTCAATACCGAGCCGTTCGTGATTGGCATACTTGGATTGCCGCTGAAGGCGATGTTGCAAAGCAGCAAGTCAGAGTCTTCTTCGACGTATGTCCGAGAGAAGCGCCCCGTGCTTGGATCGTTGTTCGTGAACGAGTATGCCTCCCAAACGACAACACACGTTGACGGCGTGTTGTCGAGACCAACACTCGCGGTGATAAGATTGCCCTGGCCGAATATGCAGTGTTGAGCCATGTCTGCACCGACCGAGACGTGCAGACTGGATGGCGACACCACACTGGGTGTATCGTCAACCGTCATACAATGGTCAACAAGAATCTTAGGAAACCCAACGTAAGAGGCCTGTATTCCAGCTTCCTTAGCGAGAAGAAGTTCCGACAGATTCTTCGGTTTGCCACGAATCTGGACCCCGTCAGGAACCCGAATCAGCAGGGCGCCAGTCGAATCGGTCTGCCCACTCTCTGACGTGGTAACATCGATAATCTGAGAATCCGGCGTGAATGGGTCTACTAGGTAGTGAATGCTCATATATCAACGGCTCCAGGCTATTGCCGGGCTAGCGCTAGTTGGCTCGCTTGTTCAAAAGAAGTCCCTTGACCCTAAACACACTCGCAGTCGTGCTACTCGTAGTGGCGCTCTCACTGTCGAAAAAGACACCGTTTGTTTCGTCAAACAGGGCGTATCGAATGAGTAGGATGATCACTAGCTGTCCGCGACGTCCCAAGGGCTCAGTGTCACTCGTCAGCTCCGCCAAAATGGCGAGCACATTCTTGTGCCGATCCGAGTTGCTCAAGTCTTGAGCATAGGCGTTGGGCACATACGCCCCCAATGGCACTGAGGTGAAGTAGCTTCGGCCCTCGACGTCGATATCCCCAAGGCCTCGTTGGAACGTCAACGATTCTGGACTAGCGACCATTGAAATATACGTGGGCAGGCAGAGCATGCCCGTAGAGGCATCGAAATTGGCGACGCTGATCTCAGGGCTCGCGGCGAGCTCTGCCTCACCGTCAAAGTCACCGACCACGGGCGGAAAGATGCCGCCGGTCTGCAGGTACGCAGTTGGGAAAGGATATGCCTCACCCTGCGAGCCGGAACCAGCTGTTAGGCTTATCAGTTTGCCGGAGACCAGCTTCGGAACAACAGTCAGGCTGATGCCAGCGATAGCGCCCCGGGCCATCTGAGGCGCGGCGGCACGGAAGTAAATTGACAGCTGCGGGGTGACCGCAGGGGTGGTCAGCCGCGGTATCGGCCGCCTCGCCTTATACTTCACAGTGATCTGGACGGGAGTGGCTGGAGTGTTGACGTTGAACGTAACGATTCGCCCGCTGGGGTCCAAGGCTCCGGCTGTTGCCGACGCGACCGGAGCTGTCGAGACCGAGATGAGCTCGATCGCTCGCTCAGGCAGTGTCATTTTGTTAGTGACTATCGCGTTCCCCTGCGTATAGGTCAGTTCAAGCGTCTGATACTCGACCTGCACTTCACGGTGGGGCTCATCGAAGCTTTTGAGCCCAGGATTATCGAAGACAGCGTTATCGCAGAAGATCGGTGTTGTAGAAGGCAGCGGCGCGGTAGTGAGCTCGAAGCTGTCTACCCCATAGGTCTCAACAGGGGTATGGGTCAACCCCACTCCACGCGGGTACGCTACCAGCAGCGTCACGTACAAACTCTCGTCGGTAAGACCAAGAGGGGCAACGGTGCCGGCGATTGTGATGACCACAGGAGCAACAGGCGCCGACCCAAGCCCCGTAATAGAGATATGCGGCTCTGCATTCGCTGCCTTGTGTGACTCCGAAGGACCCGCCCAGTGAGCCTCGACCACATCCAAGAACAAAGAACCGTCTGGCGCTAAGCTGCTCCAGTCGAATGCCGCGTACGGATACACAAGCAGAGACGTTGGACCAATCGTCACCACGCTACCAGCGACCCAACCTCCACCGGGAGCCGGGTATCTTAGCGTGACCGTCTCATAGATAGAGCGATCGGAGAATCGGCGCCTCACCGCATCGAATTGCTGAATCTCAGCAGCGGGAACCGCCGGTGTCTGAGTGCCCCCTATCTCATTCGCAACGAATACCGTTGTGCCGTGAGATCCGCCCCCTGCCAAATTGTCAGTGATCTCGGTGCGCAACGAATTGTCGAGGATCGCGTTCGTGTTCTTCTCAAGAACCTCTTCCAATGACCAACCAGTCGGCGACACACCGTGTCTCAGATCTAGTAGGTCTGCGGCTGCAATGATGTTGTTGAACAGACCATCGGGGCGATCAGATGTGCCTGGACTTGCCGCGCCGCCGTTCTGATTGGTTGCACGGTTGAAGGGCGCGGTATTACGGCGGAAGACCGCCAATAGCGGGATCGCGTACATGTAGCCATCAACGGTCCCCAGACCGTTGGTCGGGACGCCATCTCCAGCTCTCCAGAGTCCGGTATCACCGTTTGCCCATTGATTCGTGTAGTTGGGTTCGAGCCCAGGATAGGCGCTGCCATCCGGGGTCGTCGGGTTAGGAGGCACCGTGCGGGCCACCACGTTGAAGTCGTCGATACCGGATGGGTAAGTGAACACGTCCACATCGGCAATCGCTCGCAACCGATATTGGATCTGCACCCGTTTCGTGGTTTCAACTCCGACGTTGACGTTCAGAATATCGTCATCGAAGTTGTAGGTTGCGTCGTCAGCTCCAGGAGCGATCTTGACGTTACCATTGAACCAAATCCTGCCTGTTGGGCTCTTGCCAGTCATGTTGGCAGGAGCTGGCGACGCCGGTGACGCCGGGATCAGTCTCCGCCACACCTCAAGAATCACTAGGTTAGTTTGCTGTCCTCCCCCGGGGCCAGCGCTGAGATTGACACGGTTGGCAGTAGTCGCGCTATTGGTGCGTTGGATGGGGATAAACCAGCCGTTCACGTGCGCCAACAACGGCGGGATCTCGATCGTGTTGGCCACATTGATCGGAGCAAAGATGGCGCCGGTCGAGCTCGACGTGGTCAGGAAGTCATCAGATAACCAACCGGACGGCATCAAGCGCCGCACAGCGGCTTGTGCCGCCCCGCCGTCAATGTCCTGACTGAGGTTTAGCTCGATGTCCAGGAGGGGCTTGCCAGCCTGAGTGACAACAGTTTCCCATGCGTGCTGATCCGGAACCAGATACCCAGAGACGGCAGGCCCGTAGTTCTTATCCGCGGTCATGATATCCTTTGATGTAAGTCTTCATCATCCCATCCATCAGAAGGTCAACCGCCACACGATACTAAGGGTGCTTGTAGCCGGCTTGTTGATGACTGCGAACGTCAAATAGTTTATCAGCGTGTCATGCAGGGTCAGATCAACGGTGGGGTCGTACTGCCCATTGGAGGGACTGACTGGCTTACGAACGGCTAGGTTTGTGTCGATGTTGCCGCCCAAGAGCCCCATCTCAACCAGAGGGCCGACCGCCTCGGACTCTGCAAAAGTCGTCGTGAAATCGACCACGTTTGTTGGGATGGCACTCGGGACACCGTCGCCATCGATGAACTTGGTATCCGCAAAAGTCTTGCGAGCGATCTCCGAGTACAGCGAGCGCTGTGTATTGGTCGCCGCTGGAGGGCTCTGAAGGGACCAGCCAGTGTCGCCTGTGCCAACGGCAAGAGCATAAATCCCATGCGGCGGCTCAAGACTGTCCTTCATGAGCCGAGCGATGAGAATCGATGCGTCCAAGACAACCAGGTTCCGCAGCTCGCGCTCCAGCTGGATCACCCCGGTCTCGCCATCTCTCATCGTGAAGAAGACATCACCGCGGATATAGTTTTTGCCAAAGGTCTCTTGGCAGGCAGCTCTTACGGCAAAGCCCGGAGCTCGCTCTTGGGCTCTGGGTAAGGTCTCGACACTTCGCATCTGATCTCCCTCTTGTGCAGACAGCTACACCAGCAGCCATCGCATAAGAGGGTTAGATGACTAGAGCGTCTGCCTCCACAGTGGCTTCACCCGCTAGCTCGAAGTCCGGGGTATGGAGCTCAGCTTCACCTGCTAGCAAGAGGCCCACAACTGTAGTGTTCGAAGGCCCTGGGGGTGGGAATGGAGTCAGGTTGTCCGCGACAATAAAAGCCCCGGGCTTCGTCCAGACTAGGTTCCCGTTGTTCGCATCGGAGCCCACAGCGGTAGCACTCTCTACTTGGACGCTGCTCGATGAAGGGACCGTCACAATCAAGAAGTTTCCGTTGTTCGCAGGATTGGCGGCTTTCGTGATGGTCAAGATCTGACCCCTGTCAAGATTGCTCATCCCCGAAAGCCCTGTGACCGTCATCAACCCACCCGCGACAGCGCCGAGACTGGCGGATGTCCCATCCACCTCGAAGAGTTTCCAGGGCATGCCGTTCAACAGAGACACTCGGCCAGGGGGCCATATTCGTGTAACCGTGAGCGATGCCCAATCGTCTGTCGGCCGGGGCACGGTGTCTTCGAGCGGGAACTCGCTCGAGCCCATGCCAAGATCAAACCGGGCCTCCACAAGACGAGGGAAGGCCGCCCATAGGACCCAGTCAGCCGAGTTGATAACGCTGACTATGGGCGTCGGAACCAGGTTGAGCCCATGGGTAAGCAATGCACGCGGATCGAGCGGCTGCGGCGGGTGATATTCATCATAGGCCCGCGTACAGACGTCGACTTGGTCAACTTCAATGATCGAATTCGCCGCGGAGTTTTCCAGAGCGGGTGAGAAAAAGACGAGCCCGTTATGGATGCCGTACAGACCATACAAAACCTCACCGGAGAATTCCGGCACTGGGATCTGAGTCTGTAGAAGGTTCCCCACATACTGAAAGCTATCGGTGTTCGGGACCACGGGGGCATGGGTCAGAGAGACGACCCCGCTAAGGACGGTGAGCCGATAGTGGCGCGCATGTACCAGTTCTTCGCCCAAGACAAGGGCAATGGACCTAGCCGGATCGGGGTCGGACTGCTCAATAGTGATGGACGTGATCGCAACCGGGGTCCCGTTGGAGTCCGTTAAGATGTACTCCGCGAGGTCAGCGAACGAATCAGGGAGCATTGGCTCGGAGAAGACCGCTCGAACACGAGTCGGCCCAGTGGCCACGGCGTAGAAAGAGGGCTCCACCAAGACGCCGGTGAACTGCGCACTGTTGAGCGCCGGGTCGAGTGGCTGACCAAGAAACCCGCGAGCCGCAGAAATCGTAACCGTGTAAAGAATGGCCGCCAGAGGCTCGGTGTGGAGGACGACCGACTGCGCAGTCTCCAGCACTATGAAGTCAACGACCAGGGGCGGCGTAATCGAGTAATTCGCTATCGACAGCAGCAGCGGAAACCCAGGATCGAACATCGCTGTGTAGCGGATGCGAACCTGAGTGGAAGACAAAACCGTAGCCGATTCGATACCGTAGCTCTGAAGAGAGCTGCCGTATGGGCTTCCCCCGTAGCTATCGACACCGTACGCGCCAACAAATGTTCCGTCTGCGGCGAGCTCAGAGCTACCAACGATGTCAACCGAGGCTTGTACTCTTGCGTAGTTCGAGACTGCCCCGAGGGTCGAGTCGCCGTGGATCGCAGCAGCCGAACTCGCAGCGACGGTAGCGGTCGCTCCCATCGTGGCCAGACCGTCGGCCAATACAATGTTGCCTAGCCCCGCGGCAGCCGTCGCAGTTAGCGCAGATGAACCAGCAAGGCTCGCTACTGCATTGACCCTTGGAGTCGCCGTCAAAGTAGACGAGCCCGCGAGCCCCGCGGTGTTCACCTGACGCAGGCCCGCCACAGCGGTCAGTGACGACGCGCCCGCCAGATCTGCATCGATGGCCCCATTGAGGGCGGTCATTGACGACTCGCCAGCCAAGTCTGCTTCTGCCGTAAGCGCACCGGTAACGGTGACCGTCAACGTGGAGTCGCCGGGTAGCTCAAGGCCGGCGCTGCCCTGCTGGTTACCTAAAGCCGTCATCGAGGACTGGCCAGCTAAGTCCGCAGTAACGGCCAAATTGAGGGCGGTCATTGATGACTCGCCCGCCAGGTTCGCTACTCCCTGGACATCAACAATAACCGTCAAACTAGCTTCGCCTGTCAGCTCCGCAGTGGCATCACGCTGCCTGACAGGCGGCAAGACGACCGACACCATCGAAGACGCAGTGAGGGCCGACTGACGTGGGTATGTGGCGGTTGCATCGGCGGTCTGAACCGCCGCCCCAGCAACAGTCACAGTCGTTGTGAAAGAGACGCCGGGCTCACCGGTCAGCGTCGAAGCGCCATCAAGATACGCCTCGGGGAGGCTTCCTGTGGCATCCAGGGTCGACTCTCCAGCGAGAGTCGCTATGGGACCAATAATGGCCTCAGCGGCTAGAATCGCTGCGCCGGCTTGAGTCGAGCTCACAGCGTAGGTCGCGCTCGCATCTGCGCCTAATGTCGCCTCTCCATCCAGATTTGCTGAAATGTCTACGATCGCCATGGGCTCACTCTAGCTAAACATCGATGAAGATTTGAATCGAGTTAGTCCCTGGGTCTCGCACAAGTATGTAGTCGTGATAGGCGCCGTCGTAGAAATCGAACCGGATGCCCCCGACGGTTTGCCCATTGTTGAGATCTACGGCGAGCACATACCGCTCGCCTATAGGCGTGGTCACGAAGGCCAGGCCGACCGTCACACCCGGCGATGAGAAGCCCACCCTCACCTGGCTGTCTCCCAGGCCAAGACTTGAGTCCTGCACCAAACGTAAGCGAAACTTTACTTCTGTGCGTAGTGAGATCGCGTCTGGAAGCGGGGTGTTGTTGCGGAAGAGAGTACGTGTGCCAACAGCGTCGGTGCCGTAGGTAAGGATGCCACCAGAGGTTGTGGCAAATTGGTGCGGCGCTGTGCTCTGCTTGGTAGTAACGGAATAGACCGCTGCCAAAGTGGTCGGCGGGGCGGGCGTTAGAATCAGTTGCGTTGCCGCCACGGAAACCACGCGGTAGTTCCCCTTCGCCGCGGTGTTCTCGATCTCGACTAGGTCTCCAGCTTGCACCCCGTCCGATATAAAGCTGGCGCTGAGATCAATCAGCGACGCCGCGCTACTAGAGAGGGCCGCTATGCCTGTTGCGATCTCCGTGGAGCGCGACCATGGAGTAGACGCTGTTGCGTCGTTCTCAGGAATGACCGAGCCGTCGTACGAAAGGCAAATCTCCTTCTGAAAGGTTATGTCGCCAAAAGTGGGCTGGGACTCATCGTCAAACGGGGCGATGAGATCTGGTGCCCCCGTCGAGGTCTCAATGACCTGCAGGCTGTTGTACAGCACATCATCCGGCACGAGGATCTCGACCCGCTGCGCCGCCGAATTCAGCGCGAAGTTATGAGCATTGAGAACCATGGCTGGGCTACCAATCCCTGCCAGCGGGACCAAAACCGGCATGGGGGAACGGACCTCGTACGTCTGCGTCGACGGCACCAACGGAGTGCGATCGTTCAGCAGGGTAAACGCGATGAGGTTCGGGTCCCGCAGAAGGTCGGGCTCCGTCTGTGGAGGGATACCCTCTGACTCCGACCAAAAATTCGTGTGGTGATGGGGGATGTTCGTTCGATGGTGCTCGAACGAGGCCATGATGTTCCGCTGATTCAGGACTTGGTGATGCGGAACAATGCCGAGCTCGGAGATCGAGCGCACGGCGCCCAATTTCACGAAGTTCCAAGACGTCTGCGACAGGTTTGTCGGGTCAAATGCTCCCCAAGTCACCGATGGCAAGCCACTCGAGATAGCGCGTGGGATCCCCGCCGAGCTCGGGGGCAAAGCCGTATTGCTGTAGTCCGCATGGATCAGGACCTCGGGAGTGTCGTCGAGAAGAACCGAGACACCGCCGCTCGGGTCCTTAACGATCCTATAGCGGTGAGGTAGCGACCAATTGGTCTCCGTCACCGTTCGATAGGTCACCTCTGCCGGCTGCTCCGGAAAGATGCCCGTGACCGTTAGTTTCGTATTATCAAACCCGGGGGCCACACTTTGAACCGTGTAGACTCCCTTGTTAGCCCCATCGTCGATAATCAGCTGGTCGCCGATCACGACACCGCTCGCCACAAAGTTGGCAGTCATGTCCGTGAGCACGTTGCCGTTTACCGCCGCATCACGGCCAGCTGCAGACACAGGAAGGTGATAGCCAGTGAGCGAGCTCGGATCGTAGCCCTTCCAAATCCCACAGTACTTGCGAGCTGGGTCACCCGTCCGCCAGTAATTCGAGTACGCCCACACCGCCACGGACCTCGCCTGCATGCTCAGGGGCGTGGATGAGCCAAACGAAGCCATGCCTGTCAACGATGAAGGCGCGACCGTGTGAAAAGCACTGTATGGAATCGAGCCTACGAAGGCCCCATCAACGAACAACGACACAAGATTACCGCTCGTAGACTTCGCGAGTCGATACGTGTGAAAGTCGCCAAACCAATTGAACGCAAACCGTCCGCCGACAACCGGCGCACCATCAGAGTGGAGCTCCACATACCGCAGGCTCGAAACCTCGATGAGCTGGACACCGACGGCCTTGAGGCTATCGTACACAGAAGACATCACGCCAACGAACCCGACCACATCCGGCGTATAGCTCAGGACATTGACCCGGAACTCCAGCATGTAGTCGTTCAGGTTGCCGATGACGCGACCCGGATTCGAGACCAGCAGGTTGTCGGGAAGTGAATAGACCAGGCCATCCGTGGTGCTGGCGTCAGAGATTTGGAGGTGCTGCCCAACCATCACCGCGCTCTGCGTCCCCGTGGCAGCCCACGCATACGGAGCGAAGGCTGGAGGCAGCGAGCGTCCACCGTAACTGAACTTCGGGTAGGCCGTGTCGGAGAGGAAACTGAGCTGAATTAGGCGGTCGCCGTCGTCAATCGCCGCCATCACGGCATTTGGCGTGATCCCGTGCGTGTGGGTACGGATCGCAACGTCGATATCTAGAATGGTATCGTACGACTCCGACAGAAGCGGTTCGATGCGCGCGAAGCCTCGGAAGTCTCCGCTGACTAACCCCGCAGCACTCGCGGAAGGGAGGTCTGTGGCACTTGTGGAGTCGAGCAGCAGGTGCGTCCCGCCGATGATCGTCTCAGTCCCGTGGAACCCGACGGGGGTCCAGGGCTGGGGGTCTGATTCTGGCGGGGTGCTGCCCTCATACGTCACATAGACAGACGGCGCGGCTTGCAGCGGATTCGTCGGGATCGCCGTATACCGCACGAAGCTCCACACGGAGGAGTTCTCTGCCTCGCGCGACAGGGAACCCCAAAACGGCCCTTGCAACCCGGTAAAGGGTGCGTTCAGTTCCGACAGATACGGCAACTGATCCGATGGAACGCGCAGAGTCGCCACGATCGATCCATCCACATAGACGCTGACTATGCCGGCGCGGTCTCTGAAAATCCGATAGCCACGCAAGATGGCCCAATCCAGATCGGCGGCCTCACCAGTGGCGTCGCCCATGGTGTCGAGCCCACCGGTCCATGCGTCCGGAGAAGACGGGTCGTTGCCAAATCCTCGCCGAAGAATACCGAACTGCGGGCCGCTGCCGGAATTCAGGAAGCCGACGACCACCGCCGTTTCTTGGTCGGCGTATCCAGCCGCCACACCGGTGAACACGCCCTCCTGTGTGGGCACCGCGTCGATTCGCATGCGCCACGCGATCGCAAAAACGTGCTCAAAGGTGAGGTCGACCGTCCTGGTCCAGAATAGCCCCTGGCCGGTTGGCGATGGCCCCGTAGTGTTATCCGTAACCACAAGGTCCGTGCCGGACACAACAGCCTGTCCGGCGCCGTGACGTACCCACGGGTCTGGGGCGAGCTCGGGCAGCGTCGTGCCCTGGTAGTTGATGAAGATCGTCTCGAGCGTACGCGAGAGCGGCGGAAAGGCGATGCGATGGTTCGGCGAGTTCAGGAGCAGCAGGTTTGGATCGTTCAGCGCTACGGAATAGGCCCGCTCGTACGCGCGATACTTGAGGTCCCTCTGCTGCGGCTGGTCGACCATTGCCAGGAGATCAACCGGGTCGATCCGGTAAGTGCCGCCAGTCAGGCTCAAAACCGGCGCGTCCAAGATCAACATCGTGTCGCTGAAAACCGTGTCGATCTGCCGGCGCAGCCCCGCATTTGGTCCGCTCGTGATGGTAACGTACGACGCGGTGTTGATCGTCGTCAGGAATAGAGCGGACGCATCGCTAAGCGTAACGTTCGTGGGGAATGTGGCCGTCCCGGTCAGTTCGGAGCTCAACACCACGAAGTTCTCAGGCCGAATCAACGTGTTGTTGTAACGGTACTTGTGCCCCGAAGAATCCGTCGGCCTACCGAGGTCCCGGTTCCAATTGTTGAGCCGGAACTCCTTCGAGTTCAGACGCCGGATATCCACCACGGGGTTTTGAATCCACGAATAATCGACCAACACAGTGTCAGACGGGTCAGGCACCGTGGAGAGCACCACCTGACCCAGCAGACCGATCACCGCCTCGGGCGTGACCTCCACGTCGTTGATCGTAACCGCAACGTCACGAGGGTCATCCGCGATCATCCCCGCACGAGGGTCGACCAGCTCCCACACAATGCTTCCGTTGGCTGCATCCGGGATCGTGAAACTGGCCCGCACTTTCGCCACGGTCGCCGACACAATCGACGTGATCCGGTAGGTGCCAGCATTAGCAGTACCGCTCAACCGGAGGTATAGCCCAATCACGCTCGCGGACAGCGACGCCCCCGGCACAGTGATCTGAACCGCTGTGTTGATCGAACCGGTAGCGCCACTCTGAAGCACGAGCTCTGGTTTGCTGATTGGCCCGTGGTCCGTGAAGATCGAGCGTGAAGCTAGCGCCGGGCTGCCAGAGAAAAGGGCCTGGTTGAAGACCGGGTCAATGGGGTTGCCAGCGAGGTCATGCGGCGTGCCAACGGCATTGACCGCGACAATGTAGGAGCCCGTCGACAGCCCAACCGTGTTGAGCAAAACCTGGTTCGCCGCAACGGTCAGAACGCTCGTCACCCGAACCGCACTCGGCCCCGTGATCGAGTACTCTGCCGGGGACAGTAGCGCTGCGTCGATCCGCATCGCCTCCGAAAAAGTCACCAAAACCTGGCCCTCGTCGAACTGCTCGACAGTGGTCACCTTGGGTTTCGAGGAGGAAGCCGTGAAGGTCCACGCTGCTGCGTATGGCGCCCCGCCAAGGAACTCGCTCAAGCCACTGACACGAAGGGCGTACAAACTGCCATCGGTCGGCTTATTGATCTCGAGTCGGACCTGGATGACCGAAGAGCGGACACTAGCCTCTAACGCTCGCTTCGGGCCGCCGAGCCCACTCAACTCAGAGCCACCCTCCATGTGCGCGGGCGGGGCAATCAACATCCCATCGGCACCGAGCGAAGACGAGCCAAACATGAAGCTCGTGCTCGGCGAAACCGCTGCCAGCATCACTGTCACGGGCGGCAAAACTGTGACTGCCCGCACCATAACAGGCACCCCGCCATCAAGGGGCCGCAGCACATAGTTCGCCGCATCCAGCACCCCCTGTGGATCCAGAAGGGTCTCGAACGTCACGACGACATAGTTCTCTTGGCTGATTGCCGACATTGGTTCTCGCTACAGCTCAGACCCCTTAGAAGTCGTCGCTATGATCCTCTCCGACCACCCGACGGTTGACCTTCCGCCCCAACCGATCCCTGTCCTTGATGCCAGCCCAGTATGACCTGAAGTCATCATAGTGATAGATGCCCAGCCTCCACCGCATGGTGTCGAGAATCTGATGGAACGGGTCCTCCGGATGATTCGGGTCCGGCGGAGGGAACACCTCATCCGTGAAAATGTAGCGGAGCCTGTACAGCGTGTGGGCGGGCCGAACCAAGTCGAGCAGCTGCCGGATAGCTGTGTCCGCCGCAAAGACGTCAGGAGGAAAGCCGCCCCCCGGAACCGCGAGGTGATCGATGTTGAAACCAAACTGATCCGAGATGTCTAGGCCGCTGGCGCCCTGCCGCACCAGCAAGAACATCTCTGTCACCGTAACATCACCACTAACGAACAGCTCAACCACGTCCGACATGGACTCCGGGACAGAGCCCTGGAAGTAGATGCGTATCAGGTTGAGAAAAAAGTCCCGGAACTCTCGGTCACTGAAACCGAGGTCGGGTATCTTGCTGTTGACCAACACCAGGTAGCCGATCACCGACCACAGAAAGTCCGAGCGGGTCCGGTTGAAATCGAAGTCGAACGAGACATCCTCCAAGCCGAGCTCGAGCCGAGCCAACTCGACGGCGACCGCTTTCAGGGCCTGCGTATAGTTTGGCCCCTGCACGGCTGACACATAGTTCGACGGCAGCAGGTTGAGCAATGTTGTGAAGATCGTCTGGGATCGCTGCATCAAGCGCAGCGAGTATTCCTTGCCCTTCTGCTCGATGGTGCTGTTTAGGCGACCTGGGTCGTAGACAAATCTAGCCATCAGCCCTCCGTAAATTCTCGGTAGGTGACGGTTAGGACGCCTAGGTCGATGACCTCCATCGCAGACACCGAAATATCGTGAGATCCCTTGTCACCACGGATGATGTAGCTCACCGCGTATGCGTGATTCGTGGGGCTGTCAGGCGGGACCCCCGACCCGAGCAAGGACACCACCACGTGATTGGCAGTCAGCCGCAGTCGCTCCGCTTCGTATTGGTTGGGCAGAAACCCCTGGCCAGCCAAAGTTGCATCATCCGAATACCCAGCGATGATGGCGCCACCTGCCCCAATGATAAATGCCTGCCTCGCAGCCGTGCAGACGGAGGTCAAGTCAAGGGACATGAGCATCACAATGTCGTCCTGGAACACGCCCTTGTGCTCCGTGTCGAGCCCCCCACCATCAGTCGTCGGAAACTCAAGCGGATTGGTCAGGATGTACCCGAGGTTCCCGCCATTATCCAACGAGTCAACACGCCTGTAGGTCGACAGCACGTCTTCCCGCAGCTTCTGGCTTCCATCCGCGTAGGCCATCTTTGCCATGGGCAGAACGTTGAACTGCACTCCGCTGCTATTATCGATGGCCGAATCCACATTGGACTGCGCCACTCCTTGCCCGATGAGCTTCTTGTTCAGGTCAAGCGAGACGTTGTTCCGCAGGATGGGATCCGTCGAATCCTTCGACGCACCACGGGCAAGCTGGACGGTCGTTTCGATATCGATGTCATTCAGGATCGCCTGCTTTGCGAGCACGTCCGCGGTCACATGCCGCTTGTTGTCGAGGATGATCTGCAGCTGCTGCAGCAGATCGTTGATCACGTAGGTGACCGTGAAGTTCTCGTCATGGAAGTAGTCGACCGACACCTCCTGGCCGCTCGCAATAGCTGACGCCGCCGTGCGAACGATTTTAGCCGGAGTAGTCGGGGTCCCCGCGACAATGTCAAAGTCCGGCGCCGCCGTTCCCGGAGGCTGATACTCGAAGGTGCGCTGCTCATTGAACACCCGGATCGTGGTCGTATTGGCCCCGATCGAATCCAGCGGCTCTTGCTCAAAACCGATCAAGACGTGGAGCTCATCGTTCACCGTGATCGACTCGCCACTCGGAACGTTCCCCGACGGCGTAATGGCTACGTAGTTCTTGGCGATCGTGCTTTCACCATCAAGCAACGGATCATCTGTCTTGTAGAGCTTGTAGTGGACACCTTCCGTCAAGGATCCGCTCACCTCACCGACAACCGACACTACGCGTCGCACGGGCTGCAACGTCATGTAGAGCTTGTTCTGCGCTTGGAAACGATAGTCCGCGATGACGTTGTCATCCAAGGTCGTGATGGGCTGCGGCACAGCGTTGTCGATCTGAAATGTATTGTAAGTCAGAATGGTCACGCCATTGAGGTCGTAGTCAGCGCCCAGCGTGACATTGCGCACCCCCAAGCCCTGGGGCGCGTTGTTCAAGATCTCGATCAGCGGCGTAGTGGGGGTGACGCGCGAATCGAGCACGCGGAAGATAAGGTTGATAGGATCAAGGACCTCGCATTGCGTGTTGAGAGCCACGTCGAATGTGAACGCGAAGCGGTCCTGGACCTGGCGCTCCTGCAAGCCCTGAACCCAAACATCCACCTTGCCGCCAATGTGCTTGTTTCGCACATCGTCATAATCGCGCATCATGAGCGGGTCGCCGCTCTTGATGATCTTGTTGCGGATAACTCCGACTTTGGCAGCGGCCGTAGCCGCGTAACCGGTCGCGGTGCCAGTATCGACAGACGCAAACCCGAGCATCGCGCGGGCGGCCAAATCTGCGTTGGTCTCCCGGTCGTCACCAAATACCGTTGCCCCCTCGTTCACCGCCTTGAGGCCGCTCACACCGGTGATCGATTGAATCGACTTCGCAGGGACGTTCCCCGCTTTACCGGCCTGCTCGGCCACGATCGGCACACGGATCTCGTAACGCTTCTCGTTGAAGTTGTAGTACGAGTCAGCATTGGCAGCGACCATCGTGAAGGAACCGCCGATGCGATACCGCTGCGAGTTGATCCCCGCGCTGGCATCTGCGCTGGAGACAGCAAACGAGCCCGCGGGAACCTGAATGTTCTTGGTCGGGCGAGTAGCGGTATACAGCGTGAGGGTGCCAACTGACTGTCGACCCGGAAGCCTCGCCTTGTTGACGTTGCCGGCCAGCTTGTCGAACTGCTGGTCTATCAGATTCTGTACCGCCTGATCATTGACCAAGCCAAGCGCTGCCTTGAGCGCCTGCTTGTACGCACTGCTAATAACCGGGTCCGACTCGCCACTGCCACTAACGTTATCCAGTGCGAGCAAGGTCAGGAAGCTTTGACTCCGACTCACGAAGTCCACGAGAAACCAGATGCGCTCGGCTTCAGAGGCGAACGGGTCGATGTCGACATCCCGGGTTACCGACCCCGGGATCAGCGAGATCTCCGCGTTGACTCGAAGGACCGCGTTCATGTAATCGACCACGATCTGAAGCTGCGTCCGTCCAGGCAAGTCTCGGATGGTCGTGTCGACGATCAGCGGGGACCCGAGCACCTCTTGCGAGTAAGGCGTCTCGATTTCCCTGCTGGTGACCGAATCGAAGTAGACCCCTGTCGTCACGTAGTATAGCGGACTCGTGCTCGGGACATTCACGAACTGATCAGTGTTGATGATCCCCGTCCCGCCGCTTCGATTGTGGCTGAACACCACGAACTCATGCATCTCGTAGTTCTGGAATGTGCCCGTGAATCTGAACTCACCGGCTAGGTTCATGTTATCGTGGAATGAGTCCAATCGAACGGCGAGCTCGGTGCCAAACACATCCTCCTCGGAGATCCGCAGCCTGATTCGATTGGCGGAGCTCACATCCCAGACCGCAAGATCATCGAATGCTCGGATGTTGTCTTGCTGAAACTCACTCGGGGCGTTGACCGGCTTCTCGTTGATCCGATAGTAGCCGTTCTCGCCGGCAGGCGTCGATGACGCATAGAAGTTGAAGCCGAGGAAGGTAGCCACCTCTGGGAACTCCACCGGCTTAGCCACCAGGATGTCCACTCGGTCCCGATGGCGAAGCACGCGAATGCCAGTGGGGATCTGCGTCCCGGTCGTGTCGGTCGCCACAACTCTCGTAACGACAACCGAGGAAGTGGCAGATACCCCGCCCACTAGGTCAATGGCACGGAGCAAGACCGTGTTTACTCCGAACTCGAGAGGCAGCCCGGTCGGGTAAACAGTAAGATTCGGAACCGTGAAGGTGAGGAGCACGAAGCTGACCAGGTTCGGATCGGCGACGAACTGGCCGCCATTCACAGAGACCTGGATCGCGACCGTATCGATGGCCACAATGCCTTCGACGACAATCGCCTCCTCGTTAGTCGAGAACACTAGGTTTGTAGTAAACCCACCACTGCCGTCTCTCAGCGCGATTTGCGGGGCACTCGCCATCAGCCGACCTTTCCTTTCCCCGTGGCATTCGAAAGTCTACGCATATTGGATTTAGCCACTGAGGGCGAACCCCGAAAGAGACTGTCGAATCCGCCCCGGATCGGACGCTTGAGGTAGCCTCAAGCCTCGCGTAAGTTGTATGGGGTCTGATGACCGGTTCTGAACCACGCAGTTGACAAAGATCACGGTAGGATCCTGAGTGCTCTGCTCCAGGTTCACTGACAACAAGCGCAGCGGATACTCTCTATCCGTGACCTCCTGTTGGATCTTCTCCTCTTGCTGCGTCTTGATCTTCTGCCAGCGAGAGAACGCCTGTTGAATATCGGCGGCGATGAAATTCTGAGTGAAGCCGTCGGAGGCCAGCTTCTTGCCGATCGCATCGAGCAACCCTGTGCCGTACCAGGTGTGAAACTGGTTGCTACCCCGGATCGTATAGAAATCCTTTTGGAGTTCCTGAATGAGCAGTCCCTCGTCTCGGATCTCGATCAAGTTGCCGTTAATGTCGTAGCGCCAGTCGTGCTCGTAGCCCGTCCCCCCGCAACGGCGACATTCAGAGAGCACCGTCGAGTAAGAGATCTCCACGAAGTTTGAAGCGCTGCGTAGCGGCTCGTCGAACACGATCAGGCGCGTCGGGCGGTCTGGCAGCGAGCTCGGGTCTCCGACTAACGTCCAACCGGGCACGCTAGTCTGTCCACGGTACTCATGATTAACAGTGAACCCGAAGAGCGTCGCCGCGGTGCTGTCCGCGTAGAGAAAAATGCTCACGTCCGGCCCCGTGTCACGCGAAGCGAATGAGAGCCGGTCGTTGCTCTCCGTGAATACCACGCCGGTGAACCGCTGATTGAGCAAAGCCACCATCTGTGGGGCGCCCATCTTGTTCACGTTTGGAAGGACCACTGTCTGTGGCGCCTCCTGGTTGACGCTCAGGCGGAAAACATTGGTGGTCGACGTGACGGTAAACGGTCCGCGCCGCGTCCCCGAAGCCTTGCCCGGCAGATACACCCCGGGCGACGGGGCCTGTATGGTGTGATTGAGCAACACCCTGACTGAGGCCACCGCTGAGATCGGACGGAGCGGACGAACCGTCATGCGATCTGACGCCAAGTACAAAGCCTCTTCCGAGACCTCATGTGGACATTGTTGGTCTATATGACGGTCTGCCGACATCTAAATCTTTCTCTGCTTCACTGAGTAGGTTTCACAAGACCATCAAGAGTCCTCTGGTATGCGACCGCGGTAGCCCCCTTCGGCCCCGGCATAAAGGCCGCGACAGGAGCCTTCGCAAACTTGCCGTGGGGATCCGGACTGGCCGTGTCGTCGGTGATGGCCATGTAATTTCGGTTTACGGCCAACGAATCGATGATGGCCATGTAGTAAGCCAGCGACCCCTCTTGCTCCGGGGCGCCCTTGAGCAGCTGGAGCTCGTTGATCTCCGTCCCGAGCTGCTCGGAATAGTCGAGCGCGTGGCGGATCTTCCTCTCCAGGTAGTCGCGACGCCGCGCCAAGTCCGCAGAGACCCATCCCCGGAGAGCCTGGACAGTAACGGCCGACTCGGCATCGCCCAAGCCGTGGTCCCGAATGGCTTCCCCGTTGCTCAGGAGTTGCGCAGCGCGGCTCGCATCTCCAGCTATTCGAAAAACTGGCTGCGAACCGGACCGGAACTGCAGGTCAAACTGAGCATTGCCCCCCAGAGCCTCGTAGGCGCCAAAAAGCTTCCCGACATAGGTTGTCGGTGGGTCGTTGTCGACCTGGAGCGGCAGACCGGCAGCATCAAAAGCAAATGCCAGGTCGCCAATCCGCGCCCGCTCTGCTTTCAGATGCTTTATGCGGGCATCGATGAGGTGAAACTGCTCCGAGACATAGGACCGGAAACTTTCAAATTGACTCCGGGTGAATGTCCCGCCCCACTCAAACGCCATAATGCCTCCACCTTGCCCTTCACATCTAGACCCGCGGGCCTATAGGAGGCGGAGCATCGAACGATTAGGATCTTAGAAGATCAGATCTAGCGCCGTGACGTACGGCGTAACGTCCGCTGCCACATACGCCATAGCAGCGCCTGCCGTGTAGCCCGTCGGCCCGCTCGGCGGCGGCGTGCCGCCAGCGTTGTCAATCAACGATATCCACTCACCCACCCCACCGTCCGTGACTGGCACGTTGAGAATGTAGAAGCCAAGATTCAGACTTTCGACGAAGTCCAGGATCCCAGTCAGGTGCTTCAGGAACCTTTCGAGCGTGTCGATCTTTGCCACAATCAGGTCAATGAACGCGCGGAGCTCGGCCATCACCCCGGAGTAGGCGTCCGTCAAGGCCTGCATCTTGGCCAAGAGCTCGTAGATTATCTGGCCGGACCACGGCGCGATATCTCGCAGCAGGCTCAGCTGAACCCAATCCGGAGGGGCTCCGACGAGCGTGAAAGCCTTGCAGTGGTCCACCGCAACCACTACGTTCAAGCGAACCGTGGCATCCTCAAACACCTTGCTGTAGAGGACCCCAGCCGCCACAATATCTTGCCCAGCAGCTTGCGGGTCCTGCACCTTCGTGATCTCGAAAACCAGCTCGGCGAGGTTAGTAGCGTTGAGGCGGTCAATGTCAGGCTGACCCCTGGGAAAGGTGCCCTCCATGAGTGCCTTGAAGGACAAAGCCGCGTTGGCCTGGAGCATCGCGCTCCCCACAATATTCGCGAGCCTGGCCGCGTTCCGAACCACCCGAGAGTCATTCCAGGGGAACTCGGGCACCAGACCCGTAGCCGGGCTCGGCTGAAACGCCGTTGTGACGGAGAGGGGGCTGCCGGCGTACTGGCCAACCAAGGGGATGGCCTCGAACGCAGTCAGTGGCCCCGCCAGATTCTGGAGCGAGCCCTTCCCGATCGAGGTGTCAGGCGTCGGGGGGACGGCCTCGCCGTTGTCATCAATCTCCTGCCCCGCCGGCAGCGGCATATGGAAGTTGAATGAAAATGCGGTCTGAAACAACCGCTTCAACGTTTCAATGACGTCGAACTTCTCCGGATAGGTCGGGATCATGATCGGTGCAATAGGGGATGCTCGGCCCATCACCGGCTTATCGTTCTCATCCTCAGCGGGCCACTCAAGGTATGGATTCCCATCAATCGCATTGAGCTTAGGCGGGTCAAACGTAAGAATCTGGGGTTCGCGCTGCACAGCCAAAGACCCACTGAACGCCCTGACCCGATAGTAGTATGTCTTGTTCGGTACGACGTCCGAATCAATGTAGCGAAACGTTCCAAGCTGCCCGATCAGAAATGTTGAGGTTTCCTCAGCGGCATCAATCACGATGTAGTACTGGAACTTAAGGAACGGGTTGCCGTACTGGTCCATGAGCCGGATGCGGCGTATGAGGTACTCCCCTGAACCGCGGGCGCGAAACTGTGTCACTTGGCTCATCATGACCGGGCCAGCGGCACTCCGGTCATTCAAATCCGCAATCGAGACCTCACCGACCGCGGGGTTGGTCACACTTTTCTCGATGAGGAACTTTGGCGGCACAAAGTTTACCGAGGCCCCCTCAATGAGGTCCGAGAAACCGGGGTCCCCAGGCGTGCTGACCGGGGGCAACGACCACTCAACCGCAATTTGCGTCGGCTGCTGTTGGTAGACCTTGGTGATTGACAGGATGCGGTCACCGTTGGCCCCGACCGGCAACACCTTGAAGTTGGCCGGCGCTTGGTATTCAGGAGTCACGAACTCCTTGCCAAAGAATTTCGCCAGCACCTCGCAATACCGCATGAGGGACAACGGGTCCCCGGTATCCGCGACGATGAGCACGAACCCGCCCTTGGTCGTGCCAGCGACAGGCTGCGGGCGATTCGGATCTCGCGCGTCGTAGAGCCCGGCCTTGAATCGGCTTATAAACGAGCGGTAACCGCCGCTGGCGTGCTTGAAGTTGGGGTCGGTCTGCGGATTGGGGAAGTCGAACCACCCGTACATCCCGGTCCGCTTCATGGTCTCAAACAGGTCTAACACAAGCTTCAAGACGGCCTCGACCAGCGCCTTGATTGGGTTGCCGAAGTCTACAAGAAATACTTTGACAGATTCGAGTATGGCCTTCACCACCTCCAGATAGACCACGAGCGCTTCCATCGCCGCTCTGGCCCCCTCCAAGAGGTCCTTGCCCGGGATCTCAATCGCCAACGACTCCCAATTTGGATTTGCAGCCACCCTTTACCTATCCTTGCCCACCGTATTGGAGCTTCTCAAGCTTGCGCATCAGCCCCTTGATCTCGAGCTCAGTCGCCTTGATCCCCAGCAGGCAGATTTCTTTCACCCGCTCGTTGATAGCGAACTGACGCTTCTGCCACTTGGGCGGCTCCACGTCGGGCGGCTCTTTCTTCCCTTGTTCATCACTCATGTGCCCTCCACTGCCAGTAGCTTGGTCAACTGCTTCAGTATCTCTGCTTGCGCCTTGATCCGGTTTTTGATCGCCGTGTCTTGCCGGACCAATAGCCCGTCTTCGAGATTGATCCGAGCGTCGACCCACACGTATCGCTTGTCGTAGAGCTGATCGACGTTGACCAGAATGTCCTCGATCGCTGTTACGGCGGCGGGGATCTCAGCGAGCCGAGAGTTGACCCGAATCAACCGGGCGCTCAGAGTGGCATCTCGAAGGCTAGTCGCGTAAGAGTTGGTCGTATCCCCCGCTATCGCGATAGTCGCGACCAGCGTGTTGTAGAACGTTTGGGCCTCCGTGCGTCGGACCTCTATAGCCTTGTACAGCGTGTAGATAGTCCGCGCCGACTCACCCGAGATCCCGAACGTAGAGACCAATCGATAAGTCACAGGCCCAGGCGAGGTGAACGGCTCCACAGTCTCCAGGTGGGTTTCATCCAGCACTTTCTTGATCTGGTAGACCTGCGCGTTGGCCCCGGACTCGATGTAGATCACGTGCTGAGTGGTGACCTTGGAGTGCTCGAAGGTAGCCGCGCCATCAGTCAACGTGTTCACCGCGACCGTGGCGGCGCGGGGGGATGGAAGCAGAAAATCAGTGAAGGCCATATCGAGGACCTCCAACAGAGCCGCCTTCTCGTTGACGTACAACGGAATTTCCGCGGCCACGGCGTCCGTCAACGTGGTCTTCATGTCCGTGAGATAGGGAGGTGTGTAGTAGTTTCCGTATGACGACAAAGAGGCGACCACGCGGTAGCTGGAAGCAGCCGCTGGAGCGACAATGACCGATGTGACCGGTTTATCCAGCTCTAACAGCTGACTATTGAGTATCGTCTTGACCTGTCTACGCAACCCCTGATTGAGACCCGAAGTAATCACGACAGTCTCGCCCACTTGGACGTTGGCTGTGAAATTCGCGGTGAGGTCAGAGAGGCGCGTGGTGGTCGGGAAATACCCCTGATTACTGGGGCCAGACTTCGCGGTAGCCGTGGCTATCTCAATGTTGACGAAGCCGACCTGGTACAGCCACGGGTTGACGCCGGAGATGTTGAGTCCCGTCCCGTCAACCGATATGATGCGCCGAAAAAGTCGAGCTTCGGGGTCGAGAGAATTCGCACCCGAGGTGATTCGTACTATATCGAAGACCTGGATCGACGGCACGATTGCGCTAGTGGTGAACTCGATCCTTGTGCTGGAGTGAGAGCCGGCGAAGGTCTCGATCATGGTCACAAGGACCGGCGGTGAGATGCCATTGGATTCTGTCGTGAGGGACAGTATCCCGTTGATCATCGCGACCTCTGTATCGAGGTACCCCTTGAGCTCGCTGTTCTGGTCCGGGGTCTGAATCGGAAAGCTCAAATCACCGTCATCATCCTCGATGCCGCCATAGAGAGCAGGGATCCTAGCGGGCGCCGTTTCCTGGTTGGGGAACGAGACCAGCCCAGAGACCGCCTCACCGGACAGAAGCGGGCTGTTCCCAGCGGCTGAAGCCACATAGGTGATCTGACCCGTCTCGCCCGTGAAGGAATAGTCCCTGTTGAGCACGTGGTTGACCAGCTTGTTGACGCCAGTCTGCGAGGTGTCTGCCGGGGATCGGTAGACAGTGCACCCCTTGATGACCGTCACCGTCAACGGCGTCGTGAAGGTCAACGAAGTGGCGGTAACGCCGCTCCCGGCGATCGTAAGCGGTGCCCCAACGAGCGTCCCATTCGGTTGTTGGATTAGGCACAGCATGCCCGGGAGAAACTGAGGGTGCACGTAATCCGCGGACCCATTGGCGTTGTCGACCGCCAGGGTCGTTTCACCGGCGAACGCTTTCTTGGTCACCACAGCCCACGCCAGCCGAGTGTGAAGGCCAGAAACGGTCGTGATGTTCTCAGCGCCCGTATCGAGGACCTCGGTTCCTGGGGCTAGCGTAACCAGAGGATCGATGGCCGGCACCCCGAAGAAGTTCCGCTGCGTCGGGAAGAATCGGCTCAGATCGCCAGGCGTGTAGTACTTGCGAAAGGTGCCGATCGAAGTCACGGCAAACGGCGGATATGTCACCTCATATGGCGCGGGCGACACCTTGATCGCATCGTCGATCTGGTTCGTCACTGGCTCCGAAGGCGTCACAACGTGACCCGTCGTTCCGTCGAACAAAAACGAGCCGTCGTTGTTTCCTACGACAGAGCCATCGAGCCCTGTCTTGTACGCCTCCAGCAGCGTCACCATGTCGTTGTAAAAGAGCAGCGTGCCCCGGGCGATGACGTCCTGATTGAAGAGATGCCGTTCATCGAAGTACAGCGACTTGCGGCCTTGCTCCCACAGCTTCGGCTGAGACGAGTTGGACGTTTGCGGTCCCGAGCTCCCACTACTCGCCTGTGTGGCAATCTCGAGCGCGAACTCCGCGCGAAACTGCGTCATGGTCTCGACGCGGTAGTAAAACGTATCGGGCGAGCTCAAGGAGTAGTCAGCCAGCAGGATCTGACCAAGCAAGCCGTTGGTCGCTGAGGGCGCGATTTGACACGTGTACGAGGCTTTCAGGTGTTGCGGCGGGTTGCCGCTCCCGGGGTCCACCGTAGTCAGGCCCGTGTAGATGATCCCGAACTCTTCACCAAGCCCGAGGGGTTCAGCGAAGACGATATGACCCGACCCGTTGATTGTGTAGTCCACGGGAGAGTCGAGGACCTGACCGGGCTCTCCCGAGACGCGGCGATACACCACGTAAGGCTCAGTCAGCTTCGGCACGCGGCTCGTCTGCAGCTCGGTAACTAGCGCCTCGAACACCGGGCGCACGGAACGCAGCAGCAACTGAGGTCCGTAAACATACTGCCGGATCGTGTTGGCAGACAGCATGACCACGGTGCGGCCCGTGTTGGCCTCGTAGGCAGAGCCGGTCACCTGGAGGAAATCAGTGAAGGTCGCAGCATCATTCGTGAACAGCACCACGGTGCCAGGGCGGTAAAGCAACGACTGGTCCCCGGCGAGCACAAACGTGTTGCTGCCGCGAGCAATGGCCTCGAAGATCTCCGCCCCCGATGCGAAGTAGCCAGGTACGAAAGTCGTCGCGCTGATCGGCGTTGGGCCAGACGACACAAAGATCCGAGGATCGGTGAACGGGCTCTGAAACACCTGATTGCCAGCGAGAACAACCGTGGTCTCCTGCTTCACGTCGTCATAGTTAGAATCACCGATCTGGTAGACCTGCTCATTCTCGATGCGCATCAAGTGCCCAGGCGGGAACGTTTCTTCGTGATCCCCGTGAACCACGAAACTGTTGTTCGGCTCGCCGTCTCCGTCTATCTCGTTGATCGTGACTACCGACGTCAGGATCGGAGGCTGCAAAACAGTGAACGTCTTCTCGCCGCCAACGGCCTTTGTCACGTAGTAGTCGATATAGACGCGCTCATCCGGTGCAATCGTTGGACCGTGCGGGAGTGCATCCGTGATCTGCTTGTCCACAAGAAACGTGATCTGAGAGCTTACAGGGTCAACCACGCATTGAACGCCCAGCGCCTGCGGGCGACCGCCGCGAAACACTGCAGGCGGCGGATTCATCGTCACAGGCAATCCCGCCTTGTTGAAGCTCAGGACGGAAGTCGGCTCCGGGTGCGGCTCGACGATCTCCTTGCGGATCAGAAACGTTGCGTACTCAGTGATGGGCGGCCCGGGGAGCGTTTGCGGAATCGTAGACGGGGTCGCAACCGTATAGGTGATCCGCGCTTCCTCCCGCTGCAGCATGCGATCCCGGAAATGCACGAGTCCGAGCTCGGGCTGTAGCTCGTAGTCTTTGCCGGGGATCTGCTCGATCACCCAGTAGATCGATTTGCCAAGGTCAGCAGACGCGAAATTCGCTTCGCCGCTCTCCTCACTGAGCTCGACGGTGCCGGCTGGGAGCGAAGCAGGGTCGCTGAATGCAGCGTTGTCGGGCACCAGCACAACCGTCGCGAAGCCATCGCTCTGAGAGGCACCCAACCGATAGCCCGTGGTTTCCACGTAGGCGGGCGGCACGTTCAAACGCGGGACGTCATTCGAGGCGACCCCCAATGAGCGAATGCGCTCCACCTTGGTAGAAGGATCGAGCAGCACGGCAGGGGCAAAGTAGCGGTCAGCAAGGACTTCACGGCTATCGTAAATGGCGTACGTGACGCTCGGCATTGCCGGCGAAACCGCAAGGTCCAGCTCGAGCGAGGTCTCCGGAGTGATGGCTGGATTGGGCGGGTCGGCTGGAACTGGATCAGACAGCTTCGCGACCGTATACACTGACTCGTTTGCCAGCACCGCCAAGTATCCGGCCTGCACGCCATCCGTTTCAAAGTGCGCACTGGGATCCGTGAGCCGGGTGCCCGACACTGTGGCCGTCCCCTCGACAACCAACGTGTTCGTTGAAGTGAAGGACACAACGCCAGCCGTCGTATCCACAATCACGTCCTCGCCGATTGTCAGCTCGTTGTAGTTACCCGTGCCAGGCCCGGTCTCCAACTCGAACTTTAGATTGGTCGACAGCAGCAAAGGGTCCGGCAACACCACGTCCGACGTGAGGCTCTGGATTGGAACCAACAGGTTTTCTTTGCGCTCGGCAAAGAACAGCAACCCAGCATCGTAGTCGATGTAGAAGCCAAGACCGGAGTCAGGCGGCGGAGACACATTGAGATTGGGGAAGCCGTCCTCTGGGTCGCTGACATAAAACCCCTGCCCCTGTAGCACCTGCACTTTCAACGGGTAGCCTTCGATCGGCAGAGACGGTAGCGAGACCTGCGGAGACTGAATGATCGGATCAGCCCATGTCGCAGCCTTAACGGTGTAGATCGCCGTGACATCCTTCAGTGGCAGCGCCGCAGCGAGATTCACAGGGTTCCGAAGGAACCGGACGGTCATACCGCGCTCGATGGGCAAATCGCCGAAGTAGAGGACCACATTCTGCGTGCCGAACTCGGTCTTGTCTGCCTCGGAAAACCGAAACTTCCCGTTCGTGGGATCGACCTGGACCTCACCCTTTTTGCCTGAATTGAAGTCCGCTTCGAGCCGATAGATGACGCTTGGAAAGCGATAGTACGGAGTCGCCCCAGGAAGCGAGAAGATCAGCGATGCGCCGAGTTGCGGCAGATTTGAAATGGTGCCAGGTAGGTTGACAGTTCCACGCGGCTGGGGCGGCAGCCCTTGCTCGGTCTTGAACAGCACCCCGTCGTAGTAGACGGGCACCCCCGCATGATTAGCGGCGTCGGTCGAGTTGAACAGAAGTCGGCCCGTGTCTAGCGCCCATTGAACCGTCCCGAGAGGTGGGGCCGTGAAGGCACCCTCATTCGGCTTTTCGACGGTAGTCAAATAGAGGCCGTACCCGAAACGCAGCCGCGGGTACTGATTCGGGCCGGGCAAAGGGTTGAGCAACAAGACAGGGTCTGACGGCGCAATGGGTGCGGTGCCCAACTTCCCGGTCGAGTCCTTGAGCTCGTAGAACTGCTGCTGCTGAAACCGTACGCGCTGCCCCGCGTAGGTTGCCAAATCAGCGGCAGCCCAGTGGAGATTGCCCGTCTCCATCGAGAGTTGAACGGTGCCAGCGGGCGGGCTGGTGAAGTCCGCGTCATGTGCGACGGGTGCAACGATCTTCTTGACGCCACTCCCTGAAGAGCCAACCGAAAGGCGATACGGGGCGTCGGGCACCTCGTCTGCTTGCACCGGCGGTCGCACGCGTAGGCGCGTAGCGTCCATGTTCGCCTCAGCCGTGAGGATGCCAACCTCGACGGGTGCTGCCCCTCGTAGCGGCTTGAAGGCCCCTGCTTGCGCGTCGTACGTGAACCTCGCGACAATCTCGTTCTTCGTCCAGCCAAACCGAGCGGACTCAAGCAGACCGGGGTACGGGCCGGGCGGCAACGGCGGCTCTGCTTGAGGCGGCCCTTCCGAAGTCACCAACACCATGTAGTCAGCACGCGGCGCGGACTCGTCAGGCAGGTAGAACGCGTCGAACGCCCCAGGATTCGAGATGAGGTTATCCGGTGACTGCGTGAACGTGGCATTCGACTGCCCTACCCGCATCCCCTCGACAACGTAGCCGCTGATCTCAAACGGCATCAGAGCACCGTCCCAAGCCCGACGCCGGTACTACCCATGGGCGAAGCGCCGCCCACAATCGGGATCCCAGGTTGGATGAATGAAGCAAATGTCATGTCTAGGCCTGTACCGATGGCTCGAGCCATCCTCGTCGGACCGTCCCCGCTCATCCCCGCAGCAGAGAAGCCCGAGATGATCGCTGGCACCGCAGTGGGTCCAACGATCCTTGCTACACCTGTGCCCACGCCCACAGACGGGTGATTGGTCTGCAAAAGTGCCAAAGCCGTCCAGCCCATGGTGAGCCCCGTGGCGAGGCCCAAAATGAATTTGGGTGCCATCATCCCGAGCAGCCCAGAAGACGCCAACCCAGTGGTCAACGAGCTCGACAACAACGGGCTCGGCACGATCAGAGGAATGAGCCCCGTACCGACCCCCAAAGTGCCCACATCCACCGTCATCACCTTCGATTGGACGGTCAGGAACTGGCACACGCCAATCGCGACCCCGAGCGCGAACATCGGGACCCCAGAGCCGATATTCCCCGTGGCGGCCAGATTGGGCGCAATGAACCCAGAGGCTAGCGCTGGAGGGTTGAGCGCCATCAGAGCAGCGACCTGAAGGTAGAGGCGCCTTGGAGGGCTAGGCCGGTTATCCAATCCAGGCTCGGGGTGCCAGGGGGCATCATCGGGCTACCTCGGCAAACACCGAGAGAGGCGGAAGGTCCGCCAACCATGACTTGGGCAGTCGTGAGTGTGATCGAGGTCGGGGCCGTCAAGGTCATGGTGGTCCCCGCCGAAAGGGACACAGCCAGACCGGCAGTCAGCGAGAAAGCTCCCGCAGCTGCAGAGAGGGTCATGGCGCCAGTGGCAGTTGAGATCGAAATCGCGCCCGTCCCCACGGTCAACGTGTACGAGCCCGCAGGCACTAGCGTAGTCATCGAGCCGCCAAGGACGTTGGTCGACCAGTCACCGACCAGCGCCGTCTCAGTCATCCCGCCGGCAAGGATCGTGGAGGTCTTGCCTCCCGAGACGATCGTCTCCAGCACTTGCTGTGCGTACTGATATTGGCTTTTGCCCGAGCTCAAAACATCGATGCCCCCCGAGTTTTGCCCGTAGCCGGAGTGCGCGTTGATGCTCAACCGATCGGCCAGCATCGAATAGCCGCCGCTCACAGCGGTGACCTTCGCCCCGTCGACATTTTCAATGCTGTCCGACGAGGTCCACGATTGTCGAGCTCCCTGCAGTTGCTCCGAGTACGCCACGTTGTTGTTATCCGGGACCCCCTGAGCCTCCAGCACATACGAAGAGTGCGTGCGGAACTGCAAACCGGCACCCGAGGCACTACCGCGGAAGTCGAAAATAGCCCCGCCCTCCAGGGTCAGATGCAGCGCAATGTTGTCGGGGGTGCAGGCCCCGATTCGAGCCTTGACAGCGCCTTCGAAGTTGAGCTCTGCCGACACGTTCTTCGTGCCAGTGAAATACTTCTCGACTTTTGACCCCGGCACATTCAGGAACAGCTTGCCCTGCTTGGACACTGCCATCGCGAACGCGCTGATCGTGTCAGTCGTGCCCGCAGGGTTGGAAGGCGGGCTGATCCGTAGCAGATAGGCCCCCGCCGTTGTGTAGGACTCCGTGTCATCGAACGGCGAGCGCGCGATCGGCTCAGTTGTAAAGTTTGCTGCGCCCGTGGCCAAGAAGTCATCGAACAGCTTCGGCCTAAGAAGTTGCCCGTACTGCTGCATCCCTGTGTCACTAGAGAGGTCGTTGCCGACCAGGGTGCCAAGCACCCGCTCGATGTAGATGGGGCGCCTATCCATCTGAAAGCCGTCGATCTCTTCGCGGACCTCCTGCGTAAGATCGGTCGTATGAGTCATCTCAAGACGATCCTCCGTGTACGGTTCGGCGCCCGCGCCCTCACTCGGGTCCTCGAAATTGACGGCTGGAAACGTGGCCGGGTAGTGAACCTGGCGCCCGTTCGCAAGAGTCACCGATGGAAACTCTTCCTCGTTGTTGAACGTATCGTAGAGCGTCCCCTCGCTCACCGTGTAGCGCCTCACGATGTCCCCGCCGTAATACTTTTGATCAGCCGTTTTCAGTGTGCTGCCGTCCGCGAGAATATCTGGCGGCAGATAGAACCCCGAGCGGCGGGCCGGACCGGACATGCGAAGCACGCCGGCCTCGCTCTCCACCCTATGCAGCGCCTGAGCAACAAGCGAGCGCTCCGCATCCCGCAACTCAATGAAGTCACCCGCACGGTTCATCATCCGTACGTCTGACGTAAGGGTGAACTCCGATCCCGCTGCTGACATCCCGCCGACGTCCCCGGGCTTCAGCTTCAACCTTTTGAAGCGGATCTGCGGCCCTACGACTTTTCGGTAATCGGACGCTTCATCGGCGCTTACCCCAGCAGGGTCCGAAGGAGCGACGGGGTCAAAGCGTAAGCCGCTCGTTTTGCCGTTAGGGATGAACCCTAGGATCACCGCCTCGTGCAGCTGCTTGTGCTTGCGCCGATAGCCGATAATCACGAATGAGTTGACCTCTGGGATACCGCCCCAAAAGCTGCGCGGGCCGTACATGGCTTGCGTGAGGTCGATCTCGAACTGCTCTCCGCCACCCGTCAACACTTTGAGGTCGCACTTCAACTCTACTTCATCAACGCGGGTAACAATCGCCAGCTTGATGCCGTACGGCGCACCCGTGTCTACAAACTCTGCGCCTGCGACGTACCCGGATGGGTTCTTTGGAAATAGGTCAGACATGTCACAAGGTCGCTAGCTTGGTTTGGTTATCGAGGAGCTGCTTTTGCGTCTTCGCAATCTCTTGGCTGAGAGTGTCGATCTGCTTCTGTAAATCCACGCCAATCACAGTCGCCTTCGTATCACGCTGCTTGATAAGCTGGTCACGTGTCGCAGTCAGTCGGGCGATGCTGGCCTTGTCCTGACTAATCTGCGTCGACAGGTTCCGCTTTGCAGAGTCCCCCCGAAGGTCCTTGCTGAAGTCACTCCACGCCTTACTGAGATTGTTCACGTTGCTTTCGGCGGATCCGACGGCGGCATTTGCATCGCCGAGCATGAATCGATTGGGCGCAGAGAACGGCGGCGCCAACTCTGACGGCGGACTCGTACTTGCCGCGTTCGGGCTAACATGCCGTTTGGGGGTCGGCCTGGGCACCAGGTCCGCCGCATCCTGCATCGGCAGCTTGTCGCCACGAATGGCGCTCTCGAACAGCTGGTGTGCATCATCCAGGGTCGAGTACAGCTTCAGCAAGAAGTCCTCCACCTTGTTTACCACCTCACTGTTAGTCTTCGTAAAAATCGAGTTCGAGCTCCCAGAATACTGCGCTCGCTGTTCTTCTAACTTGAACTGCGCCTGCGTCTTCTTGGTTTGCAACTCACTCCAAAGAGTCCAGGCTTCATTGAGCATCTGAGTGACGGCTTCGTCGACCCGACTCTCACTCTGCTGTTGTTCGAGTTCCTTGATGCGTGCATCCACCTTTGCCAGCTCAGCCTCAAGCTGCACGACCTCCCTTGCGAGCGCCGCCGTGGCCCCGGTCTGTATCGGTCCACCGCGATCAACCAGGGGAGAATTCGCTGGTAGCGTCGACGAATCTTCCGCAGCGTCGCCCGTGAGTACTTTCACCTGATAGTCAAGGGACATGAATGCCAGGTCAGCCCGCCCCGTGAGACACACACAATCCCCATCCTGTTGTCGGCCCGCAGCATCTTGCACGGCCATCTCTGCCAAGGTCAGAGCACGTGATAGCTGAGTCGCTTCAACAGATGGCTCGATCCCCCGCTGCTCTTGAGAGCCCAAAGTCGCGGTTCCCACCCCTTCATCGTCGACCCCGACAAACTCCGGAGCCTTCGTGTTGGGGCTCGACTCTGAGCCCACCATAACCGCAGCGGTTTGCCCCTCTTCGGGCGTCATCGTGGCCAGGGTAGCGGCGGGATCTGCGTAGCCCGTCGCGATGCTCGTGAGCCCCTGCGATTGAACTGTCAGCATGCCACTCAGATCGGCGGCTACAGCGAGTTGTACGCCAACCGTCGCCTTGTCCTGGCTGTTGACGATGAGTCGCCCATCTCGCAAGGACACGCCGCGGCCGTACTGGAAGTGACCGATCAACTCGAACCCACGCTCATCACTCACCGGGCGGATCATAGACATCGGATTCGCCGCAGCCTTGTCTACGGTTGCCGGATCGGGCGCCGGGGTCACATGCAGATTCTCTGTGTGCACCATCAAAAGCTGTTTGATCACTTTGCCCGCGTCATGGGCATAGACATAGACACCAGCCGAGTTGAGCCCGTACTGATACGTATTCGAGAGGTGCTTGCCCTGCAGAACGGCGTTGCGATTGACGGTAAACCGATCGGTTAGCTTGAAATCGTAGACCTCCTGACGCTGCCTCGTAATCTCCCGCAACTGCTTGGAGACCTGGGGGTTTGCCAACTGCGCATCCCTCTGGCCGGCATACTTGTGAATATCGGAGGTCGCAAACGGCCGTGTGTACGCGAGCACGATATTCGGATAGCCCACGATTCTGCCGGTCTTTGGGTGCCGTAAAATCAGCGGCTCGGCTGGGTTCTCTGCCCCGGACTTGCCCTCAAAAAGAGCTTGATTCGCCGGCATCTCAAGAGCGTTACCCATCTTGAGCTCGAACACCCCCTTCTCAGACAACTGCTTCGAGGTAAATCGAGCGGCTTTAGGGGCGCCGTCCTTGCTCGGAGCAGGCGGGTCCACGGGGCTAGTCAGCGTCAAGTCAGCTATGCCCCTAGGCGGGACAAACTTTGACCTTCTACTGGTCAGCTGCAGCGACGTAGTGCACCGTCCGCCAAACGCGAAGCTGTGGCTAATTCCAGTGACGTACCAAAGCTGGTCCTTCGGGGCGAGGTAGATAGGGAACCCCAAGCGGAGCTCGGGGCGCATCGGGATCGTGACGCTACCCCGGTGCCTCTTAGAGTTGATCCGATCCAGCATGTCCAGCCCGTGGAAAAACATCTGGGTCGGGTCGGACATGAACTCAGAGTTGTACGGATGAGTTCGCCACCCGTACTTGCGCAACAGGTGAAAATCAGTCACTGACGTGAACGGCGTTGCCTCATGGGGGATCCCCGGGTCTTGCGTACCGCCGTAGTTACCCTGCATCGTAATCTGAGTGACCACCTCGGACTCAGAGTCGGAGAAATCCCAATCAATGATGTCGATGTCCTGAATCCAGGAAGTGGGCTTGTTGCCAAGGACGTCGAGGTTGTAGAAGGGCGGCTTGAAAACGATGTCGCCGGTCACATCCATGTAGAACTCAAACCCGATCGCGTCTTTGGCGTCGTTGGCGATCTCCAGTTTCGTCCGGTACTCGGACTGCCAGATGCCCACTCCGATGTTCTGATATACAATTTTGTACGCAGCGACCTTGTCGCTCGCTGGGTCATAGGACATTTGTCCTGCATCCGGCCCACCGTTAGCGTTACGGACAGCAGTCGACGCCATCGAGCCGGTAACGGTGGGTGTCGGCTGCTTCGAGTACTCTTGCCAAAGCGTATCACCACGAACGGCGACCCCAGCCGCCCCGTACAGCACAAGGTTGTTACGCATCTTCGCAAAGCGCTTCTCCCAGTACAGCGTGATGTCTGTCATGGTGGAGTTGAAGACGTCCTTCTGCGTGCCCTCACGGAGCAGAGCGTTCATCGATCCGGTGGCGTTCACGATGTCGCCGAAAGACTGACTCGCAAGCGTGAAAATCATGTCGTAGGGGTTCACTTGCGTAAACACGTTGCCGGTAACGCCCCTCCCCTGTTGCCCTGAAGGCGCAGCAAAAGCCGCGTTGATGTTGAGCTTGCACAGCTCCCACCACTTCAGAATATCGGCACAGTGGAGGCTGACAGTGTGCTCGCCGCTTGAGTAACTTTCGGAAACCTCAGTCACGAGCCCCCAGAAGATGGGGTAGTACTGTGGTAAGCCCTCGACCAAGTAGTACCCCTTGGCGTAGATCTCGACCTCCATCATCGGCGTGATGATCGGGTTGCCGTCAAAATAGAAGTCGTCGATCGAGTGCCGCGGAATGGACATCGAAACGTTGGCGCTCCCCGGGCAACTATCGACGCTCAGATCTGTCTGAATCGCTGTGATGTACTTGTTGAGGTCGAAGCGTTTGGCGCATTGCGGACAGCCCACAACGTCGCCCTCGCCGTTGATGTAGACGATGGCATCCGGAGCCGTCGCCACGGTGGGCCGTGCGTTCGGCTGAAATGTCCCTTGAAATGGTCCGCGTGCCATATTGTCCGCCTAGACGACTGCCGTCGCACCTTCCGGCAAGGCCCCAGGAGTCCGGCGCTCCGTTGCACCTTCCGGTAACGGCACGTTTGGGTTTGGTTGAGGGTAATCACCACCGGAGAAAGGTGAGCCGGGAGCTCCAACCGGTTCCGACGGCGGAAGGTTCAAGCCGTATGAGAACGTGTATTGAGGGTCGTCCAAATGGTCGAGCAAGTACCAAGCACGAACGGTGAACGAGAAAGTGTACTCAAGTGTGAACGGTGCCCCATCGGATTCTGACAGGTTGAGATTGTCGAAAGAGCCGATGTACAGGATCTCGTCATAGTACAGATACACCGAGCCAACCACCGACAGATTCTTGGCTCCCGAAGTCGTAGCCACCAGCGGGTCATCGAACCAGACACCGCCGTTATTCTTGTAGATCAGGAACAGCGACAACAGGTTCTGATAGCTAGTCGAGAACTGACGCGCGGTCCGACTCAGACCCATGGCGGCGTGATTGCTGGCGTCCATCGAATAGTACGCCGCGATCTTGCCCGAGCCCTCGATCTTGTCCTGGTTCTCGCCCCAATGCTCGATGATCGGGCCGTTGCGGCCCCAGTTCCCACTTGAAATGACTTTCTCCGCCGACACCCGGAAAGACTGTGGGTTCACTAAGAGGCGCAACGGCGGGGTCCTAGCCATCTGTTCCAACTGGTCACGCATCCGCTTGATCGAGCTCTCCTGAGCCGCCGCAAACGCCTTGCCTAGATTGGTCTGATTGAGGTCCCGGTCAGCCACCTGAGCGATCGTCTTAGTTGCCTTATCTTTGTTGGCGGCCCCTTCCGACTTCCACTTGGTTGCTGGCAAAGCTGTGTCGGCGAGCGGGATCGGTAGACCGGCTTGGACTTCAGGGCGAGCGCCCGTCCTAGCCTGTGCCTTGGTAATTCCCGGGTGATATTCAAAGTGCCCGTAGTCCGCGATCTTCGAGAACGTCCCACCCCAGATCAAGCCGATGCTCTGACCAAGAGCCCCGACAACTCGCCAGTGTTCTATCCCTTTCGGCCACGTCGGGTCACCCGCCCGCGGATCCGGCCCTGGCGATATCATCGCAACATCAAAGGCAAGGCCGAAGTTGTGCCAAGATTCTCCACCCTTCGTCCCTGTTACGATGTTGCCGGGAGCCGTACGGCCCTGGGCATACAACCCATCCTGGTACTCAATGCTGCGAAAGCCTTGAACGACAACAAGATTGATGCCTTGTTGCGCCGCTAGTTCGATGAGCTTTTGAATCAGCGGCTGAATGCTTGGATGCAGCTCATTCGTAAGGGCCGCACTCTTCGCAAACACCCCGCGAGCAGGTGTGAAAACAGAGGTGTCCGGGCCAGTCGACACGAAGGCCGGATCATTCACAGCGTTGCCCTGGACCTCCTCGACCTGAGCAGCTGCTATCACCTCCGCGCTGTCTGTCACCGGTCCATACGAGGCCGACTGCAGAGAAGCCGATCGGTCCAGGACTCTCGCAGTAACGAATGATGGTGGCGGGAGAATGCCTACAGCGAAGATCTTTGTCTTTCGCGGGGATAGAGGGGTAACGCTGGTGAGCGGAATGAACTTGCCGTCCATAGGCTCAGTCTCTGTCTCGAGAGCCTGATAGAACGACAGCATTTGGTAGACGGACGGCTGGTATAGGTCCGCCTGTCGCTCAATTTGCCGGTATACTGGCTCGTCTTTGTTAAAAGCCATCAGTAGCTCCCGGGTCCCGGCCCACCGTTCTGTGAGGATCGGCTGGCACAGGCCCACGTCCAGCAACCCCGCGAGCCGCTGGATTGACGCCAAGCCCCGGCACCTTCAACAGCTCCTCCTCGACTTTGAACTGCCACGAGATCTTGAACGTAAACGGTTGGTCATCCGTCTCGCTCGTCTCGAAACTGGTGAAGTGCCCAAGGTAGGTGCCACGGTCAAACATCAGCATGACCTGACCTTGGAGAACGATGTTCCCGTAGGGGTCGAATACACTGCCGTTGCACCTATACAGATCGTGCAAGTCCCGGTAGCGATCCCACGCGATCGTCTTGTGCCGCAACACCGAGGACAGCCCCGTGTAGAGGTTCATGAAGGCACCGGTGGATCCGTCACCCGAGATATCAGTGAGGTCATCACCCCAGTGCTGTTCAACGAAGCCGCCCCGCGTCTGCATACGTTCGACCTTCTTTAGGTGATTCTCGGAATAGGAATCCGGGTTCACATGCATCACCAGAGCGTGCGGCAGTAGAGCTTTTCGGTTATTGAAAGGACTCGTGAGCTGAAACGCCATCGGGATAAACGAGCGGCGACTATCCAGCCCGTGTCGATACGCTGGCGCTCCTGGCGCCGCTAGCTTGGTGAAATCCGGGTTTGCTGATGGAATGTGCGGCATCTAGACCTCACCGCAGACGCTTGTTCCGGTCGTGAGCCGCGGCCCCCTCGACAACACGGGCTTCAATGAACCGCTTAAGATCGCCCTTGAGCTCGAGCTCCACTTTCACACCGCCACCACCGCCCCCACGAGATCCAGCAGGAACGATTGTCTCGCCGCGCCCAACAGACGCCCAGCCTTCTCCAGCCGCGGCTGACGGAAAGCCATTGATCTGGGCCATCCCGTTCCTAATCCCCATCACGGTCCCGCCCATCGCGTGTGGCGCCGCCGCGTCCGAGACTAGACTATTGAGCGCGGTCTCAGGCGTCTTACCACCGGTCATCGATTGCGCGATTGCCGCAGGAGAAACACCGCTGCCAATCGCACCTGCGACAGTGGAGCGGTTCAAACCGGAGTACATGTAATATTCAAACAACGCCTTGGCTGTACCCTCGTAGACAGAGTCCGCCATCGAGTCCTTGAGAGGCCCCGCAACCGTGGCCGCGGATAGCTTGATGCCATCGCCTGTAACCGCACGTTGCAGTTCCTTCACGCTATCGGTCGTAGCTTGCTGACTGGTTTCCGATGCTGCGGCCTCAGTTGCCGCTACCGGCGGCTTAGCCGTCTCTGTTCCCTTAGCCTCTGGCGTCCCCGGTGCTGGAGCCGCTGACTTCTTAACAGGGACCGCCTTGTCGAGCGCCGCCTGCATCTTGATCAGGTGCTCGGTAAGACGGTCGACACCGCTATTCTGAGCTTCATACTTCATCGTCTTCTCATCGAATTTGTCGAAGGAAAGGACCGGCTCTAGTTCCTTGAGGCGCTTTCGAATTTCGTCCAGCTTCTTAGGGTCTCTCTCATTACTCAGCTGCTCCTTGAGGCCCTTAGACTCAGCAACCGCCGCATTGACCCTATCAATCAAACCCTTGCCCACTTTTTCAACCATCTTGGCGCCCATCTCAGCAGGCGTCCCGCCACCCATCAGGGCATCTTCCAACCCCGGGATATTGGCGGTCGAGGCCGCTACCTTAGCGTAAGCAAGATGCGACTTTTCGCCCATGGAGAACTTGGCAAACCAGTTCATGATCGCGCCCCAGATATCGTGCAAGATGTTCCAGATCTTCATCAACCATACATCGGTGACCTGCTGGATCTCGTCCATGATGCTAGTCTGTATTCTCTTAGTCGCCTGCTCGTGCGTCTCCACCTTATTGGCGTTCAGCATCTGCTCTTGCGTAGTCTGATCAAGACTCCTCATGTAGGCGTCGAAGCCGCCCTGTCCACGGAGCATCGCCGTAAGCTGCTTGACTACCTCTTCATGGTTCCCTTTGATGTTCATGCGCTCAACTTGCGCTTTTTGTTCTTCATTCAGGTTCCCTTGCTCAGCCGCTTTGATCAGTGCCTCCTGACCGATCATGGCGCCCTGTATCAGCTTTTTATAGCCCTGGATCTCCTTGTCGGAAGCGACACCCATGGACTCGATGTTGGCAAGCGCTAACCCTTGGAGATTTTCGAGACCCGTGTGGTTCTGCTTCTGCGAAATTGCCTGAAGCGTCGCGATCTTGGCTAGCGGGCCGAGTGCTCCCATCACCGATGCCTGGTCAAGCGCATCTTTGGACCCCAGCCTGGCCTGAAGATTCATCTGGTCTTCGATCGCGCTGTTGAGCTTACCATTCAGCTTTTTATCGTTCTTGAGCTGCCACTGCGCGAGCTCCCGCGGGTCATTCTTCTTCATGATCTCAACAAGCGACGCGATCTCGTTTTCAGTTGCCTCGCCGGGTCCGAGGGTTTCCCGGATGTTGTTTTTGATCGCCTCGAGCTTATCCCCCATATCCTTGTTCGCGATCTCGGTGCCCTCCGGGCCAGCCAACATCTGGAACTTTAGATTGTCGGTTATGCTGCCTTCGAACTTCTGGTTCAGCGTCTGCAAGAATTGGTTCATCTTGCGCGGATCCATCGTCTTACCCAGCACACCCATGATCTTTGTGACCTCAGCCAAGCGCAGCGTGAACAGTGACAAGTCAGACGAGAATGAGCGGACAATCCCGAAGAACTTATTGGACTCCATCCCCGCCGCGTTCGCCCCGGCCCGAATACTCTCGAACCCAGCAGTAACCTCGTTGGCACTCATGCCGATATCGCCCATGAGCTGTCCCTGTAGCTGTCCGAGCTCGCCCAGTGAGACGCCAAACTGCCGCGAGTAGGCCACGGCCATCTTTATTGACTTCGCGTGCGCATCAGCATTCTCCTCGGCGGTGCCCATCTTTTTTCCTAGTGCATCGAGAGCCACCCCCTCCTTCGTGACGGCAGTCTGGAATCCGATAGCCGCATCCTTACTGATGTTCATGCTACTCATGGCTTCCATGACCCCCTCTTGAGCACCGCGAAGGCTCTCCTCCATGTCTTTAGCGGCGTCCTCGGATCTCCCCATATTGCGAGCGAAATAGCCCGCGGTTCCGCTGCTAGCCAAGATCGCTTTGTTGTACTCTTTGACAGCCGCTTCAGCGTCGAGAATTATCTTGACGAAGCTCATCATGAACGAGCCGGCAACAGACAAAATGGGACCGAGTGAGGTGAAGATGCTGGTTATCCCCCCGAGTACCTTCATGAGCTCGCCACCCCCCTTGGCGGCGCCCCCCATGATTTTGCTCCCCAGCCCCTTCTTCCCCATCATGTGGGAGCCCTTTTCACTGAGCGTCTTGCCTAGGCTCCCTGTCTTTAGGGCGGCTGTATGAAGGCCTATGAACGCCTTCGCCGCGCCCTTCATCATCCTTGGCGCGTCCTTACTTAGAAGGTCGTGCAACGGCTCGGCGTAATGTTCCCCCGCCTCCTCAGCGCCAGCGTTGATTGCTTTCCAATCGAACCCTGGGGTTTCCTCAAGCTCTTTGAGCTTCCCTCCTGTCTCGTGACGCTGCTTCTGCAGGTCCGAAACCTGTGTGGCGTCCTTCATCTTTTTTACGTTTGCCATCGCGTCCTTGCGCTCTTGGCTGCCACGCGGGGCCTTCTTTGCCTTTTCTACCTCCTCTCGATACTGATCCTTTCTTTGGTTCAGTGCCTTGTCCAAGGCCGACATCTGATCCTTGAGTTCTTTGATCCCTTTGTTTTTTGTCTTGAACCCGGTCACCGTCTTCATAAGACGACCGAAGCCCTTGTCGGACTTCTGAACCGTGGTCTGGATCTTCTTCATATTGCCCGTGATGCTGGCCTGAAGCTGCTTTATCCCGAGCATTGCCGGGCGCACGTCAGTTGTCAGGGTAAGAGTGAGCAACTCCTGGGTGCTGTTCATCTGACTGGCCACGGCTTATTTCCTACGGAATGGGGTAGTCGGTGGGCGCGGCTGACTAATCGGCACGGCTCCGGATGTGTCTCTATCCGTAGTCGCTATTTCAGAGGAAACTTCGTTCCCCCACCAGCGGTCCACGAAGTTGACCGTCTTCTCATCGGCCCTCGGGTCGACCTGCATGCGCGCGACCTCTTGCGCCATCAGCTGCTTACGGCGCCGCACCCTCTCCTCAACCTCCGCCTGAGTGAGCGCCCCACCATCAAGTGAACCCACGCCCAAAACGCCGCGCTCTGGATAAAGCGCCATGTTATCAAGTGCAGCTTGCTCGAGTTGCTGGCGTCGCTGGAGGTGCCCGGATCGAATCCTAGCCTCGTGGTCCTCAACCACACGATCGTGCCAGTCCTTCTCACCTCGGATATCGTGTTCTAGCTGAGTGGTCAGCTCTTCGACGGTCCGGGCGACTGCCATCACGACCCCAGGCCCCTTCACGATGCCATCCTCAACATCCTCGCCGAGCACCCACTGCCGAAGGACCTTGTCCTTACGGGTCATCCGATCCTCGCGCTCTTGGCGACGTCTGGCCGAGTCCTGATTGTAGACCTTCTGAATGCCTTTCCCGGCGAAGCAGGAACCGACAAACTTGGAGTACTCCCATTCGCGCTCGTACGTCTCATTGCGATCTTCAATATGGTTGATCGCTTGCCATACTTGCTGCGCAATATTTAGACCGAGCCGTTGAGTGCCGTCGATCCCGGTTACTGCAACCGACGTCAAGTCCAATCCCTTGAGCTGCATCCAACGGTACCGAGACATCACCTCCATCGCATATGCTTCAGTCAGATGGATAGCGACAGAAGCTCGTCGGTTGATCTCACTGAGATAGCGAACCATCCGTGCGATCGCATCGGTCGGAAGGCCGTTGAACAGCTCTGTGAGCTTAGTTATCCAGCGCTCGCGTTCCGGTAGGATGTTGACCCCACTTACGATGAAAACCCCGTAAGCTAAGAACGTCCCCCAAAACTCCGAGGGCACAACATCGTCGGAGCCCCCATAAAACCTCAACAGAGCGAACTCGTGATGGTTCATGCTCTTGAATACAAACGAAACCCCGTTGATCTGCGCCGGCAGCGTGAGAAACCCGCGGAACAGTATCGGCTCCACATCTTTGTAGATCTCCGGGTTGACCTCTGGCTCAGCAGGGGCGGTGATGGTGATGTCATCATCGGCCCCATCGAACTCGGCCTTCAGCCTCGACTGCTCCTTGCTGTAGCGTTCGGCCGCGTCCGCCATCGATTACCCTCTCTGCGTGGGTCGAAACCGCGGATTGAGCCCAGCCATGGGCGGATTGTCGAGAATCGTGCTTGCTGCTTGAACGTCGATCGGGAGGCGCTTGATCTCTATGACTTCATGCGGGTCCCCGCCCTGCAAAGAGACGGCTGTGCTGACGTCAGGTAGGGCTGCGTCGGGCGGCACCTCTAGCGCAGCGATGCTCGCCGACCGTGACGGGGGCCGCTTCATGTCGGCCTCCTGCTCTGACTTCACAACAGGAACCTCCAAGACCTTGCGAGATTCGATGGCCTTCTGGAGCGTGGCATGCGGGTCCACTGGTCGAGCTGGACGGGCCACGGCGGGGAGCACTGGAGGCGGCACCTCAAGCGCCGCAGCGGGCACCGTGTCGAGCGCCACGGCTGGCACTGCAACGGGAGCTGCAACTTCAACCTTCGCCTCCGCCGCTTTGGCCTCCTGCGCTTTGGCTTCTTGCTCGCGTGCCAGTTGGTCTGTGCGGGCCGCAGCTCGTTTGAGCTCTTCGGCCGTCGACTTCCGCGTCAGCCCTTGCTCATCTAGGATCTTATCCACAAGGGTCGCTGGCAGGTCTTTTTCCGTGGCGCGAAACTCTAGGACCAGGCGGCGGTACTTCTCCTCATCTGTCTCATCTTTCGTAACAAAACTGATACCTTCCTTAGCCTGTCGCTCCGCAGCCTCAAGAACGTCGCCGAGTTTTCGAAACGCGACGTCCACCACCTCCTTGCCCCAACTCTCAAGCATGTGATCGCTGAGGTACCGATGCAGCTCAAGTGTGACGGGCCGCATCGCGCCAGTGGCTGGGTCGGGCTCCTCAACAGTCACGAATCGTGAGCCACGAAGATCGACGCCATTGAGCTCGACAATCGCCCGCGCGATATGCCCCTTCTGGTAGCGATGGATATACTCTACCTCGGGGAGACCATCGCAGTCTTGGAGCACCGCGGTATAGTCCTCAGAGCGTAGGCTGCGCAGAACTAAGTCGCAGCCGCCGATCGTGCACGCCTCCTCAACGAGGCCAACATTCTTGGCCTTCGCGAGTGCCGCGTTGAGTTTCTTGGTATCTATTGTGCCCACATCATCCTCATCTAGTTGAGGATGACAGCGAGAGAGAGCTCGGGACGTGGTCTACATCTGGGTCTAGTGACTAAGCCGCCGCCGGATACACATCTTGGTCGGATTTGTTTCGATCCACATCTAGTCTAACCGCTGTCACCCTAGTTCATGCCACCCCTTAGAGCGGGACGACCGTATTGGAGTTGCTTGCAAAGCGAAGGCTGAAGCCCTTACCTGGGCCGCCGTTGGCGGAGGTCGGAGCAAGCCCCGTATCGATATACTCACCGTACTGCGAGACACCGTCGATAATGTCCGTGACCGTCACCGAGCTAGTTTCAGACACAATAGCCGTGTCACTCGTGAAGGAAGCCGAGTACTGATTGAACCAGCACCCCTCGAAGAACGTCAAAAGCGCACGCGGAGTCACGATAGGATTATCCGCGGTAGTTGGTCCTGTCGTGACCGTCGCCTCGACCGAGATCCCGTTAGGGTCTTGGAGGACCGAGAGCTCCGAGATCACGAGCTCCTGCTTGATATCGAAGGGCCAGCGGTGATGCCGTAGTGAGCGCACCAGGCCGTCGATACCGCCCTTGTACCCAAGAATCTGAAACAGATTGGTCGTATACAGCAGGGTCTTGTTCAGCGAGACGGTCATGGGCTCCGTGACGCTTGGCACGAGCTCGGCGATCTGGTCACCAAAACCAACACCACGGATCGGGTCGATCGTCCGTGACTCGTCAAAGGTAAACTCTGAGATCACGCCTAGCTGCTGGAACCCTTGGGCGCCCGTCGCATAGCCGTAAATCTTGTTCTTCTGGCTGACAGCCGCCCGAGTGTTCGGCGCTGTCCCCATCCGATAGAGATAGTTTGCGGTAGATACATTAGATGCCATGGTTTACCTCTGTGGAAAGAGCCCCTGAATCGCACTGGCTTGAGCGGAGAGCTCGGCCAGATCTTCGCCAACCCAGCCCTGGGCCAGGTCGACGTTCTCGGTAATCTCAGCCACACGGGAGGCAATCTTGAAAAGGTCTGCCTTGGCACGGACTGAATCGAAACGTTTGCCCTGAGCGACTAGTCGATCGATGATTGAATCGGTCTTGGCCACCTTGTGCACGATGCCCTCTGCGAGCTCGACGTGCGCAATCAAGTTATCGTAAGAAGCGGTCTTCATTTCAGCCTCCGGGGAACTATGATCCCACTCAAACATAAATGGGTTAGTAGATGAGTACCGCGCACGCCTGAAAGGAAGCAGATCCCACATCCGGTCTAGGTCCACTGAGAGCATCGTCTTGCCGTTGGCAAGGAACTCATCAAGGGCTACCCGTGCAGAGCGACCAGAGTTAGCTACCCCGGCGATGAGGCGTAGGACCGAGACAGGTCCCAGCATGAACTTCTGCCCATCCGGAACCTGTACGTAGTCCACGAGACCGTCGGTCCCGACGGTCACCATCGCCATGCGTCTGTCTTGGAGCGGCATCCACAATAGAGACCGCACTAAAAGAAACTTGGGTTAGGCCCCGCGCAAGTCGTAGCTTGCGTGCAGAGTGTACTCCTCGAACTCTGCTGCGTAGCGGGATGAACCGGCCTTGAGCGCATCGATGAGCATGCTCGCCTGACTTTTCGATAGGCCGCGGACCTCTGATGGCTTCGTGGGCGGCGTATCCATGCCCGTGACCTTGGCGGCGCCTGTCGCCTCCCACTTATCCTGCGTCATGCCGCGCATCAGGATGCGCAAGAAGTTCATCTGCGGGTCAGTGATCCCGCCCTGCATCCGAGCGGGGTCGTACTGACGAGTCGGCGCAACTGGCGGCGGTGGAGGCGGAGTGGGAGTACGCGGCCCTTCATCACCCTCACCATCTTCATCGATGGCGCGCTCGCGTTCTTCTTCCAGACGCTCTTGCTCGAGCTTTTCCTCACGCCGTTGCTCTTGCTTTTCCTCTTGCTCTTGCTCACGCATCGCCCACTCGAGGCTCTTGCCCGGCCTACGTTTAGGTGACGTGGCCCATTGTTCCCAGGACTCGGGCTTCTCATGGTACGTCTCCATGCACTCCTCGATCCGGTCCTTCAGGGAGTCTCGCCAGTTCTGGGTGCGCTTTGCGATCGCGAACTTGCCACCCTCAAGAGCGTTGCCGTCCTTTAGACTGATCAATCCAACCCGGATCGCATCCGAGCCACGCTCAGCCCCGATGCCAGACCTCGCGCGAATGGAGGTCAAAACCTTGATCCCCACGTAGTGACCCAAGCCCAAGATGAAAACGACTTCGCCCCCGTCTACGGCCTGTTTGGGCCGCATAGCGCGGAAGCTTCTCTTGAGGAACTTCTCCACTTCCTCAAGAGTGATCTCTGTAAATTGCGCGGCCATCGCCGTTCTTAGCATCACGGTGCCCTCCAGTCATATCCCGCGTCATCCGGCTCGGACTCTTGCGAAGCAGTGTGTACGTTGTAATAGGCGAGGACCGATCTTGCAGGTGCATCATCGTCGACCAATAGCGGGTCAACGAGGCCAGCGGGCGCTGCCTTGCCAGGCACGTTCTGGCCGACCATCAACCCAGCTTCCTGGACGAAAATCGGCAGTCCCGCGGCCTCCTTACCATACGCGTTGATGCTCGGACTCACGACCGTCAAATTTTCCGCTGCGCGAGTCATCCCCACATAGGCCAGTTGCCGCTCTGTAAGAAAGTCTGCGCGCTCATTCTTAGCCCGCTTCTCCAGCTGGGCGTCAGTCAACGCTTCCTCTTCCTTGGGCGGTAATTTCCGAGGGCCGCGGGGGAACACGCCTTCCGCCATAATCACCGTAGCGTTTTTCCACTGAGCTCCTTTGACCGAGTGGATTGTTGACAGGACAACACAGGGCGGGTCTTGCCGCTTATCGGGCTCCAGAGCCTTCTGTTTCTGTCTCCATGCGCCTAGGTCGATACGAAGGTCTTGGGCCTTGGCCTCCAAGTCATCCAAGCGCGCCTTGAACTTCAAAGGGTCAGTCGGGTCTGCCTCAGCTGTCGGTTCGCCTTGAGCTATCTGATACAGAAACGCAACGTTGCCGATGGGCTTCTGCTCGTTCACGTCCTCATCGGGGTCGTCTTCCTCCTCATCTTGATTTGAGGAGACTTGTGGCATCAGCACATCGATCAGACTCGGCTTCTCGCCCGTGTTCAGATCAGCAGCGCCCTTGATGGTCAGAATCTCATCAATCAGATGCTTGGTGGTGTACTTCACCGGCTTACCAGTCGCGCGCTCCGTGATTGAGCCCTTCTTGACGGTCTCGCGCAGTCCCTTGAGAGTCTCACCCAACTCCGTAAGTGCGGCGATCTTCGATTCCTCCGCCCATCGCGGGACCTCTGCAGCGTCAATGAAGTCGTATATCCCCTCACGGTCAAACAGGTCGATGGGGTTGACTTGGTTGCTCGACACACCCAGGCGGTGCGCCCGCTTATTGACTACCTGCTGGACTACCTGTTGAGCACGCCCCGCAGGCAGGTACATACGCTGTGGCTTATCGAGAATCGTAGCCAAAGACTGCTGCATCTTGCCGAAATCAACGCCGGACGTCAGGTCCATGTAGCCCATCACAGCAGCGGTTTCTGGCGACTTCAGAAAGCTGGTCCCAGCCTTTCGACCGTACGGAATGCCCTCAATGATGCACGCCGTCTCGTAGTCGTTGAGCTCAACGCGATTGCGGCTTAGGACGGCGAAATCCTTGAGCTGGGCACCGGCTTGGAGCTGTTGCTTGATATCCCCGATCACCGAGACAGCCCCGGCGGCGTTACTCTCGGGCGTCATCAACACCACTGAAGCCTTTCCACGGGGCTTCTTCGGGTCGGGCCGGCTGCTCATCGGGATCCCACGGGGGTGGTTCTTCATGAGCGTGTTAGCCGTCTCAATGATCTCGGGTAGTGAGCGATAGTTGGTCCCGATCATGCGGGTCTTGAAGCAGTCGTTTTCGTGAAACTGAGTGAACAGGTCGGGACGAGCTCCAACGAAGCGATTGATCGATTGAATCTCGTCGCCAACCATCCAAAGCGACTTCTTCTTGTCGTCGCACTCGACGTGCTCACTCATGTAGCCGATGATCTCATGCTGAACCTCGTTGAGATCCTGGGCTTCATCCACGCAAACGTGATCGTACATGCCTTGCAGGGTCTTGCGCGCCGCTGGGTTGCGCTTGAGCAAGTCGCGAGCCATCACGATCATGTCAGAGAAGTCACCGAGACGATCGCTGCCGCCGTTTCGAAACTCGCCAAGAAAGCCATTCCACTGCTTTTGCGCATCGGGATTCGTGGCCACGCAATCCGGTTTCCACCCCTTGGTGATGCCCTTGAACCCCTGAGTCCAGGCGTACCAGGTGGCCATCGCTTTCTCCTTGGGATCAAGAGCTTCAGCCAACGCCTGCTCGGGCGTGACGTTGTTCATGATCCACCCTTGGACTACGACGCCGGGGGAGCGAGGCGGATCCGTGTCGAAGCAGGTCTTCCACAGCTTCGCCATGGTGATATTCATAATGGTCGAGGTGAGCTTGCGACCGGTGTTCTTCCCCGGCTTCGGCTTACCTACCTTGGAGCCAATCATATTGGGGCCAAGCGCGGCCTTTTCCTCCGAGCTGCCGTACTGCATCACCAGCCCTCGGAAGATCTTGTGCATCGTTCCGATGGTCATCTGCTCGGCGGCGTCCTTGCCAACCTTGAGAGCAATCTTTTCCTCGATGCCGGTAGCCGCTTCCTTGTTGAAGGTCACAGCGAGGATGCGAGACGGCTGCACCCCAAGGTCTTGTACGAGGTGCGCCATACGGCCAATCAGCGTGGTCGTCTTGCCCGACCCTGCACCCGCGGCGACCAGCACGCGGCCACCGGTCATGGCGGCACGGAGCTGCTCCGGGTCATCCGCGATTGGCCCGCGCAACGCAGAGGGCACGTTTGTCGGAAGGTCCGGGTCACTCATCGCAGCCGCGACAGCTGCAGTGGCGATACCAATGACCTCAGACCGCGAGGGCGGCTCGTCGGGCTCACCCGATACCGCCATGGCGCGCTGTGCCGCCGCAGTCGCCGTTGTCTCAACCCGCAGCAGTTTCTCGGTGTGGGCTGCTTCTGCGGTAGCCGCCTCCTCTGAAGCTGGCGGCGCGACTTTTTCTCGAATCTTCTCGGTCACGAGCTCGCTGTTTGCAGCTGCAGATCCGCTGCTGGCTGCCTGAACCGGATTCTGAAACGTACCGGCGCCCGACGCGTCTTTAGCGTCGTCAATCCACTTGCGCATGCGAGCGTCACGTAGGGGAATAACCGCAAGCTTGTCGAGGGCAACGCCCGCATCCTCGAGACCAGCAGCGGCCATCGCCTCCTTCACTTCTTTGCGGGCCTTGTTCGTTTGGAACACGGCTTTCATCGTCGAGGCACCGCCAAGCGACAAAGCCGCACGAATTTCCTCGCAGCGCCGCCCTAAACCGACCTGCGTAGGCAGACGGCGAAACGCGCGCCCCACCATCGCCTTATGCGATGGTTTCTCGAGATTGCTGTCCAAATAGGCGCGAACCGCATCTGCGTTCCGACGGTCGGCTATTTTGACAAGCCGTACACCTGCACGAGTGAGGTCATCCTCAGCTCGTTCCCCGTGGTGCTCCTCCACGTACCGTACATAAGTGTCCAGTGCGAACAGGAACACGACATACTCGGCTACCTGTAACTCGCCGATTTCATCTTCGGCTTGTGGTTGAAGTGTTGAGGGGTCTACAGGAGGGGCCATTCTAGGTTCCGTTCAGCAGCGTGGAGGTGGATAACAATCAGCCCCTGGAAACCCGGACGGCGGCTGCGGGCACAAGGAGGGTTGGTCGGGTTGGGTGTTGCCGGGCATCGGCGCGTTCGGGAAAACCCGAATCAGGCGAGCTCTCCAGTCTGGACACAACGCATGGTCCGGGGGCAACGTGCGCCCATCTGCCAAGCAGACCCGGTATGAAAGGCAGGTCCAGACGTTCAAAGGGATCGGGATGCTCTTGTCTTCCCAACCCATGACCGTCTCAACAGTCACGCCGTAGAGCGTGGCCATCTCCTGTTGAGACATCCGCAGCGACTCCCGGATGAAAACAACCGATTCGGCTCGGATCAGCCCCATCTGGATGAGCGTGCTCGCAGCTCTAAGATTAGAGACCCGATGAACTTCATCGGAGAAGGACGGCCCCCACTCTCGTAGGATGCCAGGCATCGCAGCCGTGAAGATGAGACCAGTAGCGCCGACCGGCATCAAAAGATCGAACAACCCCATCTTACCCACTTGCTCGGGGTAGTCGTTCTCAAGAACAACAATCGGGTAGTTCGCTAGATCGTCCGCCACTAGGTCGCCTCAACAGCAGAGCCCGCACACCCAGGCGAGAAAACAAGAAAATCACCGAGCAGAGGTGTAGAGGGACCCGTGGAGCTCAACGTAAAGATCGAAACAGCTCTCTCTGGTCTAGTCAGCGACGCAGTGAGCTTCGAAACGGGGCTCACCAGGGACCAACTAGAGGACCCCACAGTTGTCGCGTACGAGCACCACGGAGACAGCTTCAGCACCGACGATAAGGGGGCGTTGCCTTGCTTCTTTGAAGACCTCTTGCTCGGGCGGGCGATGCCCGCCACCTTCGCCACGCGCAGAGTCCAAGACATCGATACGCTGATGGCCATCGCCCTGTTTCTACACCGGGACCTAGCCATCAACGCCAACACGCCAAGCTTCGTGTATTTGGTCGACTTCGTGCACCGCCGTGGGCTCCCAGCCCTCGCGCACATCGACGTACCGCTGGCTCGATTTCTATCCGCTGTGCGTACCCACTTCCCGGACAAGGGCCTTTCACAACGCGAGCTGAGTCAGCGGGTGCCCGCTGCGATTGGCTGGATTCGAGAGTACATCCACAATGGGATCGTCCCTGTTTTGGGGCAACCGGCCAATGGTGAGATCAGGATCCTGGACCAGGGAACACGCGGATTCGCCGTTGCCGAGACGTCCGGCTCTCTCTGGGATGGGTGGGTGGAGCTCTATCGACTAGGCTTTCTGCGCGGCGTGCTGGTCGCCAGCGATGGCGAACGAAAGCGTGCCCTTGTGGCCAGGAAAAGCCATCACGTGCAGTTCAATCTCGAGACCGCCGCCCGCCTACTCAACCAGATGGAGCTCGCCATGGGAGAGCCCGCCGAATGGCGCGCATCATCAGACCGGCTCTGGCTAGAATCGCCCGCAGGAACTTTGATACTTTTGAAGGATATCCTCGCGGTGTTAACCCGAGTGTAGCCTCGACGCGGCGGAGCAGCGCCACATGGTCGAGGCTCAACTCGCAATCATGAATGGTCGACGTCTCAATGGCGCGCCGGACCTCACGAGCCGCCAAGGGGGCGATGGCAAGGTCACGACTCTTGAAATAGGCTTGGGCGTAGGGGCCGTCCATCCAGACAGAGCAAAGGGTATGAAGGAGCTCCAGGTCATCGGCAAAAGTGAGGTCTTCATCACGTCCTTCCAAAGCCTTCTTAACCCTCCGGGTTAAGACTTTCCGCAAAGACTTCAAAAGCCGCCTGAAGACACCATCTCGAAGGAGGTGTTTACTCATGTCGGGCTTCCCGGCCATTAGTTACACCGACTGCCTCCCGTGAGGGTCCCGGTTAAGTGACTCGGGGCCACCCCGCGTCTTGGGGTGGCCCCGAACTGCGTCACAATGGCTCGGCCTTAGGCCAAGCGCGCACGAAGATTGAAGGTCAACACGATGTACAGGAGCGGGAAAATTGGCGAGTAGTACATCTCGAAGCGCAGAATCGTCGGGTCATCTGGGTCGATAGACGCCGTCATTCCTGTGAAGGCACCGACAATCTCGGCTTCGACCAGCGACCGGAACAAACCGGTCATGGACACCACCACCTCGTTGGTACGAGCTGCCAGGAACTTGGAGCCCACGAAGCTATCCAGGATTGAGCGACTCTGCTGCTGCACAAAGTCGGCGATTTGGATAACCGTCGGTAGACGCGTCAAGACCGAGGTCATGTTGGTGGTCAAGCCGTGGCGGATCCGGATGATTGGATCGAGATCCTCCAGGATCGTCACACCGGCAACCGCTGTCTGGTTGGCCTCGACCGGGTCCAAGACACGCGGGATACGCGTGAAGCCTTGGATACGGCGATGCGTGTATGGGGTCGCCACGTCGACCGCTGGGCTCACGATGGCACCAGAAACGGCTGCTGCGTAGAAGCTACCGTCCACGATGCTGTCAAACGACGCGCCGAGCTCATCCGTCAAAGTGATGACCGCCGAGTCCGGGTAGAACGCCACGATACGGCTGGAGTTCAGTGCCCGCGCGATTGATTGAACGCTAGTGGGCGACGTGCCGGACGCGAATCCGATGAAGCCTTGACGCTCGCTCTGGTTGCGCGGATTGCTCTGAATTTCGCAGTGCGACGTGAGGTGCGTATAGACGCTCGTGCTCGTAGCCAACGGGATCACGATCCCGGGCCGGATGTTTCCGGGCAACGGACTCGCGAGCTCATCAATGGCGGCGTTGAACGCAGCATCTGAAGCCTGGTTGGTGTTCGGAACCTTGAGAACCTGCTTGATGATGATGAGTACGGCGCCGTTCAAGATCGCCAGATAAGCAGCCAAGGTCACGCGATTCTCTGCAGAGGTGCGACCGAATGCAGCTTCGATGGTCTTGAGCTGCTGGTAAATCTTGGCTGAGTAGTCCTGCTTGAGATAGCGGTAGGAGATGAAATAGAAGTCGCCAACCGCTGGCTCAACCCCGCTCGGGTTGTAGGTCACCAGGCTTGCGGTATCGTTCACCCCAACGCCAACCGTATTGGTCACCAGGAGCTCGAGACCGCCGATTGAGTAGCGCGGAATGGATGGGCTGACATGCCAGGTCGGGGTCACTTCGAGCGTGAACTGTCCGCCCGTCGTGTAAGCGCCAGTAGAGGCCGGAAGCACCGTGAAGCGCAGGCCCGTGTTGGCATCCGTGTAGGTTTGCCCCGGAATGCCGACGCCCTCCGATCCGCCCGCCGACGCCGAACTGCTGACCGTGTAGTTCCCCTGGATGTCCTCTCCAATGTCTCCATCGGTGCCAGGTACGATGCCGGTGCCCGTGGTCGGATTGAACGCTGAGTTGGTGGTCGCGTTGAATCCGATGCTCGATAGCACACCCGTCGTGAGCGACTCGATCGTGATGTGGTCCCCGCCGCCGATAGACTCGACGTAGGCAACAGCATCTCCCGAGAAGCCGGTCGGCCCCATCAGCACATTCACGAGTTCCTGAGCCTCGACCAAGCTCTGGCTCGCCGAATCGTTCTGGATGAATCCAAGCACCGCATTTGCAGAACCGGCGTTGATCACCAGCGAAGAACCGGGATCGTTGGTCGTGCTCGTGAGACGGACCTTGTTCAGATTCGACCCGGTGCCAACCGAGGCCGCGGTAGCGACCACCCCATTGATGTCTGCAACCACCTGCGTTGCCGTCCGGGCAGCACCCGCGGTCAAGGTCACGTTGTAATCGACGCCGTTCAAACGGAAGTTGAACTTGTCATTCAGGGCAGCCGTAATGTTGAACGGCCCGATCAGCGAACCCAGCAAAGTTGCGGGCTTGTTGATCGCTCCCGATGTACCACTCACGGAGTCGAAAGCTGTGAAGCCCAGTACGGATTCGACAGTGCCTTGGTCAATCGTAACGTTCGAGCTCGTATCAAACCCGCCTGGCAATGCAGCAGGAGTAACAGTGCTCTTGATGATGAAGAATACGTCTCCTGTGGCGCCAATCTGTTCGAAGGTGGCGGTAGCAAGAGTACCGGGAGAGGTGGCAGCAGCTAGACCCGTGGTGATGAAACCAGCGATGGCAGCGGGCGTCTGCGCTCCAGCCGGGATCGAGATGTCCGGAACGGCAACGCCGTTGATCTTGAGCTTCAGTACGTTTCCTGGAGAGGCCGGAATCGTGATGGCGGTCCCACCAAGAGCGGTCAGAGGCACACGCGCACCGACCATAACAGCGGGTGACGCTGTGTTCAGGTTTGCAGTGACAGGATTACCGTCGACTTCAGTCTCCCAAGTGGCCGAGAACGGGCTGTAGAACGAATACGGGGCCGCGCCCTTGTTCGTGAAAGCTGCGTTCGTCGCGGGCGCCTCACCGAACGTGACGGTCACCACCTCGGAAATCGGCGTACCATCTCCCGTGTGAAACGCGTCGGGGATCAGCTCGACACCGCGAGGCCACTGCACAATCTGAGAAAACCCTGTCTTGGTTCCGAAGCGGACCTCGAACAGATTCTTGTTCTGCGTGCTCGAGAATACCGTGTACTGGCCAGCACCAACTGCCCCAGGTACGACGTTCGTAAAGATATACGTGTCGTCTACCAGACGGCTGTAATAGAAGGTCGCATACGCATGATAGTCAGGAGGCTGTGAGGCCTTGAGTTTGATGCGACGGGTCGTGCCGTCGACCTCAAGAACCTCGACGGCCGGGCGATTCAGCGCGTCTCGCAACGTGCGGCCCGTGTAAACCTTCACGAGGTCGGGGCGATTCGTCACCAGATCTTGCCGGCTGTTGGCAACGGAGTTGAACGTGCTCAGACCCAGCGCGGTGCTGCGCCCATTACCCGTGGTCGGAACCTCAGGCAGCAAATAGTCCGTCGGAGATAGCGTAGCCGGGATCGTGCTCGTGTCCACGACACGTGCGCAGTTCCCCAAGAACATCACATCATCGATCAGCGTCCCGATGATCTGCCCGCCAGAGCCCGTCGAACCATCGAACGGGGTAGCGCCAGGAGTCGTTGTCGCCGCCGTAACCTGGAAGCTCGAACCCCAGTTGATCACACTCACATCCGTAGATGGATTGCTGACCACGAAGTCCGTGCCCTGAATGAAATCGTTTCGGCCCGGGGAAATGCCACAACGCAGGACCGTTGTAACTAGACTGTTTGGCAGATAGTCAAATGTGTCCTGCCAGGTGTTAGCCCAGTATTGAATGGTGACCGTTGAACCCGGCGCTGGAGCGAAAGGCAACGTCACAATGCCGTTGGTACCGTCCACAGCCTCAGCAACTACCTGGACCCCGTCGACCTTTGCGACCACCTTGGACGTATCCGTGGTGGTCGTGCCGCCGCCCGAACCATCCACGATGGGCCGCTGAAACACGCGAAAATCGCGATTGCGGTTCGATGATGCCCCCGCGCTCCAACCCAGCGGACCGTTCGCGGTGCCGTCCCCGATCGTGATGCCGAACGGATTGGTCAGCTGCAGATGGTCACGGCCCTGATTGTCCGTGAACACAGAAGCCGAGAGGTTAGGCACGAGCGCCGCATTCACCGAGGAGGCGATCGAAGACGCCGCCAAGGTGCCACCCGGCAAAACTACCGTAGCTGTGATGCCGTTGGCGGTAACGATGAACTGATCGTTGACCCCGGTGACGATGCTGAACAGATAGGTGTCCGGCGGAGCTGGCAGTGGCTGCAACGTGCCGTAACCCGGAGACACCAACGTGGCGTTCTCCGTAGAGACCTGCTCAGACACGTCATCCGTGAACGCCGTATCGCCGCGGTGGAAATAGTAGGTGACTCGAACCTGGTCATTCGGCTGAGTCGGAAGCTGGATGGTCACCAACCCCTTTTGGCCGTTCAAGCTGCCAAGCGACACCAAGGTGCCGTTCACGGAAACCGAGACCGCTCGCACGTCGTTCGTGACGCGACCAAACCCCTGACCATCCACGATGGGATAGTTGCGGACTCGGAACGTCGCCAAAGTCCCGTCCTGAACCCCCAACTGCAGGTTGTTCGGATTCGTCGAGTCAACGACCCAGCTCTCAGAGACGTCTTCATTGACGATCTGCTGGTCTACGGTCGCTGACGATCCGCGAACGAGCTCAAAATCATTTTGCTCCAGCTCTTCCTGGCCGACCCCAATCAACGCTGGGATTCTAAGACCCGCAACCAAGTTGGACGCATTGGTTTCAGTGAGAGTGCGGGTGTAAACCCCCGGAGGCGCGTAGCTGAGGAAGGGACCCATTGGCGGTTTATCTCCTAGTGAAGGACGTCACATCTAGATCTGGGTGTGCGACGAGGCACAAAAGCAGTAGCTCTTTGGGTGCTGATCTTCATAGATCCCTAGGGATCAACTACATCTCCACGCGATGGGAGCAATCTGATAGGACTAGACAACAAAAGAACTATTACCCCACTGGGTGGGTCAGCTGCGCCGCTCTCCCCGTATCCTCTTGAAGGCTTCACGGGCCAGCACTTTGCGAGCTGCTCTACCTTGATCTGACATAGGTTCATAATCGACGTAGTCCTGGCCTGTACGTCGAATCAGAGCGTGGGTCTCTCCTTGTGCCCGTGCCTGCTTTTTCACAGTCTCACGGGCCTGAATGTGCTCCCACCGTTCGCTGGCGTTTCGGCCAATGGCCTTGTCTGCCGACGGGTAATCGTGGTCGTGCACCCCGGAGTTAGCCGGCGCCCCCGAGCCCTGAGCAAACGCGAAATCGAACCCGCTGGGCACGAGCGGAGCCGAAGCCCGGCAGTTGGGGCAAGGATAAGAGACGTAGTTCTCCACCCGAAGGTTTCTCTCAAAGCGCAACACACAGGCAGAGCACTCAAAAGCATACCGCGGCATTGTCCATCCTATTTAATACGTTCGAAATCGTGGTTACGGCCGATGATCGCCGGCATAGTCGAGAACACCAGGCTGTTGTGTACGTCCCCGATAATCGTGGTACGGCTCTCCACACCCGGGACAGCTCGATTCGACTCAGAGGTGACAACGGTAATTGTCAGAGGCAGCGGCTCGTGAACCTCCCAAGGGGTCTGGAGCTGAAGACTCAGGGAGGCCGTGTAGAAAAACTCATCCCCGGTCTCATCCGCCACTTCTTCAGCTTCACCGCCGATCGACACATCCACCACTTCGATCCCCTCTGCGGACAGGATCGGTCTTTTTTGGTAGAGCAAATACATCATCGTGAGGTCCGCGAGCTCCTCCATTTGATGGGGGTCGCGGGCGATCACATCCATCTCAAACGTCAGATCGAATCTGCCGCCGTAGGCATTGGCGGTCGGGGTCCGATCGTCATAGACAACCACGGCGACCTTGTCGCCGGTCTTCCCCCTCTTACCGAACGCCAGGACCGCCCCCGGCAGCGTCCGAAAGTCCGAGTGGTTCCATTGATAGGGAACCGGCCCGATAGACTGGACGGGGTATCGGTAGTCAGCCGTGATCACGGCACCGGGAGGGAACCGATCAAGGAATACGAGGCCCCCGGTCGCGTAATCCACCGTGTAGTGCTTGTTCTCTACCAGTCGATAGTTGCGATTCTGCCACAGGCGTAGCGTGCCCTGCAGCGGCAACTGTTGCAGCTGGCCCACCGTTTCGATACCAGATAAAAATCGGATGACCGGCTCATCGTTCACGGTGAGCAGCGGGTCAACCATGAACTTGCCGACAGACTGCGCATCCTCCGGGGCTTGGAGGATCTCGATGTAGTAGATGCCTGGAGGCAAAGGCATTCGGCCCCCGTACGCATCTAGATGGGCGGCATCCTCGACAACCCACTCAATCGGAAAGCTCGGCGCTCCCACATAGGCAAGCATCACGTAGCTGTTCAAGGTCCCGATGAACTGATCCGCTGCGAGCGAGACCTTGTTGGCAGAGGCCCCTTTGACCACTATGCCGAACTGCGGCCTCTCGGAAAAGGCGTACTTATTCTCGATGCTCGAAACGATCTTGTTGTAGACCGGATGCTGGGCAAACGAATCCTTCAGCTCAAGAATGAGCCGCCGCTTCATCGCGTTGAGGAGGTTGTAGTAGATGGCAGCCCCCTACCCAGAGTGCTCCTCGGTCGCCAGCACAAGGAGCCCTTCAGCAACAGCGGTCATCGGATCTTTGGCCGGGCGGACCTCGCTGATCTGAATCGGAAAGCCCCGCTTCTTGATCGCCTCGAATTCGTCCATGAAGACTTCCATGAAGCCCCCGGCGCGCGTCGTGCCCCCACTCACAATGAAAGGGATCGGCTCGGGCAGATTGATCCCCGCCTGATTCTTCCGGAACTGGACGGCGATGTTCTCGAGCACGTACTTGATGAGCGACCGAATGTAGAGCGCGACCGCTTCTTCCTCGCGGGATTGCGGCTTGACGAGCTCAACGCCCTTTTCCTTGATCGCGCACATACGAGCGGCCGTGTTGCCCACCGCCTTTGCAGCGTGCGAGTCGACCCAGTCACCCCCGCGAGCAACGGAGAAATCCATGCCCTTGATGGTCTGATATGCCAGCGCGATGTTGCCCATACCAGAGCCAAAGCTCACGGATAGACCAGAGAAGTTCTCCGCGGCGCATTGCGAGTAGATGATCGCCATGGCCTCGTTCATGGGGTGCGGCGTGTACCCGAGCTCCCCGAGGATCTTCCGAAAGACCTCTTGGTGGTAGATGATGTCCTGGGCGGTATCATCCACAGGGGACGCCGGCACACTGTAGTAACAGTGCTCGCCCTTCACGATGGGCTCACCGATGACGTTTGAGATCAACAGGCTGAGGATCTGCTGGGCGTCCAACTCTCCCGCCGCGATCACACCCCTGCTTAGCGGGCGCCGTACCTCGCGATTGAACAGGTTAGCCATGGTCAACGCGGAGTCGCCAAGTACGACCAGGGTGCCTTGGCGCTCTACGTAGTCGACCTTAGAAAGGCGAAGCGTCTTCTTCGCCTCTAGATCCAAGTCAAGGAAGGCGTCACGAATTCGTCTCAACTCCAGGCTGTCCCCGTCCGCCAACTGGCGGGCTGAGACGATATTCATAGTGCCTAAGTCGAGCCCACACGCGGGCTTGTATTTTGACATCTCAATCTCCATCCATAGGCCCGATTATTGGGCGCGGTCTAACGACTGTCGTAACTGTAGGTTTCCGGGCCTCCCCTACGCTGCTGCAGCAGGTAGACGAACTCTTCATGCTTATCTGCTACACCTTGCAGCAGGTTGTCCGTTCCTGAGCTCAGAGCGCCCCTATCCTCTAGCCGGCTCCTTGCCGTCTCCAGGCAATCGACCACGCATCGCTCCACCTCAAGACTCTGTCCAACCATCTCTAAGGGAGTCGGGGGCGCAGGCGACCGGCACCAGTGCCGCACCAAAACGGGGATCATATCGGCCTGAAGTTTGGGGCACACCGCGGCATCGCCCCCCGTACCGACCGCCCTCTCTGCGATTTGATCGATGAAGCCTACCGATTCGTTGTAGAGCCGCTCGAACAAGAGATGGTCGCCGTACTGAGCCGTCCCATAGGTTTGCCAGTGGTGACTTTGGTGAACCAACGCGGCGGCTCTCAACACCGCGACCAAGACGCCGAGCTCCGAGGCCAGAGTTCCTTCGGGCATCTCGAGCAACAGGGACTCTAGTACCCCATCACCCATCGACGCGATCTTGGGCTTGGATTCCGGCAAATAGGGCGCGCCGTTGTCGGACGGCTCAAAAGCCAGCGGATCAACCCAGAGAGCATGTATGGAGTCTTGTCCCATGGGGGTCACCACGCATCGTCATCATCCCACCCCGGCCCGCGAGCATTCTTTTCCTTGCGCTCCTCCTTCATCTCCTTGCCAACTTGAGCTGGCGTAAAGCGCTCAGGTCGCGCGGAAAAAGACTTCCCAGAGAACGGCGACTTAACGGTTGTCCTCTTGGTCTCTAGATAGAAAACATTGCCGTCTGCGTCCTGGTACTTCCAAAGAAGTGCCGCACCACTTGGCTGAACGGAGTCGATTCCTGCTCTACGAGAGACTCTGGCGGCCAGAGCTCTGGCCTCCGCTGATACACTGGCTTGACGTGGATGCATGGATGGATTGTTCCTCTTCCTCTATTCAGGGGTTTTGCAAGAAAGGTTTAATCAAGGGCTCCGTTCTTTCTTGCGCAGCTGGCGCAAAAGATCGGCGGCCTCGGTGACCGCGTCCGATGTGGACTCCTCACCCTGAATATTGATGCGAGCGTCAAGGTCCTTGGACCGAATCTCTGCAGGGAGAAACGTCGGAGCGGAGCCGTCTACAACCTCTTCCACGGGCTTCGCTGCTGGGGCACCTGCCACAGGTGGAGCTACTCCAACAGCTGGCGATGCCGCCACGCCTGACTGGATTGCCTTCAAGATCTCGTCGAGTTTGGCGGAATGGGCGTGCGCGCTACCGTCGAGCTGCCGCTTCAACGCCTCATTCTCGGTCTGTAGACGTGCGGCGAGGGCTTCCAGCTGCGCCGTGTACTTCTCCAGGCGAGCCTTATCCGGGTCTTGCGGAGCGCCCGCCGTCCCGCTCGGGTATGGTGCCGATGGGACCTGGCATAGGAAGCCTTGCGAGATCGCGCGCCAGAGATCTTTAGATATCAAGGCCTGATCCTCCGGGATGACCACCAACGTCCGAAACGCTACGTCCCTGCCGATGTCCTCGATCACGTGATTGCCGGCAACCATCCCAATCACGCGCACGTCGCCTCTCATCTTTTTCATCCATCGATTCCTCAGCCATTTACATAGGCGGCGCATATCACTTCTTCTTCGCGGCTTTGCGCAGTTGCTTCGCGACTTCCTGCTTGAACTTGTCGCGAAGAAACGCCCGAGCTTCCTGCTTAGCGCGTTGTAAAAAGTCCGAGGGCTGCCGTCCTGGGTGCAACCAGCCCCGTTTTCGCCCAACGTTTGGACCTGTCATCGGCCCCTGTGACCAAGTCAAAGACCGAGCATGAGCGCTCCGGAAGATCAGCTTGCCGGTCTCTGTGATGATCGGAATTGGGCGCTTGGCCTTCTTGAGCCAAGTCATCTGCCGGCGCTTCTGGCCCAGCACGAGGGCCTCAAACCCCGGATGGTCGGTTGTCACCACCAGAGAGGCGGGTCGCATCTCAACCTTAATGGATTTGGCCAGGGACTTCTTGGCTCTAGCCGAGTACGTGGTCTGCGCGAGCTTTTTCCTGATACGGGTCATGAGCTCCGTGCGAGCCTTCCGCAGGGCTGGCTCCATGTCGCCGACGGATGAGAGCCCGCCTCCGAACAGAGGATTCATCATCACGCGTGCTGCGATGAACGCCATTAGTACTCGATGTTCTCCCAGACCTTAGTCCGGCCTCTAAGCTCCCGCTCATCCGGGATATTGGGCTTCTCCGTGATGCTGGTGTCGGCCTCGCGCTCGGGTCCCGACGGTGCAAACTGCACAGCCGCGAACTTCACCGGATTGCCCACCGGCACGCGATAGCGGATATCCTGCTCATCTAGATGGCCGATGTTGAAGTGCTGCTGAAGCACCATGCCGCGATTCGAAGGAAAGCGAACCGCGCCAATCGAATACCGCTCGCCGTTGAGCTTCACCACGAAATCGCGCTGAGACAGAATAGGAGCCGGGCCAGTCCACACCTCATACGTGTGCTCGACCGAGCGTCCGGTCTCCTTCTGAGTGATGCGGCGGTCAGCATCGTCGGGTGCGATCAGGGCATCATAAGGCCCCTCGTACCCGCCAAGAAAACCAGTCCCGTAGCACTTGGGACAGTCGTTGATCGGCTGCTTGTGGTAGTCATCCGGCACGCACGAGCAAGGCACCCCGACGTGTTTGCGAAGGAAAATCTTCACGCGCTCGCCACCCTGCTCTAGGATGAACCGGTTGCGACGCACCGACTCACGCCAGATGTAATCGAGCTTCTCGATCTCCATCGAGTTCGTAGCCGTTGCAAACTCGATCGGAGTCTCGATCAAGTTCTCACATTGCACTTGGCTCAAGTCACAGCCCACGCGGACCCCGACGCTCGTGACTCGATAGAAGACCCGTTGCGCGAGGTCCGTGCGCAGGAGCTCGCGATTACGTCGATACGTACAGGTGACGATGCTGTTCGGGCCGGGGACCAGGGACGGGTCCCACTGTTGCCGCGTCACGTCCGCGTAGATGTACGGGTCAATCTCAACTTCACCAGAGAACCCGTGCACCTTCAATGGCCGGACGGTGACCCCGTCGATCTTGACCCATACGTCATCTGGCAGATCCGCGGTAATCGCCTGCGAACCCTCCCGTACGATCGGGCTATGCAACGTCTTGAAAACCCAACGTGGCGCGGCTGGCCCAGCCGCCGATTCTTCTTCGCCTTTGAGAACGAAACGCCCCGTAACGTCCTCGTCTACGATGAGCTCATTGTCGGTCTGGTCGCGCCAATAGTTAGCGCAGATGAGCAACTCGGAGATGCGCTCGAAGGGGCCGTACTCAGAATCAAACGAACGGTACAGATTGACCCCGAGCAGCTGATACAGGCTGTTCAAGGGGAGCGTCGCCGGGGAGTCCCATCTGAGATCGAACACCCCGGGGCGATACCCGCTGGTCAGAAACAAGTTGAGCGGAGGCAGCGGCCAAGGAGTCTTGGTGTACTCCAGCTCGGTCGTGTTCCAATCGCGATTTGATGCATACGGCACGGGCTACCCCTCTAGAGAGAGGGCACAAGAGAAAAGACTAGGGAGCCGCGGGCTCCTCCGAGGCGGCTTCTGCCTTCCGGTCCAAAAGCTTGATCTCACCTGTCTTGTCATTGATGGAGACGGGGGTGCCCGGCTGAAGCCCCCGCTCGATCAGCACCTGCTCGAACAAGCGTTGCTTCTGCTGGTCCACCTGATGAGCAGCCGCCAGAACTCGGACCCGCTCCTGCTCGAGTTCGAGTAGGCGCAGCCCGAGCTCGTAGCGGGCTCCATCAAGCTCAGAGAATTTGGCGAGAACATCCGCCTGTACCGGGTCACTTAGGGTCAGGGCCGACTTGGGCATGCCCCCGCTACACCAGAAGTTTCCAGACAGCGTCACGCCACCAGCTGGCAACCCGCTTCAGCCAAGTCTGCGGGGTTCCAGGCGGCGGCTCAGGCGGCGGCTCAGGCGGCGGCGCTGGCGGTCTCGCCTCCTCCACAAGGGCGCGCATCCTTTGCGGGTCGCCGGTCGCCCGATGGTACCGGCTCGCCAGGTGTCCGTTCATGCCAGGGCGGTTCTGGCCCTCCCACATTTTGTTGGAGGCGTTGTGCCCAATGCTCGGGTGCCAAAGGTGCAAGACTTCGGCGTTCAGCGTCTTGTGCTTGCCGAACAATGTATCGACAGCCCGCACAAAGGCCACATCCTCCCCGCCCCAACCCTCGAACCTCGGATCCATGCCGCCGACGCTCTCGAAAGCCTCGCGAGGCATGATTTGCACCATGGCCCCAAAATGGTGACCATACGTCGCCGTGGTCATCGACTCCACGTCCTCTGCAGCCGGCGGTGAGGGCAGCCGGACCGGCCACTTCGGGTCTGAGTTCAGGATGAGCTCAGTACTCGCCTCCACGAGGCGGTACAGACGGCGGTACGGGATGAACCAGCGGTTTTGCCCACGCCGAGCCGACTCTTCAATGGCTCGTGCAGCCCGAAGAATCGTGTCGCCCCTGAGATAGGCATCGGAGTCCAGCAGCACAAAGATGCGGCCATGCGCCTTCTTCGCCGCATCATTGAGAGCTTCGGTCTTAGAGAAAGACGGGTTCGTAGAGGTGCCGATCACGACCTCTGCGTCCGGCAACTCGTACTGCCAGTAGGTTCGCAGCCAACTCCACAGCCGCGTCCGGTGCGGCGATGACGCACTTGCCCGGAACGGTACCAACAATGAGATTTGCGGTCTAGGATAGGTCATTTGGACAACCCCGCCAGTTTGCGCCCGTACTCCTCGAACACGTCGAAAAGTTCGTGCTGACGATCTTGAACCTTGTAGCGATGTGCCTCCTGAGTCACCCCAATCTGAAAGGGGACGCCAACGGCGGCACAGTGATCGCGGAACTTGAAGTCTCCGCCCTCCTTGGCAAATCTCTCGGTCATCTCAATTCGCCGCGGGATACCAAAGGCATCCGCCACGATGATCCCATGGAGCGATGAGGAAACGATTTTCCGGCACTCACCGATCTTGCGTATCACCTCAAGCGGGTCCTCCGTTGGGCGAATAATCACGGGATTGTAACGCAGGAACTCAGGCCTTTGCTCCAAGGTCGTGTCCGACCAGTGCGGAACTATCCCAAGCGCGTGCTTCTTCTCCTGCCGCGGCACGAGCTCGTCCGCAAGAAGCCCCGCGTCACCAAGGACAAACTCCTTTTTCACACCCTTTACGCACTGCGCTGTCAGCGGCCCGCGTAGCGCCAATACCTGCGCTCGCGATAGATCAATGCTGCTGCCCTCCTTCAACTTACCCGAGCCAATGATCGTTCCGGCCCAGCCCGGAGGTAGATGCTCTAGGACAGAACCGACGCACACAAAGTTTGCTTCGCTGACTGGAGCCCACGCCACCTCCAGATCGGCAAAGTGTGACAACAGCAAAGGTGTCAAAAGATCGCCGAAATTAGGTCTTCCACGCCACCAATAGCCAGTAGGAGCTACGCGAGAAGAAAGCATAAAGCAAATTCTCCGGTGAAGGCCTACCAGTGTAATTTCATAAGGAGTCTATAACAGTTCGGCCTCCGAAAACGCCTGGTAAACCGCTGTCAAGATCAGCTTACGGCTGCGGGCGTTGAGATCCTTCTCGATCGCCGACCACGTAAAAGACAGCCGCAACGACGTGTCGACTAACTGGCGCCCGCTCATGTGCTCCTTGAGCTTGTGTGCCATTCGCACTGTCTCATCGACCACCTGTTGCATGAACGCTCTGACCTCTTTCGGGTCGTTTACATAACTTTTCTGGTCCTTGACCTTGTGGTCCTCGTCATGCTCGTACTGACGCGGTGCGCGAAACGCCGCCTCCGCGGCGTGGGTCACCTCGTGAATCAAGATGCTGTACAGACCATACGGAAGGCATGTCTCGTGAGTACACTCGCCCAACGGCTGAAAGTACTCTGTGACAAAGTTGGTGAGGTCTCGATCCGGCCCGTTAGTACCCAGGTACTCGTTCGGAGAAATGGCGCCATTCAGCCAAAGTACGACCTGCACGACGGCAGAGCCATTTTCGAAGCGCCGTCGCCCGGCCTCTCCGCCTAGCACCGGAAACTTCTTGGCGCTGGAAGCAGCTGCAATCACGATGACATCGATCCGGAGCTGCTCCTGCCCGTCGACCGAATCCGCGTAGAAATTCGTTTCGGCCAGCCCGGTTCGAGCACTGCTGCCGATCGGCTGGTCCGGATGCGGGTGACGCTTCAGCCAGCGCTTTATCTGCGGGACCAAGTCCTTTTCGACGGCATACCTGATCGTTGCCTTGTCTATGCGAATCGGTCGCGCCGCCATCCTGCGGTCGTAACTGTACCCCACCTTGGCCTCCTAGCCTAGCCATCCGCCGAGCACGACTAGAACCCGATGAACTTCTGCGGGCTCAAGACACCGCGGCCCACGTAGGGGCCAAACGCGCTTCGCAGGCCCATGCCGAACCGGGGCTGCTGCAGACCCTTGATGATGTTCACGGTTGCCTTCGTGTTCTCTAACTGTTTGTCGAACTGGTCAGACAGCGACTGGAACGCGCCTTCGTACTTGCTCGACTTCTCGAGGTCAAGAGAGACCCCGCCGATCGAGTAGGAGTTATGAGCGAGCACCCCGTTGGACAGAACGAAGTTCTGCGGACCGGGCACCGACAGATCGTAGGTGTGGTCCACCGGGGGCAGCACCAGAATGCTCTCCACACGCTCCAAGCCCACAACGCCGTCTCGCACCACAACCAGGCTAGAGCCGACCACAAGGGCGTCGACCCGCACCGGAACTAGCGCGCCCTCTCTAAGCCCGAACAAGCTGTGATCGCCTGTCACGGATACGGAAGCGGAGCCCACGCTTACCCGGTAGATCGGCTTGTTTGGCGTCGAGTGGCGCAGCACCGCTGTTACGACTGCCTCCACCGCCGACTGGCCCTCCACCGAGCGGACCTTGAGAGTGCCAGCTGTGTACGCCGCCTTGATTTTGTCCCTACGATGCCTGTCTATCACACACCCTCCCGAAAGCCTTGACGACACGCTTAACGCACTTGGCTGGGTCTGCCTTTAGGTCGCACTCCTTGATGCGGATCACGCACCATCCCAGCCTCTTTAGGTACGTGGTCTTCCGACGATCTAAGGCGCGGTTTGCATCACACCCGGGAAAGCCGCAGCTGTCACACCCGTGCCAGTAACAGCCGTCCATTTCCACGGCGACAAGCTCATCAGGCAGAGCCTCGTCGACCCGATAATACCCGACTTCGTACTCGCGCTTCACGGGCAGCCCGGCGTCAACGAGCAACTTCTCCAGCTCCTGATGCGGTCGCGTGAAGGTTTGCGTGATGCTCTTTCGCGCCTTAGCCGCTAGCTCCTGAGACAGCTCAGAATTCTCCCGATGCCACCTCGTGACCTTCTTTCGCATCGAGCCATCCGCCCAGCGCTCTTTAGACTCTCGCGACAGCCGCCGCCTGACAGCCGGCTGCTGGTTCAGCTTCCTCAAATGCTCACTCGCCTGCGCTCTATAGCCGGATTCCATCATGCGCTTTGAAGCTGCAGATATCTGTGCCTTAGTCACTTCGCCTTCCGCGGTCGCGAACCTCGCTGTGAGCACCTTAGACTGATACTGTTTCTCAGCCTCTGTCTTAGCCCGACGATCAGACACCACTGTGCAGGCAAGCGCGTCAGCGCCGTGCTTCGCGGCATACTCCTCGAAAGACATGTTCGCGCATGCCCGCACGTGCTTCGGCATAATAGCCCCCGCCCAAGCGCCGCACTCTCGGCACACCACATAGTCTCTACCCTCAACGAGCCGAGAGGTACTGGCCTCAAGAATACCCTTGCCATTAGAGACAAGGGTCCCGTTCAACACCAGCGTCTCGACATGACGGTAATTCATGCCGTACTTCAAGATCACGTAGCGAAACGAGACGTAACCCTCAGGAAGTGCCCAGGATGCCATACAACTCCTCTAGGGTAAGTTGAATCTCCTCACCCTCGACCAGAACGGTGACCTGGGTATCGCCCACAAGCGAAAATTCGTCCGCGATCCAATTCAATCGCAACGCCTGGATAGCGAACATCATAGCCCCAGTTAGGAGCAGTGTACGCCACTCCGGACGAAACATCACCATCTGGTCAACCGTCTGGAACGGCGTGCGCGGAGGTGCCGACGAGACCAAGTCAAGCGAACGCGCCAAGTACTCCTGCAACTCCACGTCTTCCCAGATGTAACCGAACACCCTGCTGAACTGCTGCACAGTTTCTTCGTGTGAAGGTGGCCGAAAATGGTAGTTGCGATCTGGATTGTTATCCCTTAACAGGATTCTCAGGCGTCCCATCAGGTCGTACTCGATCGCCGTCGCGTTGATTGCACCCCCAGTGATCATGCTCGCGCTGCTAGTAGACAGCCCCGCCTTGTCGGTGACCGAGAACTCCTGCACCACCTGTTGCTGCGCACCGCCGATGATCTCACGGAACGTCCAGCGGACCCGGTACTCGCCCAGATTGGCGTCAAGCGGAACGATGATGCTCGCGAAGTACTCCCCAACCGACGGGTTGGCCGGAATGCGCAAAGGGATACCAACAAGCACCTCCTGACCCGTCGTGAAGTCGTACAGGGCGTACGAAATCTCCGCGGCGTTCACCGGCGTGTTGGCGGCATTGACCAGATAGATGTTTAGATCATTCCGGCCAAGCTGCTGTCCCCTATAGAAGTTAGTCATGCGTCACCTAGCCCCCTGACGGTTCAGTCCTCTGACTTGGGCGCGGGCGGCGGCTCAGACTTCGTCTCCTGCTTCTTGTTGTGCTTGGCCCTAGACTGCAGGTCCTTCATCAACGCGTCCTCGTGCTCCTTGTCTTCCTTCTTCGCGGGCTTGGCAGGCTCCTTTGGCTTCCCCTCCTGCTTTTTGTTGTGCTTGGCTCTAGACTTCAGGTCCTTCATCAACTTGTCTTCGTCGCTCGCGTCGTCGGGTTTAGCGACAGAATGGGATCTGGCGTCTGCATTGGGGTGCTTCTGCAGATACTTGTTGAGAGCGTCATTGCTCGGGAAGGTCTTAGCGAAACGATGCGCGACCGTCTCCGCTAGCGAAGCCTCCCTCAGCGCGAGCTCGAACGCCTGCAGGGCCGATTTTCTCGTGACGTGTCTCATGCCTTAATCCCATCCATACTTACAGGTTCTAGGTAGCGTGTCGCCGGGCACAGGGCACAACACCGAGTCGAACACGTAGAAGTAGCAATCCTTCTCTATGGGGCTAGCACCAAAGGATATTTGATAGTTCCATCGAATCACCCACAACCCCGGCTGACCGCACTCCCCCGCCGTTCCGGTTGCGTAGTAGCAACCGAGGCTGCTGTTGCCCGGCTTGCGTCCGGACGGCCCCACTTGCTTAGGCTGGCACCCCTGCTGGATCTGATACAACGTGTAGCTGATGCACACCGGCCCCACGGGATTGCCGCCCTTGCCGGTCACGCAAATCGTGAGGTCCCCCATTCCGAACTGATGGCCCCACCGGAAGCTCTGTTTGACCAGGGGCGTCTGACAAATCGAGTACGGGACACAGATCACTTCCATGAACCCCGTGACAACCGCGAGCCCATAGACTGGCTCCGGTTCCGAAAGAACCGCCGAGCTCGAGCCGATGACGTAGCCGCCGAGGACGATGCCCCTGGAGATGACAGCGCTCGCGTCACCTGAGCCTGTCGCGATTCCCTCGACCCCTGGGATTGGCAGCTCGACCACGGTCGCAGAGCCGCGAGTGAGCCCGGACAGATTGAAGACCCCCACCGGGGACGCAGCGAGGCTTCCGACACCCTCGAACGTGTGAGAGACCACAGGGTCAATCTGCGCCGTCCCACCTAGCGCGCCTTGGCCGCCAGTCACACCAGCAAAGCCAAACGTCACCGCCAGCGAACCCGACGGCTCCCCCGTTCCAACCACGGTCCCGACTACGTCAATGATGAGGTCCATCGCCTAATCCACGCTTTAAACAAAATCATCCCGGGAAACCACGCCCCCGAGATGACCCAACGCGTCAACTACGCGGTGATGTGCTGCTACTCGGGGGACTTTTCGTCATCATCAAACTCAGGAAGTACACTTAGGGATGTGAGTGCCAGGCCGAAAACCACATAGTACAACAGGTCATTCACTGGGTCGGTCTGGAAGTACAACCACACAGCATGCGGTACGATAGCAACGGCCGCGGGAAGCAGTATCGCGACTAGCTTCGGAACGTGGCTCCACACAGGCCGAGCGACGTGCAGGAACCGACTCAGCAACAGCAAGATCGACACCACTATCGCTACGACTTCAACGGCTAACATATCTATCTCTCCTTCATCTATTTTCAACGGGCAAACGCAAGCGGCGCTCTACCCTTCGATGCAAATCAGCTGCCCGGCTGGCATACGGACCTGATCCGACACATCCACCAACTTCGGCGCACTCAAGTTGCCGATGTACAGGATGTTGCCACCCGAGCTCGCGTCTATGAAGGCAAACGCGACAATCGAACCCCAAAGCGCTTGAGCTACGGGGAACAACACCTCAACGGCACTTACAACTTGGCCATTCACCGGCTCCGTGAACGTTACGAGCTGGCGAAAATAGCCGCCGCCCGCAACCTCGGTGCCAGCGCTGTCAACACCAGGGGCTACCGTGTAGAGCGCCACATAAACTGCCGGTGGCGGCACGAACGGGATGCCACGAAGCGCCGCGTTCAAGAAATTATTGTCAAGATAGATCGACTTAGGCATAGCTAGCAGCAACCCCCACTTCCAGGAGGCTTGATAAATGAAGCAGAGAGACCGGACTCCATCGCAGGTGCGGATTGCACTACGTCGAAATCTTGAGCGGAGATCTGCTGGCCGGCTGGGTACGTGAGTAGGTTGCGCCAGTATCCGAGGGCATCTGGCCGAAAGCGAACGCTATAGAAGCCAGGATGCCCCGTGATCTCGTTGAAATAGATGCGGCCCGCCGTCACCTGAGCATCGGTGACCGCTGTCCCCGAGACCAACGGCCACGGCTGGATCGTGTTGTTGAAAAAGACCTGCGAGACTAACACCCCAGGAACGAGCCCCTGCACGCGCGTAAACCCGTCAGGCGCGAAGAAGTCGACCTGGTCCAGTACGACCTGATTGGCCTGAACGATTCTGCCGCGTGTAGTTGCCATCAGGCTCCTTGCTTGCGTGGCTCCGGCCTAGGCTCGGGCGTCGGGCGACGAACCGGGGCATTGGCAGACGAGCCGCGCATTACAGCCGCAACACTAACTTGTCGGACAATCGCGGCCTGTGTTTCGGCGGACCCGGTGATATGAGTCTCGACATTGATGAGCGGCATTAGCGTTCCTCTCTGCGTCTGTTTCGATTTGCTGCAGGCGTCACTGAATAGGACGGTGGCGGGGGAGCCGGAGGCACGATCCTGAGCGTAGGAATCGTGGGCGGCGGAGCCGTCGACGGGACCTGATGGCCACGGCTAAGGTTGGGCACCGTCACTTTAGTGGGGTCGACGATGAGCGCTGAGTTGGTGGCGATGGCCACAATAGCGTTCATGTCGGACTCTGAAGTCGCGGCGAACAGCGCAGCGCCCGCTATGGAAGCCGTAATCGGAACCAAGCGTCTGGCATTCGCAGGCACGGCGGATTCGCCGAGCAAAGCTGCCACGGCAGCATACTTCGCCGATGAACTTGAAGAAGCACCAGCAAGGCCAGGCATAGAAACACCTGCCGGAACGATGCGTACGGCATTAGAGGCCAGGTCGGAGTTACCTACCAGAGCCGATGGCGCCGCAGCAGACTTGCGGATGACAGTGGCAATCCATCCAGATCCGCCGAGCAGAAAGGAGGTCTCATCGAATAGGAACCCCCCAACTGCTGACCATGTCGAGTCACCATCTATAGCGACCGTGCCCTCTATAGTAGCCATCATCACCCCCGAAAAGAGTCGAACTCTGATGCACCTATGACCAGTTAGGCCCACAGATAACTCGGGACCTGCGGGTCACCGAGAATCAGCTCTCTGTAACGGTGATCGCGCCTACAGCAAAGTTCAGCTGATCTCCAACGTCGACAAGCTTCTCAGTTCCGAGATCGCCGAAGTAGAGTTGATTGCCACTAGTGAGCGCATCGCAAATCGCGACCGCCTCAACCGTGCCCCATGAAGCGGTAGCAACAGGGAAAGTCACAGCAGCAGTGTTAGCTGTGGAACCTGCCGCCGCAGGTGAGAACGTAACGGCTACGCGAACATAGGCTCCGCCCGTTACCTCAGTGCCACCGCCACCGGTACTAGCGTCCGGCGCCGTAGTGAAAAGCGCAATGTAGCGCGCCGAAGGAGAAGTATAGGCGGCGCCCGTCAAAACAGCATTGAGCAGCGCATTAGAGAGAGTTTGCTTTTTGGCAGCCATGTTCTACCCCGTTTGGTTTAGAGGACCATCTGGTCTGGCCCTGTCTCGACCAAATCGAGGCAACAGACCAATACGACTAGACGATCGTATCTAAGGATTAACGGGACACTCGCGGCCAACACCTACTGCATGTGAACGACGGACTTGAGGGAACGGATCGAATACGCGTATGGCTGCGCGGCCACCTTGCCGGTGTTGTTGATCCACGCCTGCTTCAGTTCGTCCATGTTTCCGAGGGACGTGTCGAACACGAAGTAGGTCCTGTTGCCTTCCCTGTCGGTCCGAATCATCTCAACCCCGGCTGTCTGAAGGTAAGCCGCATAGTAGAGGTCTGGAGTGCGAAACTCGCCGGGTCTTGAATTCTTCACTTCTGAGTCTCCATCTGAGCGCCGCTTGGGGCGCTAGTTAGCGTAAGTCGACACATTCAATTCTTGGTGTTCATGTGGCCCGGGTCACGAGGACCCGGGCAAAGCGTAAGAAAAGCAAGTCACATCTGGCCGAGCTCAATGGAGCCGGCAGAGCTTGATCACGTCACAACAAACAGTTCAGGCTTGCCCTTGTTCGGGTCAGCAGCCTTGACGTTGACCAGGCTCGTGTACTGGAGTTGAACCTTAGAGCCCGCGACACCGAGACCATTGAGCAAGGGAGCCGGGATCACAATCGTTGTGGGGGAGATCACACCCACTGCGGCTCCCGCAATCGGCGTCTGAATCTTCTTCTGGTGAATCTGAACCGAGCGAGATCCGTCCGCCGAGTAGACCCGTACCACTGTGGCCTGGTACTCGGGGTCGCCGAGATTGGTCCCAGTGATGGTGAGATTACCCGCACCAGCAACGGCGGCTGTGATCACCGTCAGCGGCGCCACAAAAGGAGTTATGCCATCCTCTTTTACGACCACAATCGCAGGCCCAGTGGTCAGCGCCGGCACACGACTCGGGTCTGGGTTGTACGTCGGACTGAGGTAGCCCGAGATCATGCCGACCTGGAAGCTCTTGAAGAACGCGTCAGTCTCGACAAAGTGTGGCGCAATCGAGCCAATCAAGGCATCGCGTTGAGCCTCCGTGCCCCCAGAACCAATCGTGGTGAGAAGTTTGGCTGGCGACACATTCAAAGGACCCGCAGGTAGCGGGAACAACGCCGTGATGATAGCCGCCGCGTCAGGCATCGTGAACGTGCCCGCCGCAAGACCGCCCGGTGTGTTGAACGTCCCGCCACCAATTTGAATGTAACTGCCAGCGCCTCCAACCTTGCTCTGCACAACGAGGAAGCCGCCGCTATTCAAGAAAGCGCTGGCTAGCCCAGATGGCGCGAGGGCTCCGTCAACAGCCTTAGCGAGAGCAACACCGCTGGCATAGACACCCGGAGGTATCGTCACGTCGGTAAATGCAGGAGCGGTAGATAGCACTTTGAAACTCAGCACATCGTTACTGGCCGCCGTGATGGTGACGGTAGCTGTGATGGCAGTGGTGCCAGCGATGCCCGCTGGAAACGAGGCCAAAGGAACACCAACCGTGGCGGGTGTGGGGCGACTGAAACGCCGTTCCTGCCCACGTGGCTCCGTTGGGGGGTTGTAACGACTGACAGGCTCCAGGTCCATGATCGCTATTGGACCCTGCATGTCTCCACGAATAACTCCAATATACGCCATGACCTAAACTCCTGTTGTAATCCCGCCGGTTGCGGGTTCAGAGAACTTCCCACGTTGTTGATCGATTCTGAGCATTCTCAGCACCGCGCCGTAGTCCGCGTAGAATGCAGCCACGGACTTGATGAACTTGAGGTGGTCCGCTTGCCAAGCAAACGAAGCTTGTCGGACCCAGAGACGCATGCGGCGCAGATACTTGATGTACTTCGGTGCGAACTCGAGCATCTGGAGCTCGTGTTCTGCGAGCTCCAGATTGAGATACCGCGCCTCGATGTCCTTGAGCAGGACCTGCACTTGGTGCAAAAAGAGCAGTCTACGCGGCTGCCAGACTTGATGAATCGACTGGAATTCGTGGTTCGGCTCCTGCTCCAAGATCCATGAGAGGTTTGGATACGGCATCTGAACTCAGTGCTCTCCAAGGCTCGATTCGCTGTTGTATCGCTTCCCACGCAATGCTTGCCTCTGAGATCAGGTGATCGCTACAGGACCCGCGGACCCACCGCTTGTCGTGACCTTTGCGGATGACGCTGTCACCACGACACCTGGGATAAGAGCTGCCGGAATCGAGATCGCGGACGGCCCGATTGTACCACCACCCCCAGTAATCTGGGTGTTGGTCAAACTGATCGCGCCTGTGCCGGTGATCGCTACAGTGAGTGGAATCGCGAAGTTGGTGCCCGTTAGAGCAAGCGATGTTGTAAGGACGGCAGTCGTCAACGTAGGCGGTGCTGCCAGGGTAAGAACGTTGCTGGATTTAGCGTTGGCAATCACCTTCACAGACGACGTGCCTGCTGCAACACCAGCCAGAAGGGGGGGCGTATTGATAACGATAGAGGTTGCCGCAACGCTACCGCCAGCCGTAATCTGTGCCTGTGTCAGTGTTATCGCGCCAGTTCCAGTGATCACGACCGTCGTAGTATCCGGGGCCTGCGACGTAAGAGTGAGGCCCGTCAGAGTAAGAGTTCCGGCGACAAGGCTTGCACCAGACAGCGTTGGCGTCTGGACCTGCGAGGCTAGCACCGAAGTCACCGTGACTAGTCCCGCCGCCTTCAACTTGCTGATCTTGCCTTTACCTGCAGACAGCACGACCCGCGGGGTCTGATTGAGATCGATGTAGCCCGGAACCGTTGGGTTGCCGGTGCTGGCTTGCGTCCGTGGTACGTAGCAAGGCTGCTTGGGCTTGTTTGCATAGCCGTCGCGAGGGTACGCGTCCGGGTTACCCAGAGAGCCGATGCGATGGACCTCTTTGTTGGGGAGGCCATCGTCGATGTCATCGATCAGGATGGCACCAGCCACGGATTGATTGTGCTGAATTCGGTACATTAGGGTGCTCTCTCCTAGGCGAGTACGAGAAAATGTCTCGTGAGAGATAGGCGATAAAAGGAAGTGCGGGGTTTGGCGCCCTACTTATCTGTGCAAGTTGGCGGTGCCCCGCGACCCAAAGCGCAGGCATCCTCATACCCGAGCTCGATCAGCTCACGCACGGCACCCGGCTCAAACGTCAACCCATCCCCCGCGATGGTGCCCAAGTCAATCTTGGGTTTTAGAACGCGGAGGGTGACCTTCCGATAGTCCGCATGCGCATTCCGTAGGTCACAGATCTTCAGGTCGTCGCGCATGACCTCGTTGATCAAAAGGTTGACGGCCCGCAACGCCAAGTCAGGCAGCGCCGATTTCCCCGCGCACTTGAACGGGGCTGGCAACCGGGGGTCGGTGCACAGGATCACGTCAATCTCGGTTGCTCCGGCCCGGACAGCCTCACCCAGTGGGGTAACCGACCGTAGCGCCCCGTCCGCCCAGAGCTCGCCCTCGACTTTGACGGGCAGGAACATCCCGGGGAACGCCGACGACGCCAGCACCCAAGACAAGATGTCCATCTCGGTCTCATCCACGGTGCGGCTCTCACCGGAGTCCCAAGAAACCGCCAAGATGCGGAGCATCCTACCCGAGCTCCGGATCTTCTCCACGTCCAACGAGCTGCGGACCCACTTATGCAGCGGCTCCGAGTTATAGACAGAGGGCTTCCACAAGGCTGATGCCATGCCAAACGGCCACCAAGACTTGCGAACCTTCGAGGTGTCCACGTCCAGCCAGAACCGATTCAAGTCTCCCCATGCCACCTTCGGAGACCCCTTTGGTGCTTGACACAGGACGGCCGCATTCAGAGCGCCGACAGAGATACCGGCGATCAGGTCGTAATCGACCCCGTCCTCTGCCATCCACTTCTTTAGTACCCCGACCTCGTAGGCCCCCTTTGACCCGCCGCCACTAAGAACCAAAGCTCTCATGCAGACGGAAACCCATAAGTGGCTTCATTAGCAAGGCCAAACCCCGCTCATACCGCTCTGCGCTCTGGTGGCACCGTTGTCGCCGTACCAGGTGGTTGTCCCGTTGGCTGCAGAAATCTCTAACCAGGCGAGAAAGTGGCGCCCGATAGGCACTAAGAGTGAACACACTGCACTGTGCTCATGAACGATGCTACCGTTGTCGGCGACACCACCGTTGACGCTACCTGTGAGCGTCGCAGTCGTTGAGTCAAAGCCAAAGCCGACACCACGCTCACGAGGAAGAATTGCATCAGAGTTACCAGATGCAATCAACAACCGGCCAGCGAGAACGCACTCCTGCAGTCCTGCCACAACATCAAGTTGATAGTTAGCCGACCCCTGGGCCTGGCGGAACGTCTGAGTGGTATATGTCCAGGAGTCGACGTTAGTTTCAACGTTCCAAGCTGCAATCACGCGATTAGAGGCATTCCAAAGGTCTAATCGAGCTGGAGCATTGATCCCTTGCGTAACCCAAGAATATGAAGTGGCAGTTCTCGGGCGACACGTACCGACGTACCGGTGTGTAATGGCACCAGAACGAGACCACACCCCATCTTGAAGTACCAATGGAGTGGCACGTGCTGTTGCATTGGTCCAATTGAGCGTCTCAAGCGTAAGGACGCCGTTGAGATTGAAAACGAAGAGATCAAAGGGCAGATCCGCCGTCCTGCCAGTCACAGCCAACGATACCTGCCCACTGTAAAAGACATCCCAAGTCGCGCCATTATATAAGGCGATTCGATTTCCGTTGAACGGAGTCAGGTAAATCGTGTTCAGACCGACGTTGTCTGTCGTCATGATGGGACTTCCCGTGACGCCGGTCAGTCGAAAGCTGTTGATGTCCGGCTGATTGTTGGGCTCATATAATGGCATCTAGACCTCCCTAGGTGAGTTCCGTCATACGAGCGCTTCCAGTGGCGGACGCCCAGATTCCGTCTATCGTACCCGTATACTGGAAAGGGACCTCGTAGTAAGCGTAGGCGACCATCCTAGTGGTGAAGCTCGTGACACTCGCTGTTGAGCCGAGCTTCAAATACAAGACTGACGCCGAGTCGTTGAAGACGGTCGCCCCTTTCCGAGCTGCGTTCGCAGCCAGGAGCACGACAGTGGAGGCGCTGCTAGCCACATTCGTTTGATTCGAAGTAGGGGACGAGGCTGGGGCTGACGCAACCTGCAGGCGGCCGGCCGTATCGACCGTTGCCTTGCGCCACGCAAACGTGCCGTCACTGATCTGCATGCCGCTATGAGAGGTCTCACTCACAGCGACGCCAATCAGATTGAAGGTCGGAGCACTAGCAGGTGGCGTCGTGTGATTGATGCTATGAAGGCGAACTGGCAACGCCTGTTGGCCGATGATGGGAAAGTTGGCACCCGAGACAGGAACCTCAAGGGTGTCGATGTACCAGTAGATCAGATCCGCTCGAACATATATGGCGTAGCGGTGCTGCAGACCGTCGACTGGCCGCACAATTGGCAACGAGGTTGTTTTTGATCCGCCGGCATAAACCACGGCGTTCAACGCGCCGGTAAGGTCTTGCTCATAGCCCACCCCATCCTGGATCGGAGTAGCCGCAGTCCAACCACCAGGAGCCGTAGCCAAGCCCCAAAATCTGTGGTTATTGGTCAGCGCCGTAGCCTCAAGCTGCACCGACCCTCCGAAGATCTGGTAGCTGAGCCCGACGGGTCGAAATAGAGCCTGAGAGGTTAGAGCCGCGCCATTCGAGGCCGTCGTACCAGTAGTCATCGCGAGAGCGCCGTTACCCTGTGTCATGGTGGCGCCGCCAACCAATGTCTGAATCCATCGGTTTGTGGTATCTACAACGGTGCCATCGAACGGCTCCGTAAATATCTCGGAGCCTTCAGTGCTAACCTTCAGCGTTCCGTAAGCAGTGACTTGCCCGGTTATCCCTAGAGCGAGCGCGCCCGGGGAAGTCAGGACACTATATCCAGCTCCCGCAGTCGTGTACCGAGCCAAAACGGCTCCCGGACGGGCCGAGCCCCGGAGCGTGATATTTGCGGTTCCAGACGTATAGGCCGAGACACGGATTCGTGTGTGCCCGGCGCCGCCCACGCCAACGACAACACGAGCAGTCGCTGTGTTAGCAGCGGCAAACGCAACGGAGTTAGCTTTAAGTGCTGTTGACGGATCATCTAGGAAAGTGGTGACCCAGGTGGTTCCCCCGTCGAATGAAACCTCCGGCAGTATCGTTCCAATCAAGGTACCAGCGGCCAGCTGAAAACCTACAGACCCGATGCCACTGGTCGCGATTTGAACTGCTGCATTCAGCGCACCTAGAGCTCCCGTTGCCGTTACATCTGGAGTGACAGTAGCGCTTGTGCTATTGGGCGAGACGGCCACTACCAACGCGGTGTCAGTCGCAAGTGCCGGGCTGCTGGCAGGCTTCACGGTGCCAAAATTGGTGCCGTCCGTGATTCGGGCATTTGTATTTATTCGCCCGTTGACGTCGCCCGAAACACTCTGAATGTTGGTGCCATCATCGACCATTGAAAGGGTGCCAGTAGCGGTCCCCCGAGCGGCGCCGTCAGCGTACTGAGACCCACCCCCAAACGTTGTGACTTGGTTGCCGGCGGCGTCGTAGATCGCGACATCCAAGGGCTGGTGGTTCGCCCCCGAGGCGGTGCTCGTGAGATCTGCCGCCGCCGTGCTGCCCTTCGCGCCACCCCTGATGATGGCCTTGGCTGTACCGCCTGTGAGGGTTGCATCCAAAGCCAGGCCGTTGGTGGTCCCGATGTTCGACGTTACTGTGCCGCTGACCGGAAGCGCGCTCTGGTCACTCGCCAAGACAACCGGAGTAGAGGCCGCCGAAGTCTTTTGCCCGAGCGTGTTGATCCGACCCGTGAACGTTGCATCGGCTAGGCGGGTCGCAAGCGTCGCCTCGGTAGCAGCTCCTGCGGGCAACGGAAGAGAGCCAGCACTGACCGAGACCGTATTGTTGGGTGAGACCGCGACAACAAGGGCTGTATCCGTGGCGACGGCAGCTGCACTCGCGGGCTTGACGGTGCCAAAGTTAGTGCCATCCGTCACGCGTGCGTTCGTATTGAGACGGCCCGTAGTGTCACCAGAGACGCTCTGGATGTTGGTCCCGTCATCCACCATCAGGAGATTGCCGGTAGCCGTACCCCTGGCTACCCCATCAGCATACTGAGTGCCACCACCGCCAAACGACGTGACCTGATTGCCCGCTGCATCATAGATGGCAACGTCCAACGCCTGATGGTTAGCGCCGGACGCACTGCTCGTGACATCTGCCGCCGTTGTGCTGCCCTTAGCACCACCTCGTGCAATGGCCTTCGCCGTGCCGCCCGTGAGGGTTGCATTCAAGGCAAGAGTACCTGCGGTGCCGATGTTCGCGGTCACCGTGCCGCTGACTGGGACCGCAGTTTGATCGGATGCCAGAACCACAGGGGTCGAGCTCGCCGAAGTCTTCTGACCCAACGTGTTGACACGGGACGTGAACGTCGAATCCGCTAAGCGTGTTGCGAGCGTGACTTCCGTGGCTGCGCCGGTAGGCAAAGGAAGCGAAGTCGCGCTGATTGGCAGTGTGCTATTCGGAGAGATCGCGACCACGAGTGCCGGATCCGTGACCACGGCTGCTGTGCTCGCAGCCTTGACCGCAGCGACATTCGTGCCGTCGGTAATCTTGGTCTGTTGACTGCCACTTGTCTGATTGGTCTTGATAACCGACAAGTTGTCGTCGTCTGCGGCGATCGCTACCCTGAGAGTCGCAGTTGATGAATTGCCCTTGTCAACGTCGGTGTTCCGCCCGGCAACCTTAGCCAGGTCGATCTTCGAGGTCGACACAACACTGCTGATCTCGCTGTTGACATCACTGCCATGGACCTGGCCGCCGATCGCCCACAACGAATCCACCACCACTCCAGCAAGGGTGGAGTTCACGTTAGTAAACTCAAGGCCGACCGCGTAGTATGTGATCGCCGACAGGTCCCATCCGTTACCTACGCTGGCATTGGAAGTACCAAGCGGTGCGCGAAAGCTCTGCCAGACGCCTCCAACGGCACTACTATTCGCGACAGAAACACTCCACGAGTTATAGTTACTGTCATCGGTACCCAACCGGATGACTACGTTGTTTACGTTTGAGATGTTGGGTATGAACACAAGCAGCTGAACAAACGTGATGCCCGTCGCAAGATTCACAAGGTTTACAGCGGGGATGGTCTTCTGGATCAACGCAAACGCACTGTTGGCAGCGCTGTTGACGACGTCGAACGATATGGCGCCTGTGCCTCGCACGTGATTGGTCGAGACAGCGATGTTTGTCACATCAGTGTTGACCGCGGTAATTCCAGTGGCAGAATCGAAGGTGTCTATTATGACGACCCCGCCAGGCGAAACCCTGAGCCGGCCCTTGTCATCGATGTTGAGCGTTGCATAGTCGCCTATGCTGCTCGAGCTGACCCCCACGGTATCCGGCTGATACACGCCGAGCATCGCAATCCCAGTGTCTCCTGAGGCCGCAGCGGCATCTTCCGCTTTACCGAGACTGGTCGACCCGACCCCCGGGATAACCGAGGTGATCGCCACGGAACCGTCAACCGTGAGCGACCCGCCGTTGTCGGTGACAGGCAGGGGCGCCTGATCGCTCGCCAGCACAACCGGCGTCGAGCTCGCCGAAGTCTTCGACCCGAGCGTGTTGATCCGCCCCGTGAAGGTAGCTTCTGCCAATCGGGTCGCGAGCGTCGCTTCTGTGGCGGCGCCAGTGGGCAGTGGCAGTGAAGCGGCCGAGATGGGTTGCGTGGTTGTCCCCGTGGGGTCGACGCGCAAAGGGTCCGAAAGGGTGCCCGTCTCAACCGAACCGCCTGCCGCGGACTTTCTGAGCACCGCGCCCAGCACATACTGGGACCCCGCGCCACTGTCGGCGTCAAAGACCCGGACCGATTGCAGATTGGTACCGTCGGAGCCACCCATCTGCGAAGAAGAAGCCGGAGCCGCGGCGTTGTTGGGGCCGATGGACGCATCGGAGACAATAACCGCCCCCGCCGGTGTGGAGGCTGTGCCGACCTTCGAAGAGGCCGTAGCGTAGACACCCGTGAAGGATGCGCCCGCCCCCGTGACTACCCAGCTGATCTTGACCGCCCCGCCGACGGTCGAGCCCAGCGCCGCCGTATAGACCCCTATGGCTGAGATCGAAGGCGTAGACGATATCGGGCCAAAGACGGCTGTCTGATCCCCCGGGTCAACCTCCTGAAGCGAGTAGGTCAGCGTCGGGGTCGTGCCTGTCGGGGCCGCCGTGACATTGACAACCAGTGTGACCTCTTTGGAGCCAACCCCGGTCATCACGATGGAGCCAGAAGCCGTGATGGTAGAGTTGCTATGTACGTATGTACTGCCGGAGTCAGGCTCGGTCGGAATGATCTGTTGTGGATATGTCATATCTAAGCCTTGCCTGCGATCGTTGCCGTAGCGGTTCTGCTGGTGCCGCTCTGCAACCTCACGTATCTCGCCCCAATCATATAGTTCCCACCAAAGTCACCGCCGCCTAAGCTCGATATCGTGATGGAGTCGACCGTGTAGAAGTTCGTGTTGTTCTGAGACACCTGGATCGAGATAGTCGTTGTTCCGTTAACAGTCCCAAACACGCTGACGTAGGGCGTGTACTGACAATCAATGGCTGTCGAGTTTCCGTTAGTTCCGGTAGAAACTGCATTCCACGCATTGGCATGCGTCCCTACCACAGCGGTCGGCGAAGGGGTCTGGTCGCTCGCGATAACGATCGGAACGCTGTTGGCCATGGTCTTCTGACCAACAGTTGGAGCTGTCGACCCGAGCCAAGCCCCGTTATTCGTGTCGAGTCTGCCGCCCACCAACGCTGCAGGGAGTTGCGGAGTGTCGACCGTGATCGAACCACCGTTATCAGTGATCGCGAGGGGGCTCTGGTCCGACGCCAAGACGACAGGGGTCGAGCTCGCCGCCGTTTTTTGCCCTAACGTGTTGATGCGAGCCGTGAAGGTCGCATCGGCTAGACGCGTGGCCAGCGTCGCTTCCGTCGCCGCGCCCGCGGGGAGAGGCAACGAAACTGCCGAAATAGGTTGTGTGGTTGTCCCCGTGGGATCGACCCGAAGAGGATCGGTCGCCGTACCCGCTTCTACAGAGCCGCCCGAGGCGGTCTTGCGGAGGGTCGCCCCAAGAACATACTGGGTGCCGGCGCCGCTATCCGCATCGAAGACACGGATTGCCTGTAGGTTCGTGCCGTCAGAGCCGCCGATTTCAGTCGACGAAGTCGGCAACGCGGCGTTGTTGAGGCCGACCGAAAGGTTCGAAGTGGCGACAGGGTTGTTCGGACTGATCGCGACCACCAGCGCCGGGTCCGTGGCAAGAGCAGCCGTTGAAGCAGGCTTCACGGCGGCATTGCTCGTGCCGTCAGTGATCCGCGTGCGCTGCGTACCGCCCGTCAACGTCGCGTCGAGAGCCAGACCATTCGTAGTCCCGATGTTGGCGGTAACCGTACCATCGATGGTCAGCGAGCCGCCCCCGTCAGAGATGGGTATCGAGGTCTGATCACTCGCCAACACAACCGGCGTGGAATCTGCCATCGCCTTCTGACCCAGCGTGTTTACCCGGGCCGTGAAGGTCGCATCCGCTAGCCTTGTTGCGAGTGTGGCTTCCGTGGCCGCGCCCGTCGGTAAAGGCAAGGACGTTGCTGAGATGGGCTGACTGGTCGTGCCCGTCGGATCAACTCGCAGGGGATCTGTGGCAGTGCCTGCCTCAACGGTGCCGCCCGCCGCACCCTTGCGAAGGATCGCGCCGAGCACAAATTGCGTACCGGCCCCGGTGTCCCCGTCGAAAACCCGGATTCCCCGCAAGGTGCTTCCATCAGTGCCACCTATGTGCGTGGAGAAACTGGGGACCGCTCCATTGTTGGTGGCCACTGAAGCGTTTGAAGTTACGACGGTATTATTGGGGCTGAACGCTACGACAAGCGCTGGGTCTGCAGCGACTGCAGGTGTGCTCGCCGCTTTGACGGCGGCGTTGCTGGTGCCGTCAGTGATGCGAGTTCGAGCTGCTCCGCCCGTCAAAGTCGCATCAAGGGCAAGGCCGTTCGTAGTCCCGATGTTCGCGGTGATCGCCCCATCGATGGTCAACGACCCGCCCCCGTCGGAGATTGGCAGCGAGCTCTGGTCACTCGCCAGTACCACGGGCGTAGAGTCCGCCATGGCCTTTTGACCCAGCGTGTTGACCCGAGATGTGAACGTCGCTTCAGCTAATCTGGTGGCAAGGGTCGCTTCAGTGGCAGCCCCTGTCGGCAAAGGCAGAGATGCAGCCGTGATCGGGAGGGCTGTTTGGTCGCTCGAGACGACGACCGGCAGCGATGCTGCCATCGTCTTCTGGCCAACCGTGGGAGCCGTCGAGCCTAGCCACGCACCGCTGTTGACATCTAGACGGCTGCCAACCAGCGCGGCGGGAAGCTGCGGCGTATCGACGGTAATGGAGCCGCCGCCGTCCGCGATAGAGACAGGCGTCTGATCGCTCGCCAACACGACAGGGGTCGAGCCCGCCATGGCCTTCTGGCCTTGCGTGTTGATGCGAGCCGCGAAGGTGGCCTCAGCCACACGAGTGGCGAGCGTGGCCTCTGTGGCTGCACCCGCTGGCAAAGGCAGCGAGGTCGCTGAGATGGGCTGACTGGTTGTACCCGTCGGATCGGTGCGGAGAGGGTTTGAAGCAGTGCCTGCCTCAACGGTGCCACCAGACGCACTCTTGCGAAGGATCGCGCCTAGTACGTATTGGGTACCAGCGCCCGCATCCCCATCGAATACATGAGCGGCTTGAAGATTACCGCTCTCATCTGGACCGCCAATCTGCGTAGACGATCCGGGAGCACCATCATTGTTATTTCCATCTGCGCCTGAGCTGACATTGCCGAAGACATATAGAGCGCCATTTTGTGTCACACTGACATTACGATACCGAAGACTACCATCCTCAACAGAAATACCGGCAAGAACGGATTTGACCAGCGTGGCACTGGAGTCTACGCTACCATCCTCTGCAATCCGAACGGTATCAGCTCGCACGTCTTTATAGTGCAGAGTCGTGTGAATCCGGACGAATGATCCACTACCCGCACCGTTCAGATAAGAGACCCGAAAATAGTCGCCTCTGGGACCGGCTACATATGTTTTGCCTGGCCCAAGGTGATGTGTAAACCTCAGCGCCTCATCAGACTCATCGACAGCAAAACTCCACCACAAGACAAGACCATCCGTCGCGCTGTCCAGCAACGAATAGACACTAACACTAACCGCCGCGACATCTGGTGCGTACACCCATTCGCCGACGAACGACTCATTGGGCGCAAACTCCCTAAACTCAACACTATTGGTCGCGTCGCGAACTGAAGGCGCGGAGACCCGCACCGGCTCGCCCGCGGCGTCTCCCTGGACAGTAAGAACACCGCCTGCCGGAGTCCCCGCTGTTCCCGCGCCAACGATGCTAAGCCGACCAGCAGCGTCCACCGCTATGATATGGGCGTCAGTCCCATCAGTGCCGGCCGCCAATAGAGCTTGGGTCCCCACCGGGATCGCAAGGCCATCCTCCACGGCCATCGCCACGCCGTTAGAGTCGAATAGGATAACTGCGGGGGACTTAGCCATCTAGGGTACCTCCTACCGCTTTAAACAAAAGCAGGTTCATGTGATGGTCCTCACTCGGCTAAGCTCGAACACGCCGGAATAGGTCATCGTGTCTGTGACCGTGGCCAAGACCGTGACCCCGTCAGTGGAATAGACTTTCCACTGATCGGTAGCGACGGTGCTGTTCAAGTTATAGGTGACCGTCTCCTCGACGATCTTTGAGACCTTGGCGGCATTGGTCCACCAGATCACTGAGCTCGGAAACGGGGTGGCCGCGGGCAACGTCTCTTGGTATGCCCCCGAGGCAAACCCCTCGTACGGCCCGCCCTCTTCCGCCAAATGGATAAGCTGGCGCAAGGTTTTGTGGCTGTCGATCGTGACCGTCGCCGAAGCACCCGCAAAGTGGTCAATAATCGTGCGGACTCGACTCAGCTCGAACACACCAGAGTACGAAATCGTGTCCGTGATCTCTGCCATCAGAGTCACGCCATCTGTGTCATACACAACCCAGCTGTCACTCGCGATCGTGCTGTTCGGATTGTACGTGACCGTTTCTTCAAGAATCTTTGCGGTCTTGCTTGAGTCAGTCCACCAAGTCACCAAGACAGGAAATGGGGTCGCCGATGGCAACGTTTCCTGAAAAGCGCCAGTGGTGAAACCCTCAAACGGTCCGCCTTCATCGGCCAAGTGGATCAGCTGCCGTAGCGCTTTATGCTCGGCCTCACTTAGACCCTCACTGCCACCAGTACCAACCGCCGCATCGAGCTCTTCAATCGCGCCTTGGACGTTGTTGGACGTCACGTGAGTCAGACCGGTCGCGTCCAACCCAATCCGCTCCGCGCCGGATCGGTAATGAAAACTAATCGAGCCCCCGGTGGACGTCCCGATGCCCCCTAGAACCGAAAACGAGGTGTCACTGAGCACCACGTCGACCGTGAACTTGCCGTTGCCCAGCCCGCCACTTGTCCCCGTGATGACCACGAAGTCTCCCGACTCAGCCGGATGATCCCTACCAAGCAGGATCCCTTCCCCATCCGCTGGAAGGTTGATCACGACCACCTTCGTGCCCGAGGTCGTGGATACTACCGTACTAGTCAGGTAGACGAATGTGCCGTCGCTTTCGAGCTCCTCTTGGTCGAGGAACTCGCTATCGACCACATCCGTCTTGCTGATCTGATTGACCACTCTCTAGCTCTTTTTGGCGCGTGCTCGCTTGATGGGCGTAACTGCCGCTTGAGGTTCCGGAGCGTTCTCGGCTGCCTCGCGCTTACGCTCGGCCTCCTCTTGCGACCGTTTCTGGCCAGCCTCCACAAAGCCGTTGACGATGCTGAACAGAATGGATGCCATCGTGGCGAAAGCGCCGGCTTGAGCGTCGGCTGCTGCGGCTTGGCGGCGAAGTGTCTCCGCCTGACTCAAAAGGCTCTGTCGCCGCCGATCAGCTTCCTGCCATGTCTGCAAAATAGTCTGCTCGTACATCCCCGCGGACTCCGGCGTCATGTAGCCTAGAGCCTGAAGATCGTTGACTCGCTTCCGAAGTTTCAACAAGTCAATCTGAAAACTGTTGTCCATATTTCATCTCTTCTTTTGTCGTGCCATCGCGTTGGCGACCATCAAGCACGGCTCACAGTAAGTGCCGCTAACATTGTGATCGCCCGCGCTCGTAACTTGAAAAAACGCGGTGGGCAGGGGCGGTGTCCCCCGCCCCTCTCTCGACCAACTCTCCGGCGCTGTGTGCCCAGACGAGCACCACCTGCCGTGAGTCGCCGGCACCTGTTTGACCTGAAGATCAACCTTCGGTTGCATCAGCCGTAAACGTAGTAGTTGATGTGATCGCCAAGCTTCTGCTTGGCGTAGAACGTCACCGTGGTGACGCTAGACTCAGCATAATCATCGCCATTGATTACTGTGCCAGGGTCTCTCAGAATGCCGCGTGTATAGACACTGAGCCCCTTGCCGTTGTTGGTGCCATCCACCACATAGGTCGCGGCTCCCGGCAGCGTGTGCGCCGTGTTAGCAGGCAAATCGGCACCCAGGCGTTCGATGTAACGCACGACGTTCGCTCCGGCTATCGAGTCAGACAGCGCTTGCAGAGACGCAGCAATGGTCTGCCCATCGGTCAAAATCGGGCTGCTATAGTCGCGGTTTCCGATCTGTGCATTCAGCGTGTTGAGCGCCTCGGTCACAGATGGGTTTGCATCAGGTAGGGCAACAAACGGGAAGAACGCAGATGTATCGGTGAGCCCGTGGAGATACGTCTCACCGTCAGCGACGCCGATAACTTGCTGCAAGTCGGTAATGTCTTGGCGCAGAGTGCCAGACTCCTCCACCCCCAAGGTCTGGAGCGAGCGGAGGATGTAGTCACTAGCTTCATCTAGCTGCTCAAAGTACCCGTAGATGAGGTCGATCGTCGTCGGCTGTCCAGCTTCCCATGTGTATGGGTTTGACTGAGTCGAGAGATTGCCACCAAGCGGAACTGAAAAAAACCTAACCTCTACGGAGTTCGGACTTGTCGATGCCCCGGCGTAAGTCAGGCCGTAGATCTTCTTGCCGATATGGGTGCCACCTAGAACTTTGAGGTCGGTGCCGTCTGCAGTATTCGTAATGCGGACGTAACAAGCTAGGTAGTCATTTAGGTAGAGCGCTGTTGCGTCGTCGAAGCACGGAACACCAGTTTTGTCAGTGGTACCAGAATGCTTTAGGTTGCCAACGCTCGCGAGCGTGATCTGAGTGTTGGTAGCCGCAACGGTCGCTCCGACAAACTGGCGATTGAAGATAAAGCCGCGAGCATCCGTGGTCTTGCCAGCAATGTTGTTGAGATTCGCCGGGACATCGGTGCCAACCGCCGTCGGCCTCTCGTATGTCGGGATCGGATCACTATACAGAACACCCTTGATGGCCGCACGATCCGTCCGCTCGAAGTCGAGGTCGTCGTTCAAGCAATATGCGCGCCGCTCGGTCCACGTGAGACCTGTCTCGGGAGAAACGCCAGCAGCGTTGGAAATGACGACACTGTTCGCCGTGACGTATGCAACGATCAGGAACGTACCGTTGTTGCCCGGATTGGTGGCGCCGGAAACGGTCAAGAAGTTGCCAACCGAGCTGGCCGTCATTCCCGTCAAACCAGCGACGGTCGACTGACTAGCGTTGAACGCGGTGATGGTGCCAGCCACACCCGTCTGCCCGGTGGAGGCACCTAAGCCTGCAGGTTCGTCAGTCAGCACCCTCGTAGGGTCCTGTGAGAACGATCCCTGAATGTCTAGGATCTGGTCCAGTGCATTGAAGCGTGAAAATTGAGCCACGGTTTATTCTCCTAAGAAGCCTTGTGGTAGCTCGCCAATAGACTGGACCTACCTACTGGAGAAAAAGTCAAAAGGTTTACCGTGTCGAACCCCGTCCCTACCCCACCGCTCTCCTCGACGGTGAAGTCTCCTAGACTGGGATCCGACACCGGGGTCTGAACCAGGCGCCGGCCATTGTGCCAGAGCTCGATGGTCTTCCCGGTCCCGCCCAAGTCATGAACGAAGTGCTCCGGCGTTGTCCGAAACACGCGATTCATGCCGTTCATGGGACCGACCAGGCTCACCCCGATCCGGACAACGGCCGCCGAGCTCGAGCCCGACAGCTCCTTGAGCGACAAGATCCCGTCACTGAACAGGTCGTCGTACCAGTGCTCTGGAGCTGTCTCGCCAAAAATGATCTGGCGCAACCGGCTCAAGATGAAGACCTGGAGCTGCTCCTGCGTCTCGGAGGCGACCAAGGCCCCCGAGATGGCAGCGGACCCCTGCTGATCGTCTACGTCATCCGTACGCCGAATGCTGTTGAAGCGTTTGAGCGTGTTTCCCATCAAATGGCCCGCAATATATAGTCGGCCAAGAGATGATCATCAGGCCGGGGCGCGGGAACCAAGAGCATGACTGTGTCAAACCCAGTCCCGGGGCCTCCGGACTCCATAACGAGATAGTCTTCCAGCAGCGCCAAGCGACTACCGTTGAAGAAGATCGAGATGTCTAGGAACGGCAAATTATGCGAGAATTTCTCAAGCCCCGGTGTCGTAAACATCACGTTGAGCCCGTCCCGAGCTCCGACCAGATTCTGGCCGACCCTATACCGGTCGACAGCTATGAATAGCTGCTGCGCAACCTGTAACGATAGCGGGTTGAGAAGATACACACGACCAGTCCTTTAGAATCAGAGTGCTTCAGCCAAGAGCCGCGATCGCAGCCGCGATCGCCGCATCAACGTAGGCTCGGGTCGCGACGTCCTGTGGCCCGACAGGGTCGAGCGCGTTACTAATCACCTTATCCCCAACGTCAAACTCAGTGGCAGGGTCATCGCGGATCGTCGCGCTCACGCTGGCCCAGCTCGCCGCTGCAGGGCCACTCGCAACAAGTGCCTGCCCAGCGCTCGGAGCCACAGCGGCCGACACCACAACCACGCTTGACGCCGTACGTACCCCCGAAGCCGTACGATCATTCGACAATCTCGGGTCCACGCCTTCCACAAGATTTCCAGCGGATGAGCCAAACGGCGGCAAGCCATGCAAATGGTCGCTCCGAGCAAGCGTCGCAGCTGAACCAACTGCGCTCGCTCCGCCTACGGTGAGCGCAAGAGCAGCGGCCGTCGCTGGTAGTGCATGCACATGGTCACTCCGAGCAAGCGTCGCAGCTGAACCAGCCGCACTCGCGCCGGCCAAGGTAAGCGCCACGGGTGTTCCAGCCCCTGGCATTGCATGCACATGATCGCTCCGAGAAAGCGAAGCCGCCGTCCCAGCTACCACTGTCGAAGCAATCAAAAGAGCTGCTGGCGCCGCAGTCACAACATCGTGTAGATGGTCAAGCCGAGATGCACTCGGCGAAGCTCCAGCGCTCGCCGTTTGAGGCTTAACGGCAGCCGGCGCGACGTTGCTGAGGGCAAGCGGCATCTTCCATGTCGCTGTATTTGACGACGTCGCAGTAAGCACGGCGTTCGTTGCGGGCGTGTCAGCCGCAACAGTCGACACTATTGTCTGCTGCGCCGTGCGCAGACCGGTACTCGTGCGGTCATCAAACAATCTGGGATCGTTACCTTCCGCGAACGCCCCCGCAGTCGAACCAAAAATTGGAATTTCATGTGCGTGGTCTGCGCGTGACGCTTCATCCGATGTGCCGATCGCACTGGGCTGACCTGGGATCGACCCGAGCGGATCAATTGTCGACGTGACCCCGCCACCGCCCGCTACTGTGGTCCAGCTCGCCGCCGTAGGCCCTTGTGCCGTGAGCACCTGCCCTGCACTCGGAGCCGCCGCAGTCGACACCGAGACGACGCCTGCCGCGGTGCGTAGCCCCGAGGCTACCCTGTCATCAGACAGTCTTTCATCATCGCCTTCCGCGAACGTCCCAGAAATTTCACCAAAAGGCGGAAGACCATGGCGGTGATCCGCATGCGGAACTTCCGTCGAGGTACCCATCACGCTCGGCTGACCTGGCACCGATGGGGTGGGGACAATCGACGTTCCGTCCTGAGTCGATGGCTGAAGGTCGACCCCCAAAGCCAATCTCGCGGACATCGAGAAAGCTCCCCCACTCACATAGATGGTAGCGAGAGACCCCAAGAAGCTGAGCGAATGAGTCTCCGTTGTGCTTCCTGGGACATTGAAGGTTGCGCCGCCGTCTTCAGTTCCGATCTCGATGTCAGCATCGCACTGAAAGTTGAAATCGCGCATCAACGGCAAGTCGAGCTGCTGCGTCCCGATAGGTGTGCCGGCTATGAGGATAAGCCCCGTGCTAGAAATGAAGCTAGCAGGCAAAACTAGAGTCATTGCCCCAGGCGTGCCCTCTACCCCGTTGGTCACAGTCACAAACTGCATCCAGAAGGCTATCCCATCCGGGATGCCATACGACGCCGGGTCAAAAACAATGCGAATCTGATCTTCCAGCGGCTGAACACTCAACTTTTGGCGATCGACATTCGGATCGAGAAACCCAATATTCGTCGACGTAAGGAGGAGCTGAGGGGACTGGTCAAAATTCTCAGCCCACTTCAAGCGATACCCTTCAACCCCCGGGACCCTCGGGGTCATGATGTTGACCACGTTGGGAAGTCGAGGGAAGATACTAAATAGTCGTTTCATGAGGCAGCCTCTCGCTTGATGTGGGGATCGAAAGTCTTGGCGCTCGCCGCGGCTGCGCGAGCCGCATCCCGAGCTCCGTGCTCTCTATTCACGCGCGCATAGGTAGACTGGTATGCCGCGTCCTTGGCCTCCGACCACGAACCAGTCACCTGCCCATTGTGGTTCGGAACCAGTCGCTTAGGCGTCACATGGTCGCGCTCGCGGCGACCCATGATCTGCCGGCGAGCAGCTCTATACTTGTTCTCTTTGGTGGCCTTTGAAATCCAACCGCCAGCCTCACCGTCCTTCAACACGAAGCTGACAGCCGACGGTTCGAACACGAGGTCCGGCTTTCCACCGCACGCACAGGCCAGCACGACAGTCCCCGAGCTCACCCCCTCATACTGCTCGAAGGAAAGCTTGCGTATCTCTTGCTTCTGACAAGTCGAACATTGCGTGTCGTATAGTGGCATATCTAAATCTTTCGCTTTGCTACAGTCCAATCTTTCACGTGAGCGAGTACAGCAGCCACGTGCTTACAGACTCGGTTGACCATCGTCGGGTCGCGAATCACCGGCACCGAGGCAGTCCCCCTGGGCTTGCCATCCAAGTAATCCTCCCGCTTCGAATGGTGCTCCGGCCCCTGCCAACGCCACGCCGGGCACGAGCAAGTAAGGTCCAGGTCCATCTTGGTTAGCTTCGTGATGCGCGCATTCCTGACCCCCTTGATCTTGACGACCCGGTCCACGTTCCCGCAGTTCACAGCCAAGAGCCATCGCAGGTTCTTTGTGTCAGCTCGCTTGAGCTTCACACCACAGCGTCGCGAGCGCCATTTCACCCTAGGATTCAACCCGCTTACGATCGAGTCTAAGCGCAGAGCGATCTTGGTCCGCTTGGCCGCTTCGATCCGCCTGACAGGAGCGTGCTCCGCATCCCATCTGGCAAGCACGAACTCGGCTGACGCATTCACCGTATTCGGGATGTCGTCACGGTACGGGTATTTGGTCTTAGGGCCTTCCCATTCACCCTTACCCCACGCTCCAATCCCATCGTGCTTGTTCGCGTTCTCGTCTTTGAATTCGATCCGCTCGCGATGCGTCAGCTGATCATCAGCGTTATCCGTGCGATAGATGCTCTCATCATCGCCCTTGTCGAAGTCACGAATGTCCTTCTCATCTTTGTCATGGACAGACGTTCCGGGGATCTTGTTGTCGAGCGACAACCCCTTGCTCGCGGGCTCATCATCACCCGGCAACTTCGCGCCATTGGACGGCCCGCCGCCTGGCAATCCCGACTCACCAAGGCGCTCGCCTCCCTTGGGCAGAGCTGGATCGCCCTCACCATAAGCAGGCCTGGTCATCAACGGTTGCTTCAGATCGGGCACTCACTCTAGACCTTCCAGGGATCCGAGCCCCCGCTAGCCTTCTTGAACTTGTCCTTGTACTTATCGGTGTTAGATTCCCACTCCTTCGCCTCCTCATCGGACATGTTGTCTGTAGGATCAGCCGGTTTGCCTTCTTCGAACCGTGACTCCTTCTCATCCGACGCGGATTTGAATTTGTCCTCGTACTTATCGGTATTGGCTTTCCATGCTTTGGCATCCTCTTCGGACATGTCTTTCGTAGGATCCGCGGGCTTGCCCTCTTCGAATCTTGACTCCTTCTCATCCGACGCGGACTTGAACTTGTCCTCGTACTTATCGGTGTTGGCTTTCCATGCTTTGGCATCCTCTTCGGACATGTCTTTCGTAGGATCCGCGGGCTTACCCTCTTCGAACCGTGACTCCTTCTCATCCGACGCCAGCACCATCGAATCCATCACATCGGGCTTCAGGTAACGCCGCGCGAGCCGGACGGCCTTGCTCATACGAATGGCTAGACCTGCCACATCGCTCGCGCCGATGCTGTCACACATGAGTCCGATCTCCGAGACGATGCTTGCCAGCTGGTCGAATGCCTGACGCATCTGGCTCCCCGAGGTGCCTCGAATATAGGCAATACGAGCAGCATCGCGGATATAATCAAAGCCAAGGGACATGTTGTATGGTCCATCAACCCCGAGGTCCCCAGCGTCGGCGGTCTTGACCCCTGCCGCCGCCTTGACCTCAAGACTGTCTCCCAACACACGCCGGAGAATGGCCGCGAGCATTAGACGGCTCGGACGCTTCTTTTCATTGCCGAGCCCATGAGCCAGCCGACGCAGCGTTACCGCCACTTCTTGATTGGATGACGCAGTACGAACCGCGTCCCCCTCAAGGGAAGCGATCAGCCGAGTCAAAGACTCCGTATCGACATGTCCCGTCTCTTCGATCTGAGCGGCGACCCGCTTCAACTGTACTGCAGCATCTTGAACTCTCATGCGTGACTCCGGTTGTGATGACTTTCGCTTGACACGACGCACTCGGACGTCTTTCAGAGCGTCCTCCAGCTGTTCGACTTTCTCAGGTCTGAGGTCGTCTTTGATCTCTTCGTAATCCCATCGCGCTACGGCCATCGCTGCCGCATCCAATGACTTGGTCACGCGCATCAAGGTGTCTGGGATGGCATGCAACAGATGGCCCGCGACCTCGAAAAAGTGGTCGCGGTGCTCCGACTTCTCGATCAGTTCGTTAGCCTCATCGATGTAGTTCTTGAGCTGATTAGTTCTAAGCCGAGCATCGCCAAGTTCCTCAAGGAGGAAGACAGAGATCCCCGAGGCTGTCTTGGCTTGCTTCAAGCACCGATCGTCCAATGGAACACGCTCCCAGGTCGCAAATGGGTCACGTGAGCGTTCCCACAAAGAAAACATCACACTTCAGGGCGCCGAGCCCGACCTTCAGGCGAAGGCCTGAGGGAACAGCGCGAGGATCTGCGATTTGATGACTTCTTCTTCCGCAGCAAACACGGCACGCAGAATGTCTAGCCGGTCCTCAAAATCAGCCTGCAGCCGCGCCAGCTTCTTCTTTGTCGGGGCCGCGAAGTCGTAGGACTCCGGGAAGTCCGGGCAAAGGGCCTTGGCGATCCTCAGACGCACCGCCGCACTCATCGGCGGTATGGCCGCCTTGACGGTAGGCTTTTTCACGGCTTTTGCGGTCGGGACGTTCGTATTCGAGAACGTGATGCCATCCTCGACGGTCTTTGAGGTGACCTCCCCCACACTGGCCACAACCTCCGCGTCGCCGCCATCCCAGGTCTCGATCCCGCCGCCCGTGGACCCCGTGACGGTCATGCCCTCGGACGTCGTCTTGGACCCCGACGCTGTCTTTATCTTGCCAACGGTCTTACCGGACCCCGAGCTCGCCACCGCCTGCACATAGCTGGCTTTGACGGCCTCCTTCTTGAGCAAGTAGGCCTCCCGCTCCACATCGCTCATGCGCTCCAGCATCTCCTCTACGGAGATGCCCTGGCCAGGAGTGATGCTCACGTGGTCGAGCGCGTTCAGGACCTCCCGGGCCTCAGCTATGTTCGTGGTCGAGACCGCTGGGGTCTTGAGCTTACGCACCGGGACGCCATCCGATCCGGCTTCAGAGGCCGTGCGGCGATTGGCTGCCTTCGTGTTGGAGGCGTGCTCGCTGTAGTTCATCACGATGCGCTCATCCTGCTCGACAGTGGCGATCATCGTTTTGGGCTGGTCTCGCTCTGTCGCAGAACGCACCTGGATCTTAGCTGCGAGCGGCCGTCCGTATGCCGGGTCGGTTGAGTCGTAGCTCTCAGTCAGCACAATCCACGCCGCAGAGAGAGCCCCGCGGAGCTGGGGAAAAGCATATTCCGCACCAGCGTACTTCACCGTAGAGCCGTCGAACTCGAGCTCCGTGCCGTTCTCGACCCGCACATTGAAGTTCCCAAGTGCGAAGCTACGAGTGGCCGTGAAGGCCTGGAACTCCCCTGTCTTAAATCTGATTTGGTCCATTATGATCTCCATCGAAGGGCGTGAACGATGCCCTCCCAATAGGAAAACCATAGGTAGACTATTTATGCGGCAGCTTCTGATCTGGCCATTAGACGTGGCCGGCGGTCTCGTTGTACCGTTTTGCCAACTGGTTGCGCTCGCGGATCGCGGCGTTGATAGCGTTGATAAGCGCGTTTCGCCGCCCGATGCTCGTAGCGTGACCCTTTTGAAAGGTCAGCGTCTTGAGCTTACTATCAAGCGCCGCGATCTCAGCCTTCATTTCCAGGGTAGTCATCAAGGGCGGACGCTGCGCGTGTGCCCAACGCTGAAGAACCCTGCTCGCCAATGCCTCGCTCATGTATGAGCCAGCAAAGGCACAGATTATTGCGACCGCTTACTTGACCAAGACCCCAGTGTTTTCCTTGACCTGCCGGGCCAAGTCATCCCAGAGCTGCACCATCCTGAAATCCTTCTCGGCGGTCACCTCCAGCCGAACACCGAAGTGTTTCTCGGTCCAATCCTGGATGGCCTCGATGGCGAGCTCACGCTCCGTGTACGTGGAGGCTGCGCGGGCAGTGAAGATCTTCACCGTCTTACCGTCTGCGAGCCAAGTCTCGACCCGAGCCGCCATCAATGGAATGGGCTCGCCGATGTGCTTGGGGCCGCGCCACTCATCGTAGTACGCAAGGGTCCCGTCCAAGTCTACTGCATACCAACCGTTTGCCATACAGCGGCGCTACACCAGAGCACTCAGCCGCCAACGCTGAACTGGCAGAACCACTCGTTGCCGCGCTGTTGCACCCTCTTGCACGTGACATTGGTTGCGTCGAAGATCGCATCCTTGAGGAACTTCTCGTCGAACTTGCCCGTAGGGTCAATAATCGTCAAAGACCCGTCGATCATTGCTGAATCGCTACCCACGCGAAACTTCGAGATCTGCGACTTGTCGAGGTCCAACTCCAACCCAAAGTTGCTAAGTTGCTCCGCAGCAATGCTAAGCGTCACGCGTGCGGCCTTCCTAGCAGCCTTCTTGGCTGTCTCCTCCACCTTTTGAATGTATGACTCAAAGGTATCGATCAAGTCACGTTGACCGGCCTGGCGGCGCCGAAAGTCGTATTGCATACCCACGCCAAGCGATAAAAGCTTTCAGGCGCGGTCCGGCAAGTACTCGCGGTACACAGCGTCATGAACGTCCCCAACAGCCCACTGCACGGCCTGATTGTCTGCGTTAGGAGCGTCCAGGTCGACGCCCTGATCACGAACGTACTGCTCGACAAGCTTCTCTGAAAACTTCCGCGCCATCACATCCGAGATGACCTTGGTCGTCATCTGGCGCTCGCGATCCTCGGGATTCCCGAATGGCTTGAAACCCAACGGTACAGCCCCGGATTGGACCGCCGAGATTGCCCGCTCAACATCTGGGCGAACGTACCGGTCGAAGTACTGCTGAGTCAGCTCATTCACCGACTTCTGAAAATCAGACTCGATCTCCGAGATGTATTGCCTCAGAGCATCCTCGTTCTCGCGTGCCGCTTCAGCCATTGCACGCTCGATGACCACGAAGGTCCCATGATCCACCCGGTTGAGCTGGCTCTTCTTGCCCAGCTGTACCAGCTTATGCGTCATGCCGCTCGCGCGGTCCGACAACTTCTCGTTGCCGTCGTGAGCTCGCCACATCACCACAAGCTGGCGGTCGGTGTCGTGCACCCACAGGTATTTGAACTTGCCGGCACCAGGCCCCATGATGATCCGAGCATCACCCGCCCACTCTGCCTGCTCCTCTGCAGTACCTAGCGGGCCACCATCATCCGACAGGAAATACTTCTCGCCGTGAATCTTGATCACGTGCGGATTCTTGACGTGCTTACCCCCGAACGGGATCACGTCGCCAGCAAGCCTGCCTCGGAAATCGTAGGTCATATCAGCGGGCTATATGCCGTACCGATCGAGAACCTTCGCCAACTCCTCCAACGCCTTAGCTGCCTGGTCGGCGCTCGCCTTGATTCGTGGAAACTGGTCGATTGTAACAACAACGGCCGCATCACTACCGGAAGTATGCCAACGAATCATGCCGAGCTGCCCAGCGCGAGCCTCACCCTTTCCGGTTTTTTCGTCGTACTTGACGTGGTTCCAGTGGTCGTTCATGAGCTCGTAGAACTCATCGCCGTCATGACCAGCAACCTTACTGCGAGCCGCTACCCGTTCAGCCCTAAGCGCCGCTTCAAATTCATCGCGTACATTCGCCATACTTCACCCCAAGATAAGAAGTTCTGCATCCGCAGCCCCAAAGAACAAGAGGCCAATCCATCTCTGGATCGGCCTCTCAGGTTACGTCAAGTCATTTCAAGCTACTTAGATCAGACGCGGGTGATGACCACGCGGGTCAGACCACGCGGGTTGAACGCACCGATGCCCAAGTTCTCAAAACATGAGAAACCAATCGTACGAGCCTTCGGATCGTCTGCCGAAAGGACGGTGATCTCGGTACGAACCGGGATACGACCGAACTGCTCGGGCTCGCAGCACACGTATGTGAAGCCAGCGGGCACGAGACGTGACGTGATGATCTGAGCTCCCCAGAGAACGGCCTGGAGACCTGTCTTGAGCAACGTGGCCTGGCTCTCAATGTCCAGGATGTCGCGACCGAACTTACGAATGTCGGCATAGTCGACCGCGTTCATGTAGATGCGGGCGACACGTAGGTCGTGACGCTCAATCTCAGCAAACGCATCAGCCAAAACAGACGGGCTGATCGGGGCGACAACCGGAACGTCCGGGTTCGTCTGGCCGGGCAGCGTGTCGAAACCAGAGACAGCGATGCTGTCCATGATCGCAAACGTACGCTCGTCTTCCGCGGCCTGAATCTGTGCCTTCGCAAGATCCTGAGCACGCTCGATCAGATCGAAGCGACGCTCCTTGATTTGCGTGAGCGGGATCTCCGGGTTCGAGGCAATCTCGAACAGCGGGAAGATCACGCGCCGTGGCTTCTGAATCGCAAGGATGTTCTCGCCCTCTTCGCCGACAACGAACGCCGTAACATCCGGGTCCTTGTCGTAGATTGGGAGAGCGCCATCAGGCAGCTGCTCGACCAGGAAGGTCTTACGACCTACAGCCGAATAGTCGCGACGCAGACGCAGGGGCTGCACCATCGAAGCGGCGAGCTTCTGGCGGCCTGCAGCGGTCTTAATGTACTCACTAATGACCTGCTGCTTGAGTTGATTAGAAACTTGGTGTGCCATGGTTTTTCCTGGGCTCCTATTCTTCTTTGCCTAATGACTCAGACCCGGAGGTCCAGGACTAGGAGTGAGGAGTTGGCGTCCGGAGCGACCTTGACGATACCAATCACCGTGGCAACGCCAGGGGTGATGCTGTCCAGAGAGTCAGCGATGGTGTTCGTCAGCAGACCGTTGATCGAAGCATAGAGCTTGTCACCAACGGCATATGTGAGAGCAGCAAAACCGCCCGATTGCACCTTAGTCTCATAGATCGAAACGCCAACGCATGAGCCACTGCCGGTCACGTAAGGCGCACGACCTGATGCAACACCCGGCGTGTTCTCGAATGCGTTACCAAGCGCATCGTTCAAGAAGATCCCGAGAGGCAGGATGCCCGCAGCCACGCCACTGGCAGCCGCAGAGGCAGCCTTGGGGCCGCCGATATAGTTATTCCCGATGTCGCGGCGCGTGAAAGCCACCGATCCACCAAGAACGCCAACCTTAGTGATGCTGGCTAGAGTTGTAGACGTGGCGCCAATCGCGAGACCCCCGGGAGGATTAGCCTGTGTGAAACCATCCGGCGATAGCAGACCGACGCTGTTGCGGGTCACTACGTGGAACAGTTGAACACGACCAGACGTCTCACGGAAATCACCCGAGCTTTGGCCGCCGATTGCGAAAGTAGTCATTATTGACTTTTCTCCTTAGGGCGTGAAAACAGGGTGCTTTACATTCGATCTAAATCTGAGGGGGAGCCGAGCTCCCCCTAAACACTTCACTTCAGGCCGAAGGCGTCACGGACATCCGGAGCCGACTGCCAGAGACTCGACAACTTATCGACTACGGCGTTGTTACTAGCCGTCTTCGAAGTGCCGCCGCCTAGCTTGGACACGCCATCGCGGGGGCGGGTGCCAACGGTGCGAGTGCTCGCGGTACGACGCGAACCCTGCTTCTGTTGCGCCTGACCCTGGCCTTGACCCTGGTCCGACTCTTCTTCGTCGGCCTGCTCGTCCTGTGCGAACAGGGTGCGGAGGATCTCATCCTCGCCGGCAAGAACCACTTGATCCACGTCCATCGGCGCGGGCTCCATCTCGATATCGCCCTCTGCCATCGGGCCGCAAGACTCGTCCGCAAGCAGCTGCTCGAGCTCGTCATCATTGCCCACGGGGGCCTGTTGCTGTCCGAGGCCCTGCTGCTGGCCAAGACCTTGCTGCTGTCCGAGGCCCTGCTGCTGACCTACAGACTGTTGCTGTTGGCCCTGTTGCTGGCCTTGAGCCTGCTGAATCATCTGTTGCAGCTGCGACATCATCTGTTGCATCTGCGCTACCTGCTGCTGGTTCGCAGACTTGCTCGTGGGCCAGTTCTCATTGGACTTAGCGTTCTGATCGCCGCCATCGTCCTTCGACTGCTCCGAGCGCTTCTTCTTCGCCAAGAGTTTCCGAGCGGCAGCCTGCTTCTGCTGGCCGTCATCATCATCGTCGTCGTCGTCGTCGTCCTCGCCGCCCTGAGACTTCGCCTTCATCTTCTCGATGTTCTCTTTGAACTGAGGGGGCACCTCACCGGCCTGCTTCTCCTGACCTTCGTCAGCATCGTCATCATCTTCGGCGAAGCCGTCATCATCATCGGCCTCCTCCTCGTCATCCGCCTCGGTCTGCTCAGCAGCCAACCGCTTGTGCGTATTGATGAGCTCCTGGTCCGGCACATACATGAGAGCGAACGCCTGGTCCTCGATTGCATCGATTCCCGCGACCTTGCCGCCCTTCAACATAAGCTTCGCAACCGCGACACAGAGCTCAGCCTTCTTCAGGCGAACTCGGTCAGAGGCAGTCTTCTCAGCGTGGTTAAACGTGTCTTTACGCATCTCCGGTAGTCCGATCTCATCGCGTGCAGTCTGGCCATCCGAGTACTCGGCTTCCCAAGTGTTGGGTGAATGAACATCTTCGGCGAAGTCAGACGGGTCGCCGATCACGTACTCGTCCATTCCAGGTTGAGGGTGATCTTGGTTCATCGAATAGATATCGCCCGCGACTTCAGCTGCCTGCTTCTTGGCAGCCTGCCTCGCGATCTCTTGAAGATTCCAGGTTGAGCGTTCACGCATGGCAGGGTTTCCTTTTTTCCTCGTAGGCTTGCAGTTGTATAGAAAGAATCACGACCGACCTAAGGCGTAGAGTCTGCCCTTCTCAAGAAGCTTACTCGCCTCAGAGCCGGTCACTACCCGGCCAATTACCTGACGGCACGCCGCCAAGTAGGTCTCATCATCTTCATATGGAGCGGTACCGCCCACACTTAGTACCGTCCTATAAACTCTTGTTTCACCAGCCATTGACGATTTCTTCGTCAAAACATCCAGCATGCGAGAAACCGCGAGGATCTCTCGGCCTGTTAGACCGGCTTGCCTCACTCGACGCCATCCACCATTCTTCTGGAGGATCAGCCCTTGTAAGACCCGCTTGGCTTGAGCTTTTCCAACAAACGAAAGAACGATCCTAGCAATGCGGCGCCACTGAGGGTGCACTAGAGCCGAGCGGATCAAGCTCTCATTCTGTTTGTTGTTGTCGACGACTTCACGAACCTCGTTCGGTCCGCCCTTGCTGATCTCTTCGCGAACATGCTCGATGGCCTTGTCCCGCAACGCAGTAGAGAGATCCTTGACCGCCTTGTTGATGGGGTCTTCATCTTCACCTCCGGGGGGAGCTGGCGCCGGTGCACCCTCCGCGGGAGCTTCCGCAGGAGCTTGACCCTGCTCGGGAGCGGCCTGCTCTGCGGGCGCTTGCTCTGCCGGTGCTTGTTGCTGTGCAGGGGCCTCTGTCTGCTGCTGTTGCCCTTGGCCAAACAGTGAGCGAGCGGCTTTCGCGACCCCTCCTGGGATCGGCGCCGGGGCGGCTTTCGAGAAAGCCATGTGGAGCTTGTTTTCAACCTGCGCGACTTCTTTGGCAGACAGCACCCCACGCAACACCGCACCCTTGAAGGCCGGGTTAGCTACCCACGAGGCCTCGATAAACCTAACCGACGTAGGGTCCGTGTGGTGCCCGCAGAGCTCGGCCACTTTTCGTGGGGTCGCCGATTCGTCCACGAACTGCTGACCCTTGAAATAGCGGATGCACGCACACAACTGCGTTTCGTCTTTGGCGACGTTGCCGCACTTCGTGCAGGTCGTTGAGCTCGTGGAGCAACCCATGGAGAGCGTCCCGAGCTGGCCAGACTTGATCGAGCGGATGAGCGCCGCGTGCTTCAAGTCGTTGGCGATCAGAATGTCGACGTAGACCGAATCCCCGATGTCACGAGCCGCCGCATCAATGATGCGTCCCTGAGAGAGCTCGGGGATCTGGACGTGCTCGATGTACGACTGCGCCCCAACAAACGACTTGAACGATGACATGAGCAGCTTGCGCTCGAACGCATCGTTGTTGTTGTTGATAAACCGCTGCGTTGCGGGCGTGACGTAGTAGTCCTGAAAGGGCCGGTTAACCTCGAAGCCCTCGACAAAGTGACGTCCAACAGGGGCGCTCGCGTTGTCAACGTCAACGGATGCGACGATCGTCGCGTGACTCAACATGTACCTGCTGGGGTCGTACTCCTGTAGGATGACCCGAGCGGTCCGCTTCTGAAAATCGAGCTCCGGCAAGATCGCTGTACGACGCAAAGCATCCCACTCGGCGAACTTGATTCCCGGCTTCTGGAGTTTTGCTTTAGCGAACTTGAGAAACGCCAAGACTACTCACCATCCAATCGGTTCACCCAGTGGCCCAACGAGTGCGTCGGACTTGAGCAAAAAGAGGTCTTTCGGGCACGCGAACAAACGGACGCGGGCGCCCTTGTCCATCTTGTAGGTTGTGCGACGCATCTCGGTCGCACACTTTGGGCAACGAGGCTTGCCGACCTCGACTTCACCTGTGGTGAGCCGATACTGGCGGTTCTGTGCAACCCAGTATGCTGCCGTCTTTGCAATGTGCTGCTTGATCCGCAGGTCCCGCAGCCGCTCCCCCAGTCGATAGAACTTCTGAACTTCGGCCCGTAGCCCGTCATCATCCACGCCTTGAGCGGCGTATCGATGCCACGCGTCATCGTAAGCGGCCACCTCAGAAGAGCCCGACGCCCAGCTCTTAGCTAGGCTTGTGTAGAACCCACGCGGGAGCTTAGAGCCGGCCCATGGGCTCGTAGTCGCCCACTTCTTACGGGCCTTCTCGATATCGTAACTGCTGTAAGACTGGTCGAACTCAGGGGGCAAGAATTGCGCGACCGCTGGGTTGACCTTGACAACATCATCCGCGCTCACTCGTTCGTTGCCGTGAGGCCATTGAACGTCTAAGTAGCCAAGGCCGCGGTGGACCGCCGTCACCCTACCAACGAAAGGCGACAATGCGATGGACGTCGGCACAAACCTATGCACGATGTCCCCTCGCTTGAAACCAGCCGCAAGTTTCCAGAGGTCTATCATCGACTTTCCTCGTACTTCTTCAGATGTCCCCTTGGAACGATTGCAGGCATGGATCTTTCAGTTCACTTAGCTAGCGGGCGACCGGAAGTAGACTTTCCAGTGTGGACCGCCGATGACTGGTCATCCTTGTAGGCCTTCATGTACGGCTCGTCAGCCTCGGTCTGAATCGGCTGCATTGGATTCTTGAACGCGTCCATGTACTTCTCATCGGAGTCACGCTGGAGCACCTGAGCCAGCTTCCCCCGACCGATCTCGCTCGCCTGGCGATTCAGCAGCGAATCAGTCCCGTAGGTAGCGGTTTCGAGGTCATCAGCGATCTTATCGATCGCGTTCACCAGATTCTTAGCCGCCGTGAAGTCCATCCCCCACTTGCTGTGGTTAGACTGGACAACAGAGGCCACGCGGTCCAAGCGGGCCAACAGCTTGTCGGCTTGGGCGGTCTCGAGTTGAAGTTTGTTGTTCGGCATGGTGTTCCTCGCAGTTCGTGATCTAACCGTCAGTAAGGTCTCGTCCTCAGACACGCCCGCTAGGCGCGCCAAAAGCTTGTTGTAAACAGTCGGATGGATTGCGTGGTCGTAGTTCTCAGCGCGCAATGCGAGGTCCAGTGCGGCACGCAACTGGGTGTCGCGAACAACGCCATCGATCTTCGTCGACAACGCGGGCGTGGAGAGCCACTCGCGAGCTGCCTTTAGCAGTCGGGTATAGTCCGACGCAGCCAGGTCTCTAGCCTGTGGCTGCTCCCACCCGCGGTAAGGCTCAAACCCCTCGTGGCCTTTCGGATAGGGGGCAACACCCCAATAGACAGCTGATCGATCCATCGGACTAGTAGCGGAATAAAAGGAAAAGGTGTGCCCCGAGCTCCTGGCCGCTACGCGCAGAGCGATGCTCTGGTCCGAGGCGAACCGAGACATGAAGCTGTCCCAAACGGCTGATGAGGCGTCCGCCAACCACTTCGGGACCTTGGCCTTCCCGGTATACCTAGGCGGCTTGATCGGTATCTGCGGGGCTATGATGTTCGACTGGAGTAGACGATCTTCGACCTTGAGAGGTCGCTTCCCAGGTTTGCCACCAGCCTTCTTCTTCGCTTTGTATTCCTTGAGCTCGGCGTCGTATTCCTGGGTCGCCCGTTCCTTGTGCTTTTCGTAGCCCTTGGCGGCCTTCTCATACTGTTTCAGGTCTTTGTCGTACCGCCGACTGTCATCGTGATCGAACAACTCCTGCACGGCACTCAGCTTCTCCGGCCGGAGGCCTGCGAGCTGTTTCATCACACGGTCGCGAAATGTCCGGTGCGTATCCTGGACCGTTGTGCCCTGGGGATAGCGCTTGTCCTTTTCCTCCAGATAGGCGCTGGCCTCACGGATACCTTCCGCGATTTCTTTGGGGGACTGATGCTCGGAAATGTTCTTTCCGTCCGCCGAAGTCAGAAACAGCTTCCGGGCCTGACGATAGTCATTGGCCTGGCAATAACCGACGATCAGCTTCTGCATCGCCGGATCCTTGGTCGAGCTCAAGAGCTTCTGAACCTCCTGATCTGACACTGGCGGCACAGGCGTTCTTTTATCCAAGCCTGCCTTGAACAGGTCGGAGGCCTCTTGCGTCGCCCGCTGGAAACGATCAGTGGGCATCTCTGAAAAGCTAGACAGCGCGAAGTTAGACATCACGCTTGCGAGCTCCTTGGGAGTTCCGCGCTGCTGAAAGCTACCAGCCAGCGCGTCTTGAGCCGCCAGGCTCATCGCAACGCCTTGGACTTGATGCTTACGGTTAGCTCGCGCCTTCTCGACTGGGTCCGTAATACTATCGAAGGGGACGGTGCTCCCATCGGCCAATTCGACCGTTGTGGGAGACGCCACCGCATTCGGATCAGTGGTGTAGAATGGCGCCGCCTGTTTCAGTAGAGATTGGATATCCTTGGGGGCCGGCGTCGCCCTCGCCACATTGTAGTCTTTGATGATCTGCTGTATCTCATCCGGGTGATAGCTCGGCTTGGAGAACATCAGCTTTTTGGCGATGTCCATCGGAAACGTCTGCATTAGAAGGCGGTCTGCCGCCGCGACTTCAGAGTGTCGGACGGGGCGCTGCGGTTGTGATGGGTCAAACTTAGGCGGGGGTTCCTCCTCGCTCTGGCTCTTGCCCTTGCCTTTACCCTTGCCTTTACCCTTGCCTGCAGGTGGCTGACCCGCGGCGGGTGCAGCGGCGCCAGGTGCTGGCGGAGCTCCGGTTGCGGGTGGGGTCGGTTGAGCCGGTGCAGCAGGAGCTCCGGGGGCTGCTCCTGGTTGCGCTGGCGCTGCACCTGGGGCTGGCGCTGCACCCGGTTGTGCAGGGGCCGCTCCTGGTTGTGCTGGGGCTGCTCCTGGAGCGGGCGCCGCGCCTGGTTCTGCGGGCGGGGTACCTTCGGCGGCAGGGGCTGGCGGGGCTCCGGGGGCCGGGCCTTTAGGCTTTTTCTGTTTCGGCTTTTTCTGCGCAGCAGCTTCTGCTTGCTCTTTTGCGGCGAGAGCGGCTTTTGTCTCTGCCAGCTCCTTGGCGATCTGGTCATATTCCGCGAGCGCCTTGAGAGCCTCCTTGATGGCAGCTCTGTCCGCCTTTGCGCCCTCCGACTTCGGATCCTCTTTCAGCTCCTCCTTAATGCCTTTCAAACGCTCTTGGAGCTGAGCACGATCTCGGCTCGTATCAACCGGCTTGGCCTCCTGCTCTGGTTCCTTAGCACCAGGTTTCTTTGGGCCTTTCTTGGGCTTCGGTGCTTCGCCTTGAACGGCAAGAACCCGCGCGAGGTCCCCCATCGTCTTGACACCCTCGGGCGGGGTCTTGCCCTGCATGAACGCCTTAGCGCTATACCCGGGGTTATTCTTAGCGAACTGGGAACTGTCCGACTCGGGCTTCCGGAATGACTTTAGGAAGCTGTCGAACTTGGGATCGTCCTTCGCCAACTCTCGCAGCGCATCACGCGCCGCCATGTCCTTCTCGACATTCCCAGGGGCCGGCGCGTCGGACTGCGGGGCCTTCTTCTCTTCTGGCTTAGGCTTGCCCTTTGACTTGAACGTCTCCTCTGCGGAATCGTCCGCGAGCTCATATTTACCAGGCAGCTCCTTAAGTTTGTCTTCACTGATCTGACCAACCCAGCCAGTGGCTTTGGATCGGACTTTGACCTTCTTGGCTTCGGGCTTAGTAGCCTTGGTCCCCGGAGCCGCGGCCCACCGGCGCAAAACCCTCGCCGCGACCGACCCCCCGATGTCTTTGAAGTTCTTAGAGAGGTCCTTATCCCTACCGGCTAGGTCAGGATCGTCGTCGACTTCCACCCGCTCCCTACGTAGGTCATGCCGTGCCGGCTTAACCTTGGGGCTCGGGCGAACAAGCCTCTCGACTTCTTCATCCTCCCGCTCTCCGCGGCTTTTCGTAGCTTCGCGATCCATTCGATAGGAACGGATTCATCGAAAGATCACCCAAAGCGGTCATCGGGGGGCGCCTCTTGCTCCACCTTCTTGAGGCCAAGAGTCTTGATCAGGCGATCCGTCACGTCAGTCTTGCCGATCAGTTCAGTCGATACCGCGCCGTAGATACCGCGCATCAGCTCGTTGAACAGAGCGTCGTTGACCGTGAACAGGTCGCGCTCCAACTTCACTCTGGTGTCATCGGGGTCGATGTTGAACATCTCCAGGATGAGCGAGATATCGATCGAGCCCTTGTTGTAGAGATTGAACAGGGCGTCGTACGTGTCCTGCGAATCGCGCAAAGGCAACCGGGTGAACGAGAGGCGCGGAAACAACACAACCTCCCCGCCCCACTGGTTCTTCTCAACGAAACCCTTACGGCGAGCCACGGGCTTGAAAATGTGCTTCTCGACATATTCCTGCAGCATCTCGCGCAGGAACATGTACCGGGTGTTGATCACCTCCAGCTTGAGGCGATCTCCCGAGTACAGTTGCTCGCCGGAGAGCAAGCTCTCTGTAACGCCAAGCCCAGCGAACAGCTGCTTATCTGTGATCTCGTACTCGCTCGAGAGGTCCAGCAGCCGGTCCTTGGACCCCATTTCCTCCCAATGGACCTCGTAGTTCGCGACGATCGAGTAGTCCGGATCCACCAGCGACAGGTCGACCTGCTCGCGTAGATCCATCACGTCGAGCTCGGAGATTTTGTCACCCCAAACGATGCGCTTCGGTGTCATGGCGCGGGATGCGATCTGCGTCTGCGCTTGCCGCAACTTCTCGCGGTACATCAAAGTGCGCAGTACGCGATCGAGAATGCTCTGACCAAGGTCCTCACCCGCACCGCGGCGACCCGCCAAGTAATAGACGAATGAGCCCTCATCCGCGTCGGTCCCCAGTGGGATGAGCTTGCCCTGCTCTAGGTGGTTGCGCACCTCTTCCGGGATCTCGCGAACCATCTCCTCCGCGAAGTCATCGCCGGCCTTGGCTTGCTCGATGAGCGCGCGGTCGCGGTCTGCCGGGATCAACTCGACCTTCATCTTGTCGGTGAACGAATAGGTGGTGACCTTCACCTGGTCGATCGGCAAGACGATGATCCGGTCCCATCCTCGGTAGTATTTCTGATAGTACGCGAGCTCCTGGTCCTCTCGGTCGGGCCGCTCAACCCGAGTGACGTCATCTTCTTCGACCGCTTCGCCGTCCTCGGTGACCTTCGATTTTGTCCCAACCGACTTCGAGTCAAACCCGACGTCATCGGGAACATCCACGGTCGAGTCCTCTGCGAACGAGAACACCGACCCATCCAGCCAGTAGTGGTGAACCATCGTCACCAACCGCTGAAACAGCTTGATTCGGTCGCACATCTCTTGAAAGAACCAAAGGATGTAGTTGCCGTAGTCGTGCGCGTCCTTGAATCCTTCCGGAAAGGACGTTGGCTTGGGCGTAGCAAGTCGCACCTTGGACAGCGGGAGCTCGGTATGCAGGTCGATCGATTGCCCAACGATCGGGTCCGTGTTGTAAAAGTGCCGGTAGAGCTCGCGCTTCTCGCGCAGAGACTGCGGCAACTCCAGGAAGTCGGTTGAGAGCTGCGGCGAGAAGAACTGGCCAGCTGTGGCCAGCGACGTGTTCATCGAACCGCCATCATTGGCCTTCTTCAGTCGCCGGGCCTCTCGCTCCTTCTCAGTAAGCCCGTTGACCGGGCTCTTGGCCACGTACGGGCGGCTCTGAAGCTTCGTGGTCTGGGGTAGCTGTACCCCGCGTCTAACGTTGGTGAAATCTTTTGCCATCACTCAGCACCACTTGCGTCCCCGTCCACCACTGCTTGGATGACGCCATCCGTGAGGTCTGAGTCTTCTCCATACATATTGAGCAGAGACTCCACTGGAGTGGAGGCCACGGGGGCCTGCTTGAGAGGTGGTTTGACAATAGATTCTGCAGCTGCGGGTTCAGGAGTTAGGCCCTTGAGAATCCTGGCCCCCACCGACGCTCGTTTAATCCCTTGCCCCGCCATGCCCGCAAACCGAGACCATGTCGTCGCGAACCGCATGTAAATAGCCGTGTTGTCGTTGGCCGGAGCTCGGCGCACCCGCTGGTAAAGGCTCTGAGAGAGGCCGTGGATACGTGCCACGCGAGACTGCAGCTCCTGATGGAGGGTATTGATCTCCGCGACAATGGCAGCGGGCTCCATGCGATCGGGCGGAGTCAGATTCATAGACTGGTCTGAATCCCTAGGAAGAATTGATTGATCGGAGCGGGCCGCTGGATCACAAAACCGGTGAAGAAACACGGGGCAAATGGTAGTGCCGGAGCCATCGAAGCTTCATCCTCATTGGTCCAAAGTCCACGCCGCGAGAAAAAGAGCGGGTCCTTAGGGGTATACACCAATGGAACGTAGGGGCCGCCCGCAACCCTAGACGCGTATGTGTAGCGCTCGTAGCTCGAGGTTGACATGATGGCGTTGCCGGCCATCATCACAGCGCTGCTGGGGTGCACAAGCTGAGACCTGGTGCTGCTTACGAATTGGTCTGCCGATTCATCGCTCCCCCACAGCATGAAGCCGCCGTAGAGCCCGGTCGAATAGCTCACCACAACGTCCTGCAGCGGTGAGTCGACCCACGTAACCCCCTGACCGCCGGCCCAACCGCCCTGCAGCATGGCTTCATCAACCGTGACAACGTGAGAGTCCCCCTTGCCAAAGATGACGCAATCCCGCGAGCGGACAATGTCTAGCCCACGGAAGTCAATTTCGAATGATCCGACTGGAGGTGGAAAGGACATTAGAGGGCCGTCTGAACCATGAGTTGAAAGTTATTCTGACTTGAAGGGGCTTGAATGACCGAGCCGATTAGGAAGCCGTTTGAGCCTCGGGGATCGCCAGAAACGCTCCACTCGTCCTCGGGTGTCCAAAGCCCCCGTAGGCTGAATCTGAGCCGAAGCCCTACAGGGTAGTCGTTTAGAACAAGGGGGCCGGTCAGCCTCGACTGCAGCGTGTACTTCTCATAGGAGACCGTCGAGATCACCCAAGTCCCAAAGCAACACACGCCAAATGTGTACTTGATCTGGTTCCCGGTATAGGCGATGAACTGGTCTGCGGGCTCATCTGATCCCCACAGCAGAAAGCCGCCGTATGTCCCATCAGAGTAGGTGACGAGGAAGGTGTCGGAGCTCGACGCGGTCCACGTTGCACCCGAGCCCCCGGTCCAGCCATTGGTGACCATCGCTTGGTCGACCATCACCGGCACCGACAAATCTGTGACGAGCGCAATGCACTCTCGAGTGCGTGGCAAATCCATCAGCCAGTCCTTTCCCCGGTGTCCATCATCAGATGCTCACCTGTATTCCGAGGTGCCAATTGCGCTCTTCAATGGGTCTCTGTGTGACGAATGCAATGAAATAGCTATTAGGTCCCCTCGGGTCGCCCGAGAGGGTCCACTCGTCTTCCGTGGTAAAAAGGCCGGCCAAGCTAAAGACCAGCCGGTCACTTGCGTGATAGTCGATCGGCACAAGTGGCCCGCCGCCCGTGCGCGAGGCATAGGTGTACTTTTCGTAGTTCGCCGTGGAGATCGTCCAACCGCCAGCACCAAGGACCACGAACTTGTAGGCCGGCTGGTTCCGGGTCATGGCCGTAAAATCGTCTGAAACCTCATCGGAGCCCCAGAGTGCGAAGCCCGCATAGAGCCCGTCTGACTTCGTGACGATAAGCCGGTCTTCAGTAGTGTTAGCCCATTGGAAGCCTTGGCCGCCTTTCCACCCACTCACAGCGTCAGCCTCGGTCACGTCAACCGTTATGGTTGCCCCCTTGAAGAACGTGATCACGTCTCGAGTGCGAGGTATTTCCATTAGACAACCCTCTTGAGCTCAATTTTGCGCATCGGCATTTTCCCCCAGGCCGTCACGACATTGCGGAGCAGCTCCAGTTGCGAATGGTCACCGTCCAACAGGGCGATCCAGGAGCCCCCAATTTGCCGAAACACCAGCCGAATCGACGTAAAGTCTTCCCAGCTAGGGGCCAGCTCCTCCGACACGCCGTGTTGGATCAGCTGCAAGATAACCTTGTTCGCCAGAACTGTTGGTTTCTGCTCTTGATCCATCGTAGTAGGAGCTACCCAAAAAGATTCTCACCGGACGCCGCGGGGCGTGCGAGGTCGGACCATCCGATGCCTGGCTGCCGGGTTCCTGTCCGAGTGCAGCCCGTGGTTGCGAGCTCGCATCATCTGGTAGCGCTGCGCCGTCATCGCCCCAGTATCGGCGAGACGCATACCGGGCAAGGCCCCATAGACATACTTCTGGTTGCGCATGCGCTCCGCAGTCAGCCAGACGGCGCGAGTGAAGGCGTCACTCATATCATCGTGGTAGTCGACCCCCTGTGGGGCCGCGACCTCAACGATATTTTTGCTCTTGATCTTGGCTTCAAGCATCAGCAGCTCCTGAATGAAGGCGGAGTGCTTCTTCCCGGAGATCTCACCCATGATGAATTTCGGGTAGTCGTACAGTAAGAGGCGCCTATCGAACATGAGCATCTTCGCGTTCTGGTAGATGCGCGATCGAAGGTCGGGGGTGAAGAACTCGCACTTGAACTGTGTCAGCCCCTTCTTGAGCAGGGCCTGCTCAAGCGGTATCCCGTTCCAACGGTCGAAGATGCCCTCCGTGACGTAAAAACGCTTCGTGAGCTTGTAGATCCACTCCCCGATCTCATCGAACTCGAGCCGCGGGGCATCCCCCAACAGCCGGCAATAGTCGGTTGAATACTCGTTGCCAAGGTGCGGATTCGACTTCTTCCATTCGACGCCCGCCTGCCAGACCTCGTGATAGATCAGAGTAACCTTGCCGCCAATCTCGGCCGTGATGAAGATAGCCGTGCCGTCACGCATGAGCCCGATGTCGATCCCCATCTGGTGCGGATACCGCGGAATGCCGAGATTCTGCGGGCGGTGCTCCTCCTCCACGCACGCCATGAGGTCTTCTTCCCGCTCGATCCAGCCGCGAACACGGCTGCTGAACTGAGCGCCGTGCTCGGTGAGGAACACCGCGGGGTCTTCGTGGTACTTCTGCTTGTAGTAGTCCGGCGAAACCGTGGGGTTGATCTCCCAGGTCGGCGCCTGGATGGCGAGCATGTTCTCCGAGCCGGGGCCAGCGGACATCGCAAGGTGATACAGGTCGTAGAACTTGCCGCTCTTGTTCAAGGGCGACGAAATGGCGATGACCCTCGACTCGACGGGATAGGAGGTCCCGTCAGGCTTGAGCATCGTCATGCCCGTCTTCGGGTCTTTCGGAGAGTACGTCGCGGTCGACGGCGTCACCGAATCATAGATATCCTTGGCGCTCGACTGGCCACTATCCTGGTAGTGCGCCATCTCGTCCATGATAACCACGGCATTGGAGTGACCGCGGAGACCCTTCGCGATGCACGATTTGAACGTGACTCGCAGCGTGGCCTTACCATTGAAGCTGACGAACTTGCCGTTTTGGTGTCGGGACGTTGGCCCGTAGCGCTCGATATCGTACGGCGTCCTAAACTTGATCTGCGACTGAGTGTTGTTGGCGATGTACGGCTTGAAGTAGTCGCACTTCGCGAGGTGAGTGGTCACCTCATTGAACAAGATACCCGCTTGGTCCTTGTCTGTTGCGACCGAGATGATCTGAATCAGGTTGCCGTTCGGAAAGCCGTAGTAGGCTTGCGGGTTGCCGAAGTTCAGCAGGCGGTAGATCTCATAGCTGGCGAAGATCGAGCTCAGGGTCGTCTTGCCACCACGGCGGCCGATCGAAAGCACCAGCTGCCGACGCTCGCGATCCTGCTCACCGATATTGCAGCGGCCCTCGTTGTGCAAGAAGGTCAGGTACTCACGCTCAGTGAAGCGGTACAGGACCTTCGTGCCGAGCATGTCTTTGATCTCAATGCTCTTCTCCGTTTCGTCCAACGGCATGAAATAGTAGAGCTTGACCAGGAAGCGCTGCACCGGGTAGAGCCGCATCCCGAGGCCCCAACTAGACTCGATGTAGTCCAGGATGTTGAAGATCTTGGGCCGGAACGGCTTGACCTCGTCAATGACGAACTCCGCCTCTATCCCAGACTCATCCTGTTCAGCCTGTGCTGCCGCCGCGGTCGCCGCTGCCGACTTCTGCTCGGACTCTAGTTTAGCCTGGGACGCGGCCTCTCGAATGAATCGAGCGACGCCCTCCCCGGTTCGTTTCTTCTGCCCTGCCACATATCACCAGGAACGCAGCTAGACCTATCTAACGAGGTCCGCCGCTCTCTCTTCCCAGCCATCCATCGCCGTAGTCAAACGATTGAAAAACAGGTCGAGTTGCTCGGCTCCGAGGGTTGCGACTGCCGCATCCTTGACTATCTCGATCCAGAGCTGGAAAACACGCTGCAGCTTCTCGCCATGCAAGTCGATCTGGTCAAAGCCGATCTTGTGCATCTCGAGTTCAATGTCTGCAATCTTCTTCAGTGCATCGATACGGCGACCAGAGATCGAGCTCGAGTCTCGACCCATGCGCTCGTTGATTATGCGCTGGTATGCGAGGCTGGCCGTCTCCCTCGCGACCTCCTTCTTCAGGGCTGAAAGCAGCTGCAGAGGGTCCCGACCGGCTGCATTCTGAACTACAGGGTCCCCGGCTACGAACTGCTCGCGTTCTTCCTGCAGAGCCTCGTAGTATTCGAGGTCCTCCTGTGATGGACGATTGCGCACCATTGAGCGTGGCCTAGTGCCAAGAGCCTTACCCCCGGTCGGATTCTTCGGCGGGACAAACAGCACTTGTATCGTTGGTTGAGCTGGCTGTCTTTTTTCCTCTGGGCCGGTGATCTCCGCTAGGAGCTCATCGGCATCCTTGTCATCCAATATATCGCTGCTCATATCTCATTTTCCGACGGCCCTACTGCCGCCCCCACCATCGGTCTCCACCAAATACTGACTGAGGTTGCTGACCGTGGCGTAACCCTTGTCTTTGGGGATCTGCTTTCGGAGCGCCGTCTCCATGTCCCGGTAGTCATCGCTTACACCTGGCCAACCCTTGTTCACCAGGTCGACGACATTCATATTCCTCGGCTTTGGCTGAAACACATCCTGGGGGCGCAAGTCTCGGCTGCTTGGGTCCACAGTATCAGGGCGTCTAAGGTCGGTCTTGACATAGTCCTTGATTGTGGTGCTAGACATGCCTTTGGCCTTGTTGATCGGCTTGACCAGGTCCTTGACCTCTTTCCGTATATTTGACTGTTGCGCTGCTTGCTTGAAGCGGGCCGCAACGCGCTTGGCTATGTGACGGGAGGTCAAAGCTTCACCTCGCCTTGGCCAAACATGATCGTGACGTCCCGGGGAGTTTCAGTAGCTTTGACATCGATCACGATGTCGTTCTGCATCTGGAACTCATCCACCATCGAAGCCCCGTTGTTCACGAGCTCCGCGTAGGCGATTGACGTCGAGCTACCAGACGCCAGGACGGCGCGCTGCTGCGCCGTCTTGTCCATGTAGGGCGGCTCGCTGACCAGCGGCTTGTTGATTTTCGAGCAATGCCCAGTCTTCACCTGGTGCACACAGCTCATGCACTTCGAGCCGTACTTGAGGTAGGGCACCCCGCGCGAGCCATGAAGGCGGCTCGCCTCATCGCAGCCCTTGCCGTAATCGTCATACACAGACGGGTCGACGTAGTAGATGCCCTGCAGCCCCTGCTCGGCGAAGACCTTCCGGAGCTCGGCCTTGGACGCCTTGATATCGCGAGGGTCGAATCGAGCCTTGAGAGCAGTGGCAAGGTCACTGCCGTACAGGCCCTCGTTCATGTACCGGGAGGCCTGCTTGATGATCTCCTTGCGCGCCACACCGCTTGTCGCGTACTCGGGGGTCCCGCCATAGAAGCCGGTCATCGCTCCGAGACGCACGGGGGCACTTGCCGCCCACCCAGCGGAGACTCGAACAACTTGATGAATTGCCTTCAGCGCCTGACTTGGGGTGCTCCCCCAGCTCGCCGCAGTCCTTGTGCTCACATTCGGCAACCGACCAGCCGTGCGATGCTCCAGCAGGACGGCGTCGACCGTTTCCTGGGTGAGAATATCCGCGGCTTGTTTCACCAGCGGCTTGCCGTAGAGCAGGCAGCGGGTCTTGTTGTAGATGCACGACCCACACTTCGCGCCGGCCACGATTGCCCGGACCGTCGGGTTGTGCTTCGCCAGGAAATCAGCGCCCTCGTGACAATCTTGGAAGCTGGCCTGCTTCGAGTAGATCACGCCGTAGAGGCCCGATTCTTTGAGAACGGGCGCCCAATGAGGGCTCGTGCGAACCAGCAGACTTTCGTCGAATGCCAGCCTGAGAGAAGAAGCGAGCTCAGCGTGCGAGAGGCCCTTCACCATCTCACGGTGGAGAAAATCGAGCACGGGCTTGGCTTCAACTGCCAACTGCTCCTGAGCCCGCTTGCCCTTCAAGAGCGACGTGGCCTCGATCAACTGCTCACGCGCTTGCACCGGGGTTGGCAGCGCCGGCTTGTGCTGGCTGATGCCCTGTCCGGCGTATGCCCCGGATCGTTCGGGCCGCGGGGCCAGGTAAGCCGCCCTGATGCGCTCTTTGGCAGAGACCGCACCCGAGGCCTGGATGATGCGACCACGGGCCGCCTGAGACTGCTCAACGGCGCTCGCGAGCTTGTCCGTGTACGGCACCTCAGTGACGAGCTCGCGCCCGAACTGGCTGCAATGCCCAGCGCCACCTGGCTGCGCCGTGTGGCAATGTGGGCATCCGCCGCACGCGGTCTTCGAGAGAACGTACCGAGCGGTGGGGGCGTGCTTGTTGATGAACGAGCTGGCCTTTGCCGGGTCGAGCCCGGCGAAGTCTTCCGCCACAACGTAGTAGCGGCCCACAAGCCCGCGCTCCTGCAGCACCGAGGCCAACACCGTACGGTGCTCCTGCAGGGTCTCCGCTGGGTAGCGGCGTCGGAGCTCGCTGCGCATCCGCCCGAGGTCATCTGACTGCAGCAGAGCCAGGCGCGCGATCTTGGCAATCTCTTCGGCCCTCGAGCGAAGCTTGCCGTGCGCCTGAGACATATCACCCATCGTATGGGGATCGTTGATCCCAACATTGGGCACCGGCACCACGTTCGGGACCAAGAATGCCGTGGCCGACTCACCCTGACGGTCCCACAGAGCTTCCAGGTCCGGTCCGATGTTGAGGTTCTGCTTAGGCAACACCGCTTCCGCGCGATACTTCTCTTCATCAACGTCAAGCCAGTCGAGATCGGCAACCGACGCATCTTTCAGAAAATCACTTAGGTCTAGTTCAGCCATTACCGCTCTCCGTCCTTCTGATTGATGTATGGCCCCTCATCGTCCCGTTGGTACAAGGGATCCGGACGCATATTGCGGGTTGAATGGTCCCACTTCACGTAAGGTTGATTCTGCTCGTGCCGGTAACCAAGGCCAGGTTGAACATCCATTGAATGGTCGTACGAGGCATCAGCCTCCGAAGGCAGCTCAGAGTCTGCAAACATGTGCTCGCGATAATGCGCGGGCCGCGGTGTTACAGGTCTAGGTTGACCTGGAAAAGCCTGGTCCGGCATCTTGGAGGAACCGACGTTGCTCGGTCCCACATTCACCGGATTCGAGCCCTTGTCGCCGCTCCGGTAATAGTCAGATCTGGCAACAGGAGGCTGACCATCGTTAGGCAAATGCGACTGGCCTCTATGCGCTTGCCGGTTGCTCCGGCCCATCTCCATCTCGATAGACGGCGTTGTGTCGCTTTCATCATCGTGCAGCTTGCCGCCCGGATCGCTCGGCAACTTGGACGATGGTCCAAAGACGCCCTTTCCATCAGGGTCCTTTTCACCGTAGCCGCCCGCCCCTTGGCCATGAGCATCATCGCCGTCGCCGTACCCGATACCAAAATCCCAACCTTCTGTTGGCGTGTTGTCGGTATAACGGCCTGGCATCCTGGAGTCGGCGCTCTTCAACAGGCCCCGCTGATCCATCAGCATGAAACCGTCGAGGTCCTTTTTCGTAAGCTTGTACTTCCGCGCACCGTGGGTGTTCAGGATCTGAGCTGGCGGTCGCCCCTTCTTGAGCAAATCCACGATGCCCCGAATCGTGTTCATGTCCGGGGCATCCACGTTCATTCGCGGGTCGTAGTCGTAGTCAGTAAGCGATGGCCAGGCCGCTGACTTGTCTGGCAGCGCATTCTCCCACTCAGACTCGTAAAGGTAGTCCTTCCCAGCCCCGTCCTCCCTGCTCCACTCATCCTTCATGGACGGCGGTTCATCCTGGTTGTAGGAGCCGAATGGACCCGTTTGGTCGGTATCTGCGCGGTCCATGTGCTGGACTCGAGGCCCGCCCGACATGGTTTCCACAGGGATCGAGGAATTCGCGAACCGCTTCGCGATACGTGCGATCATGGGGTCAACCCAGGATGCGGTCTTTACCTTGGCAGACTCGCTGTCAGGCATGTCCCGCGCGTCGGGGACCCCAGCCCCTTCTTCATCCTCGTCTTCTTCATCCTCGTCTTCATCATCCTCATCGTCATCCTTCTTTTTCATGGAGGGTGGCGGAGGTGGAGGGTGAAAGCGCTGGTCGGACTCGGGGTTATTGACTTCACCCTCTTCTAGCTCGGCTTGCTCGCCCGATTCCTCCGCCTTGTTCAAACCATCCTCTACGAAGGATTCATCTTCGGGGTTCTCTAAGACGCGCTCGGCGTCCCCAACCAAGCGCTCGACACCCTCGACGTCTTGGCTTTCGAGCTCGCCCAACTTTGGGCGCCAGTGCGGTGCGTGGAGCTCATCGTGGATCGTGTCCGAAACAGATGAGATGGCCTCGCACGCATCGTGCAGCGCGCCACGAACATCCTTGACTGACATCACATAGCCCCGCCCGCCAATGAGCCCATCGGGAGAGATGGTCGCCGACTTCAACTTCGTAAACTCTCGGTGCGCCGACATCGCATGCCCGAGCGAGATACTCAGCGTCCATAGCATCCGAGCCAGTGGCTTCAGGGCTTGGGGGTCGTAGTCGAAATCTTTCGGGATGGCCCGCCGCATCGTGGTCGAGGGACCGCTCGACGCCCTATCCGGACGCTCCGGTTGCGCTGCCACACCTGCGGGCTCAACGTCATCCTCCAGCCCAGCCAGTCGCATCTGGTGCTTGAGGTTCATTCGTTCGGACGCACGCACGTGGCGCCGTAGAGCCGCTATGGTCTTCTTGCGAGATTCCACGTTAGCCCTTCAGAGCCTCTCCGTTGTCGTCAAACAGGCGCTCGATAAAATATTGCCCATCCGCCTCCTTCTTGAGCGCCCAAAGGTCGCGCTCACTCCGGTGAATCAGCGTCTCAGCTGATAGGCGAATGAACGACTGGAGGTCCCCCATCGAGGCCACCTTCTTGCGCCCCGATCCATGCGGCTTCAGAATGTGGTCCTCGCGCTGAAGCATGGCATCCAAGCCAACTGCACCGGACATCATCATATTGCCTAGATCAAAATCGGCCATCTTCCCCTCACGCAATGTTGAGTGTGACAACAACGTCCACGCTCATGTTAGTGCTATACCCGGTGATCCTCAGCGTCTCCATATAGACGCCCGACATCATCCCGGTCGGCGGCGCCACCGCGACGATAACAGGCTGCATGCCCCCGCTATTGATCGAACCATAGACGGGCGAGACACTCGCAAGCCAAGGTACACCCACCAGGCTGCGAATCTGATAGTCGAGTACGCTAGTAGACGGCCCGGTGTTGAATAGCGAAATCTGCTGAGACGGGATTGGCGGAAAGACTCCAGTCAACGGCAACCCCACGTAGAACGACAGGGCCGTGGGCGCCGGGGCGATCGTCGCCTTCGGTCTGACCGTCACCGCGACAGGTATTAACTGCGGACTGTTAGAAGCCGCGCTACTCTGCACAGTCAGCCCCGCAGTGTATGGGCTCCCGCTTGCAAGCAGGTACGTGCTGTCAACGGACACGTCAAAGCTGCCCGATGCGTTGGCAACCAGCCCGCTCACGTTGGCCGGCATCGCAATCACGTAAGGAGCCGACGACGTGACCTGGATACTCAGCAGTGACCCCAAGATGCCGTTGTTCGTAACCCGGATCGGCACCGAGGCCGACACCCCACGGCCCTCATCAACCACAAAGACCAGCGAAGCCGGGTCGAGCAGGATCGACGGTGGGTACGCCAGGAGAACCTGCTGGATCGAATCCGCCATCTCCTGCACGACTTCGCCGGGGATCGGGATCGAATCCCGCAGCAAGCCGTACGGCGTGATCACGTCCCGGATCTCTGTCTGGACTTGCGCCTTCGAGACATCCACACGCGTAGTCCACCGCCAAGTCCCGCTCGCAAGCGACACCTCGAACTGATAGTCCTGGAACCGGAGTAGGGATTGGATCGCCAAGGAAGCCCTCAACTACCCCCAGGATACAAAAGGAATCAGGGACCGAGCGGCGCTTCGCTCCACCCCACGTCTACAGACAGCGGTCGAGGCCGCGATTGCTCCACTGCGGAAGACTCACGGCGCGTAGGATGTTGAACTTCTTTGATGAGATCGAGGTGAAGATCTTTTCGTACGGCCGAAAGAGCTCGTTGTGCGCCGCCGCGATCTTGAGCTTACTGACCGCCTTGAAGAAGCGGTGCCGGACGCGCCCCTGGGTTAGCTGGAGGCTGTTGGCAACCTCCGACTGACAGGTGGTCTGCCACATGCCGACCAGGATATCGACGTCGATCTGCTCGAACAGCTCGCAGAGGTCTTCGCGCAGCTCCTCTTCCGTGACAGCGGGGATGGCCAGCAAGAACTTCAGCCGCTGGATCCCCCTGTCTAGGCGGTAGCTAATCGCCGCTTGCGTCACATCAAAGATCTCAGCGATGTCCGCTTGCCGCTTCTTGCACACATAGTACAGGTAGATCAAATCGGCTTCGCGCTCAGGGATCCGGTCCAACAGCGGAGCGATCCTTGTCTCATAGTCGCCGCTAGAGAACAACGCGGAGACATCCTCCGACTCGGGCGGCGCCTCGTCATCTAAGAGCACCGCGGGAGCCGCGAAGCGATTGGCCAACTCGGCGGGGTCGACAGGGATCACATAACCGTTGGACATGGTGCCTCCTCAAAACGGTAATCACATGCCCACGTCGGACACGGCTTCGGTGCGTCGTGACGCCTCGAAAAATGCCGTCAAGATTGGGTCCGGACGAATGTTCAGCGCCTTGATCCGTGCGCGGGCGGCCTCTTGATCTTTGTTTGGTTTGATTTGGCTGAATGGGACGTCGCATAGAGACATGAGCTCTACGTTCAGCAACACCTGCTTCTCACTAGCCCGAAGGCTCACGGCTTGCGTCTTGCTCAAGCCGGCGAGATTTGACTTGAAGAGACTGCTAACCGTTCCGTACGGCTTCAACGCCTTCGCGGCCGTCTTCAAGCCAAAGCCCGGCGCACCAGGGATATGGTCAGAAGTGTCCCCACTGATCGCGCGTAGCTGCACCATCGAGCGCGGCGGGACCCCATACTCAGCCTCGACGGCAGCGGGATCGTACAACTTCTCTTTGCCGCCGCCCATGGCCGGGCACAGCTGATGCGTGAAGTCGTTGACCACCTGAAGTAGGTCTCGATCAGAGGTGATGATCAAGTTAGTCGCACCACTAAGCGGGCCTCGCACAAGAGCGGCCATCACGTCGTCAGCCTCCTCTTCAGCATTGAAGGCTTGATGCACACCCAGCATTGGCAGAACCTCGCGTAACCAAGCCCAGCCAAAGGAGGGCGTCTCGGACCGTGGGATCCGGTTACCCTTGTACCCCACAAATATCGCTTTTCGACGTTGAGAGCTACCATCCCAACAAATATAGATAGAACACCGAGGAAATCGCTTGCGGTACGCAGCCACACTGCGCAGAAACCCGACGACCCCTCCAGTGCGTTGCCCCTGACTATCAGTCAGACCCGAGAGCCCCGGCGCCTCGGAGCACCGGATAAACAGTTGGGTCCCGTCAATGACCACATTTAATCCCGAGCTTTGTTGTTCCATAGGTGTAACCGGTTCCGAGTTCAGCCGATGTGACAGCGCCTCCAGGGTCCCAAGGGCGCGCGACTTTTCCACAAGGAGCGAGAGGTCTAGTACCGAGTAGAAAGCGTTGAACCAGCGGTACAGAGACACGCTCCGGTCAACCCAGCCATCTAGGCGGTAGACGGTCTCCGCCCGCTCCTTCAGCCCGTCCAGCTTATTAGCCGGCCACTGGGAAACCTTGCGAACCGACTCAACCCAAGCCCCTATGCGCCGGACCCGTTCCCGATACGCCGTATCCGGCGACTTACACTCCAGCCGAAGGAAAGCTCTTGGCAACGTAACTAGTCGATCGGTCGACCTCAGGTGGATGTGCACCACAACCGAGTCTTGCTCCAGGATCTCCTCACGAACGGTCGCCTTGATATTCTTGTAGGGGCCGGAGATGATCGTCACCGCATCCCCGACCTCGATGCCTTGGTCCACCTCGACCGTGATCTGAGCTCGCAGAGTCTCGATCTGGCCGTTGGTGACGGTCGCCAGCTTCTTCTCTCGCCGATTGCCCGTCACATGATAGAGCGGCGCCTGAACGTACTTCGTTTCTTCTAGCCGCAGATAGCAGTGGTCCGGATGTCTATGGCGAACGAACGCGTAGCCGTCTACCAGATACTTAAACTCCCGGATGGGTCCGCGTTCGACCACCGAGGCGGGTATGAAAACCTCAGCATCCCTGATGTGGTGTCGAATCGAGGCTGCGATTGCAGCCGGGTCCGCACCCTCTGCCTTGGAGGTAAGTTCAAGGACCACCCATTGAATGTCACAACTCATTCTTAGTGATCGGCTCTACACCTGAACCTAAGAATCTGGATTCCAAACTGTTCTTTTTCGATATAGCCGCATTAACTCTCCTCGCCACTCGGCTGGCTCCAGGAGCTGGTGATTACCCCGTGGCTTGGACTGAGCCGGCGCTGGCGCCTGATTGGCGCGTGAACGGGGCGCCTGTTGCTCAGATACCGTCTTCTCCATGGCCGAATTGGGCGTCGGGTCTGGAAAGCCAAGCCCAAACTCTGCGCCTACAGGTGCAATCGGCATTGCTCCAGAACCAGTACTTTTACGGGGCGAGCTCGGCGCGACCGGGGGCAAAGACTCGACAGGAGCTCGCTCTGGAACGGTCTCTTGCGACGGCGGCGGCGCCACTGCAATTTGAGGTGCCTGACTAGCGAACACCACTGGCGGCGGTGCCATCTCCGGGGGCAAGTTCCTAGCGTTCTGAGAGAAAGCCAGAACGTCTAGCTCTAGAGCTAGACGGGTAACACTGCGATGCCCCAAAAACCACTTGGCGAATCTGACCACATGGTCCTGATACTTATCGTAGACCTGCTCGGCTAAGGTCTTGTCGACGTAGGCGAGATCGGCATACCAGCCATGAGCCATCCGATAGGTGTTCATGGCTGCTTCAGCCAGACCGGCTGCAACCTCATCTGCGGGCGTCGCCTCGCACGCTTGACGAACCAAATCGATGGCCTTGAGCGGGTTGTCGAGGCTCAGGAGGATCTGATAGTACAGGGTTACCACAGAGAGATTCAGATACTCTCTGACACTTGCTACGGTGATCGGCCCGAGCTGCGCCATCATCTCGAGATTGTTGAGCACGTTGCGGACGTGCCCCCCGGCCCGATCGATGATGATCAAGACAGCGTCATCCTCGTGCTGGACCCCCTGCTCGTTGAGCACCATCTTCATGCGGGGCAACACGTCGTCCCGCGTCACCTTCTTGATCGTGTACTCCTCACACCTTGAGCGTATCGCACCACGGATCTTTTCCGCCTCCGTGGTGCAGAGCATTGCGACCATCTTCTTTTCTTCGATGGGCTTCAACAGCACATCTTGAGCCGCGTGGTGCATACGCTGGCACTCGTCGATCAGATAGATCCGCTTCGGGGCGTTTGGGAGCATGTACGGGAGCTCCTCGACCAAGCTCCGCATGCTGTCCGTTGATCCGCTGCTTGCGGCGTCGCGCTCAGTGAACGCCTCAGACTGCTCTTGCAGGATAGCTTTGCAGCTGTCGCATGCCCCGCACGGCTCGGGGTCGGCCTTGTCCAAATCCTGGCAAAGCATCGCCATCGCGTGGATACGGCTCAGGGTCGTTTTTCCCTGGCCGTACCCACCCGCGAAGATGTAGCTAGTCTCAAACGCCGTACCCCTACTGATCCGAGTTTTGAGAAGCCGCACACTGCCGGCCTGACCCAGAACGTCCGAATACTTGCGTGGCCGATACAAAATATCCCACACGGTTCAATCGGCCCTTTCTAGGCTTGGATCTGTGTCTGCGCAATCGTCTCCACTACCTCCTGTGCGCGAGCCTCAAGGTTCAAGCGCTGCGCGACTTCCACCATGCCGGAAAGCTCGTCCGTCCATGCGCCATGCCGGTTGAGGATCGACGTGAATTCCTTGACGTCTGCCTCACGCATCACCCACTTCATTGCGCCACTCTTCTCATCCTCGACGCCGGTGCACGATTCGAGTAGGTGGTCTACGAGCGCATTACGCTGCCGCTCGGAGAGCTCGTTCCAGCCATCCAGCGCAACCTCCAGCAAGAAGTCCCGCTCCAATAGGAACTCGAGTGCCCCTGATATCTTGCGGGCCTTACCGAGCACCGCCCGCCCCGCCTTCTTACCGGCCTTGTCCACGAAGATGTAGACAATGCGCGCTGTCGCGAGCTCAGGGTGATAGGTTGGGATCAAACGAAGCGCAATCTCTTCTACCGTTTCTGCTGGGCCGTATTCTCTAGCCATCTGAAGTCTCCTATTTTCACCCGAGGGGGTCTTTAGCTCTGGTCAGCTCTTGGATGAACGGGATGAATCGCGAGTCGCCCCATGCTTCCCACAAGTCTCCCGGGTCCTTGACGCTGCCGGGTGTTGGATACGACACGATATACACCTCGAGCTCACCACCGTGATCTCGCGCGAAGCCCGCACAACCACGGCGACCCGCCGCATCCATGTCATACCCAACCCAAACGCGGTCAACGACTCGTTTGAGCAGCCTCGCGAACCTGGGGTTGGCCCGAGCTGTCAGCGTGGCCACCACAGGGGCAAAGGCCCGTTGGATCGGAAATAGATCGAAGGCGCCTTCAACGATGAACGCTGAACGCGTCTCGCTCATGGGTTTGGCCGCCTGACCAAGCCCAAATAGACAAGCCTCATGCAGATCAGGCAGATAGTCCGAATACCCAGACTTCCCCCGCTCGACATTGCGAACCTGGAACCCTTTGACCTCGCCGTGTGCATTGGTCAGCGGAAACAGCAGGACGTCCTTGGTCTTACCCGCCGCCCAGGCACGGAACTCGTCCGGCACCCCCTCGGGCAACTCGTTGTCCAGATAGCCAATCCCGTATTGGGCCATCTGGGAGTCAGAAACTCCGCGGTCAAGCAGTGCGTCTCGGACCCGGTCGTCAACCCGAGTGACCGCATAGCCGACCAAATCATCCATCCAGCTCATGGGGCCACTGCCACAAAGCAACGGTCCACACGATAGGCAAGCACGCCCACATAGTCCCCAACCCTGGTATGGAGCCCAGCCGCGGAGGGCTCAGCCACCAAGAGCGCGAGCCCATCGGAGAAGCCCCCGTCCAACACCCTCACGTCACCCGGGCCGCCCCCCAGCCACGGCCCGCCCACCAGGTGATAGGGCTTGACCCCGTGGTCCGACATCACGCGCAATGCCTCGCCCACGGTAGAGGCTGCAGAGCGCCAGCCGTTCACGTTTGTCCTGTCGAGCAGCACCCGATGGAACTCCTGCAAAAGCGTGCCTTCCTGTTTCACGGAACACTCCGAAAAGCCGTACCTTGCGTAGCCCGCGCTCGACACCCTGCTCTGTAAGAAGGTCCCGCGAGTCGTTGTAATCAGGAGAGGCTCAATCGAGCGGTCCTGAACATCAACCTCGGAAGCGAGAGGCATCGAGTACCCAACTTGGCCGGCGCGCAGCCGATGCCTCTCTGTAATGAAGATCTCAGACAATAGGGTGAGCATCTTCACCCCTCGGGGGGTAATAGGGCCGGGGCGGCGCGAACAAGGGGCTCTGGTCGGATTTGCAGTAGGCGAAAAAGAAGCGCCTTCCACCATGGCAGCCTAGGGACCATCTCCGACCCAAGAGCCCACAGGAGACCGTAGACCTCTGGCAGGTTCGCGCTGACCCACTCAAGATCGCGGAGCTCCCCCTTGAACTGTTCCTCTAGCAGCGCCTTGTTAAGGACGGAGGAAAAATATGGACAACGCTTCGCATCGATCGGGTCCTCACAAATAGTCCCCGGCCACGAAGTAGGGTCCTCCGCACCCAACATACACAACCCGATCACCGGCAAGCTTTTGCCCGCGATACGGTTGTACTGCTCATTTTCCTCGCCAGCGACTTCTTTGCGGACATCCAGGGGGTGCCGGCGATTATGACGACAGAGGTGCGGGAGTCGAGCGCTAGCCTCCGCAACCCTCCGGTCAACTTCTAGAGTCAACAGGTAGCGTATTCGGTCTTGGACTTCCAGCTCGGTTCTCATGACTTGCCCAACCTCTGCAGATCCACATGGGGGAGGCCCTCGGAACCGACACGCTCGGTAGCCCGATATGCAACGTTGGCGTGCTCCAAGAACGCAGGCTTGTGCGTGACCAAGAGAATAGAGAAGCCTGTCTTCTCGGCCAGCCCTTTCAGGAATGCCCCGGTCTGGTCAATGTAATCATCCGAGACGGCCGCCAAAGTCTCATCGAGCACGAGTAGCGGCCATTTTCCTAGGCGGGTCATGGTTAGGACTTTCAGAATCAGTGAGGCCACACTGCTCGGCCCACCCCCAAAAGCCTCCAGGGGGTGAGCTCTGATCGACACGCGCTTGTGGTCCTGCCGAAGGTAGAAATCGATGGCCACCTTGTTGTAGCGCTGCTGGACCTCTGCCTCGAACACCATCGTCTGATCGTCAAAGACTGCTCTCAGGCCCTCCGTGACCACCATTTCAATCGACCTGACATGTGCCATGACGAGCATGTCCATCAAGGACCGGAACAGCTCGCTCACCTTGGCAAGGACATCGAGCCTACGCGTGAGCTCGCCAACGTCCTTGCTCTTGGCCTCTCTGTCCTGCAGCAGTCTCCGGCGAAGCGTCTGGTGAGCGACAGCCGCTTGCCGCACTTCGATCAATCGATCCCGGGTGCGAACCTGGTCACTCGACATTCATACGCCCCCTTAGGTGGGTACTCCGTGTCTGCTGGCGGGTTATCGCTTAGGCCTCCGACGACCACGCCATCCTCACTCAGCAGGAAGCCATCGATCGTTCTGAACATGAAACGGTCCTTGGGCCGGCGCTCGTCAGCAGGGATCACCTTGATCCTGAACTCCACCTTGTCGCCGCGAATCCCCTCAAAAAGATGCAGCATCTGGTTCACGTTTACGTTCATCGCCAGAGGCTCGGAGACCTTGACCTCGATCTTCTCCGTGGGCACCGGGTCAGAGGACAGCGTGTTGCTCTCCTCCGCACTCGATAACCTGATGACCCCCGTAGCTGGATCAAAATGCATGCGGATCTTCGTCTTGGTCTTGTCCTTGTCCTTCGCCAAGCTGTCTCGCATGTACTTGAGCTGCGACCCGATCTGGTCACGGGCAACCCGGACGACCACCTCATCGGTCTTGGCGTAGTAGCTGAATTTCTTGTACTCGATCGTGTGCCGTGGCCAACCGAGCACGTCGCCCCGCCCATTGATCATGTAGACCTTGGTGTCGGTCTGGTACGTCGAGACGTTCCCCGTGGAGCGGCCCAAGAAGGACTCGATCAAGCCCAGGTGCTGGGCTGGCAAGGACAGGTCCTTGTCCATGAAGGCCGGGCACTGCACGTAACAGATCTCTTTGCTGTTGGACGCGAGCATGTAGCCGTTCGCCCGTGCGAGCTCGGGGTCAGCGTTGCCAAAGATTCGAATCGTTTTGAAAACGTCCTGGTCAAGCACGTCCCCTGACTTAGGCAAAAAAGACTTTGCCAACCCGAGCCCGAACTGAAGGATCTTGATCGAGAACTCCTTCGGAGGCACCGACTCCTGCGCAGCGGCGATATCCCTCTCGAACATGTGGGTGCTTCGTGGGTCAAACGAGACCCGCTCATTAGAGCCCGACTCGCCGAACGTGTACTTGACCTTGCAAGCACCGTTCTCTTCAGTGGCCTTGAAGTTGATCGACCCAGAGATATGACCCAACCCCTTGATGGCCTCAGAGGGTAGGATGAAGGCACCTTCGCCAGTTACATCAAAGATCGGGAATGACGAGCGCGCCTCGTGCTTGCCATCTCGCGAGTACACATCGCAGGTGTCCCGACGAACCATCATGAGATACCCGCCGCCCGTCTGCGGGGTGACTTGGGGGGCAACGATTGAGGCGATCCCGATCGCCCGGTTCAGAGCCGATGCGTCAACTGTGAATGTGATTTCCATCTGGGTCTCTCTCGTTACTTGATAGATGGGAAGCCTTGCAGAGCGTTCTCAACTTCTGCCAACTCTGCCTCATGCTTGGCGATCTCTTTCACCAACTCGGCCCGCGCTTGATCGCGAATCTGTGTGATCTGCTTTGGGTCAAACCCGGAGTCACGAATCTCCTGTACGATCGCAGAAAGCTCATCCTTGCGCGCCTGTAATTGCCCAGCGGCGGTCGCCTTGCGCTGCATGACTTCGGCGTGGCGGCGCTGCAGAGCCTCAATACGCTTCTGAATCTCATCCAAAACTCACCTCACCTAAATCAAAAGCTGACGTCGCCCTCCTCTACACCGCGCTTTCGATCCGCTGTTCGCTGGGCCTTGAACTCATCCGACTGCACCTTCTTGCCCTCTTTGCACTGAGACAAAAACTTGCAAAACTTGCACATAAAGCCCGGCGTAGGAGGGAACAGCTGGAAGGGGTCAGCGCCTTGCTCGATCCGCTTGATAGCCACCCCCACCTCTTCCAGCGCCCCCACAACCGCGCCCCGCAGGTCTCTTAAGTCTTGAGTAGTCGGGGTGCTCCAATCCATGCTCTCAGCCGGTTCGGACCGCCAATAGAGAAACCCGACCTTGTCTGGGATGACTCCGTGCTTCATCTCGTAAAGCATCGAGTACCATCGAAGCTGCCGATGATTCGTATAGGTGTCGCGGTACCTCGACCCCTTGCCGTCGACCAACACCAGGTCTTTGGTCTGAACCCGAGTCATCACAAAGTCGGCACGACCGCCGATACGATGCCCACCAAAGTCAACGTCCAGATTCAACTCTGCCTTGGCATCTAGGCCAATCAGACCATGCTGCCGTATGCTGCTCAACCCCCGAGGGATCGTAGTACGGACCTCGGAGATCACCTCATCTAGAGACTTGGTCCCCTCCTTCAGCGATGGGTCCTTCCAATTGAAGACCCCGCCCTTTTCGGTCTCCTTGGTAAGGATGCGCTCGATGGTCGGCGTAACCAACGCTTGAAGCCTCGCGGTAGTGTTCGACCGCCAGATCTCATCCCTATAGAAGGCCTCGAAGATCTTGCCTACAGCATCGCCGTAGAGCATGTTGACCCGGTTCTCTGGTTCCTCGAGCCGGACCTTGGCGATGTAGCCCAGGTAGTATGATTTGCGGCACGACGCCAAAATGTCGTAGCCAGAATATGAAATATACATCAGCCGCCCCTCGGTTGAGCCAGGTACTTGAGCGCGAGCTCACGGACATCGGCCGCGAAGTCCATGGCCTCGATGTTCGATTCAATAGTCTTCGTGGGGTCGAAACTGGCGTCTGCCTGCAACAGTTGAACGAACGCGTCGATACTGCGGGCTTCAGCCTCACCCCGCTCTTTACGCTCCATGTCAAACACATCGGCAGCCGGAGCCACCACCAGCGGGTGTTCGGTCGTCTGAATCAGTGACGGCGAGAACTCCACCAACGAAACCTTGGGAGCTCGCTCAGTGTTCTCTCTAGTGAGAGCGCCGCGCGACACGGCCCCCTGGTTCACGAAGCGTTTGCCGGCGAGCTCAACGATCCCTTGATCTCGGTGCCAGTGACCGAACATCCAAACATCCGGCCCGTCCGGCGTCGCCAGGTCGGCATATCGAAACACCGGCTCCCCGAAAAAGTCCTCTACTTTAGAGGGTGGGTTCTCACTTGCCAGGGCGTGCACTACGGCCACTAGGAAGTCGTCACCGGGTTTCTTCTGAATCGCGAGCAGATCAGCGAGTGACCTCCGCGGGTCATAGGGCACCCCGACCACCCGAACACGCAAGCCGCCATCCTCGAACACGGCCTCCCGCAAGTGGCGGAACACGCCGCAGCTGTACAGGACCCCGAGGGGCTGATGCTCGATGCTGGCCAGATTGTTGTACTCGAGATCGTGGTTGCCCTCGACACAGAACACGGGGCAGGGGTAGCCCTTGTGGAGCTCCGCCGTTTGGCGGATGGCCCCGTGGCTCGTTCGTCGCGCCGTCTTGATGTGAAAATAGTCGCCCCCATCAAGGACGGCAGTTGCGTCTCGCGCCTTGGCGAGCTGCCCGATCTGTTCAAGGTTGGACCAAATCTCAGCCGGGTAGTCGCCCTTCCACGATGCCGGGCTCTTGTCCGCGACGTGAGTATCAGTGCGGAAAACCAGAGCTACTCTAGGCATGGGCAGTCCCCCCGTGTAGATGCTCAGAGATCTGGATCGGTTGCCTGCAGGTTGGGCACACCGCCAGCGCTTTGAACTCTGCTAGTACCGCTGCCACTTCTGCTTCAGCCGAATCCGTGGCCTTCTGCAGTTGAATCGCGGCAGTTTCTACACCGGACATTTTCGCCGCCCACCCGGACATTGTCCGGTAGGTCTCGTGCAGCGATACGAGCCGTGAGTTATCGGGCACGGTTGCGGCCTCAGCCGCTTTGAACTTCGCAAAGAAAGCCTTCATCGCAACAAGCTGGGACGTCCAGCTCTCAAGCCTGGAGCGGGTCGCCGCTTGAGCTGTGATGCGCGAAAGATCGGGGATCGATACGTCGGCAACACCTTTGAGCGCTGCCACTGATGCAGATTTGACCTGGATGAAATCAAGCCACCTAGTCAACGCCTTCAGCTTCGCCGATTGCTCCGTGACCTGTGCCAACGAACTGAGCTCGAGCTCCCCGATAGGCGCCAAAGCACTGATCGCACTGGTCACAGCTTCCGATGCTGCAGTGAGTCGATCGAGGGTCTTTAGCTTGGATTCGAGACTCGCGACCGCCTCGCCTCCCGCTTCAACAGCTTTGACCCGTGCGAGCACTGCATCCAGGTCGGCGTACAGCGCGAGCGTGTCGTCGAGCTCCTTGAGGTCCTTCTCCCGCACCCTGCGTGTGGCCGCAGATTCTCGCCGGTCCCGCTCAACCGCACGGGACGCATCGTTGATTTGGTCGAGCTTCGCAACATCCGACAGCACGTCTGCGACAGCTGTTCCCGAGCGATCCAATATGAACAACGGTCGAAACTGATCAGCCACCTGCAAGAGAGTCGCGGTCGTGTCGCCGCCGATGTGTATGGGCGCGAACCCGGGGCCGAGAAACTCAGGCGTACCTTTACCCACCACGGTGTGCTCAGTGCCGTTGTGGACGTAGCGATTGACCGAATCGCCCTTCTCCCAGAGCAGGTCCAGCCCGGGGCCTTGAAGCCGCACCGAGCAGAAGCATTTGCAGCTCTTGGAGCCCTTCAGGAGGCGCTGGCAGTCGGGACCGTGGCGAACGTACGTATCCGCGGGCGCGCCGGTCAGGGACGCCTTGATGGCCCTGACCAGCGCGCTCTTGCCGATGTTGCTCCGCCCAACCACCACAGAGAAGCCGTCGATATCGACGACCCCGTCCTGGATGGATTGGAAGTCATGCACCTCGACACGAACCATTGTTACTCCGCGGCGTCCTCTGCGATGATCTCTTCGGCAACCGCTTCAACAGCAGCCGACACATCGTCATCGTCCGACTCGTCAACATCACCCAACGCTGTGATGAACTCGTCCTCCTCGGGATCTTCCTCTGCAGCCACTGCACCCGAGTTGACCACCTGGGCCAGCTTGAGCCGCAGCGCGTCATACACCGTGGGGTTGTCCATCAGATACTTGCGGAAGGCATCACGCCCCTTGAAGCGTTCGGTTCCAAGCGTATAGAACCCGCCGCCCTCCTTCCGGACCAACTTGTAGGCCACGCCCGTCTCGATGACCGAGAAGTAGTCGTCGATGCCACTACCGAATCGAATGAAGATCTGAGTCGAGTGCCCCTGCTTCGCGTCGATCTTTGACTTCACCACTTTGACGTCAGTGACGTTGCCGTACGGGTAGCGCTTCTTTCTCCCGGTCATAGGATCGATTCGCTCAATGACCTCCGCTTTGATCTTCGCCAGCCGCAACCGCTCGTAGGCGAAGAACTTGAGTGCTTTACCGCCGCTCGTGTTCTCCTGCTCCCCGCCGCCACCTCCGTAGCCGCCCGTATTGATCAGAGCTCGCACCTGGTTGATGAACACCAAGGCAGTTCCCGGATGATTCGGGTCCCGAACCTTCTTCTCTTTGTCTCCAGGGAGGACCGGATACCGGTTTAGCCAAGACACAAACTTTGGGAGCTCGCGCGAGAACTTCGCCGCCACGGCACCGATCTTTGCCGCATCGTCAAACCCCTTCTCGAGCTCCGCCTTGGGCACCATCGCGGCGACCGAGTCTACGCCGATGATATCGTACCCGGCCATGATACCGAGGTACATCACGTTGAACCCGGCCTCCATATTGTCAGGCTGGTAGACGAGGATCTTATCCTCGTCCATCGACAGACCGAGCTTCTGCGCGTAGCTCAGGTCAAGGCTGTGCTCGAAGTCGATCAGGAGCGCCTTGCCTCCCGCTTTCTGTGCCTGGACCATCGCCGAGATGAGCAGCGTGGTCTTGCCGCTAGACTCCGCACCATAAACTTCCGTGATCCGACGACGCGGGAAGCCGGGGCAAATGACGCCCTTACCATCCAGCGTCTTGGTCCCTCCGATCAACATGTCCACCGAAAACGATCCGGTAGAGACATAGCCGTACGAGTGGGAGCCTGGCTGTAGAGGCTTCATGCCCGTAGCTTTCAGAATGGCAGCACGTGCCCGCGCCGCAACTGATGAGTTTGCAGATGGAGTCTTCTTCTCTGGCATTGGCTTCTATTTCCTCATGGTAGTGAACTGAATCGGAAGTACCGTTGGTTCTCTTTGAAGACAGCCCCCGTGTAGACTGTTTGACCGGCCCGCTTGCCGCGTACAAACGTGTGCTCCCTGGAGAAGGCTTGATATTCAGAGGGTGTGAGATCGTCGATCGTGATCTCACCGCGTAGGAGCGACCAGAACCGGGCCGCGAAACGAGCGATGTGATAGGCGTCTGCTTCGTCGGCATTCCAGCGACTAACATCAGTGTCCAGCTTCGCCGCGTCGATCATGTCTGACTTGAACATCTTGCCCTTGCGTTGCTTCGGGTCCTGCTTGGCAAGCATCTTCACTGTGCCGGGATCAAAATGAACAACGTCGCGACGCCTGGACCACACTGCCTCATTGACCATCACGAACAGGGCGTACAGGCCCTCGCTGAACTGCTCTCCAAACGGAGGCGACTCTACGCCGACAGCTTCGATCACCAGGTAGCGGTCTAAGAGAGATTTGACTTGCTCTCTGAGCTCAACATATCGAGAGACCCAGATCTCCTTGGGAGACGTGGACCACCGCCCCTTCGCCATCACGCGCTCCTTGCCAGAGGCAAGCGAGTTGTGGACGCACCAACCAAACCCCGTGAGGGACGGATCTAGACCGAGGGTTATCATGATGAATGCGGGTCGAGAGCCGCAGCCCTCGACCCGCACCCCTCCCTTCAAACGCCTGACAGCATATCGTTGAAGTTGTCGGCAGAGGCATCAACACCGCCGCTGCCTTCATCACTCGAGCTACTACCGCCACCAATACCCAGCTTCTCTCGGAGCTGGTCTGTCGTCATCTCGCGAAACGGATTCAGCTTGTCGTACAGATTCAGAGCACCAGTCAAAACGGCAGCCTTCATCTTCTCGTTGCGCTGCCATGTCGCCGGACCAGCGGCTACCACTTTGACCCCCTGGAACTTCGGGTTGTCACAGGTGATCTTAACGTCCTGAGAGGCAAGGCTCAGTCCGTTGTCCCGCAGCCCTTCGTTGCACCCGTAAATCTCATCGTACGTCTTCCCACTGAAACGCCACGGCACAAGCTTCAACTTGGCAGTGTGGACTTGATTCGCGAGCGCCTCCTTGTTGATCGAGCCCTCGCTGTCCGTGGGATAGATGAGAAGCAGCGTCGTGAAGTATGACTTCACCGGGCCGATCTTTTTCCAGACCAGATCCGCGTCTGGTCCATCCTTGCCATACCGTGAAATCACGTAGCCCACGTCATCGTGAAAATGAGCCTTGAGCGACTTGAAGTGCGCGACCGTTGTGTCCAGCCGCTCGATAGCAGACAACTGATCTACCGACTTGCCCAAGTCCTGTGCACGCTTGGTTAGAGCCGCTTTTGCAACTGCGACGGTCTCCTCACGCGACAAGCGCTTACCGGCCTTACCGGCGTCCTTCATGGCCTTCTGAACCGCGTTGGCGTCGAGCGTGTACAGGTACACGAACGCCGCGCGAATCATCTGCCCCTTGTTGCCGAACTTGAACCACTCTTGCCGGTCACGCCCGGCGTTCTTTTGATCGGGCTCAAGAGAGGCGTCGTCGTCGAAAGAGTAATCTGTATCCAATTCCAGATCGTCGTCAGACATACTTCAGCTTCCTTATTGTTTCAGGCCGCCCCGACCACAAATGCCAGCTAGGCGGGAAGTCGGGAATCGGCAGGCTTTGGAGTTGTCAGTCCGGAAGATCCCAGTGAGGTCCCGGGAGCGTTAGTTGACTGCCAAGTGTCCTATGGAGAAATCACACAAGGCGATTACACATCCTTGAGTAGGTCCTCCCAATCCGCGTTCTCGACTGCCGTTGCCGTTCCAACCAACCGCCGCGGTACACCCTCACTGAGGAATCTTAGTGCGTCAGATTCAGCTCCCTCTACACTGAGCTCAGCGGGCTGCGACGTGTTCTCAGAAGAAAGTTGATCTGAATTCTCGGCGGTGGGCGGGGGCTCCGACAACATCTGAGCGAGCTCCTCAGTGGTCATACCGCCGCCGTCATCTTCCCCGGGCCGCAGCGATGTAGTCCTCTCATCGCCGTAGAACGATCCGCTGCGTATCTCGGCGGTCATGAGCCGCTTCTGATCTCGAATCGCTGTCATCGTGGCGTGCAGTTCCTTGTTCCGGTAAGCAACCACTTTGTGCACAGCCTTCAGACTGTGCAGACGACCACGAGCCTCAGTGAGCGCCGCACGTTGTTCTCGTAGACGCCAACCAACCGCCGCTTTACGATCCTCGATGGATGACCCGAGGTCCTTCACACTCTGGTCGTTGGCGAGAATGTCATCGTGCTCGAGCTCATAGGCAGCCTCCAAGCGCCTGACTTCCGAGCTCACAGTCAGGTGCTCGCGATCCAACTCATTGAGCACCAGCCCCACACGATTCAGATAGTTCCGACAGGTGGCGATCAAGTCCTGGAAATATTGCGGACCCAACGAGCTCGGGTCCGACGCCAATTCAATCACGAGCCCATCCATCTCTTTGAAGATGGCGTCTATACGCTGATCGTTGAGCATGCCCGGCCCTACACCGCGAGGGGCACCGATAGTCCTTCAATATGCACGGGTGAGTATGGAGTCTGAGAGTCGCGTGCTACGGCGGTTTAAGCGTGCCCAAGAGGAAGCGCTGGAAGAACTCGCCGACCACGTAGCAGACGAATTTCTGCAGGAGCTGAGTGGCTTGGGCATCTTCAGTGAGGACCGGGTTTCCACGGCACTCACTGTGAAGGGGCTCACCGCCGACAGCCTCAACTCCATCTCCGAGGGAAAGACCGCTGGCCCCGTGATCAAAGCTCTAGGAGGGCTCGTTCTACGCGGGGTCTGGTACGCCCTAAGCCACCCGTTCGTCATTCTCGGAAAGCTCATCAGCTCCGGGAAGTTCCGTGCAGAGATCAAGGGGGCCTTCAAGAAGGCACTCCACAGAGACCTCCGAGCAACGCGCCATCTTGGAAGCGTGGCCAGCCGCTGGGCGAACGGCGAAGCGATTCACCCCGAAGAGTTCAAGGCTGCCAAGCAACACCTGCTACGCATCCTCATCAAGATTGTGTTGATCTATTTTGCCGGCCCGGGGGTCGCCGGGGTCTTCTCGGGCGGAATTTGGAAAGCGGTCAGTGCCATAGGGTTCTCCGCTGAAGAAATCATCCTATTGCTGCTCGAGCGCCCTCTAAGTGCCGCCATGAAAAAGCTCATGAGCGGTCCCACTGCCGCCTAGCCGGCTAAGCACGCCCCGAAGACCGTGTTGCGCTGTTGAACCTTCGCGTTCGCCACGGCCTTCAAGACAGCGTCGACCTCTCCCAATAGCCAGACCTTCTTTCGAGCACGGGTGATCGCGGTATAGAAAAGGTTGCGCTGGAGCATGCGTCCATGGCCTCGAACGAGGGGTAGAATCACGGTCTCGAACTCTTCACCCTGGCTCTTGTGCACGGTGACCGCATACGCAAGCTTGAGCATCGTCGGGGCGATGTCTCTAGGGATGTCAACCACAGTGTCAGGGTGACGGCCGATCCCGTGGATACGGATGCTAAGGCGATCCCGGTGAACCTCTAAGAGCTTGCCGATGTCGCCGTTATACACGTTGAGCTTGTAGTCATTCTTAATGACCATCAAGCGATCGCCAACGCGGACATTGAAGCTCAGGAAGTCACATGATGATTGCCCAACATCAGGGTTGAGAGCATCGCGGAGCCTCGCATTGAGGTTGTCGACGCCGACGGCGCCCTCGTACTTCGGTGACAAAACCTGAAAGTTCGCATCGCGCTCTTTGAGCTTGCGCGCCATTCTCACGATGAGCTCGGCGATCGTCTCCTCGTTGGAGACTTCAACGAATTGAAACTCCGTGGCTTCCTTTGGCGGCAAGCCCAGCGGCGATTCCCCTCGACGGATCTTGTGCGCCGCCAAAACGATATCGCTGCTCTCTGCTTGTCGAAACACATGCTCCAAGCGGATGGTCGGGATCCGGGGACAGGCGATCAGCTCCCGCAGAACATTGCCAGCGCCAACCGATGGAAGCTGCGCGTCATCCCCCACCAGCACGAGCATCGTGGTCGGCTCGAGCGCGTCAAGGAGCCGGTAGAAGAGCTCCTGATCGACCATGGACAGCTCGTCCACGATCACGGCCTGAGTGTCGAGCTTCTGGGTGCCGTCAAAGCCCCACCTAAAGCCGTCGTACTTCAACGCTCGGTGAATCGTGGATGCCAGCGCCCCAGTGACATGCGACAAACGCTTGGACGCGATCCCGGTGGGCGCCATCAGCGCGTGGGAGATACCAAGAGAGCTGAACAGGTGAACGAAGGTTTTGATCAGCGTGGTCTTGCCGGTGCCGGGAGCGCCAGTCACCACCAACACGCGATTCGAGATGAGCCGCACCACCGCTTCACGCTGGAGGTTTGATAGCTCGATACCGTTCGTGGCCTCGTACTCCGGCAGGAACTGCTCCGAGTCCAAGGTGAGCTCCACGGGGGTCAGAAACCCGGCCAGCATGGCAGCACCGCTGCGCTCGTACATGTAGAGCTCCGGGAGATACACGCCGACATCCGGGTCAACCTTCACCGCGTCGTGCTGCTCAAGCCCCACCAAGGCGTCGGAGACCGCTTGCGTGAGGTCCGGCACAGGGAACGGGGCCACGGCCGACCGTGTCACGAGCTCGGACAGCAACGGGACGATCTCGCCGCGCCGCAAGTACAGGTGGCCGTACTGTCGTGTCTGGTCTCGAATTGTCCACAGGACCGCGGCGGCTAGGCGGCGTGGGTCGCCGGGGTCAACGCCCCGCTTCTCGGCGATATGATCGGCCCGCTGAAACGAGATGCCGTCGATCTCCACCAACCGATACGGGTTCGCGGCCAACACCTCGACCGAGTCAAAGCCAAACTTCTGGAACACCGCGGCGATCAGGCTGGCCCCGAGCTCGTACTCCTGCAGGAAGTCGGCGAGTGCAGCAAGCCCTCGGATCACACGCCATCGAGCACACGCTTGGTCCAGTGCGACCTCTGCAATCTCATTGTCTGCCGCGAACATGTGGACACTATCGCCCATCAAGACATGGTATGAGTCGTTGCCGAAACATTCTACGAAGCGATCCATCAGGTCGTTGTCCTCGAACACCGTGACCGCAAACCTAAAGAATGCTTTGACGTCCAGCGAGTGCCTAGACCACGGCCGCCAGCTGCGGATCTTGAACTGGCGGCCATACTTGATGTGCGTAATCCACTCCCCGTCGAGCTCAAACACCAAGCCCCGGAAGACCTGAGTTAGCCCAAACAAGTGTCCTGTGGCTTTCGTGGACTTGCCTGACACATAGCCGGAGCCCTCAAGGACGCTGAACGCGAGCACGTAAAAGGTGCCGCTCGCGTGAACGACCCTCTCTACTTGACCTCGAATATAGCTCACGAGACCCCGATGACTTTGAGCAGCTCATCCTCAGACACGCAGTTCGTGCCGTTCTTCCTAGCCGCTTGAGCCTTCGAGCTGGTTGAGCTCGGATCAGCCATCACGAGGTACGTGAGTTTCTTCCCAACCGATGTCTTGACCTCACCGCCAGCCTGCTTGACCAGGTTCTCGAGCTCCGCGCGAGGCCTCGCCAAGCTGCCGGTGAAGCACACGCTCATGCCGGACAGCGTGCCGTGCCGCTTGCCTTCAATCTCCACACCGAGGAGCAGGAGCTTGTCGATCAGCCAGGCATGATTGGCCAACCAGCCGTGAATGTTGCGTGCCCGCACCGGGCCTAACCCCTCCACAGACATGAGCTGCTCGACCGTGATGGACTTGAAGCGCGCCAAGGTGTCGAAGCCGGCGTCCATGGCCAGCTTGATGCAGCTCGGGCCGCAGAGCGGGATAGAGAGCGAGCCCAGCAGTGTATCGAGCGGCACCTTGCGCTTGGCCCAGAGGGTCTTGATGACCTTCGCCGCAGATTTCGGCCCCATCCTATCCACGTCGGCAAGCTGCGCCTCCGACAGCTTGTAGAGGTCACCGACGTCAGCTACGAGCTCCATCTCCACAAGCTTCTCGATCAGCGTCTCGCCCCACTCCTTGATGTCGAGCACCGAGACGTAACGCTTGATGCGCCCGACCGCCTGAGCAGAGCACTCCATCGAGTTCGTGCAGATCAGGTATTCGCCGTCCATCTGCGTTGCGCCCTCGCAGCACGGACAGGTCAGCGGAGGAGCGGCCACGGTGCCAGTCGGCTTGCGTACAGCGGCGACCCTCGGGATCACATCCTGTGCACGAGCGATCAGGATCGTGGCCCCGATGTCTATCCCGAGGGTGTTGATGTACGCGACGTTGTACAGCGAAGCGTTCGTGATCTCCGTGCCCAGCACACGCACGGGATCGAATATAGCAACGGGCGTGATGCGACCAGACCCACCAACCTGCCAATCGATGCGCCGCAACGTTGACTCGCGAGTCATGGGGGCAAACTTGAAAGCGACCGCGCCTTTCGGTCGATTGTCCACCTCACCCAGAGCGAGCTGATTCGCCAAGTCGTTGACGCGCACCACAAGGCCGTCGATCTCGTAGTTCAGCTCGGCGCGCTTGAACTGCTGATATTCCAACCACAGATCGTGAGGCGTTCGGATCCCCGGCGTCATGGCCGTGACATACCAGTTCGGCACCTTGAGCCCCTGCTGCACAAGCCACGTGAACTGGTCGCCCTCCGACTCGAAGTCTTCCCCATCGGCGACCTGGTAGAACATGATCGTCAGGTGCTCGCACCCGTGGCCATCGTAACGCTTGGCGATACCACTCGCGGCGTTACGAGGGTTTGCGTATTGCGGAAAATGCGCGGCGTGATCGCTCTTCGTGAGCACGATCTCGCCGCGAAGCGTGCCGGTGAATGCCTTGGGCAAGCGACCAGGAACGCCTTGCATCCTGGCAACATTCGCAGATATGTCTTCGCCAGTAACGCCATCACCTCGAGTGGCGGCGCGGGAAAATGTCCCCTTCACGTAGTCGACAGCGATCGAGATGCCGTCGAGTTTCTCAGTCACCAGAAGCGCCGCGAATTTCGAGCTACCCGTGGACATCACCCACGAAGTCAGCTCTTCCAAGGTGTTGATCTTGCTCAACGAGCCCATGGCGATCGTGTGCGAGACCTTGGTCCACTCGGAAACTGGCGCTGCACCGACCTGAGTGACCGCGGCGCTATCGTGCTTCAGAGCTGAGAGCTCATCCACCCACGCGTCGTAGGCCTCGTCGACGATCGTCGGCGTGCTGTTGTAGTACGCGTGTCGAGCTTGCTGGATGAGCCCCTCCAGTTCGATGATTCGATTTGAAGTGGCCTCATCCAACAGTTCCGGGAAATCTTCCATCCCGGGAGCTACACCAAACGCTAGACGTCAACCTCCCCCAGTTCGATCATCTCCGCCAGCGTGGCGATCACGTCTAAAGGAGTGATAATCAAGCGAACTTCTTTGCCTTGGTGCAGACCAAGCACCTCCTGCATATCGAGGTACTCATTGGTCCCATTCGCTTGCGGGATACGTAGCACCCACTGTCCGCTCATGGGGTCCAGCTCCACGAAGCCCTCAGTCATCAAACCTAGATCCATTGGAACCCCCTTCACACGATCTGGCAGAACCCGCCCGCACAAGCGGCCTCAGCGGAAAGCACGGTCCCATCTTCAGTCTCGAGTATCGCTGTGTAATCGATGGGCTTGTAGCAAGAGACGAGCTCGAGCCACCGCCGCTCGTCAGCCTCCGTTGTCACGGCTTCCAGTGGAGCGAACGCGTAATCTTTGTCTGCCGACGCCGGCAGCAACGAGATGCCCGTGAAGTCATCGCGGTGCGCCCAAATGTAGCTCGCCACGGCCTCCCACTCGTCGGGCTGAACCGTGACGGTATTCGACACATTGTGATGCCCGCCGTTGTATCCGGGGTGCATGCGGTCGGTCCCCGGGACAACCCAGTTGACTTGCGTGGACCGCACAGCATCCAAGAACTGCATCGCCGTCTGATCACCCTTGAGGATCGCCCCGTCCGGCGCCTGCACGGGGAACTCAACGACCCATTTGCCGTCTGGCTTTCGCTGGCACATTTTCGGATTCGCCGCCATGAACGCCTGAAAGACCGGCTCCAGCTCATCCGCTGTGACGCGGCGAATGTACCGGCGTGCATGGTGCGGGTGGATCCCGGAGCCAATGCACCCGAGGGCCAGTGACGTAGTTCCCGACGGTTTCACGCACGTCGTACGCGCCGCCGAGTTGATGCCCAGGCGAGCCGCATACTCCCGGTTCCACTCCTTCACCTTCACGGCGACCTGGCGCTGGTACTCTGCGTTGAGAGCAATCTGCGGGGCGTCCATGATGCCAGTCATGCCGATGCCCAGCAGGGCGTCGCGTTTGGCGATCTCCGACGACGCCCAGCCCAAGTACGGCATATCCGTGTAGGCGGCCTGCACGGTCCCGATGAGCGTCGCGGCTTTGGCAGCCTCGACGAAGTCCTCGTAGCTGGTGAGCTTGGATGCATTGATCTCGCACAGATTGCAGAACGCCCAGCCCGTGTGACGGCTGTCCGCCTCGACCGAGATGCCACGGGTAGCGAGTCGCGCCTGAATCTCCGGGGTCACCGTTACAACGGGGTACAGGTTGATCTCGCAGCACGGATTAGTCGCGTGATCGTAGTCGCTGACGAAAAAGAATCCCGGCTCACCCCACTCGCGCGTCATCTGAAAAATGCGCTTGAATTGCTTCTTCTTTACCTCATCGCGCTTCAGCACGACGGAATTGTTCGAATTGGCGAACCAAGGATCGGTCTGCCACCAGTTGCCCGTTTTGGCGAACATCATCTCGCTGTCTTCAAGCGAGAAAAGGCAGATCATCGCGCTTCTCCGGATGCCGCCAGACAGCACAGCATCAGCAGCGAAGCACATGATGCGATACGCCTCAATCGGACGGAGCTTGCGACCCTGCGCAGCCAAGAGGGTGGCGCGCACCCGCTCCAACGACTCTTTCAGCTTCAAATGACCCGGAGCTCGACCGCCGGAAGTCTTCAGCGGAGAACCAGCGGGCCGGACCTTGTGATAGCTCAGCTCGAGATTGGTCCCTTTTTGAAAGCTGTTGATCAGCGCCTTGAGCGCGTCAGCCCAGCCTTCAATCGTATCCTGCACCACGTGATGCTGGACCCTCTTCGGATCGATATGCGCCACCGGGGAGAGCCGCTCCACGTGATCGAACTGCACGGAGAATCCAACGCCGCAACCTGACAGCAGCAGATACAGCGACTCACTGAATGCTTCCCAACGATCGACATGAGTCGCAGAGCAATTGTAGAGTCGATTGTGATTCGCGAGGATCGCCGGACCGCCGAACTGCATCGAGCGCATCGAAGGCAAGACACGCTTGCTGTAGACGAGCTTGAACGCTTCACGGATCTCATCCGCCATGCCGGGGAACCGACCCAAGTGCATCCCCTCTACGCGGGCGACGGTCTCTTCATACACTTCACGGCGCAGCAACTCAGGCAGATAGCGTGCGTACTTGCTCGCGTGGATGTAATCAGAGAGCCCCTTCGGATCGATCGCTTTCTCATGCAGCTGCCGCATCTCCTGACGGTGATGCCGATACAAGATGTAAGCTTTGGCGACCTTGTACTGATGGAGCCGCATCAACGCGATCTCCACAGCATTCTGAATCAGCTCAACGTCAACCACGTCACCCGGCAGCGAGAGCACCACTGTGGTGACCACCTCGTTGATGGCCTTATCGTCGGCAGCTCCTACGCTATCTACCCACGCGGCGTAGATAGCATTGCGCAGCTTCAAAGGATCGAAGGGCTGGACAGTGACACCATCTCGCTTGCGGATCGAGCTCGGCTGGTGACTGTAGCTGACATGAGAGCCGTTGTGGACTTGAGGTTGGGCCTGCATGATTACCTAAGATCTCCTTGTTTTCATTGTGCCATCGATAGGATGACCATCTCGATCATCGTTCGCTTGAATGGGGAAGACGACTTCACATCAACATCTAATTTGCTGAGCTGTCCCATGTAGCGAACGAGTGACCGCAGCTCATGTTTGCGGGCCGTAGGCGCTACGGCATTATTGAAGCGCCAGAGATTCTGGCCGAGAAGTCCCGCCACATCCGCCGCTGACATCCCTTTGTCAAACATGCTGCGGACCACGGTTGTGTTTTCGACGTGCTTCATCAGCTGATAGACCACGGCGCCGTACTGGGTTTCGCCCGACTTGGCGCAGACTGCTCCAAACAGCTGCAAAGCGCGTTTGACGTCCTTTGCCATCACCGCCTCAGCCACGAGGCTGGGCTCCGCCTCGGGGGCCTGCGTAGCAATCTGAGCTACATGTGCTTCTGTGATCTCGCCGACACTCCCGGCATAGATCGCAAGCTTTTTGATCTCATTGGCGAGCCGATACAGGTCAGGGCCTGTTGATTGGTACAGCAACTCCACCGCTCGCTTTCGAATCGCGACGCCATTACGTGTCGCCTCCTTGCTGATGAAGTCGGTGTGATATGCCTCCTTGTCCCAAGGCTTGCACTTTTTCCATTCCAGAGACTTGCCCTTGCTGGCAACAAACGACCACAGCTCCGACAAGCTCTCAGACCTAACGATGGCCGCCAGTATCACCGATTGATCAACAGGGTTGCGCCTCTCGACATAGCGCCGCAGTTCCTTGTTCCCCTTCAGCTCTTGAGCATTGTCTAACACAATGGTCCTGGGGTCCTCCGAGCTAGCTTCGCAGAGCTCAACGAGCTCAATGTCAGTGAGCCCGTCGCCGTCCAACAAGAGCACGCGGCGACGACTCTGCCTGGTCTGTTCAATGTAACGGTCGAGGTAAAAAGGCTCACCGCCATATGCGACGTAGAACGCGTTGAATGTGGATCCCTTGCCAGCCACACATCACCCCGCCTTAGACGAACGATTCTGCGAGCACGGTCTTGAACTGGAAGGACAGATTGACGCTGACCTTGTTGGCGGTGTCTCGCAATGCCCCGACCTTCCGAGCAAGTTTGACCCACGCCGCCATTGGCACTTTCGCGCCCAGGGCAACGAGTGTATCGGTCACATCCACGTTGGTAGCCCGCAGAGGGTCGAGCCCGCAGATGAGCACGTCGTGAATGACCTGCTCCATGAACTGCGCGGCTAATTCCAGGTCCTTCTTCATGGCATCTACCAAAGAAAACACTGCCCAGAGGTCTTTCTCCACGCTCGCGTGGAGGGCCTTCACGACCTGGTCTCGTAGGACTAACCTACTAGCGTTACAGTAGTCGATCGCTCTACCGGCCGATCCGTCACCCATTCGGCTATAGACAAGTGCTTTAGTAGGGTCCTCTTCGGACCGCTGAACTATCGATAGGATGAAGTCATCCGGCAAGCGGCGGTATGTGACTACCCCACAACGCGAACGAATCGTCAGCGGCACCCTAGATAGGTCTTCCGCGAGTAGAAAGAATCGAGATGTGACCGGAGGCTCCTCGAGTGTTTTCAGGAGCGCATCCGCTGCTTCAGTCGTGAACCGATCTGCACCGTCAAGAATGAAAACGCTGAACTTGGAGGCCGATGGACAGTTGTGTGCCTCAACGATCAGCGCCCTGATCTCCTTCACATCGATGTGCTTGTCCGCAGTGACCACATGAATGTCAGAGTGCAAGTTCCGTTGCACCTGGTAGCATCCCGCGCACGGGCAATTGGCGGCGCGGGTCCCCGTACACAGAATCTCGCGCATCAAGCAGAGCAGAGAATGTCGCTTACCAACCCCCGAAGGCCCGGCCAACAGCAACGGAGACACGAGCGCGCCGGACGCTACTCGACGCAGAAATCTAGTCGCCGCCTCCTGGTGTCGAATCTCGGAGAGCATCGGATAACAGCAGTCCTTCCGTCCTGACGATCGGGGGCACCTGTATGAACTGCAGCACGGCCTGGAAGTTGCGGTCGCACGTGCTGCAAATGAATCGATGAACCTCTACACCACTAGGCAAGAGTTGCCCTCGACACTCGGGGCAACGGATGAACCCGTCATCGATCACAAGTGGATTCTGCCGCCTACCGCGATCCCCCGGGTCACCTTGCACTTGCAGCACTGATACAGCCGGTGCCCGGGTTCTTGGCCTGAAAGCTTGAGCTCGATGGCTACGATCGAGTCGCAATCAGGGTTCTTACAACGTATGTTGATCTTTGGTGCTTCTGCCGGCTCAGAGGTCAAGCCGGGAGCGGTTCCAGTCTGATCTACTCGCATGTATCAAACCTGAGATGTAGGAAAGTCTTTAGGGAAGAGGTGCTGAAGTATCTCCACGAGGCGATCATAGACATCTGGCATTCCAGACTGGTCAGTACGACGCGGAGGGGGATTGATCTCTATTGGGTCCGGCACAGGATTTGACGGCTTGTAAGCCGTGCCCTTAGCCTCGCGCCCCACATTGGTCATTGGCAGTAGTCGCTGGATCGCGCTGTACTCGTCCCATGTGAAAAAAGACAGGAACGAGGTGAACCCGTCGCCGGGCTTCTCGGGCGGCACCTGCATTGTCCTGTTGGGCTGAGGGGACGGGATCGGATCCGGCCGAATCGCCGGTGGGGTCACCGGATGAAAATAGCCGGAACCGTAGCGAACAAACGGAAAGATTCTTCGCCAGTCCTCCCCGCGAATCACGACCGAGTACGCCCCCGGATACCGGAACTCGATATACGGGGTGCTCCCCACTACCCCGGAAAAGACTTTCGCGCGGCCGAGCAACTTGTCGACCAAGGCCTGAGCCACTCTAGGAGCGTCCGAATAGAGCAAAGGGACAAGACGCTGCCCACTCACGGTCTTAAGCCTGGAGTCCACACTAGGGCCGAAGCATAAAACCGCTAGGGCCGCATGAGCCCGGCGCTGTCAGATGGCAACTCCTTGTTGATCGTGGCCTCCGTGGTAAGAATGGCGCCAGCGACAGAGACGGCATTCTGCAGCGCCGAGCAGACCACCTTGGTCGGGTCGAGAATCCCGGCGTCCAGGAGGTTCTTCACCTGCAGGTCTGAGATATCGAGCCCCACGTGGGTGTCCATCTCCTGCACCTTGGCCACCCAAAGATCACCAACAAGCCCAGCGTTGCAGGCAATCTGCCGGAGAGGTTCGCTGCACGCGTCAAGAACGGCATCAAAGCCGGCTTGCTCATCTTCACCCTTGGGCAAATCGTTGGGTCCCAACTCCATGTGTGCGTGATCAACGAAGTCGCGGACCACATCGGCGGCGCGTAAAAGAGCCAGCCCCCCGCCGGCTACCACACCGTCGTCAATCGACGCCTTGGTAGCGTATAGGGCATCCTCCATGCGGGCCTTCTTCTCCCGCATCGCGAGCTCTGACCCGGCCCCCACCTTGATTACGCAAACGCCCCCAAGAAGCTTGCTCATGCGCTCGCGTAGCTTGTCCTTGTCGTATTCCGAGTCCGTGCGCTCGATCAGCCCCTTGATCTGCTGCACCCGATCCTGGACTGCCTGACTGCCCGAGTCCTTGATGTCGTCAACCAGGATCGCTTCTCTCGCGGTGACCCGAGCTCGGCCGAGCCGGCCTAATTGCTCAATGCTGGCAGAGTCTAGATCCGCGCCCATCACTTTGGACACCAACGTGGCGCCAGTGAGCGCCGCGATATCCTCTAGAATGTCGTGCTGCGCATCGCCGAAACCAGGGGCCTTGATGAGCTGAGTCTTGAGCGTGCCCAGGTTGCGATAGAAGGTAGCGACAGTGTCTCCCTGGAAGTCGGGCGCAATGATGAGCAATGGGATCGCCTCCTTCAAGAGGTGCTCTAGGATCGGCAGGAGCGGGCGAGCAGAGGTGAGAACATGGTCGGTGACCAGCACGTATGGTGCATCGAGCACGCTCTCCTGCTTGGCTTCATCGAAACAGAAAGAAGAGTTGATCCACCCACGGTCGAGCCGCATGCCATCCGTGGTCTCGACCACGGTGTCCATGCCTTTGCCCTCCTCGATGTTGATCACGCCATCACGTCCAACCTTGGCGGTCGCGTCTGCGATGATCTTGGCAATCTCGGTGTCCCCATTGGCGCTGATTCGGGCGACGTTCTCAATATCAGCCGGGGTCTTTACTGGAAAGGAATTCGAGCGAATGGCGTCACAGATCAGAGACAGCGCCTTCTCCATCCCATGCTTGTAGTACACAGGGGAAAAATGGTTCTCAGTCCGCTTTGACCCGCGGACCACAAGGTAACGAGTCAAGAGAGTCGACGTCGTAGTCCCGTCACCGGCGTCATCCGAAGTTTTGCTGGCCGCCTCGCGAATCAAGCGACACCCAAGATTCTCAACCGGGTCCTCCAGCTCAATTTCCTTCGCAACCGACACGCCGTCCTTTGTGATGGTTGGCGAGCCAAACGCCTTCTCTAGACAGACGTTTCGTCCGCCAGGGCCTAGCGTGACTACAACAGCGTCCGCGAGTTTGTTGATCCCGCGAAGCATCGCTTGACGTGCTTCTTGTCCGTACTTGATCGTGGCCATGTTCCCTCGGTGGTTAGCGCTTAGCCCTGTACACCGCGTCCACTTCGTCAGGATCTAGATCGGGCCGCTCCGGCTGATCCGAGATTGGGTTAGGCACACGAAACTCGACCTCACGCTCACGAGGCCGCCACACAGGATGAACGGTCTTATGATCACGCCCCACGAGCCACCCCAACCCGTCTAAGAAGAGGGTCTTGGGGTCCAGGCTGGCATTGCACCATTGCCGGGCACCCTTGTCATCATGGAGCTCGCCCACCACGTAGCCGGAGTCATCTCGCACTGAGATCGTCCAGCCAACCGGGAGAGCCGACGTCAAGTGCTGAAAGATCTCATCGGCATCACAGTGAGCGAGCTCGGCAAGGGTGAACACCCCTCCGGCTACACCAGGAGGTGACCAGCCCTACGCGTCGGGCGATAAACCGATCTGCGGGGCAGCGCTCGCCGCTTGCTGCCGGTTGTGGCGACGCAACGCATATCCCGCTTCCCGGGTGTAAAACAAAAAAAGGTTGCGTGCGTAGTTGGCCGTATTCCGCTGGTTTCCCGCCGCCTGCGCCTCACGCCACTGCAACCAATACCCATGCGCTTTAAGGGCGAGCTTCCCCACGCGAGGCGGCACGCTGACACCACCTTGGTGTTGAGTCAGCTGCCATTGCTCGCGCCGAGACCAGGCTGCGATCCTTCTCTGTGCCAGCCGGCGTCTCGACTCGCTGGTTTCAATTGCAGCGCGCCGCTCCGTTTTTTCGATATACCAGCGGTACATTTGCGCGGCGAGAAAATGATAGCTGAGTGCTTCCATAGCGGTCGTGTTCGTACGCTAACATGACCCGGAGGCCTCGCTTCGCTCAATCCGTGCCCTTCAAATTAGCCACGGGATAGAGCCGGCTCCGGACCGTCGCGATCCTCTCCGCCTCCAGCACCGCAAGGACTTCATCAAGGTCCTTGTAGACGTGGCCGCACTCGTCCAGCGGCGTGTGCCGATGGTTGCCGATGATGCCCTCGACCATCGTACCGCCGAAGGAGCGCTGCACATTGGCCATCTCGTCATCGATGTACTTCTGCTTGTGCTCCAGCTTCCGCTTTGCCTCACCCCGCGCAAGCAGCCGCCCAGACCCATGGTTCACAGAGCAAGCCGACTTGTGAGCCTCGGAACCGGGGAAAAGGATTGCCGCGCCCTCGTACATCGAGCCAGGAATCAAACATGGGTGTCCCGTCGCCTCCCAAACCGTGCCCATCAGGTCCGGGTGCCCCGCGGGGAACGCACGGGTCGAGCCCTTGCGATGAACAAAGCCCTTTCTATGCGTCCCGTCCGGCAACACGAGTGTCTCCTGTTGCACCAGGTTGTGCGAGATCTCGAAATAGACCTCAAGATCCGCGTTGAAGACCTCCTGCGTTGCTTCTCTCACGCCTTCGACGATCAAGTGCCGATTGGCTACCGCAAAGTTTGCCGCCGAGTTGTGATGCGCCCAGTACTCCTGTCCGAGCGGCTCGTCCATGCGTAGCCAGGATTCTTCGCGGCGGTTCTTTGCCAACCCGCGCAGCTCCGCACCTGCATAGAAGAAGTGGTTAGCCGTCTGCCACCCGTAACCGCGTGACCCGCAATGCACCATCACCCAAACTTCGCCGGTGTCCCGGTCACACTGCATCTCGATGAAATGGTTGCCGCCGCCGACCGAGCCCAGCTGGTCCGAGACCTTGTCGTAGGCCTTCTCGATCTTGTGAAGGTCGAGCGTGTCCGGGATTGGGATAAATCTCCGCTCACACAGAGCCTCATCAACCCCGAGCGCCTTCGCCCCATAACGCAGGATCTCATCCGCCTTGTTCTGCGAAAAACGCTTCATCAGCGCGGGGCGATTATGTCCCACCCCCGTCGCGACTCGCTTCTCAACTTCATCGATCCACTCGCGCCGCTTGTGCTTGCTCTTGACGGATCCAGCCGAAAGGTGCGCCTTCATGTACAGAACCCCACAAGAGATGTCGTAGCCAGACCCGCCCTGGATGACGGTATCCTCCGTCACAATCACTGACCCCACGGGCACACCGTAGCCAACATGGCAATCGGGAAGCAGGTACGCTCCAATCACACCTTCATAAGACGCCCCATTGGCGATCTGTTGCCACACACCCTCTTCTGACGCCGCGTAGAGCTCATCAGACAGGAAAGCATGCGCCTCCGTTCGCATGGTGCCGACTCTAGGAAGGACATAATGCGCATCACCAACTTTGTAGGCCTGGTACTTGAAAGACATGACCCGACTCCAAAAGAAAAGGGGCGATGACTCGCGCCACCGCCCCAGCATACTACAGTTTAGGAAAGGCTACCAACGCTTTGACTTTTGACTGATCTTCCGCTTCTTAGGCTTTTCGGCAGGCAGCTTGTTATCTGCAACCGCGTCCAGTGGCTGGACAACCCATGGCATGGCTCCTGTGGTCAAGGTGCCAGCCCACGCCGCTGCATCATTCGACCCGCCTGCAATCTGAAAGTCCGCAAGAGCATCGCTGATGCTGAGATGGCCGGTCGGCAAACCTGTATCAGCGACATGGACATCGGGACCTGCGAACGTGGCAGAGACCGTTGCCTGCGATGAGTTCGTCAAGTTGACGCCCAGCGACTGCAGGTCCTGAGCGGCAGACGTCTCATAGGTGCCGCTATACCCCCGAGTGCCGCCCCGTGTGACGCTAGCCCGATATGCCTGACTGCCAATATAGCTGTCTCGCGAGCGCAGCTGATCACCGATGTTCGTAGCCACGTTCCCGAGTCCAACGAGACCACGCGTCGTCACGTCCGTGGAAATAGTATTCATGACGCTCTGCGCACTGATGAAGTCGCCGCGCTTAGCGTGATCCTCAGCCTCAAGCTGTGCCCGGACCAGTTGAGCCAAGCCTACAACCTGGTCGAGCTCCGGGGTCGGGGTCTCCTGGTGCTCGCCGGCCTTGACGAACTGCACCTTCGCATTCGTTCCGAGGCTCTTGTGCTCGCGCCGGAGGTTGGCGTCCAAGACGTCGTAGCCGGCCTGGATATTGAACACGTTGACCTCGCGCGGGAGGGCGGACTTCTGTGCCTGCAACTTCACTGCGAGCACGAAATTCCGCGTCTCACCGGCCAGGATGTCAGACACCTTGAGCTTGACTTGGCCCGTCTCCTCCTCGTCGGCATCCACGTCCGTGATGACTTGGGTGACCTCATGGCCAGCGAGTGGGCCGATGGCAACCGTCAAATTTGTCGCGTACGTGCTCAGTAAGCCGCCGAGCTCCTTGCCGAACGCCGTGAGCGCATCGTCCGGATTCTCGACGAATGAATAGTTGCCGTTGCCCGCCTTGGACAGATCCGAAAGAAAGTCCTGAACCGCATCCTTGCCGTAACCAAAGGCACTGACCGACGCGATCCCGATATTGGGCTTCACCAGGGCAAGGAGCTCCGGCGGGGTCTTGGCCGGACCTGTGTTGGCCGCCCCATCCGTGAACAAGATGACGCGGGTGATCACCTCACTCGGCAAATCCATGTTGTTCGCGACACGGAAGCCTTCCAGCAAGGCATCGGCGATGTTCGTGGCGCCACTGAGCGTGAGCCCCTGCACCTTGCGTTTGAGGTCTTCCTTGGCCTCCGGCGTGCACTTCACAGGCTTTGACAACGTCTGCGCCGAATACGAAAACGCGATCAACCCGCAGTAGTCATTCGCGGAGAGATGATCGATGAGCTTGATCAAAGAGCGCTTCGCATACAGAAGCTTTGCGCCTTCCATCGAAGGGGATACGTCGATTAGTGGAACGATGCAGAGCGACGGGCGCTTCTCTTCGTTCGTGGTTGCCTCGGGGGCCGAGACGGTGACCACCAAATGGGCGGCCGTCTCTTGGTCAAAACGGACCTTACCGTATGTGAGTCTAGCTTCTACTTTCATGGCCTATGCCTCTCGTTGCCGTCTGGCTATGCACTCGAGCGACGCGGGACTGGACGGCCCCCAAAATCGGCGCGAGCGAACAGCTGGTTTTCAGAACGTCCTCTGGCAAACCCAAACCCCAGGGGGCGCGGTCAACCAGTACGAAAAGCCCAAAACCCAAAGGCGCGGCCTCACGTGCAGATCTCTACACCAACTCCAACAAGAGAAACGCAAAAGGGGCGCCGGGGCTACTAACCCCGACGCCCACAAGTGCTACCCGATCTCGCTCAGACGCTCATTCAAACGCTCGCGCCGGATCACTCGAGAACCGACCTGCTCCCGGCGATGGGCAACACGAGCTCCCCCGTGCGTCTCAACCAACTCGTTGATCCCATATCCCTTATCGAGTTCCCAGCGGTAGAACTCGTGGAGCTGGTATTTGGTGGGTGGGTAATGCTTGCAGCGGACCCAATCCTTAAGCACAAGATCATACAAGGGTGCGAACCCAGCGTCGGCTCCGGGCAACGCCTTGTACCAAACCCGGTACCACACCGCATCGATCTTGTAGTATGCGCTCTGCTCGTCGATCACGATGCCAATGGGCTTGGGCTTGGGCCGCTTCCGGGACTTAGCCGGGACCTGCCGAAGAAACCCGAGCCGGTCAACATAGAAGCCCTCATTGCGGCTCCGCGTGATCGGCGACGGCTTGTTCCGCCAGAAAAAGCTTAGGTGGGGCGGGTAGCAGGGCACATTGCCGTCCCACACGGGCTTGAGGATCACAAAGTCGCGCAGCACGTGGAGTTTCACGTGGTCGACGACCGCCCCTCCGCCGCTCAGTGACGAGCTCAATTCAGAGAACACCTTGTCCCAAGGACGGCCCACGCTCTTGCGCAGGAACCCCTTGATGGGCGCGAAGTACTCCCCGAATTCCTTCCGTTCAAAATAGAGCCGTCGCATCCCCAGCTTGGCCGGGGCCTCTTCAGGGTCGCGATTAGCGATGCGCCGGTGCTCGCGGTAGAGTTCCCCTGCGTTGTGCCGGGGGTGCTCCACGAGCAACTGCGCCATGTCTTTACGCATAGTTGCCTCCAGGTTAACTACAAATGACCAGGCTCGAAGCCAGGCATTGTGTTGCCAACCGGGAACATGAGAGCGATGCGCATGGGTAGCTCCTAAGGGGACTTTGTATAGCCCAGTAAAGGGACGGGCACAAGCTCAATACCAAGAATGGGACACTAGAAGAGCCGTCCCTGTCTGTCCATCGCAGCATACACCGCACTGAGCACGCGGCGCTTGTTGGCAGGGGTCAAGAACGGCCCGATCTCCCTCCACGTGGCGGACACCTTGAGCCCGGTGTCAACGAGCTTCCGATTGTTACCGCCGGCATAGTCACGGATCGTGTCGAGCCCGACGTAATGCAGGACCTCATCCGCCACTTGCTGCATGAAGGCACGGACCTCCTTCGGGTCGTTGTAGTAATCCCGACGGTCGAGGTTCTCCGGATCGTACCCCGGCTTTTTCTTGAACATGGCCTCCGCGGCATGCGTGAGCTCATGAATCAGCAGGGAGTACAGCCCATATTGGATGTTCTGGTCCAAGCGGTTCGGCGACATTCGATGCTTCAGATAGTCGTGTGCGCTGACACCAGCGTTGAGCCAGGCGTGAACGCCAATCTTAAACTCGCCCCGATCCTCGTGTACCTCGGTGACCGCGCCGCCGATCACTGCGTCTCGCGACTGCGATGCCTTGCTTATGACAAACACTTGCGCTTCGATGAACTCCGCATGGGGGAAACTGCGCGACCGACTTCGCACAGTTTCGATTTCAATCACCCCCTTCGCAATCCGCCTGCCCGCGCCGATCGGCTCATTCGGGTCCGGGTGGGCACGTAGCCAATGCTCGATATCCGGCATCAAATCATTGGCAACGAAGTGCTGGACCTGGTGAAGGTCGACGCGGACCGTGCCCGATCCGCGTCGATAGTCATAACGCCACATGCCAGAGCCAGGCTACAAGCTGATCTTAGATCCGGCACTCAATCTCGCGCATCTCAACCTTGCCATCAATCTTGGTCCCAGGAACCGGCTCGAACGTGAGAGTTTGGTCATCCAAGGTAGCGAACTCCTTGAACCAGATTTGACCTACGACCAAAACGAAGGTGGTCTGGGCAATCTTGAAGATCAAGTCACGGACCTTAGCCTTAGCGGCGTCCGCCTGAATGTCCAGCCACGCCCGAACGGTATTATTTCTGCCATTGGCCTTGACGAGAAGCTCATCGACCTCCCTGATAGTTGGCTCCATCAAAGCCGTCGGCCCGTTGATCTTGCCCTTCGCGATCGCCGCCTGTGCTTCCTTCAGGCTTGGTAGCTTAGAGTAGCCCTTGAGCGAGACCTTGAGCTCCTTACCCATATAGAAGTCAGTGCTCTCCGCCTGGACACTCTTCGGAGCAAACCCACCGTCGGTGATGCCTTGCTCTTTGAGCCATTGCGCCGCTTCTTCACCGTACTGCTCCTTGATGCCCTCGGAGCGCTCCTTAGGGGCCAGTTCTTTGACGTACCCGTTGTATACTTTCTGCTCTGCTTGCGCGGCGAGCAGCTGGTACTGGAGCCCGAAGAAGTCCTTCGCGCTCACGTCCCTGACCATCTTGCGATTGATTACCGGCAGCTCGCGCAGATTCAGAGTGCCAACCGCCCCGCCCTCATACTCCCAGTTGTCAGACTCGAAAACCTGATCGAGCTTAGCCCCGAGCTTCTCGCGCAAAGCCGCATAGCTCTCCTCGGTCAGCTTGACCGTCAACCGGTCGATATTGATTAGCCCATCCTTGATCACCGTGTAGTTGCGAAAGACCTGCGTCTTAAACTCAGCGGGCACCGCGGTGGGCGTCGATGACAGGCTCGCCGGCAACCGATCACTCAAATTGACCGTTCCGGGCTTGCGAATGAGAAACGAAACGTTCGGGCGATCTTCATTGAAGGTCAATGATGACACCGGATAGCCCGTGGGCGCGGCGTCCTCCTTGAACTTCAAGGCAACCGGCTTGCTCGACGTGATCTCGGTGATGCGAGCGGTGATTGCAGCAATGCGCGAAGCCTTCTTGGTCAGGCCCATCTCCTCGGTGAGCGTGCGAATCTCTTCCTGCTCCGCGTCAGTGAGCTGGTCACTACTGTCGACGCGACCGCGGCCAATGCGGCTGTACCGGAAGCGATTGTCGTTAAGCAGTACACGATTGCCGTCATCATTGGAGAGGAGCTGCAGCAGATCCAAAACAGTGAAGGCATCATCCGCGGGCACCCGATTGGGGTCATACCCCTTGCTGAACGCCCCCTCACCGAACGCCGCTTTCTTGGCGTGTTCCTGGAACTCCGAGTACCGCTGCTTGCCGAAGCAATTCGCAAACTCCTCAACGAGCGAGACATCACCGAGCACCTTGAGCAGCGGGTACACGATGTTGGGCTTCATCCTCACGGCGTAGAGCGAGACGGCGGCAAAGGCTGCGCAGATGTTGTCTGCGAGCTGCGGCGTCGGCTGCGCGGCTTCATAGGCAACGCTGTCAGCAAACGCCATCGAGCTCGGGACGCCGACCTGTGCCGGGGAGACGAACCAGAAGCCCGAGAGGTTCTCGGGCACTCGAACCTTGCCGCCCTCGACCGAGTAGGTGACCAAGTCGCCGTCCTGCAGAGCAAACACAAAGCCCTGGATCGGATCGCCGTCAATCGCCACCTCGACCCGGGGCGCGCCCACCGGCCGCTTCTGCATCGTCGCCTCGAAGGTCGGCTCGTAACGATTGAAGTCCTCTGCAAAGATATGAGATCCGCCCGCCTTCTCAGCCATAGCGGCCAAGAGATTGCGGTCCGCGTAGTAACCGTACTCCACAACCGTGGTGCACTGGAAACCGTTGGCGGCTTCTTCCATCGCCTTGAGAATGCTGGCCCGGGTGCCCTGGTTGTCACAGCCATCAGATAGGAAAAGAAGGCTACTGACACTACCTGGGCGAGCCTTCGCGACGCGCTCCACAACCCTACCCGCTTCTTGAATCGGCTCCGTGAATCCCGTCAGACCGCATGGCTTGAGCCAGCGATCGATCGCGTGCTCCACGGCCTTGAGGTCCGTGAGCGTTGCTACCGGCTCCGCCTCCAAGAGGGTCCCGAATTCACCCCGACCGCTGAACCAGATCAGCGAAATCGTGTCCTGCTCCTTCAGCAGCTTGGGAAGCTTTCGCTTCAGCTGCTCGCGGATGCGCGGAAGGTCCCAGTACATCGAGCCCGAGCAATCGATGACCGCAAAGTGGTTTGTCGGGAGCTCGACTGCGACTACCGGTGCTTGGTCAGCTGCGTGCCTCTGATGAACTAAAAATAGGTCCTTGGATATTTGGTACGAAACGGTGTTCGGCATCTCCGGCCCTACACCGAGACGCCAAAACTCAACTCCTGGAGCGCGCCACTCCCTGCAGCACTTTCGATGCCTGCAAAATGGACTGCCGCTCAGACGCGCTCAGGTCTTCGGAGAAAGCCTTCACGAGGGCATGCGCCAAATCCCCGGCCCGGTGCAGAGAGTCGACCAGATAAGTCTGGCGCTCCTCAGCGTCCATCCTGGCCCACTCATCCGGAGTAATCCCTAAGACCGACGGATCCCAATACGCCGTCCGGTGATCATACGCGTGTGGCATCGATACAGCTGCTCCGATAAGATGAAATGCCACCTGTTGAGGCCGGTGGCCCGCCGAGTCTATCAGCCGGATGCGAACTCAAGGTGCGGAATCCCCTGGAGATAGAACACCCAAGCCTCCGGGACCTTCGCGAGCGGGACCGCCGGCATCTTCAGCGGCAGCCACTTCGGCCGCTCCGGGACCTTGAGTAACTGCATCCCGGCCTGCTTTGGCGTGCGACCACCCTTCCAAGAGTTGCACGGAATACAGCTGGAAACCACATTGGTCCAGACGGTCTTGCCGCCCTGCGCTCTCGGGATCACATGGTCGTAGTTCAGCTGACGGCGCGGAAAGCGGTGCCCGCAGTACTGGCACTGATAGTTGTCACGTGACAGCACGTTCTCGCGCGAGAACTTCACACCCTTCTTGTTGTGCGGGACCTCTGTCTTGATTCGCGCCACAGACGGGATGTAGAAGGTAACACTCGGAGACGACACGGTTGCGTCGTGATTCACGAGCACCTCGATCTCACCCTCGACTAGCTTGCAGATAGCCGTCCGCCAATCGACGATTCTGTGAGGTTGCATCCAAGACGTTAGTAGAAGTGTGTGATGTTCCATGCAATTACCGCCTGCGTCTTAACCGCTTCATCTGGCGCCTCTCTGTTGTGTCAATGAACGTGTCGGTACTCGGGGCAGGAGTTCGAACCTGCATGCGTTTCCGCAGCCGGGCCAACTAGACCCTGCCGTGTCTACCAAATTCCACCACCCGAGCGTAGTTTGCCTAACATAAGATGCCAGGCTAATTCAGACGTGAAAGTTTGAGCTTCAAGATTGCCTGGCGGCTGATCGCGACTACCCGTCCAGCAGCGCCAACCTCGAGGGCGCTCAACGGGAGCTGCACGGCGCCGTGAGCGCACCAACCAAGCCCGGCCTTCTCGACCGCGAGCCTGCCGCAGCTCAGGCAAACATATGCCAGCGCGGAAGGAATAGCTGTTGCGGTGAGGTCTTTACCCACACCCTAGCCGTGACACCAGAACAATCTCACGCCCCAGGATCGGGACTTTCTTGATGGTCCATTTTGACCCCCTCCAAGAACTTCGCGAGCACCTGGGCAAAGAAATCTCGATTCATGCTCTCATTGTCGCAATGAATGAGCCCATCCTTGCCCATGTAGAAGCTGGTCTCCCCGTCCCCGACGCCGATCGCCGTCCACGAAAGCGTGAAGCCCATCTCGCCCTCGCCTGGCCTCCGCTCCTGCCCCTCCGCGCCGTTCCAAGCATCGATGAGCTTGGATTCCGTCACGACCCACTTCCCACCAAGCATCGCCTCTAGATCAGCGATCGTCTGGTGCATAGAGCTCACGTGGCCCTTATGGTAATCAGTGAGGCCGAGCATCGCCTCGACCCCCAACATGAACTCGATGATTGCGCGCTTGTTCTCCAGCATCACCCGGATCTTACTGATCAAGTCCAAGGCAGCTTCCTTGAGACGCGGGTGCGGAGTGCGCTCTGGGTCATTCCAGGTCCACGCCATGTCAATCTCTCCTAGGTCCTGGTTACACCAGTAGGATGGACCTCGAAGCCAATCTTACGGCCGTCCCTCAAAAACTCTTGAGCAGCGCGAGACAAGAGGGATGACACTAGAGAGATGAAAGGCAGGTGCTCCCCATCCTCGCAGGTGGCCGCCCCCGGAGCCGCGGCATCGATCACGAAGTACTCATCCCAGACGACGCGTCCATATTGCCCATTCGCTGCCAACGCACCATGCAGACACGGGGTGCCCCTAGAGCGAGCAAAGGACTGAACGAGCTCACGTGAAGGCGCGTTGTCCAAGCAATCGACCAAGAGGTCCGCATCACCAAGCAGCTTCTGCTGATTGTACAGGGTGAGCCGGTGCGGCACTGCTACGAGCTTAACCCCAAACAAGAACTGCATGGTCTGCTGGAGAGCCGGCGCCTTGCTGCGGTCAACCTGCGTCTTGCTATGGAACTGTGACAGAGGGCTCTTCGACTTCACACGACCATCATCGATGACTGTCAGCTCTGCGAAGTTCCGTGCGCACAAAATGAAATGGGAGCCAAGGGCTCCCACTCCGATGACCGTGACCTTTCTCATTCTGTCTTTCGCCTTGTCCATGTCCCAGTCTCCGGATCAAGCACGCAACCCCCAGGGCATTTAGGCGGTGGACCACCGCCCCACCCGTGCTGACTCTCTACTATGGCGCCACACGCTAGACAGCTATATCTGTGCACCCTCTGCCAGCCTTCCCAACCTAGGAAATACATCAGGCCCCGGCACCAAAAGGCGTCTTGGGTCTCAAAAACATGACGTGATGCCCTCGCTCAGCAGAAGCGCTGAACCGATCCACCATGTAATCGCTGAGCTCGACATCCTTATCCAGAGGGATGCCAGGAAGGCTGCCCGTCCGGATCGCCTCCTCAACAAGCCCTTTGACTACAGAATCCGTCGTGTCGAAAGGCACAGGATCCGGGAGGTCCGCGTTGACCCCAGCATAGGTAACGTTGACGCGAGCTTCAAAGTCTTCCATCGATCCTCCAATCAAAATCTAGAGAGCGTGCGCAGCTCCGACATCCATTCGGGCTCGTACATCACTGGCACCGTGCCGTACGAAAGCTTGCCAGGCCCCGACCAAAACAACTCCACAGACTCGTCTCGGCTGGTGACCCACCACACGAGCCGCTTACCAAGAGCCGACTCAACCGCCGCAAATGTCGTCAAATCCTCATCTGACGGTACAGGCACACCCGAACCTGGGTGACTATGCGCGAAGCCCAGCACCTCGTCTCTGTGATCCCAGATGATGGTCCACAGGTCCCGACTATCCGGCAGCGATCCGACTGCGCGGCCCTCGGGGAGATGCCAAAAAAGGGGCTCGCTATCGAGATTGACTAGTACGCCGGCTTCGAGGCTCATCTTCACCTATTACACCGAAATCGTTAATCGACGTGGCGGAACACAACGAGCTTCCCCTCCCGGTCCGCTTGCCTAATGACTGCCGGCAAACTCTCGAGAGTGAAGAACGAATCACCTTTGGTACCACGCTCAAAATCATCGTCGTCCCCGTGAGCTGTCAGACAGATACCAGCATCGAGAATCCGCAGACTGCGGCGATCGCAGGTGCATTCAAAGCGACGACCGTCGAGCCGAAACCGCACCACCATCTCTTCCGGACGATGCGACCTCCGGTACTCCAGATACGTCACGCCGCCAACCGTCAGTGCAGCTCGCGCCGCCGCCTCGAAATCGACACCAGCCATCTCCCGACGCGATGCACCATCACCCAGCCTCGAGAGAAGATCCCGACGACGGGCCTCTTGATCTCTCGCTTCTTCCTCTCGACGGAGCTGGATCTCTACCTCCGCTCGCCTGCGGTCGGCCTCGATACGCTGCCAGCGCGCCATGCGAAAAGCGGCGTCCAACGCAGGCGTGACCCCAGGGACGTCATCGACGGTTGCCTTGCGATCATAATAGGCCGCTCGCACCTCCACATCCGGCCCAAGAGGCATCTCCTGTTGAATGAAGACCAGCGGCCCACCCTCCTGGGCGCGACCCGCTGAGATCCGAACAAACCGATCCAAGCCAGGGTCGATCAAATGCACGCGCTCGGAATAAGCGGCGATGACTTTAGGATGAGGGTCCACCCGAACATCGGCGGCCATGATTCGGTCGCCCACCAAGTACCCGACGACCCGCTGAGACAAGCTGTCCGGCTCCGGGTAACAGACCTCCATCACCCTCGCTTTACGGCCAGTCAACTGGAACTTGACCCAAGCGTGTTCCTTGGGAAGAACCCCCTCGATAGACCAAACTCGAACGCCGGAACAGAGAGACCTACCACCAACCCAAGGCAGCACGATTGAGCTGCCCTCTGTCTCAAGCAAGTCTCTCCAGCCCATGATTGTCTCCGGTCATGCCGCCCACGTGGGCTTCACCAGCAGCTTAGTCTTCAAGATCGTGTCTACCAGGGACACCCGCGGAACAAAGACCGGGCCGCCGTGAGTCTTACCCACTGGAGTAGCTGAGATCAACGCACGCAGAACACGAGGGATAGCATAGACGTCGGAAAAGGTCTGCGGTTCGATCATGAAGCAGGGGATCCCCAGTCTTGCTGCAGTGTCGCGCACACTAGACGACACGCACTCACGCACCTTGAGTAGACCGAACGCAACCGGGTTGATACCAGACTCGCGCACGGCCACTTCGAATGTTGAGTGCTCTTCTTCATCGCCGACGAAAATCATCAGCGCATCCTCATCTGCCGTTGGCTTGTACTTGCTAAGAACCCGCACGCCCTGGGAGTGCAATGTGCCGCCGCCCGCTGTAATGCCGCGGAACGCGTTCTCAACGCCAGCTGCTGATGCGTGAGTGATCTTGACCTCACGACCCGAGGTGCTGAACACCGAGACATGCAGCTGCTCCGGTGGGAACGCCTGCAAGAACTTTGCGATATACTGCTTGGCCTGAACGATCGCGTTGTTCATTGATCCCGAGATATCCACGATCACATAGATGCGGAGACCCTTGACGACCTCAGCCACAGCTAGCTTGACCGCGTTATCCGCCGCTTCGTGTAGCTTCTCTTGAGTGGCCAAAGACTTGACGCGAGTCGCGATGTTCGCAGCACGCATATCCTCAGCAGCCTGGATCGCCCTCTCCCAACGCCCTCGAACCTCCTGGACCTCCAAGAGCCCGAGCTCCTCAAGCGTCGGAGTGGCGATGATCAAATCCTTGTCAGACATCGACCCAACCTCGATTGCCGCAGCGACGATCGCACGAGTGAGCCCCTGACCCTTCGGTAAAAGCCCGACCACGCGCTTGAAGCTTGGCCTGGTGCGAACAATCGCCTCACAAATCTGTTGCTCGGTGAAGCCTTCCCAAGATTCAGCCGCCTGCACCGCCTGGCCAATCGCAATCGAGCGACGGCCGTCCTGGGCCTGCACCTGCTTCCAGCGCAGAGCCTCAAAGAATCGAGGCGTCGCCGGCCGATAGTGAATGCGACGCGCGAGCTCCATCACCGTACGACGGAAGCCAGCCTTCACCAGCCCGTCGAGCAGCTTTGGGTTTTCCTCACGGTAAAGCAACCACTTCTCTACAGCCTTAGTCCAACGACCCAAGAATGGATTGCGCGCCGAGCTCCCAAAGCCGAGCTCGCGGTTGATCTCCGCCACGCCTGGCAGCATCAACACGTCATGCACCCGGAGCAAGAGCTTCGGGTTGAACGTCTTTACATCCTTAAAGTCCTTGCCGCCCAAGAGCAACATCGCCTCGCCAACGTCGCGTAGATCGTCATCGAAGAAGGCGACTTTGCCAGCATCGATCACCGGGTCGCCCTTGCGAGACTGAACCAAGAGAAATGCCGCCATGATCACCTTGAGGTCACGGCGCTCCTGCAATAGCAAGAACTCGTGCGACGCCCAGCGAGCCGCAAACTCGTTGTCGAGTTTCCAGACCTCAGCAACCTGGCGATACAACCAAACCGCCACGTCTGCGAAGATCCCTGCCGGCTGGTAGCGGCCAACGACCCGATTCACATCCTTGATGCGACCGTCATCCTTGAGCTTGCCAAGCTTAACCTTGGCGGTCTTCTTCCCAACCTTGCGGAGCTCGTAGACGACCTTATCCCCGTCTTCAACGACGTGGGTGACCGGAAGCCACTTTACCCCGATCACAGAGCCGACGTCCGGGATCACAATACCAGCGCGATTGTGGACACAGTGATCCGAATACCCAATCACAGTCTCGAGAATGCGCTCTGCCGGGCCTAGGTTTTCGTTTGCCATATTACCATCCGATCTGCGCGCCAAATAAGAGTGGGCCGACGCGTGCCCAAATAGACATCGAGCTGGCAACTGAATAGGAATTCGAGACCATCACTACACCTCTTTGAGGTGCTGCCAGATCGTCTTGCGTGGGCGCCCCACTGCGAACGCCTGCAAGAGCTGCTCACGACCTTCCCGAGTCCGGAACTGTTCAAAGAGAAGCTCTTCCCGGTGACAGCTAGGGCAAGCACTCTTCACCGAAACCAGGCTGATCCACCAGACGTTCTCAGAGCTTCGCATGCCAAGCATACGACTCACAGGATCGTTGCATGACACGACGTGCTCGCCAGCCAGCACGTGCTTGCGAACATCCTCAAGCATCGAAAATAGATCCGTCCAGGTGGTTTCGACCATCAAGACCCCGGCCAACCACAATCATCGTAGAGCCCCATCCCCTTGGGGTCGGTCTCCACGTATGGCAGCTCGGGTTCCTCTTCAGGAATCTCCCCAAGCTTGAGAGCTCGGTCCCATAGGATCGTCGCCGTAGCTGTCGCGAGGTTGAGGCAATACCGGTTGCGCGTCGGGATGATCACGAAGCGATGGCAATGCCGGAGCACCGATTGCGGGATGGAGCCGTCCTCGGGGCCGAACACATAGACGGCGTTCTTCGGGTGCTCGAAGTCCTGCAGCCGCTCCGAGCTCGGACGCACCTCGACAGCCACGGGCGTGCAGTCGCGAAACTGCTCAAGCGGACGATCGAACTGGACGATCTCCACTTCCTTGTAGCCCTTCATCCGCTCTTCACGTGGGAGCTTGCCGCGGCGCTCGACCTCCATGCGGACGCGGTCGCCTGTGTACCAGACCTGCTGGAGCCCGTAGCAGCTCGCGAGCCGCACGACCATTCCGACGTTGTAGGCGAACCGTGGATCGATGAGCGCGATTGCCGGGGCGACGCCCGCGGGTGCAGCGTTCTTGCCGATGAGCATGCGGCTGGTTACACCGCTGGTTCGGGGTGAGAGGATCGAACTCCCACAGCGAGTTCCAAAGACTCGCGTCCTACCATTAGACGAACCCCGAATAGTAGGCCTGGCGGGGATCGAACCCGCTGCTTTTTCCTTGTCGAGGAAACACTCTACCAGTGAGTTACAGGCCTATTTTGTTGGGGCGGAAAGACTCGAACTTTCGAGCACAGGTGTCAGAGACCCGGCTACCAACCCGTGGCGCGCCCCAATAATCACTCCCGAATCGCGTGCCGCACATACTGCTCTGGCGACATGTTCTTCAGATCATTCGTGTCATACGAAACAGTTCGTGCGTCTCCGAAGTCGTGACGCCCCCCGCCGCTCGACAGATACACGGCCTGCGTCTTGAACCATAGACGATGCTTGCCGTCCGGCGATGTCGCGTACGGGATCTTCAGCGTTCGGCTCGAAAGCTTCCAGTGCTTGGATTCAAGGTAATCGAGCAGACGGTTCCGAGCTTCCATGAAGGTCTTCGGCTTGCCGCTCTTTTTGTCATCGGCTGGCGCATCGTCCTCCTTCGCGAAGCGTTGAGCTACCCGATCCACCACTAGTGCGCTCTCAAAGGCTTGTCTGGCATCCATGCCCTTGCAGGCGCACAAAACCATTCGCGACATTCGGCGGAGAGAGGAAGGCTCGAACTCCAGACCCTTGCAGGTCCGCACTGTTTAGCAAACAGGCTTCGCCCCACGGCGAATTCACTCTCCAAAGACTAGCGGAAAATCGAGGTCCCGACCCCCACAGACTTTCGCCTGCCCACCGCTTTCAAGGCGGGTCCCGCACCTTGCGAGTTGATCTTCCGTGGCGGAAGCCGGAGGTCTCGATCCCCAGACCCCTTTCGGGGTCCGCACCGTTTTCGAAACGGGCTCGGCCCTTGGCCGATTCAGCTTCCATGTCTAATTCTTGCCGCCCTCTCGGAGCGACTTCATCTTCTCGAGCTCGAGCAGCGCCGCCGCAGAGACCTCCGGATTCGAAGACTCAGCCTGCAGCATCAGCAGCACGGCACACAGCGGCCACAGCTTGCGGACCTCCGCCCGTACAGCTCGGGCCTCTGCCGGCGAAGCGCTCGCCATGTACTGCTCAAACCAGTGGCTCATCTCGGGGAGCTTATGGCGGTCCGCTTCAGTGGCGTGCGCCATGAGGTGCCCGAGCTCTCTAATCTTGTCTGCGACTGCTTGGTTCACAAGAGTCGCTACACCATGGCGCCCACGGAGAGACTCGAACTCTCAGCATCTGCGTTCGAAGCGCAGCGCTCGTCCATTGAGCTTCGCGGGCGTGGCGTCCTCGACAGGACTCGAACCTGTGTAGCGACCTTCGGAGAGTCGTGCCTGATCCACTAGGCTACGAGGACATATCACCAAGAATCGTAGTCTGTGACGTTCTTCTCCTTGTGGCAGTAACAGCATCGCACGTGGACCCCGAGCCCGATGCCGGTGATGGTGAATGTCACCTCCATCGTCCCCTGGCATTTTTTTGAGTGGCGCTTCTCGAACCCAATGAGCGCCTTGTGCTCCTTCTCATTCGGCTTGAACACGCTCAACATGGCCAGACTCCTTTGGCGCCCCCGGAAGGAATTGAACCTTCACCATCGGCTTAGGAAACCGCCGCTCGTCCATCGAGCTGCGAGGGCATTCTTGGCGCTCCCGGAAGGAATCGAACCCTCGCGGTCCCGAGGTAGAAACTCGGCGCTCTTCCTCTGAGCTACGGGAGCATGGTGTCAGTACACCGGAGGCGCGGGCCGGAATCGAACCGACGTAGGCTGGGTTGCAACCAGCTGCCTAACCATTCGACCACCGCGCCGTTATCTAGTGCGAGCAGGGATAATCGAAATCCCGTCTACTGGTTGGGAACCAGCCATCCTACCACTGAACGATGCTCGCGCGGTGCGGGTAGAGGGGGTCGAACCCACTCGAACTGGTTGGAAGCCAGCCATGCAGCCGTTACATCTTACCCGCAGAATCTTAGTGCCCGCCGTGCGCGCCGGTCTCGTACTTGGGCTTGCCGTCCCATTTATGAGCATACGCGAAACTCGTGATCTTGATCGAGTTCCCAGGCGACACGCGCTTCTTCATCTCGGGGCCAATATAGTCCCCCGGGGTCGGCATCATGTAGTCGTTGCCGGCGCTATCAGTCCGCCTAGTTGTTGCGCCGATCTCGCGGATAATAACTGACTGCGGCCCTGTGACCTCGACGACCTCGTACCAATCGACGTTCGTCTGGTCGTAGCCCCAACTCGTATACAGGATGTCACCCATGAAAAGGTCGGTCGAGAACTTCCGCTTCTCTGCTTGCTCCTCCTCCTTGACCTTCATCCGAGCCTTGCGGCTGTCTATAAGCTTCTGGATGGCTTCATCGCGCTCATGCGCTCGAGTCCCGAACGAATGGTGCCAGATGGGCTTGCTCTGCTTACCCACGAAGGCGATTGCATAATAGATGACCCTGCCGGTCTTATCGGTCCCATCGTACGTCCAGGCCGAGACATCGGTGCCTTGCGGATCAACTGGTTCCGTGTCGCGGGCTTGAGGCGGCAAGTACCGTGTGGGAGCGATCCGAGCCTCATGTTGCCCCGCGACCCGTTCGCTGAGGTCCTGACAAGCACTGGCCAGCTGTAGACGTGAGGGGCGCTGGCTCTGCGCATAACTCAGCAGGCGGCGGAGCTCGCGTTGCAACTCACTGGTGTTGGCGATCTTCTGCATCGGTCAAATCCTTTGGGCTCGGACCGCACGTCACGCCGTGCCTTGCCTCGCAGAAAATGGCGAAAGATAAGAGCTTTACCGCAGCGGAGAGAGACGTACTCGAAACGCGCCCCCCTTGCGGGGTGCCCTCCGCTTTCCAGGCGGTGACAGGCCCTGCCTGCTTCACTCTCCTCGGTAGGCCGTGCTGGAATTGAACCAGCCTGATGCCCGCATATAAGGCGGGTGAATTCGACCAGATTTCTAACGGCCCACAAGCCTAGAGCCTACGACTGGAGTCGAACCAGCAAACTCTAACATACCAAGTTAGCGCTCCGCCTCCGGAGCAACGTAGGCAAATTCTGGTACCCGCGGACGGTCTCGCACCGACACTACACCGGGCTTAAGCCGGTTGCCTCTGCTTTGGGCTACGCGGGCATGATAACGAACAAATGTGCGCACTCTGTGACAGTTGGAACAGACCAGATCGCACTTCGCAATCTCAGTCTGGATGGCCTCAAGGGACAAGCGACTCGCCATCCTAGAGACGTTAAACCTCTTCGCCTCGCCCTCTCGATGATCGAAGTCCATGGCACACGGATGAAATTTTCCCCCACAATCCATGCAGGGTTTCGTGGCTTTGTGCTCCTGCAGCCACTCCCTATTACGAGCCGCGACCCTAGGGGCGCTACACCGCGCCCGCTGAGCGTACGCTGCCTTGTTGGACTTATAATGCCCGGCTGCGTAGGTTTTATGACACTGCTTGCATTGCGACTGCCGTACCCCTGACGCCTTTCGCTTGAACCCGAACTGATCTTGGTGCTTGTAAGCGTCACACTTCGCGCAATAGAGCAGGGCCTGCCCAGAGGAATCATACGTCCGTTTCCGAGGCACGCCTCCTTTGTGCGCCGCCCCGTAATTAGTGGCCAGCCTTCTGAAGTGAGCAGTGCTGATCCCCAAAGATTGGATCTTCTGCTTCAGGTGGCTTTGGGTGCCACCTCCTTGCTTTAGCCCCAACGCGCGAAGCACTCCCGCCATTGAAACGTTGCCGGAGACCGCTCTTTCAAGGGACTGTCTTGAGTGGTGATCCGTCATGACCACGACCCAGATGGCGCATAAGTGCCTTTGCGCCTAGTCTGCCCTTCAGTGCGAGCGACAGGAGTCGAACCTGCAGGTGCCACTAGGGTAGTCGGGTTTGAGCCGACCGCGTTTGCCGTTACGCCACGCTCGCAACACATACTTGAAGATGCCCCATCGCTAGTACGCTTAGGCACCCTCCAAAATTCAAACCACAAGCCGAGTGTCAATGCCGCGCACCCCTCCCGCCGCACAGCTCAGCACAGGTCGGCGCCTCGTTCTGGAAGGCGAGGCAGGACCACAGCACCGAGTTGAAAGCTGCGTGCTATCTTGAGGGAGCCGCCTCCTGCCAATTGGGCTACGTCCGCATTTTGAGCAGGTTGGTCGCGACATTACTAACCGCGGCCCGCCATGCTTCCTGAATCCTAGGCGTGAGCTCCTCCCACTTCGGCATGGGCAGCCCCGCATAGTTTTTGAAACCAGTGACCTCCCCATAGGCGTTGTATGCGCTCATAGCGAAGGCCTCAACATCGTATAGCATCCCGATCCCTACACCAGGGTGACCGACGGGAATCGAACCCGCTAACACGTGATCCACAATCACGCCGCGATCCTAGTTGCGTTCGGCCACAGTGCGGATAGGAGGAGTCGAACCTCCACTGGACGGCTTCTCGAACCGTTGCCTCTGCCGTTGGGCTACATCCGCATCATCAGTGCATGAGAGAGGACTCGAACCTCCACGGTCTTGCGACCAGTCGGACCTGAGCCGACCGCGTTTGCCTATTACGCCACCCATGCATTGGTACGGGGTGAGGGATTCGAACCCCCGGCCAGTTGCTTGTAGGGCAACCACTCTACCGCTGAGTTAACCCCGCGTACCGAAATCTTGCCTTTGCTCCGCAGCTACTCGCAACGCCTGGACGTCGCGCGCCGAAAGCCAGCCCTCGAAAACCAGGTCCCGCTCCTCTTGAGTGAGCTCAAAACCCGGGCACCCGGCCTTGGTCAACGTGCCCTCCACACCCCCGCAGCGCCCGCAGATCCATAGATTGCAGAGACGGCAGTCTCCACAATCTTTAGGGCAACGAGCTCTAAAGTGTACATAGGCGACCTTGACTGATATTTCACGACATCCCCGAGCAACTTCCCGCATCCTGCGTGGCTGGGGGGCCGCGTGAGTGTCTCTATTCATAGAGCAGATGCTACCCGTACAACCGCTCCATGCAACCTTCTGCAGAACCCTTTTTAAGTGGTCTCAAGATCTTGGTAACACAAGGTGATCCAAGTACCAGCTTACCCCTAACGCCACATGACTCCTGCCAATCGGCCATTCCTAAGAACCGTCACTCATGCGCGCAACACAACAAATGGCTGTCTGACTCCCCCTGAGAACTTCTCTGCTACTGCCAATGCCTGCCTAACGCGCTTCTCGGGATCGATGACTGAAGATGCCTCAAGAGCTCCCAAGGCATAACAGTCACCGCACCCTATGGCGGCGTAGTCAGCGATAGCCTCGCCGACCTGAAAATCCGAGTCGACCTCAAAGATGCGCCCCCGAAAGCCGACCAAGAAGTGCCCACCACGCTCGACGTTGCTGTCAACCTGGGAGAAACCACCCTTCTTGAGCGTTCGCCGCACCGCATCCACGAAGCTCGTACACATGTATCGGAACGGGTCCGTGCCTTGCTTCATCGGAGGTGGTTGAAACTTGAACCGCAGCAGCTGACCCATCCGAAAGCTGCTCGTGTAGCCAATCAAGCACTCCCCATTCCTAAATACCTTAGGGTCCTTCCGGACCGTGACATCCAGGTGGGAGACACCGGCTGAATCACCGCCCATCACCACTTGGTGGCGCGAGTCTCTCTTGACCTTGAGCGCTACGATGCAGGTCACCCCAACCAGTACACCGAGCTGGTGGGGCAACCGCTTTCGTACACCGAGGGGACGCGATCGAATCAGACGGGTGGGGACCCTACGTCACTCGTACGATCACTGGACGCGAATTGGCGCCTGATCACCCTCACGAAGTCTTCCAAGTTCACGGGCTTCGTCAGGTAGTCCAAGAATCCTGCACGCAAACCGCGCTGCTTGTCCTGCTCCGAGGCTGCCGCCGACACCGCGATCACCGGCACGTGTTGCGTCTTCGGGTCATTGCGAAGTTCGCGTAGCGCATCAAACCCTGACATTCCCGGCAGGTTGATGTCCATGACGATCACATCCAACCTGTGAGCCCGTGCCAGCTGCAAACCGAGCTCGCCGGTGGTCGCGCTCATCAACGAGACGTCCTCGAGAAGACTGGCGACGATATCTTGCATGAACGCGAGGTTGTCTGGACTGTCTTCTACGTACAAAACGGTCCGACGCACTTGCTGCTGCTTGGTGCGCACAGCCGGTAGGTCCACCCAGAACTCCGAGCCCTCACCGAGCACACTGCGGAACCCCACATCGCCGTGCATAAGCTGAGCAAGGCGCTTCGTGATGAACAGACCGACGCCCGTACCTTCGATTGGCCCGAGCTCCTGTCCAGCGCGTTGAAATGCCTGGAAGAGCTTGCCTTGCTTGTCGAGCGGGATTCCGATGCCCGTATCCGACACCGTCAACCGAACGTGGTTCGCATCCACAACCGAGAGGTGCAGCCCAACTTTGCCCCCAGGCCGATTGTACTTGATCGCGTTCGTAGCGAAGTTCATCAAGATCTGCGTAAACCGCAGACGATCGGCGGCTATCAGCGGCAGCTCCGCGGCTGGCGGCTCCAACGTAATTTCAACCTCTGAGCGCACCGCGAGCGGCTCAAGGGTGGGCAGCACTTGCACAAGGACCTCATACGCATTCGTCGGCTCGATGGAGACGGTCACACCGCCCGAATCGATCTGCGACAAGTTCAGGATGTCCTCGATCAAGCACCGCAAGTGCTCGCCGCTGGTCAAGATCCGAGCGACTCGTTCCCGCTGTAGGCCGGACAGCGGCTGCTTCTGGTCGAGCTGCATCAGTTGTGCGAACCCCAGGATGACACTCAGCGGCGTGCGTAGCTCGTGGCTAATCAACGAGAAAAACTCGCTCCTTGCCCTGCTAGCCACGTCAGCACGCAGCTCCTCCGCACGCTTGCTATCGCTCAGATTCAAAACAAAGCGCAGCCCCTTATCCGGGTTGTTGTCAAAAGTGGTTCCGCCGACCAAAATCGGAATACGTCGGCCATCCTTGTTTAGGAGTTCTTTCTCGTAGGGATGAACCACTTTCGTAGCCCGACTCTGCTCCAGCGCACGTGCGTCTAGCTCCCACCACTCCGGTGGCGTGACTTGATCCCACCGCACTTGTTGGGTGGCCAGTTCGGCCGCGGAGTAACCGATCATATCCAAGAACGCCGTATTGGCGTCCAGTATCCACCCCTCATAGTCAGTCGTGACAATGCCGATAATCCCGGAGCTGACGAGGCCTTGGAGGAGCAATTCGCCCTTGCGGAGCGCAGCGTCTATGCGTATGTGCGCCTCTCGGAGCTGCTCGGCACGCTTGCGATCGCTCAGATCGAGTACGAAGCAGATGCCCTCACTTCCGTCGCTCACGGAACCGCCAAGCAAGATGGGGATTCGGCGACCGCCCTTATGGATGAGTTCGCTCTCATACGGAGGCCCCTCTTTCGCCCCCTCCGCCTCTTGCGACAACAACCCCAAAGGGGTGAGTTGGTCCCAGCGGACTTGTCCAGACAACAATTCTTCTTGCGAGTAACCAGTCATCTCCAAGAAGGCCGCATTCGCGTCCAGGAGGATCCCACGGCCGTCAACCGTAACGAGGCCAAGACCTCCAGAGTCGAAAAATCTCTGAAGCCGCGCCTCACTCTTGCTGAGTGCCGCTCCTACGCGTTTGCATTCAACGAGCTCGGAACGCAGTTCGTCTTCAACGGGGTAGTCAGCGCCCATACGCGATGTTTTAGCCGCCCTCCCATGGCCACGTCCAGTACGTGAGGCAATTGGCGCACGACTGCCTCAGTTGGGCATCGGATCGAATGGCTCTAGCGCCGTTGCGATTGTATCGAGCCTCGATACAGATGAGCAGCTAAGCCGTCTGCGATCTCAACTCATTCGGTCACGGGACGCGAAGCGAATTGGCGCCTGATCACACTCACGAACTCCTCAACAATCAATGGCTTCGTGAGGTACGCCACAAAGCCAGCCCGCACTCCTCGCTGTTTATCGCGCTCCGATACAGCTGCCGAAATCGCAATCACCGGCACATGTTGCGTCTTTGGGTCATTACGAAGTTCGTAGAGCGCCTCAAGCCCCGACATTCCCGGCAGGTTGATATCCATGAGTATCACATCCAACCTGTGAGCCCGAGCGATCTCGAGGCCAAGCTCACCGGTCGTCGCAGTCAGCAACGCAACATCTTCAAAAAAGTTGCTTACCAAGTCCTGCATGAGCACGAGATTGGCAGGGTTATCCTCCACATAAAGGATGCGCCGTGCGTTCACCGACGCAACTTTTGACTGCAGTGGGCGGTCCTGTAAGCGACTTCGGTCGTCAGGAGACGCGATCGGGATGTCAACCCAAAACTCCGAGCCCTCACCGAGCACACTGCGAAAGCCCACCTCGCCGTGCATGAGTTGCACCAACCGTTTTGCAACGAACAGACCGACGCCCGTGCCTTCGATCACTCCCGCTTCCTGTCCAGCGCGTTGGAAGGCTTGGAAGAGTTTGTCTTGCTTATCTTTCGGAATACCGCAGCCCGTATCCGATACGGCGAGTCGCACGTGGTTCGCATCCACAACCGAGAGGTGCAGCCCGACTTTGCCCCCAGGCCGATTGTACTTGATCGCGTTCGTAGCGAAGTTCATCACGATTTGATTAAGGCGTGTGCGGTCGGCAGCCACCAACGGCAACTTCTCGGGAGCGGGTTCCAGAGTGATCGTGATGTCGGACTGAGCTGCCAACGGCTCAAGCGTAGGCATCAGCTCTTCCATGGCATCGTACGCGCTCGTCGGTTCGATAGACATCGACATGCCCCCCGATTCGATCCGCGACAAGTCCAAAATGTCCTCGATCAAGCGCAGCAAGTGCTCGCCGCCTTTGAGCACGTGTTGAGCTCGCTCGCGTTGGCGTTCAGGCAGCGGCGTCTTCCTGTCTTGCAACAAGAGCTGGGTGAACCCCAGGATGGAATTGAGCGGCGTACGCAGCTCGTGGCTCACTAGCGAGAGAAACTCGCTCTTGGCTCTGCTTGAAGCTTCGGCGATGGCGTGCGCCTCACGCAGTTCCTCGGCTCGCTTGCGATCACTCAGGTCCAATACAAAGCAGATACCCTCGTCGCCGGTGCCATCGCGCAGAGCGCCACCCATCAAGACCGGGATCCGGTGGCCGTCCTTGTGGACGAATTCTTGCTCGTACACGGGAATCACTCCCGTGCGCCGACACTGCTCCGCCACAAGAGCGCCTTGCTCCCAATACTCCGGAGGCGTGAAGTCACGCCAGCTGAGTTGTCCGGAGGCCAGTTCCTCGCGCGAGTATCCGATCATCTCCGCGAACGAAGCATTGGCATCCAAGATCGTCCCTTCATAGTTGCCCGTGACAACGCCGAAAATCCCAGACTCAACCAGTCTTTGGAAGCGGGACTCACTATGGCGCAGCGCGGTTTCTACACGTAGGCGTTCGGCTGTTTCAGCTTCAGCAACTGCATGCGCCCCGCGCAACTGCTCTGCCCGCTTGCGATCGGTCAGATCCAGCACAAAGCAGATGCCCTCGCTCCCAGCGTCGTCAGTCAGGGCAGAGCCGATCAGGACGGAGATTCGGCGGCCGTCTTTATGGATAAATTCTTTCTCGTACGCCGGATGCGATCTCGTACTGGAGGCCCGAGACAGCTTAATCACACTCGCATCTAGCTCCCGATACTCTCTGGGTGTGAGGTCGTCCCAGCGCATTTGTCCGGAGGCCAAATCGTCTCGCGAGAAACCGAGCAGATTCAGAAACGCATCATTGGCATCCAGGATGTCTCCTTGCGTGCCCGCCGTGAAAATGCCGATGATCCCGCTGGCACCGAGCCTTTCGAAACGCGCCTCACTCTGGTGGAGCGCAGCTTCGATGCGCTTAAACCCAGTTAGGTCCAGCACGAAGCATGTGCCCTGTGCAGCGTCCTCGATCTGAGCCCCACCGATCAAAACGGGTACTCGGTGGCCGTCTTTGTGTAGATATTCCTTCTCGTACACGGGAATCACACCCGTGCTCTGACATCGCTCCACCATCAGCGCATCTTGCGCCCGCAACTCCTGTGGCGTGATTTGATCCCAGCGTATCTGGCCAGAGGTGTAATCCTCTCGCGAGTAACCAAGCATATCCAGGAACGCCCCATTAACATCCAGGATGTTCCCCTTGAGGTCGCCCGTAATGATCCCGATGATCCCGGACTCGGCGAGTCTTTGAAAACGCCGTTCACTCTTGCGTAGCTCGAGCTCGGCGCGCTTACGTTCGGCCTCCACACGCTTGCGGTCGCTCAGGTCCAAGACGAAACAAACACCCTCATCGGGGTCGTCGTCGATCTGGGCACCGCCAATCAAGACAGGGACTCGGCTGCCGTCCTTGTGGAAGTACTCTTTCTCGTACACGGGAGCCACTCTCGTGTCCCGACAGGCCGCCGTCACACGCGCATCCTGCTCCCAGAACTCCGGAGGCGTGAGTCGATCCCAACGGAGCGATCCAGAGGCCACATCCTCTCGCGAATAGCCGAGCATCTCCAAGAATGCGGCGTTGGCTTCCACGATTGTGCCGTCATATCCGGCGGTGATAATCCCGATGACTCCGGCCTCAGCCAGTCTGTGGAAGCGCGACTCGCTCCTACGGAGCGCAGTTTCGGTCCGCTTGTGCTCCCTCAGGTCGAGAACACAGCTGATAGCCTCGCGCCCCTGCCCAGGCTCATCAAGCACCGCAGAACCAATCAGAACTGGGACTCGGCTGCCGTCCTTGTGGAAGTACTCTTTCTCGTACCCGTGAAGTACTCCCGTGCGCTCTAATTGTTCGCGCGCACGATCGTCTCTCTCCCAATACTCCGGAGGCGTGAGCCGCCTCCCGCCAAGTCGGCAGAATTCCTCCCGCGAGTAACCCAGCATCGTCACGAACGCCTCATTGACATCCACGATGTTCCGATCCAGGTCGGCCGACACGATGCCAAGAATCCCCGCATCGGCCAGTCGCTTGAAGCGTCTTTTACTCTTGACGAGCTCCGCTTCTACGCGCTGACGTTCAGCGATTTCTGCCTCAGCAATCGCTTGCGCCTTCTTGACCTCCTCAGCGCGCTTCTGACCACTCAGGTCCAGGACAATGCAGATGGCTTCGTCCGCGGTACTGTCGAGATGGGCACCACCGATCAATACTGGGATTCGCCGGCCGTCTTTATGTACGAGTTCTTTCTCGTACGGGAGGACCACGCCTGTGCCCCGGCCGTCCGCCTTCACCCTCATGTCCCGGTCCAATAACTCCGGAGGAGTCAGCCGGTCCCAACGGATTTTCCGCGAGATCAGTTCGTCTCGCGAGTAACCAACCATACCCAGAAAAGCGGCATTCGCCTCTAGGATGGTCATTTGAGAGTTGGTCGTGAAAATGCCGATGAGCCCGGTATCGGCGAGGCGCTGGAACCGCAACTCGCTCTTACGGAGCGCTGCTTCTACGCGCTCGCGTTCGGCGATTTCGGCCTGCAGAGCGGCCTCCAGTCGTTTACACTCGAGGGTCTGTGCCGTCAATCGTGACAGCTCTAGTTGAGGGTCGCAGGCCCCTGGTTCAGTACCCATGTGTCTCTTTACATGCTCATGACTGCGCTCGTCCAGTGCATGTTTCGATCGGCTTATCAAAAACCACAAGCACTACAGACGCTTGTGGCCGCTGTAGCTAGCCACCGTCCCGCGACGCACTCATGACACCCAGCGGAGCCGCGGCCCCATTGTTCTTTTTCTGCCGTCTCTGAAGCGTGAGCCACTCCGCGCGAAAAGTCTTGGCCAGATTTCTTGCTGCCGACCTGCAACCACCGCTAGGCGATCCGGGTGGCCCATGTCAAGTGGTTCGGCGGATTCGAGACGAAGTACTCTCCCCGGCACTACAAAAGCACCTAATAGACGAGGTCGAACACGGAGACGACCTCTCTAACCCGGAGGCAGCCAAGATCTATCAGCTCGATCGTGAGCCCGGCGCGGGCTTCATCAGGCAGCTCCTGATTGGCCCCCACGCTCAATACCGAATGGACCTCCGGTCAGTTACGGTCGACGATGTACGGAGCGCATTGGGTATGTTCAACAAACAGCTCGAAGAGCACCTGACCCGAAACCCCAAGCTGCACACACAGCTCACGACAAAGCTGACGTACGGCGACGAAATTCGTTTTGAGAGCCCCTCCGGCCTCACCGTGGTTTTCGCCATGAAGAGCGCGGGCGCGATGATCATCACGACATTCTGGGACGGGATCCCGGACCCGCGGATGCCATCGCAAGGTTGCCCGACCTAGCGCGGCGGCAAGACAATCCGAGCAAGGTGCTTGACCCAGTCCCCCTCGATGCGCTTCTCCACCGCGTCCTTCCGGACCACGATGTCGATCGTATGGGCGTCCTGGACCCTCGGGTCAGCCCCGAGGCTCCGGACCATGAGCTCGAACAGGTCATCGCCGAGCGCAACGCGCAAGAGATAGATTTGCTGCTCAGTCGCTTCCATGCTCACCGGAGATTGAAGAAGTACAGAAACGCAGCCCACCCCGACTCCAGCAACTGCGGCGCCGTATCCTGCTCCCTGAACTTCCGACCGTGCCGGACCGCCATCTCCAGCATGAATTTCGCGTGGAAAAATGCCTCGACCATCGGCCGAGCTCGCTCTAGCCAATTCTCGTTATGGCACCACTCGAACGTGTGCCCGATGCCCCGCTGATATATCTCGAGAAAGAAGGGATTGAGCGTGGCGTCGGGAGCGAGCGCCTGCAGCGCCTCGACGATCTCTACCGTGTACGGCTGAATCTTATAGACCTTGAAGCTCTGGTGGTAGAACCGATACACGTGATCTTCGTAGATCCACCCATCATCGATACGCCTATACAGCTCCTCCAGCTGCGGGAGATGATCCCGCAGGCGAAAAAACAGGATGGATTGGGTCGTCGGATTATGAGTAGCGGCTTCTGGCTGGTCCATAGTCATCCGAATGAGCCTTCACTACGTCAGAGCCCAGTGCGGGGCACGATCCCGCATCACCGGGGTACAAATCCGGTGCACTGCCTATTGTGCTAACTGGGCAAACTTCTTCACTCCCCAGAGTCACAGACTCGGCACCACAAGCCGCATACCCGTCCCATCACTCTATTGTAGAGAGCGTGCTTTGCCGGGTCCAACTCGTTGTCTGTGATGGCTGACTCCAGAAGTGTTGTCAGCTGCTTCCTGACCCGGTCTAGGCTTGTGTGCTCGGTATCGACAAACACGCCTTGAGGCGTCTGCACGATCGTGAACTCCCCCCATCCGACTCCGCTCTCAGAGTGCTGCAACACTACGGCAAGCCGTTCGGGCTCGACCTGCCCCCTATATTGCCCGGCCTTGGGGACACCCTCTTTGTAATACGCATGTTGCAGCCGCGCTCGTGTTGGCAAACCATCCAAGAGTTCTCGAAAGCTTGTCCTCATATCGGCAATCCCTATTTCGTGGTCGTTCACTCTTCCGGGAAACAGACGCGACACCGCGGGCCGCATCCGCGCTTCATGACTTCATTGTAGAGAGCGTGCTTCTCGGGGTCTTGATCATTGTCCGTGATGGCTGAGTCTACTAGCGCCGCCAGGTATTTCTTGACCCGCTCTGAGCTCATACACTCCGTGTTGAGAAACACGCCTTGAGCGGTTTGCTTGATCGTGATCTCGCCGAAACCGAAGCCACTCTCGCTGAACTGGAGCCCGACCACAACCATCTCCGGCGGAGTGTCCCACTCTCGCCCCCCGTCCTTGGGTACGCCCGCCTTGCTATCGGCGTAGCACAACGACACATGGGTTGGCAGACCCTTCAGAACCTCTATAAAATCAGGCATGGTCGCTCCGTCGGGTAACGATCCCGCAGCCTTGCCACCTTATGAGAGTGGGGCACCCACCATGGGCGCGGAGCGATGGTAGCGACGAGAGGATTTGAACCTCCACTAAACACGGCCTAAACGTGTCGCCTCTGCCGTTGGGCTACGTCGCCAAACAATCACAATCACTTCTTAGAGGCCGCCCGTGGAGTCGAACCACTGACTTGTAAGAGCGATGCGGTGTCCCCTCGCGGGAACGAGTTCATCACTCTGGGAGCTTGCGCTCCAGCTCCGTAGGCTGGCGGGGAACCGATCCCCTGTAGGCGGCCAAGACTTCGTTCTCGCTCGAGTGCCGGACCTGGTTAGCTTGTATGCCTGGTTAATAGCCGGGTGCGAGTACCATCTCGCGTTCATAGGGCTTGCGCCTTATGTCAGGATTCGAACCTGTGCGTGTAAGGTCATGCTAGTGAACGAGAACTGGTGGGGCCTGAAAGAGTCGAACTTTCAAGGTCTTGTGGGCACTCGAGAGGGATCCTTGCAGACCCGAGGTACTAGTGCCGTGTCAGTAGGCGGCCACCCGCCAAAAGCCCCATGTGACCGTCTTTCCGGCCTGTCACTCAACTCGCTCGATGCCACTCTAGATAGAGGGTGACACAAGCTAACTCCTTGCGTGCTTGCTACACAGCCGGTGCCGAACAGGACAACCGACAGCGCAATCAATGCGTTCATCTCTATAACTCCGTCGCGCCACAGTGCCATCCCTTCATACACCGAAAGATCACAAAACCGCGCGACGCACCAAAAAAGTCACTTCATCTGAGCAGCCGCGGCTTGCAGAACCGCACGCGTGTCATCTGAAATTCCCGTCAGTTTCTGCACCATCCACTCAAGAATGACTTTGCCCTTCTGCATGCGCGTGAGGACCTTGGAGCCACCTTGATAGAAGTACTCGCCAAAAACCGCGTTCAGCAGGCGTTTGCCGCCAAGTCTCACGGAGATCAGCGCCACAGTATCGTGCTCACCCAACACAACAGGCTTGCCATTGAGAACGAGCGTGACCTGATACCCATCCTTGTTATACGCGCCAGCCTTGGGGTCATTGTAATGACCGGGCTCCGGCCCAAAAGTCGCCACATGCAGCTTGAGCTCGACAACCTGCTTGCGGCCCGCCACTGCTGGCGCGTCACCGGCAACTTGGCCGGACTCTACTAGCCAGTGCTTGAGAGAGATCTCTGGGCTGGCCGGCAGTTTCTCGGAGAGGCTCCAGCCTCTCGCATCCCGCACCTTGGAGTTGAAGCGCCCGTTGTACTCGAAGTCGCCGGTCGGTAGCCCGAACGCCGTCGAGATCTGGCGATGCAGCCACGCCGGGTTACTCTGCTCGTCCTTCTTGATCGGCAGCTTGTGTGTCTGCATATCCCAGACATCACGCCGCCCACCGCCGCCAACGTAGTAGTCACTTCTTGAGACATGGACAGCAACCACAAACACATGCTGGTCAGCCGTTCGCCCATAGTACGCATACGCGTGTCGCGAGAACGATGACTCGTCACCCGAGTAGCCCCCCTTATCCCGCTGTGTCGCGGTCGTGAACTGCCACTCCACCCCACCCGGGATACCAGCGCCAGCTCGGGCCTGCTCCCAAGTGACCACCACATCCTTCGGCGGCGTCCACTGCTGCCGTGGTGGCGCATCATCAGCCCACGAAGGTTCTGTCTGCGGGACTGGCTGTGATGACCCCGGATCCTCACGGTACAGAGGCTGAGGCTTTTTCGGAAAGAGCAGATCGTACGCCCGATTGACCTCTTGCATCGCGAAGGTAGAACCGCCGCTATCGGGGTGCACATCGCGTAGCTTCGACCGAACCGCTTTCTTAGCGTCTGCCTCGGTCGGTGCGTCGTGAGGCCCGAAACCAAGCAAAGCCAGAGCTTCCTGCCTGGTCATCGTGATTCGAGCTTCGCGAAAATCGTACGTCATACGTTGGAGCCTCAGAAGCGCAGTAGGCGGCCAAAGAAGGGGTGGCGCGCCCGACTCCCCAGGTTGAGCTCTAGCGCTACACCGGAGCGCGCAGAGCTCGACCTGTTCAGGTCGATCCAACAATAGAAAAGCGGTGGAGGGCCGCAGCCTGTTGCGTAATTTGGAAGCGCCGCAGCGACGCAGGACTAGGTCAAGTCAACGCGTCGATTGAAAGGCTGCGATCGCCAAGCCCCAAAGAGCCCAAACTCTCGCGCCTGGCGGACGGCTGGGACGAGATGCAACCAAGCTTCGTAGGGCATGGATCCCCGCATATAGTTACATCTCAAGCAGGCGGGCAGGACGTTGGCTCGAGTATGCGCCAGCGAGTTGTCGATACGGTCAAGAGTGATCCGCATCTCGGTCTCACCACAATAGCAGCACCCCTGCCTAATCAACGCGGCCACAAAATCGCGATTCAGATCGTTACCCGGCCTACCGCGCTTCTTGTCAGAACTTCTAGAATCCGTAACCAGAACCACAACAGGATGGTTAGCTCTGTACCGAGCATCTTTTTTGCTTCGCGCCTCCGGATGGAGAGCCCTTTTGCGCTGCGTACGGCAATTGCTACACGTCCTCCGTCGGTACCCAGAGGACGAAAGGTCAAAGCCGGACAACGGCTTCTCAACCTGACAAACTCTACAGACCCTTGTCATCGTTAGTGGGGGATGAAGGAGTCGAACCTTCTATGCTTGAAAGCACCCGAAAGGGTTCCCGACGACTGCCGAAAACGAGTGTGCGGTGCTGGTCGATGCTTTCGATTTACCGTCGAAGTGGGGCCAACCCCCAACCCCCCAATGGACCGAGTCCCTGACTGCCGCGCCGTCGTTCGACCCAGGTACTCGGCGGAGCTGGGCAACTCTTTGGCGACGTGGCAGCACCTCAGCGAGCTACACCACTAGGGTGCCGCAGTGCGGGTAGAGGGAATTGAACCCTCACCTCATGCTTGGCAAGCATGCGTTCGACCGTTGAACTATACCCGCGAAACTACTGCCACTACTCAAAAGGAGTAGTCGAATAACGCTGATGACGCCGTCTTCTCCTCACCGGCCTCACTCAACACCTTGTTGAGATGCGCTGCCAGATACTCCGCAATCTTGGCGGGCGTGCCTGACTTGGCGCGGAGCAATGTCTTGGCGCGGTCACCGCCGAAGAAGTTCGTGAACTGCTCGACCTTGACCTTGACCACCGCCTGGTCGCGATCCTTCCGATCAAACCCAGCAATGGTGAACTGCAGGCGGCCCTTATCTTTGATGAAGAGTTTGCAGTACAGCGCCCCACTTCCACCGAGCTGGTGCTCCGACCGGTCGATCGTAAACTCTGCGTCACCCTTGACCTTGACCTTGACCTTGACCTTCGATTCGAGCCAATCGGCGAACTTGTTGAAGCTCATCGCGCCGGGAGTCTTCTTGACCTCTTCAGCCTTCGCCGCCGCGGCCTCCTCCTGCTCGACCTTCATCTTTGCTTTCATCTCTTCGGGATCGACAACCGTCGGAGCGACCTTGCCATCGATCAGGTCCTGCACAAGCGGCGCGGCCTTCAGCCCAACTTCCTTGCCGATCGCCGACCAAGTTTCCAATTCCTTGCGCGCCTCGCCGAGCTCGTGCATCGACGCTGGCTTCGGCTCACCGTTGATGACCCAAGTCGCCCCCTTCAGTTGGGCTACCAGGTGCTTGGTCTGCGCAAATACCAGCGCCTTGATCCCATCAAAGTCAGCCTTCGGAAACTCTTTCATGAACTCCGAGACGGCAGAGGCATTCGAGTACCCGGTAAGACCAGCCCACTGAACGTGGTCTTGTGCATCCAGATACATACACCCTGCCACACCCGCATACGTACTGGCCTTGGGTTTGTTCCAGCTCAACGCGGCATCCTTCTCAGGCTCACCACCCGGATACCACGCCTTCGAAGTCTGCTCGACAAGGCGAAAGCCCTGCCTCGCCTTGAACTCTAGCCATACACGCTTGCGGCACCTGGCTTTGAAGCCACTAGGATAGTCGTCGATCACATAAGCGTTCTGAGGGCTATCGTGTCCGTACAGAGGTTTCTTGCTGCTGGCGGTGCGCACTCGAAAGTCGTAGGTCATGTCTAGAACGTGACATAAGAAGCCTATGGCAGTTAGGGGGCAACGTCCCAATCTATGAAGATCTATTGCAGACTATTTGCCAGACTATTTTGCACCTACATCTCGAGTGAAAAGCGCTAGGTTTCCCCACCGCGTCCCCTAGCGGACGCCCATTCGCCAAGCCCCCGGCTCGGCTGGTGGTCATTGCGCTCTGTGCGCTGCTTCTGGCGCGGGCAGGGAGGCACCCTACGCGCCGTAATCCTCTGGTGAGCCCGCTCATAAGAAGGGCTCTCATGACTCATTTCGTTTGCTCTAGTTGCGGCGCCGGCGTCCATCACGATGAACACCCGGAAGGCCGGCCTGTCCTTGCCTGCGATTGCGACCCCAACGAAGCCAAGCCGATCGAGGTTCCCTACTATTCTGAAGCCGAAGAGTGGGATGACTGGATTCGAAGGCGTTGACTCCCGGCACAGCTGGCGCACACGACCCGACTCGAACGGGCATTATCCTGGGTGAAAACCAAGGGTCCTACCATTAGACGACGTGTGCAGAGGTCCGTGACGGCGGCATAGAACGCAAGCCTCGCAGCCGGGCGCAGACCTCGTTGATCAAGCGAGCGCCGCCACTACGACTTAGAAGGTCGCCGCGTATTCTTAAAGCCTGTGTCACGAACCGGCACCCCCACGGGGCGACGATCCCCGTTCACGTCACTGAGAATGACGTATCCTAACCAACGTAGACGATGGGGGCATGTAACCTGTAACCATACATCATGCAGGCGCTTGAACATTCACCGGCGCCCGATTGTATTCGCAGGGTCACGCAAACCGAACAGGAGTCGCCATGAAGCCACGCATGACCGCCCTCACTTGCACCTTGCTTGTACGAACCTTCGCCTCTTTAGAAGCCGGAGCCAAAGAGGTAACCGAGGCACTTGGCTGGGTGAACTATTTTCTCGCCACTTGGATCAGCCTCGACCATTCGAGCTCGGTCGGACGTAAACGTGCGGTCAAACTGCCGCCAGCTTCGAACTAGGCGTGTGGTGGGTTGTCCAGGAGTCGAACCCGGTTCTACCGCTCTTCAGGCGGTCGCTGAATAACCGTACTAGCTCACAACCCATAGAGCCCGTGATGGGGATCGAACCCACCGAAGTCCGCGGTACGAGTGCGGTGCCTCACCATTGAGGCGACACGGGCAGAATCATAAGGCGATCACGCTCAAGTCACGGGGCTCTCTATCGGAGCGATTGCGAAGCGGATGCGGCGGACCTGGGCCGTGTTTGCCGAGCCCACTCTGCGCAGCTGCAGCACAAGCGAAGGTGCGTCGAGTGCATTAGCCGCCAAGATAACAGACCCCGAAAAAGAAGTGTAGAAAGTCAGGTTGTTGGAGCTTTCAGCCCGCTCCACCCCCGCCCACAAGATTCTAGCCGAGACCCCTGATGTTGAATCCGCGGTCACGACGGCTAGCTCACTGTAAAAGGAGACCAGATAGTTTCCGCCTGCCAAAAGCCCTGACTGCATCGTAGCCTTGGTAACGTAAGTCGTGCCCGGCTCCGTTTGAACGCCCTCCGAAAACAACGTCTGAGCTCCACGCACGTACCCCACACCAGTGTGAGTATTACAGACATTGTCGATGGCGGTCAGATCTGCGGCGCTCGGGGTAACGTTGAACTGAAGGACGAGGGTCCCAGTCGCCACAGTGGAAAAAGTGCTCACACACTTGGCACTGGTAATGGCCGCACCGATCTGCGCCTCAAGGACCTCGATGTTTGGCCAAGAGGTAGTGAGGGCCGAGAAGCCCCCGGGCACATTCTTAGTGATTTGGTAAGCCATCGGTCGTCCTTTGGACCTTGGTACACCGAGAACTCCCGCCGTCCCATGCCGGCCGCGGCGGAAACCAAAATATGCGGTTGCCTACTGATTTGTTCGGGCCGCACCCGGCACTCTCGGGCCTATCTCTCACGTAGGTGGTTCTCGGCACGCCGCCCGGGACTCGAACCCGGATGAAGAGTTTTGGAGGCTCCCATCTTGCCATTAGATGAACGACGTAAGACCCACGGGCACCACTGGAACGTCTCGAGGACGACTTACCCAGAGTAACCGCAACGTTCTTAGAACGACTTACGCGGCTTTGGTGCTGGACGTGGTTGGTCGAGCTGGCGGGAATTGAACCCGCTGCCTCCTGTTCCCGAAACAGGCGTCATACCGATTGACTACAGCTCGTTGGTCTAGATGGAGGGATTCGAACCCACGGCCTCACCGCCCCAAACGGTGCGCACTACCAGGCTGTGCTACATCTAGATACTCGTCACAACATTCTCGGTCGGCCGTAGAGGAGTTGAACCTCTTTCTCCACGTTATCAGCGTGGCAAACTAAACCCTAGTTATAACGGCCGTGGCTAAAGCCGCCTCTCGCGAGACGGCCTCGTTGCTCCTTCCGCACATGGCGGATGAGCTCAGTTCGGGAGATCTTCCTCTGAGTTGACCAACGCCACCACGAGCTCGGTACCATTCGGCCCGATGCCTTCGGCGTTGAGGTAGACCTCATCAAGCGACGCCGAGTACCTCTGCCTCTTGATACCGATGGTCACGGGCCGGTCAGGGTCCGTGCATTGACTCAAGATGCGGATGAGCTCGCCGACGGTCATACGAAAAAAATAGAGAGCGCTCGAGGAATCAGGCAGGATAACCTCTTTCGAGGGCGACTGGGATCGAACCAGCAACATTCTGTGTACAAGACAGATGCTCTACCAAATGAGCTACGCGTGTATGCCTGATGAAGTGAACGCTCTCGGATGCGAACCCCTGGAGTCGAACCAGGTTTCTCCGGCTTATGAGGCCGGCGGATTGCCGTCTTCCCCGGCCGCCATGTAGAGAACTTACACCAAAAGAAAATGAGAGCAGCGCTCGAGAGATCAAGCAGAGAGTTCGCAAAGCGGGGATTGAACCCGCCTAGTCTTTTTTGGATGAAAGGTGCCCCACCTTGGGGCGATTTGCTTGTGTGCTCGATCGAAGTGAATGCTGCTCGGCTCCTAGGGAGGGTAACGATCCCCCAACCACGCCGTTAACAGCGGCGCGCTCTACCGTTGAGCTACCTAGGAAAATGGCTGGGACGGAGGGCCTCGAACCCCCAAATCACTTGGTTAACAGCCAAGCGGCTTACCTGCTTTGCCTACATCCCAATGAACCGGGGACACCCCGGCAGAAACTTTAGAAGCAGCTCTCAACGCCCATCCCGATCGGAGCGGGGCGATGATACTGACAGCGGACTTTCTCGAGCTGCAGCTTGAGCTTACCGTCCGCGCCGACCACGTGTTGAAAATAGTGCCCGTGAGCCACGCCATCTTGGATGGCATCTGTGGAGGGCTGCAGGACTGCGATCCCACAAATGCCACACACCCCTGGTCTGATGTTCTTGTTCGGCATTGGTCTCCCCGATGGTCACCAATCGTAACAAGGGCGTTTGAAGTCCTCCAACGAGTGCCGGCTCGGAACCGTCTGCCCTGACCGCGCTCCAAGCATGTCCTTGCGAACCACTGCCGTCCCGTCAGCTCGAACGTCTTCTCGATACCACGCGCCAAAGTTTACAGCCTTCGGGACCCTCTGGCCCTCTACCACGAACAAGCACAAGCGAGGTGGTCCCCCTAATGTGCCGGCCATGTCCGTAAATTCGAGGATTGCTTTACCCGCTAGCAGCCGGTTAATCACCTTCAAGGTGGCTATACACGGCTTGTCCGGACCCAGGATCCTCATGAGATAGTTGAACCTCTTCGTTTCAAAATCTATCGCTTTTGGCATTGACTGGCTCAATGAACCGGGCCTCTCCCCGGTAGGTCACGCCTGATTCGGTCGACTGGCTTTGTGCCAAGTGGCAGTGGCGTTCCTTCGTGCGGCGCTACACCGCGGCGCCTACCTGCGAGCGCCGATAATCTCAAGAACCATTTCGGCAACCATGTCGACAGTGATGAGGCCGATCTTGGCCGCGTGCGACCGCTGAACCTTCCGCTTGTACATGGAATCGAAGTCCAGATGGACCGTCGCCTCGAAGTTCGCCGACGCCAACGTGAGGGACACCGAGCCACTCAAGTCGAAGTCGCTGATGTCCGTGCCCTCGACGATGAGGAAACTCATCGAGATGCCATCGCGGACCCTACATGTACAGTACTTCTGCTTGGCATTCACAATCCTGCCAACTTCCCCGAGGAACTCCGCTTCAGCGCGCTTCAGGTAGTCGTTGAAGGACTTGCTAGTGTCGGTGCGGGGATCGGAGGACTCGGTTGCTGACTTGGACATGTTCTTTACCTTCCGGTCTAGGAACAATCCACAGGGGCCATTCTTCAAGCTCAAGATGCGTTTTCCAGAACGCACCCTTGCACACACTGACCCCTCCATCGAGCTACCCCGGCGCGGGACCCTGAGTGGACCCCATAAATCTCTGATTTGAGGCCTTATGCATGCGTACCATAGGTCTCGCTCTACTATTCGCCCTCATCGCGCCCTTCTCAGCTAACGCACAGGAAAACACCCCTGCTGCGACGGGAGGATCGACCGAGGTAACATCAACCCCAAGCCACCATTCCGACACAGAGCACAAATTCGGGTTCGGGCTTCGCTTGAAAGCTGCTGTTGGTGTCCACGCTCGCGACATAGTCGACGGGCGGAGACTTCTTGACTCCGGAGACGTCGGAATAATGATTGAGCCGCTCCACTTTTACCGCGCTAACCTGAACGCGTTCGCAAGCTTTCGCTCCGTTGGAATAGGTCTCGGCCACGATGTCACTCCGCACTTCGGCCTAGCAATCCTGGCCAACACGCCCTGGGAACAATGGCGACCTACGCCATTCCTAAGTGCGTACTTCGTATTTTGAGAGGGGCGTACTCTGACGAGGGCTGGCGTCCCCGGAAGGATTTGAACCTTCACGCCAGCCTTCGTGGCGCCTTTCCATCCCCGGTAGGTCACGCCTGATTCGGTCGACCGGCCGATGGCCAGTGGCAGTTGCGTTCCTTTGTGCGGCTCTACACCGCGGCGACGAAAGGTTGTGCCGCCAAGAGCTTGCGCGCGGACACATTATGGCGGTAACTTGAGAGCTTGCGCGCAGGGCCAGTTCGGCGGTAACGTTCAGGGCATTGCGCTTGGAGGAGCGTAACCATGCCAGAAAACAGCCTGCAGGATTTAAGGGACGACTGGGCCGTCGGCGACGATGTCCTGGTTGAATATCCAGGTTATGGCGGCGTAACGAGCTCGGTGAAAGCTGGCCGCATAGTGGACAAGGAGTCGGCGTTCGCGACAGTCCGGGTCGAAAATGGCGGGAATCAGAAGATCCCCTACAAACGCCTGAGACCAGTCGCCAGGCCAACCCGCCGTGTCCCGAACCCACAAGCGGCGCAACAATCGTTGCCCTTGCCGCAGTCGGTGCCGGGGCTGAGAGCAGTCCCACCAGCGCTTGCAGGTCTCGCTGAGGCACTCACGCCCGCATCAGCCGTGGTGACAGCCGAGCCCACTCTCGCTCCCAGTCCCGCGCCTGTAGAAGAACAGAAACTCGTCAGGCTCGCCCCACGGTCCGCAGCACCGCGAGTCATACCGGCGCAGCCAGAGCTCGAAGCGACGCCAGAGCTCGAAGCGACGCCAGTGCCCGTGCCGACACCGGTAGCGACACCGAGGAAGCGCAAAACTGACAACATCGCTGCCTGGCTTGAGAACGGCGAAACAATCCTTGATCAGCTAGCCGCCAAGGAAAAAGATCTCAAAGCAGAGACCAAGGAGCTGGAGGAACTCCGGAGAGAGGTCGAAGAGGAAGCCGCCGCGAAGCTGGCCGCCCTAGTGAAAATCCAGGCGGACATCGAGTCTTTCCGGAAGCTCAGGAAGTTCATCGCTACAGTTCGCCCGAACATCCCCCTCGTTCAGGCCGAGCAGCACGCCTAGGATTCAGTGCCTTGGCGTCCCCGGAAGGACTCGAACCTTCATAGCAGCCTCCGTAGGACTGCGCCTTTCCTTTAGACGACGGGGACAACGGGGATAAGGGTGCCCACATCTGGCCCTTATCCCCACTGAGTGTTCAGAGACGGTGGAGTCACGGGGACACGATCCCCGATTTCCTGGGTGCAAACCAGGTGTCTTCCCAATTGGACGATGACCCCGAACATTGATCTGGTGGAGAGCACGGGAATCGAACCCGCCAACCGCTGAATGCGAAACAGCGCCGGCCCCTTGCCTGTCACCCCCCGTCGACGCCGCTGCGAGTACGGTCGCGGCTACCGGCTAGATTCTCGACACTCGCTGTGATCTAACAGACCCTCTGTCAGATTGGCTCTGCAGCCGTCTAGGCGCCCCCGACAGGAGTCGAACCTGCCTCAGCTGATCGACAATCAGCCCGCCTCACCCGATGCGTACGAGGGCACAACACGTTGCGATAGCTCCGCAATGGAGCTACATGTCTTTCGCGGGGGCCTCGGGCCTTAGGAGCCCAAGACCCCCGCTAAGACGGATGACACACGTCACACTCATCGCCCAGGGATCCGCCCGGTACGACCCCAATGACGTGGTCATCTCGAATTCCTATATTCAGTTGTCAACGAACGAAGACGCCACAATCGCTTATCCAGGCTGATCCCGGTATTCGGGGCCTTTCGCGTCTTCACAGTGCCGCACCAGGGAGTCGAACCCTGTGGAGCCATCTTAAGAGGATGGTGCTCGACCGTTGAGCGTGCGCGGCGTTGTAGGGTCGGAGGGGATCGAACCCTCGATCGTCCGATTAAAAGTCGGCTGCTTTGTCCACTTAGCTACGACCCCAAAATAGGCGGCGTCGCAGCGTTCGTTTGAGTCGTCTCATGGATACCTATTTTCTCTCTAGTGGTGGGGGGCGGAATTTGCACCGCCACAGGATTAACGGCTGATTTACAGTCAGTTGGGCTCACTCGTGCCCAGCCCCACCAGAATCATCTGGGTAGCGGCTGAGCGTCGATAGCGTTCGTGTAGCGGTTCGTGTCGCATGGTCTGAGCTCTAGAAACGAAAAGAGCCGCCTGGTTTCCCGGGCGGCTCTCGATTCAATCCTACTTTCGTGGATTGGTTAGTCGAGTGCCGCCCTATGATCTGCCTCGGGTCGCGGATTGCGGGTGCTAAACACCGAGGCTTGGTGGGACGTAATGTTCTTACCGCCGAGATAGCTCGCCGACAGACCTTCAGAGCCCAAGCTCAGGACGCACCACATCCCCGCGGTTTTCACCGACTGGGATAAGGGTCTTGATGTGAGCTGAGTCGTCATGTCCGTGTTCTCTTGAACCAAGGGCGGGCGCCTAGCCCACCAGCTACTGGTTCGTGGGTTGTTACACCTGCGAGCCTAGCACGCAAGCGGTTTCATAAAGAAAAGTGCAAAGGTTTCTTGAGAAAGTTGCAAGTTGTTGAAAGGACGGCTGGAATCACGGGCCAAGGGTAAAGATGAAGGGGTGTAGGCTCCGAGCTCCTACCGAAACTGCGTGGGAGGCGGTTTGATCGCCTGGCCCTCTTCGGGCAACGGCTGCGGCTTCCATTCTGCGATGAGCTTGCGGAGTACCTGCAGATCTTTCACAAGCCGCTGTAGGATGTGCTTCGTGTCGTCAATCCGGCCCTTGAGTAAGCGGTCCCAAGCCGGCTCTCCTGGCTTGACCATTTTTACATTGCCGGACAACTCATAGGCCAGCTGGTCGACCTCTCCATTCTCGAGGCGTCGAAGGAAGTCCTTGTGGTGAGCTTCACTCTTGTCGAGCACGCCCACTAGATGCTCAGTGCCTTCACATGAGAGCTCGAAAGGCTGGTAGCCAACCCCGTAGCAACTACCCTGAATCTGCCCCCAACCGGGCCGCTGGTAGCCGTGGAGCACGACAGTGGGCGGCGCACTACTGCGGGCCTTCAGCTTGATGTTGCGAAAACAGCACGAGCACGTCCCGCTGGCGCTACGCGTCTTGGGCTTCTTCTTCTCTCGCTCGGCCTCGTGCGTTTCCAAGCCAAGGTAGTTAGAGGCCTGCTCTTTCAGCTTGGTCTTCTTGTCGAGCCAAGCGGCGAGTGCGTAAGGCGTCATCTTTTTGTAGTCGCCGCGCTCCACCTGATTTAGATCGGCGCCCAGCTCGAAGACTTGTCCCTCCGGTGACGTAATAAGGAACCCGTCGGTCCCGACGAACTCGTGATAGGTGACATACCAAGATCCCGGCTGTCCCTCCTTCACATCCGAGAGGTCCATCACGTACTTTTGCCCGAACTTCGGAGCAGAGGGCTTGCTCGAAACCTCGAGGCGCTTCAGCTGCGTGTGCCGCGCCTGAATCTGCTCAAGGCCATACTCGAAGTGGTGTTGGGGCCGGTTATCCGCCGTCTCATAGCCCCGGGTGGTAACGAAGGCGACGGTCTTTTCCACCTTCCAGCCCCCGCCCAACCGAGCCAGCACCTCCAACCACTGCTTGATCGTCAAGCTCGTGGTCGCGCCCTTGCGTATCTTGATGAGCAGCTCCCGGAACTTCTCTTCGGACATTGCCGCTGCGGCATAGCGCCGCGCAACACGATTTGCAATTCGCTCTCTAATCATGAGGGGTCACATGGGTTGGTCGCCAACCTGAAAGTTCAGGAGTGTTCCGTTAAAATCGGCCAGGAGAGTGCCGTAGCCGACGCGGACGTATCTCATATAGTCCGTTGCCCATGGGTCGTTCGGGATATCACCCATGCCGCCAGGAACAGGGGCACCGTTCAGAAGCGTGAAGTCCACGTACTGACCACTAGGGAGCGGGTTTATCGAATTCCACGAAACGCGGACCTGGACTGTGGCCCCAGCGGGGAGCGCCGGACCGCCAGGCGTCGACGCTGTAATGATAGCGGCACCTTGAAAGGCAATCGTTAGCACCGGCCGATTCTGCGTATCGAGCGAAAGCTGGACCGTATCCCGAGGTGGACTGGTCAACTCGGAAGTGAGTTTGATGAGCGCACGGGCCGCGCCGGGCGGCCCTGTGACAACCTCCGCGGTCAGCGATCCACAGGTTCCAATGTGCTCGACCTCGAACTGTCCAAGGCCACGGGTCTGAAGCAATTGACCAGGGACAGGCCGATACACGTAGCCGTTAAATGCGTCGGTCCCATTCACTCGTGTCAGGATCTGGTTGCTGGTCTGCACCATTCCGGTGGAACTAGGGATGAAGAGGTCCGGCATACCCAAGCAATCCCATAAAAGTTCTTTTGTCACGCTATGGCATGACCTCTATCCCCGAGGGGGTGCGCGAGACTCTCCGCACCGCCAGCACGGCGCTGCCGACCCAGAGTTTCACCTGTGCCTTTTACCCAGACCACTGGAACGCATTCGTCGAGCTCTGGGCGCCCAAAATTCACGCGTTCGTTGAAGACGCCCTGGGTCCGTACGGAACCCAGCCCAAGAGCAAGATCCTACCCCTGTCGGACGGCTTTCACATGGCCTGCGCAAACGCGAGCTTCGATCTCGTGTCAGGCCAGATCTGCTTAGGCTCTCATCTCTTTGACCAGCCCGGGGCCACGCTAGAGAAGCTCACGCACGAGATGATCCACGGCTCGCTGGCCGACTTCCCCGAGGGTGACCCGTTCTACGAAGAAGCCGTCGCTGATTACGGGACGTGGGTACTGGCACACGCGCCTCTGTGGGAGCCGTATCGCCAAGAAATGATCCAGGCTGCGGCGGACAACATCCGCAATCGCCGTGAGCGAGCTCTGAGAACCGGCAGCGACTACGACCGCAAGAGATGGGCCGGAGGCGTCTACATGATGCACGCGTACGGCCCGTACGTGATCGCCACATTCCGGCAGCGGAAGGCTGAAGGCAACCTCACCTGGTGATCACAGACCGTGTCTCTGATCAAGAGCATTCAACGGGTGCTCACGCCAGATCTTCTCCTGCCTCAGTGGCGCGGCAACCCTCACCCATTGGCGGGGCACTGCTACGCAGCCGCCGAATCTCTATTTCACATGATCGGCGGGAGTGTGGCGGGGGCCAAACCCTACTCGGCCCCCTGCCCCGGCGGCGTGCATTGGTGGATACAGCAAGGCGGAACCCGGCTCGATCCCACGGGCGCGCAGTTCGATAGCGAGACGCGAAAAGAGATCTACGCCCAAGGTCGAGGCAGAGGGTTCTTAACCAAGCAGCCCAGCAAGCGAGCTCAAGAGATCATCCGGCGCGTCGAGAATCAGTGATGCAGCAGCATCGCCAGCGCCACTCCAGCACCAAAGGACAGCGCGAGCATGAATAGCAATATCGGCAGGGCGATCCAATCAGCACGAGGCGTGCGGACCAAAGGACCCTTGGTCTCTACAGGTTCAATCTCTGGGTCCATGCCGGTACCATTGCCATCGTAAGAAAAGGTCGAGATCATCGTCCGACACAGCTTCTTCTTTTGAAGGGACCGCCTCGCTTACAGCTGGAGGTGCCTCCGATCCCCACGTGTCCCAGCCGGGCCACGCCTCCCTCGCGAAGAGCTCGATGCGGGGCCTGTCGCCCAGGAGCTCGACGATCAAGTCGCGGAAGATGGCGGGCTTGCGCGAGTGCACCTGCTGCTTGGGCGCCAGCACGTAATCGACCGGCCACTCTGGCGGCAGCACCTCATAACCATCGTGGTCGAGCTCAAACACATGCTGGACCTGGCTCTCACTGAGCAGCGGGAACACACGCTCATTCGGATGCGTCGAGAAGACCAGCAGCAGCTCATCGAGCGGCTTTACGAATCGGGGCCGTGGGCCGCTTGCCCTGATGGGCGTGCCGTCCTTCGTGGTCTTCACCCAGATGTACGCGATGCCCTGGTAGTGCAGACCGTGCCGCTCACGCCATTGCTCGCCGCAACGCATCGCAAGGGCGAGCTTTGGACCCGTGACCCACGAAAAGACAGCGCAGCGTTTGGCCATGAACCGAGACCAATCGAACGCTGCGATCTCGAGCTCCGGCATTTGCTCGTACGTGAGCTTGGCAGTGCCGAATGACGTGTACGGCCACGGGAAGTCCGCGTAGATGATCTCGTACGGGCCGCTCTTTTCTGCGGCTGCGGCTGACATGTCATCGGCTACACCAAGGGGTTGGCGCGCCGTTCGACGGAACCACCCATTTGTGCTATCCTTACCTGTAATGGCTAGCGCACTCCCAACCCCCAAGCTGACTCCGGCAGAGTTCATCGAATGGGAGAAGACGCAGCTAGACAGGCATGAGTTTGTTGGCGGTGAAGTCTTCGCAATGGCCGGTGCTTCCCCGCGCCACAACAAACTCGCCTCTAACCTGCACTCTGTTCTAGGGCGTCTTCTCCGGGGCACGCCGTGCGATGCGTTAGAATCGAATCAACGGGTCTGCGTAGAGACTGAGTCAGGTTACGTCTACCCAGACATGAGCATCGTGTGCGGAGAGCCTAATTTTGACGAGGTCGGCCAGGCCCTCTTGAACCCGACGGTGCTTGTGGAAATCCTGTCCAAGGGCACCGAGGCTTTTGACCGAGGCGACAAGTTCCGCCTCTACCGGGCTCGCCCGTCCCTTCTTGACTACCTTCTGGTGTCGCAGCGTGCGGCGCTGATCGAGCATTTTCAGCGCCGCGATTCCACCTGGGTGCTTGTTGAAGCTGGCGCTGAAGCCAAGGTTACTCTGGCAAACGGGACCAGTTTCTCAGTCGACGAAGTCTATGAAGGCGCGTGGCGCTTCCCGGGCGACGACTGAAAAGGAGCCGGGTCATAGCCCCGCGAGCTCCTCAAAGAGGTCGGGCTCACGAGTCGTGCGAAGCACCGCAACCTGATGCGACTCCGGGTCGCGCTCGATGCCAATGAACCGGCAGCCCTCCTCGAGCGCCGCCAAGCATGTGGTGCCGCTTCCGCAATACGGGTCCAGGACCGTGCCGCCCTTGGGCGTGACGAGCCTGACCAGCCAACGCATCACAGCGAGCGGCTTCACCGTCGGGTGCTTGTTGGTCCCCTTCGGCAGCCCGCGATCGCGCTCGGCCTTGCTGACCTTGGCTGAATAGAAGAACGGGGCGTCGGGCTCGAACTGTCCGAAGAAGCGAGAGGCACCTCCGGTATCGCCGAAGCCACCCGCAGTTGCCACGGGATTCGAACCACTGAAGCCGCCTTCATATGAGACAGCTCCAGCGAATTTACCTCCGCTCTTCCCACCCAGCGATGTCGACACCCCACTCTGCTCATCCAGGGTCTTTACGGGGCAACCGTCAGCGCATTCGTAGACAGGTACTTCAGCGGCGTCGGTTTCAAACTGGCTGAAGAAGCGGGAGGCCCCTCCAGCATCCGAGTAGCCTTGCGACGTCCGCGCGTATTCTCGGCCCTTGGCTACGTTTGTCTCGCACGCCGAGTTGTTTCGAATCCCCGGAGCCCCACCCGCCGGCCCACTCTGCGCATCCAGAGTCTTGACCGGACACCCGACTTCGCATTCATAGACAGGCACCTCCTCCATGCCGTCCGCGTCGCCCGTCTGCTCCGACGTGTAGGCGTGGCCGGCACCCTCACCGAAGGGCTTCATCCCGTCGTCGAAACGGTTGATGACGGGCGCTGGCAAACGCTTGGTCCCGGTGATTTTGCAATCGGCTGCGTGAGTAAGCAGGAGGTTGGCGGGCCATCGACCGTGATTGTGAACCACGGTTTCAGTCCCTTGAGTCATGCCGCCAGTCTGCTTCGACCCCGGCCCACTAGTGCGCTCCGCTCTAGGTTTTGAGCTATTGGTGCGGGTCTGGACACCAACGCGACAAGCATCGATGTTCATCGCCCCAGTGTCAGTCGCGAGCACTTGCTTGGCGACCGTCGACTCAGCGAGCGGCTTACGAAAAATCAGCGCCGGCTCCCAACTAGGCTTGAGCGCCGTGGCCCAGCCCTCCCAAGAGGAAGCTTCCTCAGCACTGAGCCCAGCCTTCTCAAGTGCTTTTTGAACAGATAGCGCTTTGGGAAAACCAGACCCGTTCAACCACTGAAAACACTGGACCCCGAACTGACTCGCGATCGTGTCGCGACACTCGAAACCCGCAGCGCGGATCCCGATCGAGATCAGATCGAAAGTACGCGTTCCGCCGAATGAGACCAGGTGCCCACCAGGCTTCAGAACACGGAGGCACTCACGCCAAACCGAGATCGGCGGGATGCTCCAATCACGACCCATGAAGTCGCCCGACGTATCGAGCTCCCCGCCCTGCAGGTACGCGATGATCTCGTCCGCGGTCGGCTCTCTCGTGCCTAGCCCATAGGGCGGGTCGGTCACGACCGAGTGCACCGACTCATCCGGCAACGTCTTAAGAACGTCCAGGCAGTCGCCAAGCAGGATCTGGTTCACCCGTGGGGCTACACCACTGCCACAAGGAAGCGGTGCGCGACGCGCTCAACCACGTTACCCCGGCGATGAGCGCCCGGCTTGGACAACACCGACCGGAACGATTCCATCTGGTCTCGCGTGATGTCGTAGTTCAGCACGTAGTGCGCGAACACTTCGGCGAAGGCTTCATCGATGTCGCTCTTCCCGTAGTCAGACACTGCCTCAACCGGCGCTGGGTTGTCGAAGTAACTTTGCTGCCAAGCCTTGGACTTGGGGTCAAGTTTAGCTTCCGCTTCCGCGTTGTGGACCTTGAGCGCGAGGTCAAGGGTCGCCATGGCATTATCGACCAACTGCTTGAGCAGAACTCTCGCGGTAGTGACCCACTGATCTCGTTGCGCGGGCCTCACCTTGGAGAGGTCGTCGGCATGCCACCTGACGCTGACCCCCTCGCTCCAGGTGGCTCTATTCAACTTCTCAACATCCGGGTTCTTGAAGGCGTCGCGCAAGCCGCGGACCCCAGACAGAGCGTCGGTTATGTCCGACGAAAGATCTCGAATCTGTTTCCTGTGCCCATCTTCCTCCTCGGGAGTCGAGACACCTGTCGCTACTGCAGAGACCAGCGCTAGAATAGCACGCTCTGCAGTCCGTATCAGGTACTTGGGCTTACTGAGATGGTTCTCGCTGTAGAGCGCGACGTCCTTCGGAGCGTTGGCGGGCCGTGGAACAGTTCGAGCTTTCACCAACTCGGAGAACCGATGGCGCTGCTCGGGCCGCATCTGCTTGAACCAGTAGCGGTGACCAAGTTCGTGTACAACCAGCTCAACAATGAACGTGCTCGGCCGAGAGTAGATCCGGACCGTGTCCGGACCAATGAAGTAATGGCCTCCAACGCCGCCACCCGTGTTCTGGTTCGCACCGCCGCAATCATTGCACTTGATGAACGTGGTCCCGTACCACGCGCTCTCCAGACCTCGGATCTTGAGCCGTGCGTGTGCCTCCCTCAGGTAGCCGATATATTCGCGGACCTCTTTGTCGATGACGGTCGAGTCGTCCACCACGATCTTCATGCCGAGCAGGTCGAAGTTCCGATACGCGGTTGTCAGCCCTTGCCCGTAGTTCTCCTCGAAGATCTCGCGCGTCTTCTCGAACCACTCCAGCGGGCTCCAGTCGAGCTTGCTCTTCTTCGCAGCCTTGCCGGCCGCGGCATAGAAACCGACCCGCGTGAGAAACTCCCACTTGACGCGCCACTCACTGTCAGAGTCACCCATGATGGACGCGATCTCAACGGGCGTCGCCTTCTTGACGGTCTTCTGCGCAAGCTTATCAAGGACGGTCTGATCGACAGTCCACTCATACTTGATGAGGTCCGCAATGGTCGGGCAAGCCTTCTCCATTCTCGACGTGACCTCAGACCACCCAAACTGTTTCAAGGATCGGACAGGGTCCCGCTGCTCGTCAGAGCCGTAGTACTGCGACGACAGCTCACCCTGTCTTCTGTGCTTGGCCGCCACCGCCTCAAGATACTCTATGGCAAAGTCGACCGCTCGCTTGATCACGAGACGGGCCTGGTCGTTGCTAATCATGGCATCGAACTCGGACTGAAACTTCCTGAAGTACGAGACCAGCCGATCTTCGATGACCCACCCCCAAGCCCGAGCGCTCTCGTGATGTGGGGTCTTCAAGAGTGCCTTCAGCTCGGCCAGCTTGGTCGCAAACCATTTCTTGGGCACAACCTCATCGGCCGCCAAACGGAAGCGCTCTGCCACCCGGAGAGCAGGACTATCAGCTACGTGAATCAGGCTCGACGATGACCGCGCCATAACTATTCCGCCGCGTCCTCCAGCTCCTCGACCATCGCCGGATACTCGCCCTTGATCGCTTGGAAGATGAGCTTCTTGTATCGGACCCAAGCCGTCGCCGTTAGCGGGCCGCCCGACGCATTCGTCGCATGGTCCAGCATCGACGGCTTCCCCCGTGCAGGGTTACCAAGGATCTCAACATCGCTAAAGCCTTCCATCAAGAGCCGAACGTACTGCTCGGCCGACGGGTGAATGCGACGGAGCTTCGCTTTCATCTCGGGAGAGTCTAGGACGGTTTCCTCGTCCCCTGGCTCCATGCCTTGGCTCGGAGAGCGATCGAGGAACCCAGGCCCTTCATCTTCATCATCACGCCGCAGAGTCGACTCACCGAGCTCGAACCGCTTCCGCCGCAGAAGGTTGATCCCGTCGTTGTACAGACTGCGCATGACGTAGGCCTCAGCCTGCCGGAGCGAAGTGCCGGCTTTGATGTACTGGTCCGCCTTCCCCATGAACTTCACCAGGAACGCGCTCAGGATGTCCTCGACGATCTCTGGCTTGTGGTACTTGCGCATCAGCGACAAGAACGCCTTCTTGCCGAACTCGCGGCCGTAGGCCGCCGGCAAGCGGTTCACGGAATGCTGCGCGATCCACTCACTCGCGGGCTTCCCATTGATCGCCGGCATCCCCTCGACCCCGTTCTCAACGAACAGGCCGTACATGGCGACGCCGAAAGCGTCGGTTGTGCTACTGGCTAGTCGGCATACGACCTGTGCGAAGCGCTCCCATAAAGGGAGGGAGGCCCAAATCATGCGCCGGATCTGTGCGGCGGTCCTAATCAGCTGTGCGACGCGTTCCATTACCCCTGCAGGGGCACAAAAGCACTAACTCACCCCTCAGCGGCTTCATCGCTTTCGATCACGTCGTCAGCGGGCAAGCCCCCGCCCAGCTGGATGGATCTGATCACAGACTTGCGCACTCGTATTGGGAAGCCGGCGCCCCTGAGCGCCTGCGGTAGCGTCGCCCCCTCTTGAAGTTGGGCGAAGACCCGCTCTTCAGCAGTGCCGTCTGGTGGGACTCCAAACGCCACGAGGCACGATTGAAGGGTCTCAGCGAGCAGAGCTCGAGCCTCGCTCAAAGCGATCTTCACCTCGGGGGGCGCTTGCCTCACCTCCTCCAAGGTATCCTCCCAAGGGATCGCGTCCCCCTCCTGCCCGCGAAGCGCTTGGGGTCGCTCCTTGTGGCGTCGCTTGAGGGTGCGACAGAAATTCGCGTAGTGATTGAGGACTGCCGTGGTCAAGTAATTTTTGAACTGGCTCTGGGTCGCTCGCGGCTCAGGGATCTTTGCATTCCCCTCGGGGCGACTCATCCCATAGATGCCGCCATCTTTTACATCCAGCCCCCAGACCTTAAACGGGTAACGAAGCTTCCCCTTGATGATCTCACCCCATGTGAGCGCGATCACATCTTCATAGGCAAAGCATGCGTCCTTGGCCGTGAGCCAATCGACCCCTCGAATCCTGAAGTCCGCTATGTTCACCGGCGTTGGCATCCACACCCGGCATTTGCCGGTGTGGTACGCCTTTGCCGCCTGAACCCATTGAAACCAGCTCACCCCAAGAAGGTCACAAGCTCCGATCGCTGTGAGCACCTTTGGTGTTTGCTTTTGAAGGTGAGCCTCAAATCGCTCTAAGAGGCGGGCTTCCAAGATTTTCACCCACACGTAGCTGTGAAGATCCTCGAAGTTACTCTCCACTTGGTTTGATCGCTGAAGAAGCTTTTTGATGTGTGATCCATACAGCCTTTGAAGCTCTGGGTAAGAACTCGGGACGATGAATCGCTCGGACGACATCATAGCTTTCTCTAAGAACGTCGATTGACTCAGCTCAGCTGACTCAAACTCGGGCGAATCGGTCTCTGGGAAACATCTCTACGAAGTCGAGTGAAGTGTGTCAACGAAGACCTGAACGAAGTGGATCACTCGTGTGACCAAAAGGATGACTGTGAATGTTTTGTGTTTAGCGGGAGGGAGCAGGTGAACTCATTGAAGCTGTTTCTCTCGGTGTCGGATGATTTGGTTGAGTCGATTGTGTCGGTTGATTTGAAGGAGTAGCGGGAGCCGGTCTTCTTATCGTGAGTTGAGAACGCGTTGCTTCTTGAGCTGGTTGATTTGGTTGAAGTAAATCATGGGTTGATGGAGGAGTTGAAAGAGAGGTAGTTCTGAGATGAGCGGTGGGACTGGGATTTTGAGTAACTCCAACTTCAGCTAACCCTAGAGTGGAAAAGAACTAAAGATCTCTTCTGTCTAAGGGGAAAGTCTTATCTCTTAGGGATACGTTCAGACTCTCTCAGCCTACTTAGCTGGGATACCCTGTCTCTGGGGAAGAACGATCCCCTGGGTACCCATAACCATCGAACACCTTGTAGTGCTTATCTACTCTGGCGGTGTTCGAAGCATCCGACCCTCGTAAGCGTCGGTTGGAGCAACGAGGCCTTTCCTCTCAGATCCCGAGTAAGCTCTCAGGTTGATGGGGTCACCGCGGTGACCAAGGGGCTTAGGACCTAGACCCGTGCGGCCACGGGTTATCATCCCCGTACACCGTGGGGCGGCGCCCTGGTGTACTAATTCGACCATGACCCCTGCTTTTTTGACCCTCTCGGATGTCTTGGGAGAGCCCAAGGTACGCATGGATTTGCCACTGCTTAGGCTAGGGGACAGGCTGGAACTACGATTCAACCTTCAACGGCGAAACTCTGGTCGGACCGAAGAACTCTGTGTGTCCGGCGAGTACAAGGTGATTTCTTTGGTAGTCGACACGACTCGAGGCGCACCGCGGCAACTCGTTCACGTGTCTGCCACCGGCGTAGCACCCGGGTGGAGGTCTATCAAGAATCCGCCACCGTCACGCTTCCCGCTTCATGGCCTCTAGGTAACGCCAAAGGACTGCCCTAGCGGAAGCTGTGACTACGGGGGAAAACTTCTTGAGCTTTTTCCACCGGCGCTTCGGTGAAGGCTCGGGCACCTTCATGGGCTTGACCTCGGGCACCTCGACGACGGGCTCGGTGAGCTTGAACGGCTTCTTTTCGTCCTGGGGGTGGATCGGGGCTGGGGGTGACTTGCGTGGCACCTCTGGCTTATCGGGCTTCCTGGGGCGTCTGGGAGGCTTTGCTTTGCCTCGCCAGCGTGGGTCGCCCGCCCGGTCCTTCGGAACCTTGCCGAAGTCACTCGGGTTCTCCTTGAGCGTCTCGGGCAAGACGTAGACCGTGCGCCCCGTATCCTTGTTTTTGACCGGGACGCCTTTGGTGCGTTTTTTGTATGCCTGCTTGGGGCTCACGCTTGAGGGATCCGAACGAAGGATCCGTCAACGCCGAGTCGCGTTTGGGCACGTCGAGCTCGACGGTCTCCAAACGCAATCAGGGCGGGACGCATAGCGCGCCCCGCCCTGATCGATTCAACGCCTGTTAGCGAGTGACGGCGGTCGCCCCGCTCCGAGCCTTTGCACGCTTCGCCGGCTTTGCTTCCGGCACCGTGCCGCTCGACAGCATTGCCCACAGCTGCTTACCAATACTGAGCCCGGTCAGGTAGTTGTCCGGCCCGACACCGGAAGCGAGCAACGAGGACTCGGGATCCAATCCGTCCGTGGCGGTGCTGACCGCCACCTTGTGGAGCAGGAGCTCGTGTAGTTGCTCCTGCAACGTGTCTTTGTAGATGGCAAACAGGATCCGGGTTTCTTTGTCCTGTCCGATACGGTCAACACGGCCCGTCGCTTGACGGTAAATCAAGGGGTTACAGGTCGGGTTCTCCAGCCAGATCTCGGTGGAAAAATGCACCAGGTTGTTAAGACCGGTCTGAATGGCGACCGGATTCGTAACCAGCACGCGCGCCTTCTTCTTGACCACATTCTTAGTGATCCACTCCTGCCGCTTGGCCGTCCCCACCTTGTCAGCATACAGAATCGGGACCTTCTCGCCGATGGCGGCAGAGATGAGCCCCGCGATACGGGGCAACAAGCTAACGTGCCAAGGGAACACCATGACGTTACGCCCCTCCGCGAGCTCGCTCTTGATGCGATCGAGCATCCACTGCTCTTTAGGCAGGATGGTACTCGCCGGTAGCCCTTCTTGAGAAGTGACCAGCTCGCCGCTCGCTGATTTCGGGTACCTGATCTCATAGGCACCCGAATCGGAGTTACCCAAGTCAACCGTGGCCCGATCCAAGAAGCTGGGAAACTCCGCCAGCTGCCCGAAGAGCTTACCCGACAGATCGGGAGTGAATTTATCCTTTTTGATACGCGCGATCAACTCGCTCTTGAGCCTGTCGTAGCGCGCCTTAAGAACCGGCCCCGGCTCGATAAGGTGCCGCTCTTGGATGCACTGCGGCAAGTCCAGAGCTAGATCGGCCTTGTGTAGAGTCACGGAGATCGGCAACAGGTGCCGCAGCAGGAATAGCGGCAGAACACCGGGAGCGTTGCCGATCACCCTCTCCGTGGTCGTCACGCGATCCGAGACTGCCCCGAAGGTGATCACCTCATCGTCTTTATCCGAGCGCTCCGTTACGAGGCGCTTGCGGTAGCCGTAGCGATCGATGAAGCGCTGCTTGTCGGCCCGTGAAAACTCAGCCCGAAACGCCGCAGAACACGACCACATGGTCATGAATAGGTGTTCGGCGTAACCATTCATGATTGACCCGGACATCTGAATCGTAGGCAGTGCCAGCCCCGTGAGCCGGTGAGCGGACTTCTCTTGAGCCGACGACTCTGATCCGTACTCGTGACACTCATCCAAGACCAGGAAATCGAACGTCGAGGGATAGCGGGTCTGAATGTGCTTTGCGAGGGCAATGCGCCGTGGTTCGGGCACGGCCTGAAACAGAAACTCGCCACACTCGGCCCCCCAATGGAGATTAGAACGAGACGTGAGAGCGCGGGTTGCCCGGCAACAAGCCTCTAGACTGGTGGCCTCCACACCGCCAAGCTTGAGCTTTCCGCCCTCCCAGGACACCCCGAGGTCTAGGACCCTGACATGGGTCGCACCATTCTTAACATCCTCGACCGAGCTCTCAAAACCCGTCCAAGGGTTGTAGATTGTCGTAGCCGACGGTTTACGGTGCCGCGCCACCAGCTCGGTCTGTAGCGCGCAGCCGGGAGTCAAGAGATGGAGCAGTTGACGGCCGAACTCCTGATCCGAGTAGATGATCTGCCTTAGAAAATAGTCGGCCATATCGGCCGTCTTGGTCTGGTCATTCAAGGCAACCAAGGACCAAGCGATGGCACGCCGGAGAGACTCGTTCGCAGCTTCGTCCGCTTGCGCGGTACTCTTGAGCTGTTCGATCGCGGCGTCCAAGTAGCCGCTAGGCAACCCGGCGAACGCCTGAACGTTGTCCTTGTGCCATGCCAGCGAGCGCAAGCCCCAGCGCTGCTTAACCAGGCTCTCGATGGTGTCGTTACCCGGAGCGAACCGCTTCAAGTAATGCACCAGCTGCAGGACCGTGCGAGAGATCACGCCCGTGCCGTGCAGAGTCTTTGCCTCGCAGCGGGTCCGCTTTTTGGCGTGGTCCTCCGTGGGCGTGAGTGCCCCGCACCGCGGGCAAATGTCGCCAACACTGATCCAGCCGTGGCCAAGCTTGGCGGTTTCTCGAGACAGAACCGAGATGATCATCCGCTCGGATGTGTCTCGCGCGACCGCCTCGAGCTCACTCACCTCGGTCAGGATCCTGACTTCGGCTTCCGGGATGACAGCGGCAACTTCATCCGACCAGGACTTCAAAAGATGAGGCGGACACACCACAAGCGGGCGTTTAGAGCCGACAGTTTTGGCGACCACCAGGGCGACCGTGGTCTTGCCCGACCCGATCTCGCCGAGCAAGAAGGCAGACTTGCCGCGCCGTTTCCTAATGGGTAACCCGTGACCGCCGAGCAACATTACAAGCGCCTTCGCGGCGTCCTGTTGCGCCAGGAAAGGAGTCCGTGCCGTAGGTGCCAGTGGGATCGAGTCACGATCCCGTCGAGGGTCGTACAGGATCGGACACTGTTGCTCCATGACACGCGTGAGGCTGTTGCCGTAGTGCTTGAGCAACCCCGACACCGATAGCGTGTCGATCGTCCCCGCGAAGTCCCCTTCGCTGTTCAACGTACGGTACTGGTAAGTCGAGAGGTCGAGGACCGTGACGTCAAGTTTGGGTTGCTGAACTTGAACCCACGCTTTGACCTCGCCGTGCTTGTCCTGCTTCTCTTCAACGGTCCGGTATTCTTGAGTAAAGACTCCCTTGACCAGCAGCGGCGGCAGCGTCGCATCATCGGAGGTTACGCGCGAGCCATTGAATATCCCCGACGCGATACCACTCGCGATATGCGCCGGCCTAGGCGGCGTGGCCACGGGGTACGTGCGAAGCAGCAGCTCATCGAGCGGGAGCTCTGGAAGTATCCCCGGGACCCTGACCCAAGAGCCGTTGCGCCCGGTCTGCACCCACGGCCTGACTTTCTTGAGCAACCCCGCGACATCCGCCGGGCGCTCCTTCCACTCGGTCAGGATATCCCCATGGCGAGCAACTTCAGGCATTGCCGCCAGCGGCGCATCCCCAAAACGCGGGAGCTCGGGAAGCCCTTTGCCCGTCGCGAAGCGCTCGACCTGGCTCACGATCTTCGGGTCTGGCTGCATGCGAGCCTCGACACGTTGGGCAAATAGGACGACCTGTTTGAACGCGTCGAAGTCCTGATCGGGGAACTTGAAGCAGTGGAGGTTATGGTAGTGCGTGGCGAGCTCAGTCGCGGAAGCCTTCAAGGCGTAGAACGGCACCACGAAAAGCAGGATCCCTTGGTCTGCGAGCGCGCCAGTGAAGCGAACGAGGAACTTGTTTTCGAGTCGCCCGTGCACCTTGTCTGTGTCGTAGGGCGGATTGAGGTACAACAGCGAGATCCCCGTGCCCCGCTTGTAAGTGATTCGGAACGCGTCACTGTGCAACGCATGCTTGATCATGCCGCCCGTCGACCGAAGCACCTCATAACGAGTGCTTTCCATCTCGCAGGCGTAGAGACGTGACGACGCCCCTTTTGACAGCGACTTCATCAACGCGTGTATGGCTTCGCCGTCGCCCGCACACGGGTCCATGAACGACACCTGGGTGTCTTTACCCAGGTAGGGTTTCACGAGGTGTGCGATACGCGGGATCAGGTGGCCCGGGGTAGGAAAGTAGCCGCCGATTGCAACGGATTCAAGGCGTGCCATCTAGCGACTCCCCGCGTGCTTGAAAAAAGTTTCAACTTCTCGTGCCAAGACTGTCTCGAAATTCTCGTGGTTGGAGCGGAACACTAGCCCTTGCCTGAAGCCAACTGTTTGCACGTCTGTCTCATAATAGCTGTGTTCCTGATGGGTGCCAAAGTCACGCCCAACAGAAAAGCTATCTTTCGGGGCGAACGAGGCGAGGCTATTTTTGAGGCATGCTGTCATCAGTTGCATGTAGAATCGGCCATCAGCGATCAGAGGGCACCGCGTGCGGCGATCCAAGTAAGCCGCAAACAAGTACGCGGTTGTAGCCCACTGCTTGACCCACTCCGGCCCGAGCTCATAGCCACATCGTTCAAGGTGCCGCGCGAGCGCCGCCGTGGGTAGACTCTGTTGCTCGTGCCACTCTTGCGTCGGCAAGAGCACGAAGCCGATCCCCTGTGGGTCAACCATTCCGGGATCTATCTTGAAGAGCTCAGGCAAGAAAATCGTGGCCAGGGATCCTTCTTCCTCTTTTTGCCAGATCGTTTGATAGTGTGCCGACCGCAAGAACTCGAAGCGATCTTCCTTACCACTGCGGTAGTATCCGTAACGTTTCTCGCAGGTTACCCGCCGCCCCGACGTCAAATTCGCCATGAAGGCCCGGAGCTCCTGATCGGACCCGCCGAACATCGCCCAGACCGGACGCATGTTGTCAGACCCGGACGCACCGCCACTCCAGAGCAGATCGGCCTCTACCGAGGCCAGCAGGACAGCACGAAACGTGCGGCCCTTACCTTCGCTCTTGGGTTCTATCCAGACGTTGCGCATCTACACTCCCGACTTAGCCCGCCCTATACACGTCAGGCGTCGGGAAACTTCAAGCGCTTATGCATCAAGTGCTGGTCGGCTGAAACCCGTCGTAATACACGGCTTTAGCGGGCACATGCGCAAATTCCACTCTTGGGTGGCCCGGGGTCACGATCATCGCCGTCAACTGGCCGCCGTACACGCACCCCGTGTCGATCCCATAGCAGGCCCCGCCCGCGAACCGATCGATGCGCGGCTCGGTCAACGAGTAGATCGCGTGCCCGTACACGACAGACTCCGGACCTGTCCAGCGGCTCGACCAAAAGACCGTGTCGGCGGGCTGCTCGAGACGCCCCTCTTGAAAGCCGACCATCTTACCCTCTGCATCCACGTACCGCACCCGTGCGACCGCATTGGATTGCTTGGCCACGGGGTATGCCGGCTCGAGCCCGCCGTGCACTGCGACCAGGCCCTCCCCTAAATCGAGCATCAGGGGGTTGCCGTTGAGCCACTGAAGGTCCTGGTCTGACAGGGCCAGGTTCTGCTCGGCACGTACTCCATGTATCCCCTGAACCGGATTCTTTTTGGCGCCGCGTGTTTGCTCGTGTCGACGCCAGCGGATGTGCTTGTCTTCATGATTGCCGCGCAGCACCTCGATGCCCTGCTCTTGCGCGAGACGCACACACCCCACCGGGTCTGGACCTCGGTCCATCAGGTCTCCGAGCTGCACAGCTCGATCGCGCCCGAGCTCGTACGAGACCAATGTCAACAACGCCCGGAACTCTTCCAAGCACCCGTGAACGTCGCCTATGATGATAGTACGGCCCATTTGGCCGATTACACCAAAGTCTCCTGAACGCCAGACGGTCGCCGGCTACACGGTCCAAGTATCGACGACGTGAACATCTCTGAGCGGGCGGTTCAGGGCTCCTGTGTAGCTCCCCGCTGAATAGTCAGGCGCACCGGTGACGACCCAGGTCGCATAGAGGCCATTTGTCGTCTGATCCATCCCTCGCATCTTGTAGTACGTGGCTCCAGCAGACCACTTCGTTGTGTTCTTGCTCAAGTCGCCTACCGTATCGTTGATCCAACATGAGAGCTGGTTCGTTGCCGCCGCGGCCAAGCTGTCATTAGCAGTCTGAACGTTTGCGTACACGTTCAACTTGCACGTTGACGCAGTGCTAGACGCGCTTGCCAGCCAATCGATGTTTAGCGCCGAATCTGCCATCTTATCACCCCGCCGGAGTTGTGACCCCATCCCAGGGAAGCCAGAAATCCCCCACAGCGATGAAGGACTTACCCTCGATAGTATCCTTGAACGTAGCTCTTGGCCCACCGGTATGCCTAACCATGGTTGACCAGCCCTTCACCCCTGAGTAAGGAACGGCTATAATCCCACCAGTTCCACCCGAGGTTGGGAAAGTCCAGGGGCTTGCCCTCATATACACGATGGGAAGAGCTTCTGGCTTTCCGCTAAACGGATTCGAGGCCAGTCCACGGGCCGCCTGAACCAGCATCTGGGTTGTACTGGTGTTGCCGATTCCATAGAAGCACGGTTGCACAAACAAGAATTGTGTAGCCGCTGGGTCCATAAAGGCCCAACAACCATCGTTGATAATGCCAGGAGCTAACCCCCACGTCGTAAGAGGCTGGGTCGCGTCCTTGATATATCCAAGACCCGTGGTCCCCGTATAGCCGCCAACTGCGGAGAACACGTTGGCTCCCCCGATATGAAAGACGAAAGGGTCGGGATCTTCAGGCACAGATCTTACAGGATCCATGATGATTCCACCTCGCAAGGCGCCGCGTGGGAACTCTTGCATGGCGAACCAGAAACCGTACGGCGCCGTACCGGAAGCGAACCCTTGACAGATGACTTGCGATTTCGTGACTCCTTGAGATATCCATTGACCAGGGGTAGAACTCGCGACCCCGCTGTAATAGTCATTATTGGACGACGTACCAACCTGCCCCGCGATGTACGCTTCATCGGTTGCAGTCGGTGGCAAGTCGAAGGCCACGGCACCTCCATACGCGCCCGTGAACTTCGCCGCCCGAGAATATTTGATCTTCACTCTCCCCACGGCATCATGTTGGACCACCAGTTCGCGGACGCCAGCAGGATCCTGCAATCTTGCCCACGCTGACGGGTTGTCCCATCCAAACGCCCCTGTTCCTGTGCCGGTGAACAACTTGGCTGAATTCGTTCCTGTGTGGGTACCAGACTGGGTACCACCACTCGTACTGATACCGATTCCGCCTGGACTCGCCGATATTCGGAAGGAGTTGGTTGTCCACCCCGTAGGCAACACATAATATGTCGCACCGGCAGTAATCCCAGTCGGAAGAGTCCCTGTCGTCGTAATTACGAAGGGGGCATTCGAGTTCGAAGGCATACCATGGTTTACCCACGTTACTACTGCATTCACTGAAATAGATATCGTGATCGTGGACGTGCCTGATGCCACAGAGTAGATAGGGGCAGTGAGGAACCCATTCCCAGAGCCCAGGTAGCGCCAGCCCGCACGAACCAACATCTCAACCAGCGTTGAGATGACGCCACCGTAGCTATCGGGAAACTGATTCAAAACATACGCGTCTGGCATGGTCAGTCATTCCTCGGGGTTGTCGCGCCATCCCAAGGCAACCAGAACGGTCCCACACAGATCCATCGTTTGTCATCCATCGTGTCTGAAAAAGACGTTCTATAGACGGTCGTCCAACGCAACATGGTGGACCAGCCCTTTAGTCCGCCGCAAAAGGTGCCGGTACCATCCGGAAGCGCTGCGCGAACCCATGGAACTGGTAGAGCGTCATATTGTGAGTTGAACTGATTTGGGCCTAGGAAGATCGCAGAGTATCCATTGCTACCGGACACTGTGATTTGAGGAGCACCTCCAACTGGTGCCAAATAGTAGTTCTGTGGCCCGGTGCACACGTACTGCAACGGCTGCACGCGCACAAAAGCCGTCTTTCCACTATCTATATAGGCGAAGTTGCCGGCCGTCGTCCCTCCGCATGCCGAGGTCCATATCGATGAGGCGCTGATTTGTGCACCTATCGCGGCACCGTTCATGTCAGACAAACTCAAGCCCTCTAGGCATTTCGCACCGATATGGAACACCACCGGGTCGGGATCCTCTGCCACCGAGACAACAGGGTCCATCACAAAAGCTGTATACAGGTATCCCGTCCCGAGCGTCATCCCGGCGAACCAAAACCCATATGGTGGTGTTGATATTGCCGCACCCTGCCAGATCATCGGGACTGCCGCGTGACTGGGGCTGGTCCCGGTGGTTTGCATGAAAGCACTTAGCGAGGCACTGCTCCCCCACAGATATCGTTCATCTGTGGCCGATGGACACGTGCCAGCGGCGATGGTACCTCCAGTAAACTTAGCCGACGCTGAGTATTTGATTCGGACCTGACCCGCGCTGTCCATCTGTATAACCAACTCTCGGACGCCCGCAGGTTCTTGAAGTCTCATCCAAGGCCAAGATGCGCCCGCGGTGCTGCCAAGGCCCCATCCGCATGTCGGGAAACACCTAACGATGCCACTTCCCGAGCTAGTCGTGGCTACCGCTGCACCGCCAATAGTGGATGAGATCTGAAACGAGTTACTCGTGTAGCCAGCACTCATCACGTAGTAGCTAACGTTCACGGTTATGCCAGTGGGGTTGTTACCAGCAAACAAGAACCCAACGGAGGCGCCCACCGGCAATCCGTGGCTTGGCCAATAAATAACCGTCGGAGTAGCGAAGGCCACCTTTACTACGGTGGGTGCGTTGTTGCTTAAAAAGACATTTCGCACTGAAGCCGTATGGGTCCCGGAGCCAGCGCTGCTGGTATTGATCGCGGTACCTTCCCTGGTTAGTGAGATTCGAAAACTACCCACGGCATATCCAGTAGTAATCACATAGTACGTAGTACCTGCCGTGATTCCTGTTGGAAGCACCCCAGTGCTCGAAAACACGACCGCACTCCCAATCAATAACCCGTGGGAAGCCCACGTCACGACAGCCGGAGACGCGTTGGTAATGGTTACCGTAGCGGAGTTGCTTACGACTCCATTGAACCCGGTACCGGAGCTTTGGACTGTCCATCCCGCACTCGTCAACATGTTGACGAACGCCCCCATTGCGGGACCGTAGCCCGTCGTTCGTTGGTTGAGGACGTAAGCATTCGGCATAAATTCACCCTATAGGGGTTGTAGTCCCGTCCCATGGCAGCCACATGCCGCCAAGACATACCCATTTCAGACCATCGAGGGTGTCAAGCAAAGTTGCTTTCCGAAGCCCGGTCCACCTACAGAGAGTCGACCACCCCTTCACGCCCGGCTGAACGGTTGTCTGTGAAGCGCTAGAGGCAACCTCCTGGATTCGAACATAGGGAAATGGCAGGGCATCATACTTACTGTTGAATGGGTTAACTGCTGCACCAGTCATGTTGATAACGAAACCACTGGCTGCTGAGCCCGCCGTGGCAGACAATGCGTAGCCGGCAGGCTGCACATATAGGAAGTTCGCGCGAGACACGTCCATGATTGCGAAGCACCCTTCAGTGGTGCCTCCGTTAGCCGTGGCTGTAACCGACCATGTTGTGGAGCCCCCACCTGTCCCGCCGTCTCTCCCGTAGTTGCTAGTGCTCAGTGAAAACGCGTTGGTCGCTCCGATGTGGATCACGTAAGGATCCGGATCTTCAGCCACGGAAGTAACAGGATCGAATACCAGGCTCGTGCGCGGCCCCGTCGCCGTCCCGGTCCCAGCGCTACCCGCGGTGATGGCCGTGCCACCGACTAATGTGGAAACGGTGAATGTGTTGGCTGCCGGCACTGAGACGACAAAATAGGTCACTCCGGCCGTGAAGTTGGTCGGCAGAGTTCCGGGTGGGGAAAACGTGATCAAGGAACCCACGGCCAAGCCATGCGCGACGCCCGTGATCGTCGAGCTCCCGTTTGCGAAGGTCACTGCAAAGTTTTGCGACGCTGCGAACCAAAAGCCGTAGGGCGCTGTGTCCTTCGCCGTGCCGTAGAGGACACCGAGCCCATTCACGATACCTGGCGGAAGCCATGAACTGGCGAGCTGTTGAGCATACGCCGTGTGGGTGCCCGAGCCCCCGCCCGCAGTGGTGTCGATCGAAGCACCTCCTGGCGTTGTCGCGAGCTGGAAGTTGCCGGAGGTGTTTCCCGTCTGGCTCACGTAGTAGAGCGTGTTAGCCGTGAGGGGCGTTGGCAGAGACCCGGTAGTGGTGAAAGTGACGACTGAACCGGAAACGAGGCCATGGGACGCCCAGGTTACCACGCCCGGATTGGCTGCTGAGATGGTTACTGTCGTTGTCGAGGTTGACAGTGACCGCATGTTCCTTTCGTCTGTCGCAGTAGGGACCGCAGTCGCTGACCCGCCACTCGTGAATTTAGCGAACGGGGAATATTTGATCCCTGTACCTCCGACACCATTGTGTTGAAATACAAGCTCACGAGTGCCGCTAGGATCTTGGATGCGTGCCCAGGCATTCGGGTTGTTCCACCCTAAGGCACCAGTCGCTGTCCCTGTAAACACCTTTGAAGAGGAGCTGTAGCCTGATAGCCCATCACCGGAAGCTTGGTAACTCCAGCCTGCACTAACTAGGTTCTCGACCAACAAGCTGACAGCTTGTCCGTAGGAGGTTGGCACTTGATTCTGTATATATGAAACTGCCAAAGTGTTACCCGATTGGTTGAGTGGCCCCGTCCCAAGGCAACCAGAACGCGCCGACCAAGATCCACTGCTTGTTATCGAGGGTCTCGCGGAAGGTGACTCTATTCGCGGCACTACCAATAGTGCCGGTCGTGCTAATGCCTGACGTCGTCGCCCACCGTGCCATCGTCGACCATCCCTTCAGGCCTGGAAAAGTTGCCGCAGTAGATGCACGGAACCAAGCAACGGGCATGGCATCGAACTTTCCGTTGAATGGATTCACCTGTAAACCACCCGCTCCGCTCATAGTGATGGTTTGGCCAGTTCCGGCAAGATTCGGCCCCACGTTGGCCGCGAAACCCGCTGGCTGGACGTACAACCAGTTGGTGCTCGTTGCGTCCATATGCGCCCATGCGCCCTCTATGTTCCCGCTTTGAGTCGTTGTCCACGTTGCGGCAGTATTGCCGTCGCGGCACAAGCAACTAGAGGTCGCAGCCAACGTGTTGGCGGTACCGATCGCGATCACGCATGGGTCCCCGTCCTGTGGTGCCGAGATAACAGGGTCAAAGAGAATGCTAGCGAACTTTGCTTTGGATGTGTCTTGCCCCATCGATGCGAACCAGAAGCCATACGGGGCTGTTCCCAAGGCCGCTCCTTGGTAGATGGTGTTACCGTTTACAACGTTCGCACCAGAGTTTGCTCCCCCATAGGTGGTCGCGGCGGCGGTCGTGTTGAACCATTGGCTGCCTGATGGGCTGGCGTCAGTACCCGACCCCCAGATTATTCGCTCGTCTGTTGCGGAAGGGGTGACGGTCGAGGTTGGCGACCCACCGGTAAATTTCGCGCTCGCGCTGTACTTAATCCTAACCGTATTGTTCCCGAAGCTGGCACTTGTGCTGACTAACTGGAACACGAACTCTCTAAGCCCACCAGGGTCCTGGAGTCTCGCCCACGATCGGGAGTTGTTCCATCCGCCTGCTCCCTGCCCAGCGCGAGTGAACACTTTTGTAGTCGTGCCGACCGCGGCTAGACCATCCCCCGAGCCTTGATATTTCCAGCCGGCGCTTTCCAACATGTCGACCAACAATGAAAGCGGCTCGCCTGACGAAGAGATCGTGCTGCTGACGGTGTCGAACCAAGGTCTTTTATTGACGACGTAAGCGTTCGGCATATGGTCACCCTATTGGCTGAGTAGCACCGTCCCATGGCAACCATACAGACCCGGCACAGATCCATGTCTTATCGTTTACGGTGTCCATGAAGGAGTTTCGTGATAGCCCGGTCCAGCGCATCATTGTTGACCAACCCTTGAGCAGTGGATATCTAGTGCCAATGCCTTGGAAGCTGGAACCAGATTGTGCGTTGTGGCCTTGCGAAGCTACTCTTAGGTAAGGGATAGGCAGCATATCCGCTTTTCCGTTGAATGAGTTCAAGCCCAAGCTGGTAGTCATCTGCGCCCCACCCCCGGCGATGACGTTGACTGCGTTCGTCCCAGTTTGCAGGCTTCCGGTCTGTATTCCCCCATAGTACATCGCTGGTTGCACATAGAATAGCTGCGAAAGGTCCGGGGTAATGTGAGCCCACTGATTGTCAGTGGAACTGGAAGCAGACTGGCTCCAACACGTAGAATTGGCTAGCCCGCCGTCTTGACCGAATGATTGGCCGCCTACAATGGAGAACCCTCTGTTGGTCGCCACGTGAATCACATAGGGATCTAAGTCTGCGGCAACGGCCACAACCGGGTCCCACATCAAAGTGGCACTCTTCTGTTGATTGAGAAGAGAAACCCCCTGAATCTGCGAACTGAACCAAAACCCGTATGGAGCAGTTCCCATTGCGGCCCCCTGGTAGACCAGAGTCCCGGAGGGCACACCCGAATCGTGCCAATTTATCGAAGTAAATGAGGCATCAGTCCCCGGCCCCCAGAATATTTTTTCATCCGTTGCCGAGCCGGCGACCGCTGCGGAAGGGCTCCCGGATACAAACTTCGCGCCTGGACTGTACTTCATCCTTACGGTCCGATCGATGATCCCGCCACCACCTGGGCCAGTCTGAAATACGAACTCCTTGGTGCCACTCGGGTCTTGCATACGGACCCACGCCCTGCTGTTGTTCCAACTGTTCGCCGTATTGGAGACGAAGTTCGTGAACACTTTCCCTGCGCCAAAACTGGCGAGCCCATCGCCAGATTGAACGTAGGTCCACCCCGCGCCAGCCAACATCTCAGTCAGCAGTGAAAAAGCTTGACCGTAGGTCGTAGGCTTTTGATTGATCACATATGCGTTCGGCATGACCAGAGCTCCAACATTTATGAGGCCGTGTTTTCGAATCGGATGAGTCGGCACGTGACTCGGTCGCCCGTGGTACCGCCCGTCCTCGAAAGCCTTGCGCCATACAGTTTCTCTGCGCTTGGTAGAGTTAGCGTACTGGTGGTCACCCGAGTGGGCGTGGTGTTGCTCGTCGATATCGTTTGAACGGTCACCCCATCGCTGGTGTTGTACAGCTCAAGGGAAGCGGTTTGGCTCCCCGTCGCGCA